ACTCGGTTCTAGTTATTACTAACTAGCCTTTCCCTAGTCGTTGAACCTTTATCCATTACTGGATACTTGGCTGCGGATTATTCATTATATAACCTTTTTACTATACCTTTGGAGTTACCCATTGCCATCAACATATTACTATGCTGATTTAGTAGTTATATAAATAAGAAAGTTCCCGCAATTAAAGGAGTTTATTATAGACTCAGCCACTCATTGTTTTCGACCGAGTCTTGTTGGATCATCTATAACACTTGCCATCGGCATACATAATTCTGCCGCTGAGTTCAGGTTAGTAAGATTCAACTTATCTAGTTCACCAGTATAATCTTTTGCTAATCCTCTCACATTATCTATCATCGGTTCAAGTGTTAATGTTTTATTAACACCAACTGAACCATCAGGAGAAGATGATGGAGCAATTACTCCAGTTGAAGATGTTGAAGATCCTCTACGTTCCATTGTGTAATAATCGTCTAAGTTGATTCCACGGAACCCCTTAGTAGATATAGCATGAAGTTGCTGTAACTCCAAGAATGGGTTAAGCGTTGAATAATCTTCAACAGTTTTCAATGCTAATATCTCTTTGATTACACAATCCTGTGGAATGGTGTATTTCTTCTTACCATTGTATGTTCTAAACTGTACATAGTTTTTTGCAAGTTTTTCATACAATATTGCTGGAATTATTTCACCCATTCTCACTCTGTAAAGATTCTGATCAATATCTAATTTATGCTGTGAATCTGCAAGAAGATTAATTGCGTATATGAATATTGATACGATATCTTCAGGCATATCCAGTTTATTTAATATTTCTTTTGTTATTGGGTCTATTAAGAACTCATAGAAGTTCATCAATGCGTTCTCAATAATTGGAGATCCATATATCTTACTAATATATGGTAAATAAGGGTCTTTTGTATCCATTGTAGCATACTCATAATCTTTGGTTTTAATATAATTTAAACCACCCATAAGCATAGCAGATACTGGGGTTTCTTCATATATTAACCTAGCATCTTTGAATTCCACAATGGCTTCATTTGGTTTAACATCTAATGAGGTTGTTCTGACATTAGATGGTTCAATACGATATTTTATATTGGCTTTTTCTAATACCTTGGATAACCCTTCCCATAATCCAAGTAGTAATACAACAGCAACAAACACACCCATGAGCTTAACACGAGTATATATAAGAGACTTCTGCCTTTTTATAGCAATGAAATCAGCAACTTGTGCTTCAGATAAATTATCAACGATAATATCGAAGATGTATTTATCTTTATCATCTTTCTGAGTGTCAATGTCGATGTATATATCTTTACCATTATCTTTACCAATATATAGCTTATTCTCTTTTTCTTTTATTCCATTTTTACGCATATATTCAGCTGCTTCGGTACAGTCAAACATGATTATTGTCTTACCAGTCTGGAATTTAAGAAACGCTTTAGAGAATTCATCATACTCAAGAGTAGTGATAAAGTTTGTATTAGATGTGAATGCTTCACCTAATGTAAACATCTTATTTACTTCTGGTGATGCTGTGACAAGCTTCTTCATCCTCTCAATATATGATATCGATTTATTATCAACTCTCTCTACTTCCATCTTAGAGTAGTTGGTTACAATTTGTACCCTACTATCAGTTACTTTTACAACAGGTAACTGGAAGTTCTGATGTTTGATGATTTTCTTATTTCCACCAAGGTATAAAAATTTATCATCTATGAACTTAGGAATATCTACTTTCACAGTATGCCTATTCCTATTAGCATCTTCGAACTTAATTGTGTATGTATCTTTATAATTAAGCTCATTAGATGTATCCTGTACATCAACATTTAAAATATACATAGGAATAGATTTGTTATTCAACATCATAATTGAGTTGACAATATCTTTCTCCATAACTTCTCTGTTATAAGTTTTATCAACATTGTCATATTTGATGTGTTTAACATACTCATTTGTTGTAGTTAAATTAGAAGATACATCAGTTACTGGAGCTTTTATATCATTCGCATTTATCTTCATGATATCTTCTACTGTCATATCTTTAACTTTGAGCTTCATTTGCTGTTTTCTTAACAGCTCATCTCTTGCTGATGATGCAGTAGATTTAGTATTTTCTTTTGCTTTATTCTGATAATATATCTTAGATATTAATTCTTTATCATCATTAAGCTCTTTGATAATTTCAGATTCGCTTTTGTCCACATCAGTATCTGGGTCAGTGGTTCTATCTACAACACTATCAATATCATCAGTGGTATTATCATCTACAGTATCAGATTCATCATCAGCTGATGTATCTGGTGTATTATTGTCTGTATCTGAAACAGGCTCATCATTCTCCACTGCGTCTTCGGATGGTTTCGATGTATCAATAGCATCTACCTTATTCTTTATTATTTCTTTAATTTCTCTCTCTTCAGCAGTATCAGCAACAGCATCTTTGATTTCATCAGGATTTGTTACAACTGCACCTAATACTGGTTTAATTAATTTAGACACAATATTTGATGCAACTTCTTCTTTTTTAATGAATTCATCTGATGTTGATACTTCAGTTACTGTAACTGGTACAACACCAGTCATTATCCTATTTATTTCTCTTTTTACTATAGGTAAATCATGCTTCCTTGTTAACTGAGATGGATTTATCTTAAGTACCTTTCTTTCATTATAGAAATAGAAATCGATATCTATATCTTTTAATAGGGATTCGTTCTTGTAAAGAGTATAGTATATCATATATATAGGATTTAATAAGTTTGCTTTGATATCTTTCGATAATGGAAATTTTGTTATATCACATATAACAAACTTATTTCTATATGAACTGAACTGAGAAGGGTTTAATACTTTACTGAAATATGACCAATATAAATTTACAGTCTTTAATGGATTGAATTTCTTTGTAATACCATTAAATACCTCTAAGTATTTATGTAAATCATAATACACATTGGTCTTCAGCTTAACTAATGTAGCCGGATTCAGTATAGGTTTAATATTAGTATTTTTATTTACTTTTTCATACAACGAATTACGATATGGTATTAATTTATACCTGTACCTAGTATTATATATTTTACCTATATAAATAGGATTAAAATAATAATTCTTGTATTTATTTTTTGATAGGCAATTCGTTGTAGATGTCATGAGCTCAAGACCATCTTCAAATGTATTATTATACAAAAAAACTAAATTACCTTTACCTGTAGGGATACCCGGTGGTAAATGTAATTGGATATTTCTAGTCTTGAGGTACTCCAGCTTATCCGGTAGGACGGATTCAGTCATGTACTCTTCAGATGTATCCAATTCGACGACACCAGTAAGTAAATCGTTGAAAATATTACTCATTTTCTTATCCTTTCTTATGTATTCATAGTTACCGAACTGTTTTTTGTAGGTATATTTATATACTATTTTTTGGTAGATAATATATTAACATAACATAATCATAGATATGTGATTATAACAGAAAGAAGGGGTAAAAAATATGAAAAACCATAATACTATTTACTATCGGATCGATGGCTTATGCGAGCTTAGCGTTATTTTTATTTACTGTAATAAATGACCACGGTAAAAATATAATAAGCCATCTATTCAACAAACGCCAAGGGTGGCAGGAAGAATTTATATTAGCTTCTGACATGTGGAATGTTGATGTATTATATGATGAAATTCGCAACCGAGAATTTCTTTTACTAGCGAGTAAATTAAGATACACTGTGGTATATAAAAATGATAAACTTGGAATAATACTAAAATTTACAGATTTATCTGCTGATGAATACTATCAATCAATACTACGCATATATATGTTACAGATAGAAGGATTATGTTTACCTGATGATGTTCCAAGATATGTTCATACTGTTAAGGCTGTATCAGATATAAGGGAGCAGGTAGGATTATATGGTGATCTGTACTTCCATCTTAAATACAGTGATTATAATGAAACTCAGTTAATCATGATAAAGAGCTGTAGTCTAGATTCAGATGATATAGCGTATAAAGTATGTGTTGGTAAAACTAATGCACTTGACTATATAAAACTTATGCAAAATACATTGCGTATACAATATAGCCTTGACAGTATTAATGAAGATAATACGGAAGATTCTGATGAGATTGATGATACAGGATGTACCAGAAATACTCAATTCGACTCGGATAATTTTCCAGTGTTAGACACATTTGAGATTATTGGTGGTAATACAGATGAGTTATATGAATTCTTAGAATATTTTGTGGAAGGTAATCAAGCACCATATAGTATTAATAGTGTATATGGTGATAAGGATGTTGTATATTATAGCTCATCATACGAGTATCTTGGTACACTTTTGTCAGATATAAGAGATTCAATTAAGCTTAATACTGAGAAGAAACAAACTGTTCCAGTGTACAAGGTTATCAGTATAGTGGCTACAGTATTTGATGGTACTGACAACGACCCAACAATAGATGATATAGATAAGATGGTACAAGAAATTGAACCCGAATATATATGTATTGTAAGAATGGATTTGGGAAGTATAGTATTCACTGACTCAACGCAATATATGATGAAATATATTAAGTCTAGGGATAAGATGAATCGTCAGTAATTATGTACATAAAAAGAGAGGATACATAGGTATCCTCTCTTTTTTAAATATCACGATATTCATATAATCGTCCAATTATCTTGATTCCATTTCCACCAATTAGTGATGTGCCAGCATCACCTATTATATATAGAGAACATGAGACAACATATCCTGGTCTACCGTTTATAACATTCATGCCAGTAAAATTACGGATTTTTTTTATTAAATTATCCCTAATCAATGACGTATTATATATTGAAGGAATATCTGACCTGTTAAATATATCATACTGCGATGTCGGTGTAACTATAGTGAGATGATAATCATCTATACTAGGGTCAATATAAAATCCATTAATATGTATAATAGATGGGCGTGCTATCTCAATTCTCTGTACTAGTTTATATGGATCCATAACCCCACTACTATTTATTATGAGCCCCTGTGCATTAAGATTAAATATTCCACCATCCCAGTCTCTAGTACTAAACATATTCTCGTATACATTGAATGTATAAGCCATCGAATTGGTTATGTTATTAGAAGATCCATTTACAACTTTAAATATATAGTCTGCTGATATGCCACATTTAGCTAATATATATGAAGTAATGTGTCCAATGCCATTAATATCAAGACAGTTTCGAATGAAATAATCATCTATTAATATTTTTTTGAACCATTCTGGTGGATTTGTTACAAGCGGTGTATGGACTATCTCCTCACGAGTATTCATATTGGTATATATATTCTTGTCTTGTAAGTCACATCTTGCTGCAATAGCTTTGCCAATACTACCTTTAACTAAATGATGTATGAAAGTATCAGCGATCAGATCATCATCAAACATCGATATATCTACATTATCATATATCATATCACGTATATTTTCTACATTATATGCATATGATTCATTACCATGCATCTTATAATCTGCTATGTAATATAATAGATCAAGTGGGTATTTTGTGAATCTATTATGTAATTTTTTAACTTCATCCCAACCCATATTATATATCCTTTCGTTTTTATATTTATTATACTTTACTTATTGCATCTTTTATCTTAGCGTTATTTTCAAAAAGTTTATTGACGACATCATGTCTACGTAATAAATTTATATTAGTCATATTCTGAGATGTTATATATGCAAGTGTTTTAAAATTATTTAGAATTTCTATGTTATTCGAATAGTACCTGAGACCCTCTATAACTTTTAACACTTTACCTATGTCTTTATTTATATTAACATGATAATCAAACGTATCTTGTCTAAGTATATCGTCATTCATAGATAATTCAACACATTCATATATCTGATTGCGGATTTTCTCGTTTTTACCTATAAATGAATCATCACCTACTGCTTTATATGTATTTATGAGTGCTATTATATCTAATGAGTATTTTGTAAAATTTTTATTAAGTTTATATACTTCTGCCCAACTCATATAATTACCGCCTTTCTTTGTATTTTATACTATATAATTGTCTTATATGTGCACAATAGTTTAACTTATAGAAATATAAAAAGAAAGGAATGACAATATGGAATGGGCAGAAATAATAAGATTAAATAAAAATTGGAAATATATGTCCCTTGATGTACTGCAATCATATAAAGATGAACAGATTGTGGGAGTGAATAACCAGAATGATCAACCAGATGATGATTGGAAGACAAAAATGGCAAATCTAGATATACTAATATCTGATAAAGATTTTGCAATAGATGCACTGAGACTTACAGTAAAAAATAATACAAGAATAGGTGAAGCATTAGCAATGTTCCCAGAATTCTCAGACGATGTTAATAGGATTAAACAAGTAAAGAATATATCAAATATAATACATAATGAATTTGCCTTGTCTGGTATACTAGCCAACCCGACATTAATATTTGAATGTATAGTTAAAGCCGGATATAATGATAAGGTTGAATATATTAAATCGATACAATCAAATTTAAATCTAGTACTTATATTAAAAGATAACCCTAAGTCGTTGGAGATGTTTTTTAAAACAGGTGTAGATGCTACAGTATACACTGCAAATGGTTATAATGCATTTAGTACTTGGATAACCGATGACAGAGCATATAATGTAATACTATATGATGGTAGTGTGGTTCCTGCTATGGCACGAGATAATAGAATATTATCAGCAATATTAGATTTAGACTATTATAAAATTGGTAGATTCATGAATGAAGTCAGAGGAAAAGGATATGGTGTTAATTATAACGATTTCATTATCAATGTAATGATGAATGATAAGGGTCTGATGTATATATATTACATTACAGATCAGATGGAGCGTGTGGGATACGATAACGGTGTTAGTAATGCTATGGCTAACACCGGGGTATTTTTGAAGTACGCAAATAGATACGGTTCGAATGGTTTAAATAGACTATTTACATATATATCAAAAGAATATATTAGGTATATGATACAGAACATCAGAATATTCGAGCATATCGTATCTAATCTAAATCTATTTAAAATATCATTAGGACACTTGAATGTTGTTGTAGAATATATGAATTTACGTGAGACTAGTCAGTTCATAAAACTTAATGAGAGATTGTTTAAGAATGGGCGAGACTTATACCCTATACTATTTAAGGTTTTAGAGACTGAAAATAACTCAAAATTTAATGCTGTGGATCATATTATGGGTAATATGGGTGTAAATAGAAGTGTGTATTGTAATCAATCTCATACTAGTTTACATATAGCAACCCCTAATATAAATGCGAATATTCCTTCTAATAGAATATGCAGAATAGTTACAATATATACCGGTACTGAGGACGACCAGTCGGCAGATCAACCACAGTTGACAATAGATGCACCTGGATATAACGTAGATATTTCAGATCCTATGATCGAGATTGATCGGGTATCAGAGGTAAATTATAACGGAACAGAACATACAAGTGGATGTGAAGTATTCTTATTTGGTGGTGTAGTTATAAGTGGTAAGTTTGGTGTTAATTATGTTGAATATGAGGTTAAAGAGAAACTTAATGGGAGGTTATAAAAATAATACATGGATAAACTAAATAAGATATCAAGACAATTTACAAAAATACCAATAGACGTTAGATTGTATTTTGAAGATTTATCGTTATATGGTCATAGATCATATGTATATAATAATAAAGATATATTACATATATTATATTCATATCCGGATCTAATTTTTAGTATCACAGATGATGAGGTCCGTGCTGAAGCATTGGATTATTTACTTGAGCGTAATACTAATGTTGGTAAGGCGTTAGGTGTTGCGTTTAAAGATAGAGGTGTACCGATTCCATCGTCAGTGCTTAACATAAAAACTGTCGCTGATATAGGACAAGATATGATGACTTATATTAGTAGAAATATATCTAAGTATAATATGTGGGCATCATCATCTCATAAACTGATGGAAATATTTATAAAAAATACTGACATCATAGAAAGGATTGCACGTGCACGTGTAGATTATCAGTGGTTCAATGCTGTCGGTATACAGCATATATTAACATCACAAGAAGCAGCAAATGCTTTACTTAAATATAGACAACATATGTTAGGATACAACGATGATATTCTGAAAATGATACTGAACAGTAATATTGGTACAAATGCAATATTTAATAATATTAGTGAATATACCAGGTTGTTTTCTACTGTAGGTCTACCTGATAGAGAGGTAGCAGTTCGAGATATGATGGTTAATAGTGCTGAATTTAGATTGGCTTTAAGTGCTAATGGTACTAATTTAAAACTCTTTAGCACTATAGTAGATTATAAGGTATTTAAGGCATTAATTAGTCATTATGATGTATTAAAGAATATCTCTAAGCTGTCTGAAGATGAGTTAAATAAAGCAAACTTTACATATGCATTATATAGTGGAATGGGATATACTAATTCTCAAATCAGAGAAATATATGAATCAATCCATAATGTGATAAGCTCAAATTTGGATAAAATAACTGTTGATAAAATTGCTCCAGGTACACCTAAGAATATACCATTTATGTCTCCGGATAATACAGTTAGTGCAGGTGGTGTACGTAGTACTGTAGTTGATGAGCAACCAGGACATATCTATAGACTTATGAATGTGCTAAATATTAACAGTAGTAAACTTGATGTTATGCATTTCATAAATAATAACAGAAGCAGGAGATTTGATCCTTCTGATACTGTGGCAGATTGTTTAAAGTTTATGACTAAGGTCGACGGTGGAGCAACTAACACAAGTTCATCTATAGGTATGTATAGAATTGAAGGTTTGTATTTTGGTAAACTTAACATACGTGCAGCTGATGAATATACTAATTTCATATACCGCAAGTACACCCTCAATTAATTTATTTTAAGACACAGAGAGTTTTCTATACTCTCTGTGTCTTAAACACAATAAGTTAACTTTAAATACAATGAAAGGATTGATGAAATATGGTAAAACTTGCATTTTTTAAAAAAACTCGCGGTAAACAACGTGGGTTACTACATACGAATTATACATATAAAATGTATACCGAAGCAATAGGTACAGCACCATATGATTCTTCTCCATTGAAGAATTTATACCATGCGTTGGCATTTTTACATAAGAACTGGTCTGAACCTAATATTGATAAGATATATACTGAAAACCCTATATCTTATAAATTTTTTGAAATCCCTGAAAAATTCGGTGTATCTGTACATGAATATATTTTTCCGTTCTCTTTTATATATACATTTTTTGCAAAATATATAAAAGTATATAACGGCAGTTCAGTATTTGATATATTTGCCACAGATGCGGTAGAGGACAATACACATGATATACCAATGAATTCCGAAGGGTATGAAAATATGAAACTGTGGAACGGTATAAAAAAGTTTGTTGATAGAACAACCCCTAATGTACCAGCAGATCCTAGTGAAAATATGATAGTAAACCCGCGTATGTATCCAGATGGTAATATGTCTACAAATGATTGAGAGGGGTTGTTAATATGATAAAAATAAAAAATTTCTTTAGAAAAAATGATTCGACTAAAAAACGATATCATTACCCATTAGTCCATAATGTAATGGGTATGAGTCTTTTTTTACGAAAATCATATAGAACTATGATGAGATTTGTAAATAATATTGGAGAGTATTTTTCAATAGTACATGATTCATATGATATGAATCTTAATGTTGAACCACATAAAGCACATGCTATACATAACCCATATCTAAGTGCTACAGATTTAGCTGATTTTAAGAGTAGATATAATATACCTAGATTTATTAAAGAGTATGATGGGTTATCTAATAGGGTGAAATCTCAGGTATATGCAAAATATAAAGATATATTATCAACTATGCCAGATAAACCTATGACAGCAATAACACGTGCATTATATCAGACACAATTAGAGAATAGTGACCTAGTTACATTGATACATCTGACAAATTTAAAAATGATTATTGGCGGTAGTGATAAGATGTATACTGGATATGCTAATAATTTTAAGGGAACAACCAGATTCAATGAGTTGTTTATAATTGACCCTAGGCTTAAATATATCGTACTTAATTTAATTAAGTATATGGAGCACAAAGATGCCCTTGCGATTGTATCTGATTTACACAAAACTGTACCAGTAGATGGTAAACCAAGCTTTATCGATCCGTATGATGTAAATCATATAATGCGTAATGCTAATAACTCCGTATATAAAACTAATACTGGAAATTACAGACCATCTGATTCATATGTAGATGATAGAGTAGTTAATGGATTACTTGGAGCACCGATACTCTTAAACAAGATACGATTGAAATCATTAGATATACCGGCTAGTGATAAAAAGTCAGTTTTAGGACCACTACTAACAAATTCAATATTTATTGCTACACAGACGCAATTTATTGATTTTTTTAATGAAAGTGGTCAATTTATGTATAGTCTATATGATATATATGATATGATGGATACATATAAGAAGCCTGGTACTACTGATGAAGATATTGCAAAACTATTAACATTATTCATCGATGTGTACCCAGAAGTATTAACGAATAGTGCTGTAAGAAGACATACATTGAGTACGGCTATAGCATTCACATTACCTGCGATGCCGCTACCTATAAGGAAAGCAGTGATGGGACATGACTTAATGTATAAAGCGATGTGTGTTGATACTGATAGAGTTAAGGAATTAAGTGGTGTATATGAAAGTGGATTTATACCGTTATGCATGCCAGACTTTAAAAATATCGCAAGAGGTACTGGGTTTACGTATGTATTCATGGATGGTACTGAAACTGGTGATATTACATTATACCATAAAAAGTATATGCTGATAAGTAAAATCAAATTAAATAATACTGGTGTTGTACCAACCAAAGTTAGAACAGTTGATGGTACTGCATATACAATATAAAGTGAGGTGAAAAGATGCTAAAGATAAAAGTAAAGAACGACAGAACATCTCCAAAAGATGATTTTAATAGTATACTTTATTCTGGTAAATATACCAAAGATGATGTTGAAACTGCTAACACTAGTGCATTCTATATAAATAAGATGTGTGCTGATACTACAGCTCGTGGTGCAAATGAATATATAGAATATATTCCTAATGCAACTGGCGATATAATAGATCAATATAGAACGCATGTGCTTGGTGAAGTTGATATTACTAGATATGGATCCCGTACTAGAATTGAGTACTGTAAAGACCCAGGAGCACAAGATATTATGCTTGATAGATTTGTGAAATCGATATATTCAAGTACCGATAAGCCACCTAAGACTTTTATTGCTAAAGTGTGTAACGATTATCTAAAAATCAATGACCCAACATTATATAGCTTACCTAGTAATGATATATTTACTAGAAGTTTTAAAGTTGGAGATATTAATGTTAATTATTCAGGTGGCGGTACAAATGAGATAGGAACTGTTCATGATAATTGGAGATATGCATTGGTTATGGGTTATTTTGATTTACTCATAAATAATACAGCAGCTATGTATAATCATTATGAAGCTTTCGATGCTTTAACCGTCTTGGTATTTAATATGTCCGATTTAATAGATTCATTTGCAGAATCTAATACTGCACACTTCGACAATAAGATACCTGCTGGATCAGGTAATGCTTTCTATTCTATGCTCACCCGTATTGCCAATTATGAAAAAAACGACGGAGAATTCAAACTTATGAAATCTATCTGTCGTGCAATATATTACAGTGGAGTGATACGTACAGAATATGTTGGTACAAAGATGTATACTGGAAAATTCACAGGATTTAAATTTTTTAATGCCATATTTGGTATCAGTAAAAAATATTACTCATACTATGTATCTTTGTTCATAGATGAGTTTAAAGATAATCCGTCAGTATTACAACCGCACACAGATAATTATTACTTGACTGACTATAAACCATTGTTAGCCATATTATTTGAAGACGTATATGTTGAGGGTGGTGTGCTAAAAACATGTGTATTTGATTATATGGCATCGGATTCAAATAGCATTGACCCAGCTATATATTTGGCATATATGTATTATAATCATATTCACCATAATGATGGGTATACTATAGGTGATACTGGAACTGGTGCAACACTTACACCTACTGAAATAAAACCTCGTATGTTGCGTAAATATGATGTGATATCACGCATATACAATAACATACAAGTTATCCCAACAGTACTCACAAATAGACGAAAAATGATAATGACAATAATATCGATGTTGGATGAAGATCCTGCGACATATATGCTGATATCAGCACTTACTAGACCGGGTAATATGAAAACTACATCTGACCCAAATAGACTTTATTATCCTATGAATATTGATAGTGTTAGAGGATTGATAGAGCGGTCTATGAATATTGTGTATAAAGATGATGTGTTGTCGGGTTACATAAGGGAGATATTTGTATCTGAACCAAATGATACTGTTGAATTTACATCTCCATTATCTACAAATACAACAGCACAAATTCAGCTTGGTGATAAGATGAAATATACTATGATAACAAAAGTAACAAGTGTGAACAATGCTTCTCCTGAATTGATGAATGGACAAGCATCATTTGTATTAAATAAGAACAGAAACCCAAACTTATCTGATTGGTATCCGGTACCGATAATATGGTTTGGTGCAGTAAGATGTGGTATTAATGATATATACACGGTTAATAGTATAACTGTAGATTCTAATATATCAGTAAATACAGAAGTAATGCGATATAAGAGAATGATTAGTCTCTTTTTACAAGCAAGAGAAGGGGATGATATAAATGGCAGATACTAAATATAGATTTCTAAGAGGACTTGTTAGGTCAGATAAAAATAATGATGATATCGAATCTAGTAAAGCTGTTGGGTATACGACATTGACTGGGTACCCAGATATCTTTATTAGAAAATATCATATCTTCCTCGAAAAGATGATACGCATGAATCGAGCTCATGCCAATTTGATAGTGCTGACTGAGTGGGCACTTTCATTATATATGCATACCATTTTTTCATATGTGTTTAACTCAAAAGATAAGCTGAAGAAATTGTTGAAGTATGGACTAATAGGTACGATGATTACTGGTGTAGCTGATAAGTATCCGAGGGAGCTAGTAGAAAAGAGAATAGAGTATCTTGACAGAGTTGAACGAGGTGACACTACTGTATATGATGATTATGTTAGATTAAATCCACGTAATGTTGAATCACCAACAGTTGAAGAATGTGTTCGTAAATTTACTGCTAAATCTGCTGGTAGAGTTACAACATACAGTGGAGATGAGTCAGTATATATTGGTGGTGCAATTGTTGCACTGGATGAAGTTTCTATATCAAATAATTAAAGAAGAGGTGATGAAAATGGCAGTATTTTCAAATTTGATTATTACCAATAAAGGTAAAGAATTACTTAATAAAGATATTTACAGCACGCCTGATTCAATTATCTTTACTAAAGTAAAAACAACAGCTGAGACGATAGATAAAGCAAACATACCGACAATGACTGATCTTAGGACAGTTGCACAGACTTGTACAATCGGTAGTGTTAGTAAATTACCAGATAATACAGTAAGACTTGCTGTTAACTTTGAGAATAAAGATGTCGCTGTTGCATATACATTGAAAGCTGTTGGTATATATGCTAAAGCTAGTAGCACTGCACAGGAGATATTATATGCGGTTGCTCTTGAAGAAAGTAATAACTATATAATGCCTAAGTACAATGGTCTTAGAGTAAATGCCCTCAGCTTAACATTCTACATTAAGGTTGACAGTACTGAAACGATTTCCCTTACAGTAGACCCTGGTGCATATATAACAGCTAGAGATATTGATGCTAAGATTGATAGTGTTCTCGGTAGATTAGCTAAGGATATGAAAGGTTCAACCACCACATTTAATGATGATGGTACAATAACCACCGAGAATTCTACCGAAACGGTAACAACAACATTCAATGCTGATGATAGTGTTACTGAGAAGCATGTGTATAACGATGGTCCTCATACAACTGTAACACTTAAGACACGCTTTACAGATAATCAAGTTATAACAGAAGTAGTTAAATAATATAAATATAAAATATTGGGAAAATGAATATAATATTCATTTTCCCAAGTTAAAATCGGATATTTAAAATTTATAGAATGAGGGGTATAATGGAATCAAAGATATTTATTGAAAGTATTCGTATATCATATACTAATAATGATATACCCAAAGAAGTAGTAATAGAGCTTGTACTTAATGGAACTATTGATATTGCATCATATAAATACATCACTGGTGAGACATTTAATGAGGTATAATTATGAAAATTAGTTTAGAAATAAAAGTTAATAGCGATGATTTTGCTGTGAATAGAGTTATTGATTATTTAGGTACAGTACTGAATCATTATACAGCTAGAAATACTGGTGTAGCTGTAACACTTACTGATACACAAATAGAACCTCGCATATCAACACTAACATATGATGTGTGTAGTTATAATATAGATGAAATGCATGTATTTACAACAATATCATCAACATACCATACAATATCTAAATTTATTAGTAAGCTGAGTGATGATATCAAATTAGGGTATAGAGTATATGTTAGTAACATATCAATGTATAATAATCTATACCACAGTTTCGAATAAATAAGATACCCCATAACACTATAAATGTTATGGGGTATCTTTTTATAGTAAAACACAGTAAGTTAATCTGAATATATAGAAAGGAATAAGATAATGGCTGACGTCCAGTATAATATTGACTATCTTTGTCGAGTATTTAAAGATATTGCTAATAATATTGTAATAAAATATAGTGGCTATGCTGAAGATGATGAAACATTTGAATCTAGGACTGCTGGTGATTTACTTATTGCAGCTACTAATAAAAAAGATAATTTTTTTATGTATGATAATTATACAAAAAATGATTTTCATAAGGCTGGGTATCATGAAGATGCTGTAATTGATAGGTGCTTACTTACTGGTGATTTTAAAGAAATACCAAAATATTATCAGGAAAGAGTCCTTGAGTATGGTAGGAAAAGGTATATCGAGTCATATGATGAAGAAAATGACTATTATCGTGAATTAAATGGTCTACCTAATTATGATGAACCTGAATCTGAGTATATGTTCGTAGATGAGTATATTATGAATGCATATGGTATTGCAGTTAATATACCAATACATAAGATACGTGAAGTATACAATAATCAGACTCCGGGATTAGGTGATAGATACATTTACACATTGGAGGCAAGTGATTGGTATAAAGAACTTCTTGAAGAATATCCCGATAAGGGATATCTCAAACATGTAGGTGTTAAGAAGATACCATTTGCACACGCACGAAAGAATAAGAATTTCTCTATACTATTTATAAATAGCTCTAATATTGATACTAACTTCTTAGAGGAGTTCGTAAGAATATATGAGCAGTGTAGAGATTATTATGTTAAAACTATTTATAATTTCCATTATAGAGGAATTATAGATTACTATGATAATTTCATTGGGATGTGTATATTATTAATGACATTCCAACAGATAGCAATGAAGATACCAGAGACATATATAAACAGAAACTTCTTTAATATCAATGATATTAGAGATTTCTATGAATTGTATGGTGTACCATATGATTTATCCATACCTAAACAAACACAGAGAAATATAATAAGAAACCTAAATTTACTTATGAGTAGTAAAGGTACTGATAAAGTAGTATTTGATATAATAGGGTTATTAGGTTTTACTGATATTACAGTAAATAAGTATTATCTTGTTAAAGATAGGAAAGTGGATCCTCTTGGTATACCAATAGTAAAAAAGAAAGACCATTTTAATACTAATACTGGTAGAGTTGATTCGGTTTATGATAACGAAGCTATGTATGACTTGTATTTTTATAAAATGGATGTCCGAAATAGCGATATCAGTAATGGGTTCAAAGATGCATCAAATAAAGTACCATATAAGGATATAGTAACACAGGATCCATATTGGTTTGATGATGCTAATGTATATGATAGAATCTGGGATACTCAATACAACTATGTTGAATCAAAGTATCTGAGCTTAGGTGTATCATATAGTATTACAGAAATGATGATGGATAATAGTGTGTTATTTAAGCTATTACTTGAGAAGAGTTATAATGACCAAACACTTGGTACATCATTACCACAGCTTACTGGATCTGCAAATATACCGTTGTTTGATATTGTGTGTATGTTGATATGTTTAACTGCATCACAGCATAACTTGAATGCTGAGATATTATCATTACCTAGTAAGGTGATTGCATTACAAGATTATATCGACAATAGTGAGCATAATACGAATTTGGACACACTCAAATTCAATTATAAGTATTTCATAGACCATCCTGAATTAGGTGCTAAAATGGATGAATTTATGAGATCCAATAATATCGATGAATTTACGCATAAAGAATTTATGTTTAATTTCAAAGATATTGATACTGCTGAAAATAAACTCACGTATGCTAAATTGAAGAATATAATGACTCCGTATGATTATGCTGCATTTATGAAATATATAACAGTATTATCACGAGATAATATTGAACCATCTCAGAGAGTTAAGTACATAAACACCCTTTATACAAGTATAAAGGAAATTCATAGGCTTATTGCATACTATATGAATAATGTAGTCAATGATAAAGATACATATATGATGTTGAAACGACTATATGATAGCTTGTTTAATGCTAAGATTATGAGTGAGATGTTTACAATAACTGGTAAAACTACTGGCACTAAGCGAGTAGCATATAACTATTATGAATATCTTTATAATATGAACCCACTGCTATATGGTTCAGTTTATAAAGTAGATTTAGCAGCAGAATATGATGAGTATTGTACGAAAACTAATAAAGACCACAGCTACTATAAATTTAATGATTTCTTAACAGATATTGAGAATGGTAAAGTATATGTTAACTATAACCAACTTAAGGATAAATTTGAGGATGCTAATGAAAGGAGAGCTGCTATAGCAGGATATGCTTCGCACATAATACTCAGATTGAAAGCAATGTTCTCAGACTTACCAATGGCATCACTGTTAAAAAAGGATTCTAATATAGAGAATTTACTTCTTAAGATGTTACGATATTTTAAGTCATATACAATCGACATATTAAATCTCAACACCATATTCAAGATGGATTATAAGACATATAACATTATTAAATTGATGGATGCATTACAGATAACACATATTGATATGGATATAAGAGAATCGTTTAGTATGGCATACTCTGACTTTGTTAAGAAGATAATTGCAACATATAATAGTATTGATAAGAAAAGGAATCAGATTGAGTTTGGTGATGAGTTAACACTAGATGGATTACTTAATCTAGCATTCCCTAAAGAAAAGAATAAAATCCTATTGAAAGATGTGTTTACGCAGGTCATATTATCTTATGCAATCAGAGATGGTTTTACAAATATTCATGAGATAATCAAGAATATCAACATTGAAGATTCTAAGATTAAGGATGCTTATAAAATGAGAGATGAAATATCTATGGATATTATACGAGATATTAGTAATAAAGACTTAAATAAAATAGTATTCAAAGATAATATCAAAGATATGCTTAAAGGTGCACAACCATTTAGCGATAATGAGACAACTATATCTCTCATAGATGTTATTAGAATTTACCGAACAATTAAGCAGAATGATGAATTTAAGCTTAAGGATAGGGTAGTTAAGCTCAACAAAAAATAGATTTATCAATAAAAAACAAGCATTTAAGTATAAGATTTAGAAAGGATAATAATATGGATATTTTAAAAGACACAGTCTCTTTTTCTGACTTAGATCCAGCTACACATAATGGATTGTGGGCTAGAACAGAGATTATTTGCGGACATGATTACATACCAAATGATTACGGTAAGTCAACGCTTGGTGAGGAATTATTTACCGAGTCAAATATTGTACCAATTGGTGGTGTTTCATTTGTTTTTGAAAAACTTTTCGGTGTTAAAGATGCCCAGATAACCGTACCTACAATGTACACAAAGGCTAGTATTGGTTTAGCTGATAAAGCTACAACTGCTACATATGCTACACCTGATGGAAACAAGGTATCAGTACATCCTATAGGAAATGTTGTACAGTTATTCGGTATTGGTGTTACTGGAACATCTGAAAATGATGCCACTATATATCGTCCTGATTATAGGGAGAATGCAATCATTATCAATAAGCAGGCAAGTGACGGAAGAACTGTTACTGGTACAATGCTACCATTCAGACATACGGTAGATACTCTTAATGAAAAAGAGAAGAAGCTGTATTTCGGTAAAAAGAATGGTGCTGATGGATTGACATCATACTACCTTAAGAGATTCGAAACTCAGCCAGTTATTAAACATATCTGGAAGAGCCATGCTGATGATAATGAAGAATTAATAAAAGACAGTGAAGTCTGGACAAACTCAGCAACAAATAACACTGTTGAGAGTTTCGTTGAGATGCATATTAAGCTTCATGCAAAGGATGTTAAGGAATATTATACATCCCTTAATCAGCTTGATAAGACCAGATTTAACACATTTGCCCTCTTCAGTGGTGAATATGTTGGTGGCACTGGTACAGGTAAGGATAATGGAGACTACCAGAATGTTAAAATGTTCTCCAAGTTCTGTATGAATCCACAGTATCTTGATATTGCTGGAGATTTGGACTTTATATATAGAATTTACGGTGCTTAATGATTTAATATTAAGAGAATAGTCAGTAGTTTGGCTATTCTCTTAATATCGCAAATAGCACATATAATAGAGGAACATAGAAAATGGAAGTAATAATTAAAGTTAATACGAGTAATGTCACGAGCATGCCACACATTATGTTATCATATAAATGTAAATATAAACCTAGTATATTTAAAATATCTAGATAAGCTTATATTTATATACTATTTTTTAGTAACAAAACACTTAAACTTCTATTAAGAAAGGAAAGAGAACAGATGATTAGAGTTGGCGTAATTGGAATCGGCAATGCCGGAAATCAGGTTGCAGTATTGGCTAATGAGAAGTTACAGATACCAGTACTTGCAATAAATTCATCAGATACAGATTTAGCAAACGTACCTGATGGTATACCTAAGAAATTAATTAGTAGTAAGAACGAGAACGGTTCTGGTAAAGATAGAGATACTGCAAAGGAGTACCTATCCGCATCAATCGCTAAGTTGCTTAGCGATAAAGATATTCAGGAGATGCTTACAGACTTGGATGTTGTATATGTTGTCAGCTCAACAGGTGGTGGTACTGGATCAGGTACAGCACCATCAATGTGTGCAGTAATCAATGAAGCATTCCCTGATGTTAAGACTATACTGGTAGGTATTCTTCCAGTATATGGTGACGCATTATCAAGTCATGTTAACACACTTCAGTATCTTGAAGAGTTGTATAATGTGATGGGTAATCAGACATACATGTTGTATGACAATGATGCATATGCTGGTATGTCTTCACCAGTAATCCTCAATAGTATTAACAACGATATCGTTTCTGATATCGAAGTTATGAGAGGATTCTATAATCACAGCACTAGATATGACAGTATTGACAGTAAGGATGGTTTGAGATTACTCTCATTCCCAGGCAGACTTCTTGTATCTAGAGTTGAAGGTATTAAGGAGAAGGATGTTGAGAATACTCCTATTGAGAAGATGATTATCGAAAACATCAAAAAGAACTCTCATGTTGAAGCACAGAGAGACAAGAGATGTATCGGCTCAGGTATCATTCTCAATATTTCCCAGACATTAATGGATACATTCAATGATGATACTCCTGAAGTAAGAGAGTTCATGGGAGAAGCTATCCACGCATTCAAGCACATTTATGTGAATGAAGACAGAAAGATGGACAACAATGTGTTCATGATATTTGCCGGTCTTTCACCAATCAATGATAAAATTGATAAGATTAAAGACAGGGCAGATGACCTTGATGAGAAACAGAAACTTCTTGAAGCTGAGAATAGCTTAGATGCCGAGAAGTTAAAGACTCTCAGTTCAAAGATTGCTAATCAGGATGCAAAGAATGTTCCTGATAAGGTAGATGTTGGCAACATCTTAAATAGATTTAAACGCTAATTTATATAGTGACGACTGTGGTAATATTTTATCGCAGTCGTCACATATGATTAAGTTTTAAATATTATAAAAATATCTTAATAAGAAAGGAAAAGGATTCAGGCTATGAGCAAGAAAGAAAAGAACGAGAAGCTCAACAATGAGCAGCCAAGAAAAATAAAGGTTCATGAGGATGTTAAGACATTCTCCAAGTTAACCTTTAAGAAGTACAAAAAAGAGATGGGGTACAGCAAGGGAGAAGATGCCAAAGAAGATTACAGGCTATATCTCATTGAGCTGCTCCCAGATGTAATTGATTTCATCATAAATTTCGGACATATTCAGGATGAGCATGTCCAGAGCATCAAGAATGCGTGTTTCACAAAGATTTCTGATCCTAAGTTCATTAAGACTTTGAGAAAAGAAATCAAAGATGATGTAAAAATTAAGAATATTAAGTTGATGCCTATTATTATCAGCGAGATGATTACTTCTATTCAGAAAGTAAATGCTGAGAATGCTGCTAACAACTCTGAGGAGATTTATGACATGAGCGACTTGGTTAAGCTTACACAGCTTATCCTTAAGAAGCCTCTTAAGAAATTTGATAAAGAGGGAATCGCTGAAGATTTGGCATTTGATGTGCTATCGATCATCCCTACAGAAGATGCACTCAAGAAGAGTTCTCTTTTCAGAATAAGAAGATTCTTCGAAGTTCTGTTTGAGCATGCTAAGACTAAGGAAAATATTCCAGTTGACAAGATCATCAAGCTGGTTGGTGGTAAGGATAATTATCCACTCTTTGTAGTGTTTGCACTCCTTGAGAGAAAAGAAGTATTCGGCAAGTTAACTGATAAGCAGAAAGTTCTCTACCTAGCTATCAGTAACTGGGCATTCAATGTACTTGAGAATGAGTTCGATAATGAGCTTAGGAAAGATGCATTGATGACATATGCTAAGAGTAGAGCTAGAGATGCTGCTAAGAATAAGGACGCAAACAGGAGATTTGCGTTAACAAATCTTAGTGAGACAGATTATCCTAAGATTAACAAGACGCTCACGTTTATCATGAATAAAGATGAGAAGCTTAAGCAGTATTTTAACTAAACAGAAAGCAGGAGCAGCTATGAAAATTTCTAACATATTTATCTGTGGTGAAGATGCACTACAAGAAGCTCGTGATGCTACTGCTTTAAACTTGGTTGAGAATGATTACCGTAACTTATTCATTCGAAATAATCTAGCGGGAGCAAGCTTCAAAGTTAGCAGAAGTGTATATAGTGATCCACGGTATTCATTATTGGTCAGCAATGAGTTTAATACCATTACATTGGTAGAAAAAGGCGGACCAATGATAGCTTCAGCATCATATGATTTGAAAGCATCCACTGGGGTTAAACCTGTACTGAATAGAAAGAATTTCAGTATTAATATTATTCCAGATGGAAATGGTGATACTAATGAGCTGGCAACAATAACCATAGATGCTGTGAAATACCGTCTTGTGTATTATTACATTGAGCACGGTGACATTATTAACACATATAGACGTAAAGAGTCTGTAATCGGATGTGTTATTAAATGCAGTACAGATAAAGCCAATCAGACATCTATTAAGATGGTTGTAACTGATAGGGCTACGGGTGTATACTACAACATACATGTCTTCTGGACAAAGTATGGTGGTATGGAAAGTGACATTACACGTATAGCAAGATATAACGAGAAAGATGAGAATAAGAGGGACAAGTACTTCAGAGCAATGCTTAGTCCAACATACGGTATACCTACAGATGTCATCATCGTTAATGTTGATAAATGTAAGTCACACGGTAAATTCAAGAATATACCGAATACAAAGATACTTGAAGTTTCTGGTAGCAATATTATGGATGTTCTTGAAAAAGATATTAAGTTCCGTACTGAAATGAGTAAGTTGAGGAACGAAAGATACAGAGCTATTACTCTTATTGATTTTGATGAAGTGGTCGATACATCATTTTATCGAGATTATAAGATACTATATGCGTTTGCAATGGGTTCAGGTAACACATACAAAAACCTAGTTGCAATCAAGTCTAACTAAGTATATATTTATATATCATTTAACTGATGTATAATAAAAATTTTTAATAAGAAAGGAATTAGTTATGAAAGCCTACAAAAATGTAATTAAGTGCACCAAAGCCCTTAACAAGAAGGGGCTGATTAAAGGAAGTAGTAAAAAGGAGACAAAGACTCTTGAGGGTATGTGTGCTTCCCATAAAATTAACAAAAAGGGAAAAGTCGTACCTCAGATTAAGGCAGCTAACGGATACTGCTACTCTACAATGGTAAGAGGAGTTAAGTTCCCAGCAAATTTCTATTCAAAGGATGATTTGAAAGAAGAAATTAAGAAGATGGAGATGCTCAATGAGCAGGCTAAGTTCATGGCTGTGGCAACCAATGCAGGAGAGGATATGGTTGATTACTTTGCATCTATCGGCATTATGCTTAAATTCTATAAGAAGAATTATAAGCGTATTAAGAAAGTTGCAGAAAAGCAGGGAGCTATAAAGAACAAGAAGAAAAAGGGATACGGCAGAACAACCGATTCCTATGGAACTTGGTCACATAATTAATTTCCATCAGAATGGAACTGGTTGCAATATACCAGTTCCATTTTTTTAACAGATGATTATATTAGAATAGGAGATACGATATGAGTAGTAGGTACAATATGAATGGCACTACATATATAGATGATATAAGGGGCGTTGCTAGAAGATATTTAGAAAATACATTCAAAACGCATAAGTTAGTTGGTGCTGATAATAGTGACGTTCTTATGCATGAGTGTGTAATAAATATACTTGGGGTAAGATTAGAACTTTGGATGAAGATGCAGGATACAAATACTTTCAAAGATGCATTCAATGTGATATATGCCATTGATACTATGGTGCATGAATTTGCTGGGATAAGATTATTAAATGCACTACCTAACTTGGTATGTAAGAGAAGAACTCTTAGTATAGATGAATTTAAGCGTAGTTGTGATGAATGGATTAACGAAGTAATCGATCTCATATCGTCACAATACGATATTTGTAATAAAGAAACTGGTTCTGCTATGTAATAAGCAAGACATGATATTAATGTAAACAGAAAGGAATACTCGCATGGGAATATCAGAGCCAGTTATACAGGAAATTTTAACAAAAAGATTCAAAGAGTCTATATGTATGAAAGGACGAAACATCACAGATGTATCTGTAATTACAACTGTGATTGAAGCTCTTGGAAAGAGATTAGCTGATCATTTATCTGGAAACCAAGTATTTACTGATGATGACGTAATATATGCTATCAATGCTGTAATGGATAAATATGTACAAGAATATGGGGATAAGCTATCATATATTGTAGACAATAGGGAAGAGTCTGGGTTAGAGTTATTTATGATCCAATGTGATAGCTGGTGTATTAAGGTTTCAACCGAGGTATATATTAATCTGGCGAGAAGGTAAACAGTATGGTGAACGAATCTAAATTATTGGATAAAGGATACATTCATAGGATTGTGAGAATCTCTAGAGGTGTATTCGAATATACACGATATGATGTTAAGAAAGAATCAATTGACACAAAGATATCTGGAGAATTGACTAAGCTAATAGTTGATTATAGGGTACCTATGAAGCTTTTATTTAAAGCGAGGGATGACTCTATGTTCACAGTACGCTATCCGGGCAATAGTAGTACGAGTGTTAACAAGATATGTTAATTTGATAACTGGGGTAATGGTTATTCATTACCCCAGTTATTTTTTACATGTAAAGTTAGTATATATATTGATATAATATTTCTTCGTAAATAATAAAATAAAAAAAAGACCATGACTGATCATGGCGGAAGGAGTATTTATGATAGTATATAAAAATACAGCAACTTACACCAATGACTTAGAAATCCATTACACCTTAGATCCACAGGGTGATGGGTTTTCATATGGCATCTATGATGCAGTATATGAGCCAGTTGGTGGGAGGGGTTATAGGTCAGCGGATGAACTGTTGGCTGACTCAAATATCCCCGAAGAGTTGATAGAGGATGCCCGTAAGAAAGGTATCCTCTAGTCAACTCAAATAATAGAGTATGGTATATTAATTTATACCATACTCTGTTATTTTTTTATTATTTATATATTATTTTTTTGTATTTATGTGATATACTGTAGGGCTATTTAAATTTATTTTATATTTAACAAATTTTTAATCCTAATTACAGTATATTACTGAGAGTTAGACTATCAAAATATAATAGAAAGGATATATGTGTAATATGGAGTCACATGATGCGTACATCATCCGTAATAAGGTAAATGAATTAACTAAACATCCGATGTTTATGTTATCTATACCTGAAATAGATGAAGCACGAGAAATAATAGATGAACTAGCAACTATGATAATAATTAATATAGATATAACCATAAATTTAAAATGGGATACTATAGTTGCTATAGATTCGGCACTCGTAGAGAAAGTAATTAATAAGAGGGATGAATTGATAGATTCACTAATGAATATATTAATTCGTAAATATAATAAAACTATTCTAGAATCAAGAGCTAAAACTAGAATAAACGATTGGTGTAGTAATATAGTAACCAATATACATGATTATATTGTTAGCTATATAGATACATATAAAATGAAATAAAGAAGAGAGGTAAAAAAGATGGCAGAAATCAGAGATGATGTATATCATTATATAGATGATGATATACAGAAGATTCAAGTAAAAACCAATATGTATATTAATGAGTATGGTAAAGCTGGAACATTTCATCTTGCTAGAGAAATTGCTCAGAATAACTTCGATGAATGTTTATCTGAGAATTCACCGGGTAAACATATTGAAATTACATATGATAGAGCTACTGACATATTGAGATGTGTTGATGATGGTAGATCATTCAATGAGAGTCAATATGATATGAAGATATTTTGTACAACTATACAGTCTGGTTCTAAATTCTTCCGTTCAGGTGGTGCATCATCTGCAGGCGAATTTGGTGTCGGCTTAAGCGTTACCAACGCATTATCTGATTACTTTATGATTACAGCATATCGTAAAGAAGAGGGTACGGTACATAGAATTGAGTTTCATGAAGGCTCACTCGTCAAAGATGAATGGTCTAAGAATAAAAAGAATATATCTGGAACGGTTGTTGAATTTAGGGTATCTAAAAAGTATATGGGAGAAGATGCAGAACTCCCGATAGAAGAGTTTGTATACTGGGTGGAAAAACTCTTCTACCTAGACTCAGAAAGATTAAAGAAGAAAGGTATAACTTGTAGAATTGATATATATGATGGTCTTAAGTTAGAAAATTCATATAAATTCAAGGCTAAACCTTTCTCTGAATTATTGGATAAACTTATTCCAGCAGGGATTAAGAAATCCCAGTTATTGAATAAAGCGTCATTTGATGGTGAAGTATCATTTATAGAGGATACTAAAACTCTTGTAAATAATGATGATGGTACAACATCAGTAGAGATGGCTCAATTGGAAAAAGTTATCCATATGGATATAGCATTTACATACAGTACATCCGTTGATATGAATGAGATTGGTAATTATGATACATATTGTAACTATACCAATACAACAGAGAATGGTGTACATTTAACGGCTTTTGATGATGCATATTGTAGATATATGCAGAGTAAAGTTAATGACAGTATGTCAGATGCTCAGAAAAACAAGATGAAAATTACATGGGATGATATTAGAACCAATCTCATAGCAGTAATCAACCTATCAACTAATGCATATGTTGGATTTGTTGGTAATGCAAAAGAGAAGATTGGTAATACAGAATTAATCCCATATATGAAAGATATCATATCAAATGGATTAGATGAATTCTTCAAGAATAATCAATCATTATTGAATGATATCATTAAGGTTATAAAGCTTAATGCTAAAGCAAGACTTGAAGCGATTAAAGCCAAAGTTGCTACACATACTGAAAGGTATGATAGATTTGATGAATTAACACTTAAGAATTTTATACCAGCAAATAATGTTGGCAAAGCGTGGAAAGAAATAAACCTTGTAGAGGGGGAATCGGCTGCTGGTTCTGCTCGTAATGGTTCTGACCCAGATACACAGGCATTCTTACTTCTTAAGGGTGTTGTTGCAAACCCATTCAAGTGTTCATTGACTGAAATAATGAATAATGCTGAATGGAAAGCATTTGTCAATATCATCAGGACAGGAATTGGTAAGAATTTTGATATAAATAAGCTATACTATAATCGTATCAATATTCTTACAGATGCTGATATTGATGGTCTTGGTATAAGTGGTGGTATATTAGCATTTATATACTTATACATGAGACCGTTAATAGAACAGGGTAAGGTGTATAAAGTGCTTACACCATTATATGCGTTGGATGATAAAGAAAGTCCATATGCAATAAATAAAGCACAGTTGGTTGAGATATACCAGAAGAAGCTTGCTAAGAATTACAAGATTAAACTCAATGAGCCGAATGCTGAGAAATTCAGTAAAGCTGAGTTTGAAGAGTTCTTGATGGATACATACGATTATGCTGAGAACTTAATGAATGCAAACAAAAGAAGCGGTAACATCAATAAATATTTTATTGAAATGGTTGGTGCATTACTAGTTCTTTCAGGTAAAGTTAGGTCTGAGGAAGATTTCGATGATATCGATACTGTATTCTCAGATAGGAAGTTTAGACTCGACATGTTATCTACAATTCATAAGGTATATAAAGAAATAACTGTCGATGAGAAAGGAAGATTTAGCGGAGTTATTGATGGTAGGGCAATTGTACTTAAAGTAAGTCCACGATTCTATATGAAGATAGCTGATTTAATCCCAGTATATCTGAAATATGGGTATATGCTTAATGTGAGTGAGAAAGATAAAGATTACACTCCAATGAGTATCGGTACTTTCTTCGACCAATCAATGAAATATTTACCTAAGATATTGACTCGTTTTAAAGGATTAGGAGAGTTGAATGGTGAACAGCTATTTGACACTGCACTGAATATTAATAATAGAATATCCATTCAGTATACAGTTGAAGATGCTGAAAGAGAACTTGAGATATTTAAAATGACACATGGTACAAGCAAAGATAACCTTGAGAAACGTAAAGCAATGATGAAAGCGTTTAAGATTAAACGTGATGACTTAGATAATTAATATAGAGGAGGAAGATATTATGTTAGAAATTAGAACAAGTGATGCATTTTTAGATAAGTGCAAAGAGTTAGTAAAAGATTATACCATTGAGCATTTGGATAAGTCTGATGAAGCTCCTGAGTTCGATGTGTTTATCGTTTGGTATGCAAAAGAATTGCAGAATCATAAGGCATTATTGAGTACAACATTATACGATGGTATGTACTATGAACTCACATATGACGGTGATAATAACGCCATATATCTTGATGCCTATAAGAAATTTGAAAATAGAGTTATCAAATAAGCAGAAAGGGTTCAATTTATAATGGCTAAGAAAAAGAAAAAAGTTATTATAGATTACTCGGCTATTGATGATAGTAGCCGAGTAATTAAACAAAATGTAGCAGATGCTACATTAGAGTATATGCAGATATTCGGTGCCAATAAGAACTTATATAGGACGATGGCATCACTTATAGATGGTATGAAGCCAGGAAAGAGAAGATTAATATATTCTTGGTGGGAATTAAATGGTAGACCATCTAACACTAAACCTGAGACTTTAAAGAAGTTGAAAAAGTTTAAGGTTGAAAGATTATCATCCAATGCTACTGGTAATTATCATCCACATGGTTCATCCTCAATGGATACCATAATTGGTAATGAGGGTCAGTATTGGAATAATAATGTAATGCTTATAACACCACAGGGTTCATATGGTAATGCACGTGGTGATAAAGCTGCTGCTGGAAGATACATTGAAGCAGCTCTAAGTGAGTATACAATAGATTGCTTCTTCGATGACTTTGATGAATATTGTATACCTATGAGAGAAGCTTATACAGGAGAAGGATATGAGCCTGAATATTTACCAGCTAAATATCCACATGTCCTATTTAATCCTCAGTTCAGTAGCATTGGATATGGACTAGCTTCAAATATCGCACCATTCAATGTATCGGAGGTATTAGATGCTACTATTGCGTTGATGAAGAATCCAAAAGCAAAAATATCTCTTATCCCAGATTCACCTACTGGATGTGATATTGTAGACAATGGTGATTTTGGTGATATAAATAAGATTGGTGTCGGTAAGCTTAAAATGAGAGCTAAATATGAAATTGATTATGTTGAGAATATGATTCATATAACAGCTCTTCCATACAATGTATGCTCCAAAGGTATTATCGAAAAGATAAGTGAGCTTAGAAATAAGCTAAAAAATAAGAATAAAGATACATTGGGTATTATTGATATAGCAGATTCAACTAAGGAAGGTGAAGTTGATATTAAGCTGTATCTGGCTAAAGATGCAAAACCTAATAAGGTGATGAAGCTTCTTATAAAGAAAGATACAGGAATACAGTCAACATTTCCAGTAGGTCTTACCGTTATCGATAACTTCAAGGAATATGAATTAAGTGTTAGGGATGTTTTGTTGTATTGGATTGATTATCGTATTGATGATGTAAGGTCTATGTTCCTTAACAAACTCCAGACAACAACCACAAAGATTCATATGAATGAAGTATATATGATGGTATTTAATAAGAAAAATATTGATACCACTATCAGTATATCAAGAAATTCTAAGAGTAGACAAGATGCTATTAATAAGTATATGGAAACTTTTGGAATATCATCTATTCAGGCTGCTGGTATTGCTGATATGAAAGTATACCAGTTTACTGAGGAATCTTATAACAGATTTGTTGAAGATAGGGATAAACTGAAAAAAGAACTTGAGTTCATTAATGATATACTTGAGGATGATGATAAAATTCATGAGTATATTATAGAGCAACTTAAAGAAGGAAAGAAGAAATGGGGAAGACCAAGGATGTCAAGAATTATTCAGGATAATGATGATTCTGATATTGAAGATACTGAGCATGTTTTGGCTATATCGGAATCAGGATATGTTAAGAAGTTACCTCTTGACCCTGCATATGTTGTTGGTAATGTTGGTCCAGTTTCTTCTAACCTAACAGTACTTAATATCAGTAATAAAGAAGATATTCTTATTATTGATAGTACTGGTAATATCAATAAAGTACCAGTATCACTAATTCCAGATAGTTTATCTGACGATATTGGTGTTGAGTTAAATAAGATAACTTCAGTAAATGGTACTATAAAAGCGGTAATGGAATTACCATCAATGAAGTTATTACAGACTGCAACAGATAATATGTGTATTATCTTCGTTACTAAGAATGGTTTGGCGAAGATGTGTAAGTTATCTGAATTCAGTAATATTAAAGATGTTAAAACTGGTATTTCGTTAAATAAGGGTGATGAAGTTGCTGCTGCAGTGTTTGCTCTTGATAATAGTACTAAAGATATTATCATTAGTACAAACATCGGTAATGGTATTAGATTACCTATTAACGAAATAAGGAATCTCGGTTCACAAGCAAAAGGTGTACAGATGATTTCATTGAAAGCTGATGAGGAAGTAGTTTCTGTATCTCTTCTTAATCCAAAGAAGAAATTGATGTTTATGATTACTTCTAAGGGAAGAGCTAAAGTTACAGAGATGAAGTATTTCCCAACAATGAATAGAAAAGATTCATCTGTTAATCTTATATCTTTACAGGGTGGTGAATTCCTTGTTGGAGTAAGTGCTTGTGATAAGAATGATGTTGTAGAAATATATAAGAAGAAAAGTGCACCAGAAAAGGTGGATATTAAATCACTTAAGATAATGACAAGAGTATCTAAAGGTGAAAGAATTACATCCGCTGGTGGCGGTAACTTAGTAATAGCTTATAAGATATTCGGATAAGGAGAATGTGCTATGATGAAGATGAATGCTGAGATCAGAGGGGATATTAAAGCAATACTAAGCCTAATATTTTGCTTAATAATATATTTATTATTTGGTGAAATTGGTGCTTTGGTATATATCATATTAGATATACTCACCAGAGTAGCACATATCTGTGCAACACATGATAGTATAATGTAACTAATAACTATAATTGCAGGGGCGATATATTATCCCCTGCAATTATTTACAATGAAAAGGGTGGATTTGAATATGATATATTTTGAGCTTATAGGGAGAAATGACCAATTATCTGAAATAGGTGACAATGGATTGAGCTTATTGGAGACGGTGTCAGGATTAATGAGGTATGACCCATTAGATAGATTTAGTATTACATTAAGCAATGCTAAGTTTGTTGATTATGGCGGTTATACTATATTTAGGTATGATGTTAGCAATAAAGAATTCGTATCATATACTCTTGATGATGTATATGATATATTACATACTACGATATTTAAATCATGCCCTAAATTAAATAATGATGTAGGTATTAAAGTGTATAGTAAAGAAAGATCTATCAACAATGATTGCTTTATCGATTATAGTGGGACTATCTATAAAATGATGAAATCTCTCGGTGTTGATATTATAGATAGAATGTGGGAAAAAGTTTATGAAAAGAAATAAAATTATTGATATATTGGCATTAATCAGTATAGTACTACTATCAATTGGTTTGATTGTGTGCTGTAAAGTAAATACATTTATACCAGTGATGTTTATAGTGCTATACATACTGATATCATTGGTAAATGATTAATGTTGTATTTTGTCTATAGGGAATACGTTAGTTGGAAGGATGAATTATGTATAATACCCCTTCTAATTATATAACAAACAAATGTGGGGTAAAAGTATGACAATGAAAGAAGAGATGTTTAATTATTATTATGAGCAGTTGATTAGAAAGTTGACTTGGTTTGCAAATACGCAAACTACATTCAGGGTTAGTATATGGGTGAAGATGAGCAATCATATAGAATCTATATTACACCGTGTATACCCGCTCAAAGATAAACTGGATATAAGCCAGATAAAGAAAATAACTGAATTGATGTATGTCCATTATTGTGCTATTATGTTATCCAGTAAGAAATGGGCGATTGAGACAGAAGAATTGGATAATCAAGTAAATGAAATACTTGATAAAATATAGCTACCAGTAAAGTCAACATCTATATTGATATAATATTTTTGCGTAAATAATAAAATAAAAAAGACCCATGAATAATCATGGGCAGAAGGAGACTTTTATGATAGAATTAGAATTTAGTTATGATGGTTGTAAATTTGTTGAAACTATTGATAATGAATCTGACGTAGTTGATTGGAGTGATTTAGGTCATCCAATCAACTGGTCGATGCATGTGTATCAGGAAGAGGAAGAGAGGATTGAAGCTTGCATGGCTTAATCATCTCTTCCTTAAGAAGACGTCAATAAAAGGCGTCTTCTTTTTTTATTATAATTTATTAGTAGACCAAAAAACACCTACATAAGCATTATAAATAATAGAAAGTGAGGATATGATTTTGGAAAATATAGATGTTAATAAAATCATAACTGGTACTCCTTCCAAATTACTAAGTTCCGAATATGATATACTTAAAGCAAATTATACCGATGAAGGTATTGCTAGGTATTCGGAAGTGTATAAGAAGTTGTCATTTCATGAGTTAATTGATAACATCATTTATGTAATTCGTGAACCACAGAATGGGTTAGTTTTTTTTGATTCATTAATCGAGAATTACATGATGTGTGCATTTAACCAGTTGGATTCACTCCTAGATACATTTGGTAATTTTATGGATGAAAATAGGAGTAAGATGCCAGACGGTCAATTGGCTAAATATGAGAGAGTATATGGTAGATTAAAAGAGTTATATGATAATACTCGTGGTACCAGAGTATATGCTCAATATATAGCAGAATCTATTGACTCTGAATTTGAGGATAATCTATCTGATAATATGTATAAGTCATTTATGGGTACTGATACATATGCTATGGATAACATGTTCAATATGGATGATTTGGGATATAAGATTCTTATCACATATATACCATATGTTATACCATTTATACGGACTGAAACTGTATATGATTGTATAGATAAGATATCTAACTTATGTGCAATAACTGAAGATTATCCAGCTGACATGTTTAAATCATATATGTCAGCAATTATGTGCCTTAATAAAGTAGGTACAGATAAAGCTTATATTGATGCCCTCAATTCAGCTAATATTAATATGAATTACAAGAATATCATAAGAGCATTAACAAAGGTTAGTATTGATGATGAGCTTGAAAAGTATGCAACTATTGAAGTTACAGAAGGCTATCATTACAAAGATAAAGACCTTACAATGATGGAAATGTTTGATGATATTGTTGACAATGCTGAATTCATTGAAGGTGGCAATGTAAGTGAAGAGAAGAAAATACTGGATGAAGTAACACAGGCAGTGTATAGTGAAGCTGCTGATATTATGACAGTCGAGTATATGATGTATACTGGTATTGAATTACCAGCTAGTGGTTATACTATTGAAGGTGCTTCCAGTGGTATTCGTTTCGATGAAGCATATAACTTAGTGCTTGAGAAAGCTGCTAAGAGTGACAAAGATATGTATTATGATGGATGGAACGAAAAGCATGATGACAATGCTGGACCAGATAGTAACGGTAAACCACATAAAGAGAAAGATGTTGTCGGTAAAGATGCTGACGATAAATCTGATGACTCTGATTCAGAGAAAGGCGATAGACCCATAAGACCATCATCAGGAGACCCTAGTAATAAGCCTAAGGAAGGTATTCTTACAAAAATACAGACAGGTGCTATGGACTTAGAACAGAAGCAGTTGTCTTTACTGGCTGATGTTGGGAGAGGTCTAACAGCTTTAAAACACGCAGGAAAAGCAGTACTAACTATACCAAATAATTTTGTTAAATTTGCTGGTAGTATAAAGAAGGGTGTTGATGATTGGGATGATGAAAGGCGTAAGAAAGAAATGCTTAAGCCTGGCTATCGTAAAAAAGTATTCGCAACCCTCCACGCACTTATTCAGTACGGTATTGCTTGGAACATAAATATACTTTTAACACCAATTGTATTCTTTATTCGTAAATTAAGTAGTGAGAAAAATGAACGAATTAGAAATGAAGTTATTCGTCATCTTACTACAGAAATCAATATATGCGAAGAAAGAATCAATGATGCTGCATCAGAAGGTAAGAAGCAGGAGAAGTACAAATTAAAACGAATTAAGGATGAACTTGAAGCAGAATTAACTCGTGTTAAAACCAATAGTAAATATGTATAAAGGGGTGATTATGTATGATTGATAGAATATATAAACATCCATATGGTAAGTATTTCTTAAGTCTTGAAGCTGACCCAGGTCCTGATAGTATAGTAGTGAAGTATCGTAAGAGAAATAGAAAAGATTATACAGCAGAACCTGACGAAGCTGAGACACCTAGAGAAGATACTGCCACAGATGATGATACCACAGATTATTCAGCAGATGATGCAGATGCTGCTGAAGATACTGATACCGCTAATGATACTGGTGCTGATGAGACAACTGATTATTCAGATGAAGATACTGGTGAAGATGGTGGTGAAGAAGAAACAGATGATACGGAAGTATCAGATGAAGCAGATGAAGGTGAAGAAGATTATACCGATGGTAGTGACGAAGAAGGAAGTGATGAAAATGAAACTGATGACGGGAATACTGACGACGGTACTGATGGCGGCGGCGATGGTGGTGACGATGGGAATCCAGATGACTCAGGTGATTCTGGGGAGAATAACTCAGAACAAGATGGACCTGGGTTAGATTATGATTCAACCCGTAAATATGTACTATATACAAACTTCAATTCATTGCTAAATGGTATCAATAACTATATCAGTAAGTTAGAAACTCTTCTAGGTGAAGATACTGAAGTTAATCATGTAATGAAAACATGTGTTAAGAAACTTAGGATGATTAGAGATTTAACATACGATTATCTGATAATGAAGTATGAAATATCTTCATATATTCAATCAAAGTTGTTTTACACTAATATGATTGCTATGATACAGACAGTATTTTCTGTTATATGGAAGACTAATCATTTAGTTAAAATGAATGGTGATAAACGGAAAACTAAATAAAATACTATGGTGTATATTATAATATACGAACAAGTATATAAAATTTTAGAATCTCACACCAATTTGATTCAAAAAAATCGTAAAAGAAATAAGTAAAGTAGAGTTAAACTAAAAATTTTAAAAAAGGATGGTAAACTATGGTTTCTTTTTTAACTGAGAGCACCAACGGATTCGTAGCAACTGAAACAGTTGGCGGATTTGCTAGTGCAAATAACCAGAACACATTTGATGACATCTTTACCGAAGCATACAGTGAAATGCTTACCAATGGTGTAGATGTTCTCGTAGACATTAATGACCTTGTCAAGAATAAAGCAAAGCTTGGTGCATTTAAAGATAAGCTCCTTGGTGAACTTAAGCTTGAATGTGCTAATATGGCTAATGATGTTTCCGCTAATTACGGTACACATGCTGCTCTCTATGACCAGGTTTCAGACATGTTTGATAACTGCGTACAGGACCTTTATAGCGAGTCTACAAAGGTTGGAAACCTTCTTCCTATTAAGGCAGTAGATTTCCCAGTACTTATTAAGCAGCAGCTTAAGCTTGTATCAAAGGATATTATCCAGACAGAGACAACCAAGTCTCCAATTATCAAGAAGCATATTGAGCAGACATGGGTTGTTGACAACAAGACAAAGAAGAGATACAAGTATCCACAGTGCTTCTTCACCGATGAATTCAAGGAAATTTACAACGGCGGCAAGGGACTTCCAATTAAGTCTGACGTTAAGGTAACACTTCCAGCATTTGAGTATGATGTAATTACCAATTGTACAGATACAACAGCAGCAGATAAGGAGAAGTTCTCACTTGACCTTACAATCGTGGCAGCTGATGTAAAAGAGGGAGCAGATACAGTTAAGTATACATTCCCTACTCCAGTAAGAGTAAATCTTCAGGATGGCGTTCTTCTTGGTGGCATGATCGATACTGAACTTGACTTCAACGGCACAAAGAAGCCTATCAAGGATAGCATCATGGGATTTGTTGATTTTACAGCTAACAGAGTTACAGTTAACTCCGCAGCAGGAAAGATAGTTGCTGTTTACTTCGGCGGATATCTTTCAAATGAAAGAAATGAAAGAACTGTTACTTTCGATTACACTCGTGAAGAGCGTGAATGGAAGATTGCAGACGGCATGAGAGTTGATGTTCCTTATTCTCTTGAAGAGCTTGAGGATACCAAGGCACTCCTTGACATCGATCTCTACAAGAAGACCTACAACAATCTTGCAGATCTTCTTACACAGACAGAGGATTCCAATGTACTTGACTTCCTTGATCAGGAATTCGTTAAGTATGATGGTATTGAGGTTGACCCACTTCAGTGGACAAGCTTCATTACAAAGGATAACTTCGATGTAGATTCTACATCAATTACAGTTGCTATGCCTCCAGAATACATCACAAAGATGTTCAAGTTCAAGCTTGATAGAATATTCCAGGCTATAGCAGATAAGGCAAAGTTTGAGGATATCACATTCGTTGTTTACGGTAACCCAAGATACATTTCACTTCTTAATGGTGAAGTTAACTGGGTAACAAAGCCAGGTCAGGTTTCTAACGGTGTTAAGCTTGATTATGGTTACGGTGTTATGACATCCGGTGATATCTCTGTACAGGTTGTTTCAACCAAGAAGTGTAATGTTAAGTATAACACAAGCTCCAAGCAGTATGATGGCGTAAGAATTATTCCTTACCCACTTTCACAGGAGCAGTTTACATTTAAACATTATAAGTATACAACCCATATCTTAACAAATCAGAATTCAGCTTACAGAAGTGCGGATCTTCCTGGCGGCTCATATACATATCTTATGGGAACATCAAGATATACCAACGCTGCAGTTCAGGGTATTCAGGCACAGATGAGCATTACAAATGCTGAGCAGTATATTCTGTAATTTTGTATAAGGTATAACAATATAGTAATTATGGTGAGCAGCAGTTTTCAGTTGCGTTTCATAGCATAATTCCTTTAAAATAATAAACAATGGGTAGAAGATAATGACTTTTTAATTTATCTTTCTATCTATGGACCTGCATCCATTCACATCATTTAGTGGAGTATATAAATACTCCGATATATTATCTGGTTTAATATCTTTATTATAAGTAATTTCAATGAATTTACTTATCTTATCTTCTAATTTCATATCTTTATTAAATATGAACGAATATTTCAAAGCATCTTCATCGATCTTTTCTTTTTTAATTCTAGTTCTTTCATCAATATACCCATTTACAATTTCAATTTTAATATTATCCTTATATTTTAATTTCTCTTTAATATAGTTAATTGTAGATTCTGGGTTATCAGCATCTTTAGGTATATTGAATATAAACTTCATATGTTTAGATGGTTCTAATTTTAATATAGAATCTATATTATCTAATGATTCTTTAAGTTTAATACCATCATTGAATATATCATTATCATATCCAAAAGAGAATGATTTAAATGAATCTGCCATTGTATTTTCTATGAAAGTTTGTTTATATACTTCTTTATCAGTATTACACTCTAACATATAATACCCTTTACGTTCTTCTTCACCAAATCTCCATCTACTAAATGATGATATTGAAAATATCTTATTATCATATTCTTGGTTGATATGATAATGACCAAAGTATATTTGACCTTTACATATCTTAGATAATTCGATACTACTGAATACTGGTGGTTTCTTTCTCTTTTTATTTTCTTTTACTTTATCTATATGAACACATAACTCTTTCATTACTTCTCTTACTATTCCGTGACCGAATATATAGTCATATTTATTGGTATTTTTAAAATATTCACTGTAATATTCATCCTTATCATATATATGCTCTTCTGGTAAATATAATACATTTAAGCCTGGTAGTAATTCTTCTTCTGTAACCGTTTTAACTACTGATACTTTATCATATATTTTTAATAATGATAATATATCATATTGGTTACATTCGTGAGATTCTGTACCATATACAAATCTCAATACTGTATTTTTTTCTTTACATAATTCTACTATTTCTTTTAATATGATATAACCAACTGATGCTTCTTTATCATTAAGAAAAAATTTATGGTCAAAAAAGTCTCCGCATACTACTAAGAAATCTAATTTAGGTATATCATATAATCTATCTAAGAATAGAACTTTCAATTCTTCGTGTAATCTATCAACATTAAATGCTCCTACATGAATATCTGATATTACTGCTCCTACATATTTAGGCATATTATAATTTATCCTTTCTATTTTAAATTATAACTAAGTAGTACATATTATATAGTATCAAAAGCACAATACTATAAATTTAGCTCAAAAGAAAGGAGGTTTATACGGCTTTAATGGGTAAAAATAAAGGAAATACCTCATATAAAGAACTACAGAAAAAATTAAATTCAACACAGAAAGATGGGAAAAATAGAGCAGCTAGTTTAAAAGATGCTCTGGATAAATCGAGAAATAAGAAGAGTGGTAATAAAGCTGTAAATAATAAGAACGACGGTAAGAACAAAAAGAAGCAAAAGAAAGAAAAAGATTACAGCGTTCTTATTAATAAAAGTGCTGGTGAGAAATATCAGAACAGAAGAAAATATATCTATAATAATATAGGAAATCATGTCCTATATATTAGTGAGCGAGAAGCTATCAGTATGTTCTCATTGGCGAAGAATGATGAGTATGAGACCTATAATCAAGCAACACAGGTTGTTAGTGTTCCTAATGTTGTAACAAGTGAGTTTCCAGATAGGCGTGAACCTGAACCTAGGGAGATAAATGAGGCACGGAGGCATTGGTTATATAATTACTCTACTGCTAATACAAAATTCAATGACTATGTTGACCTTGACCATGTTGTTGAAAAATTGAATAAATCTGTACACTTGAGATACACTGCTAATTCTGAGCATTACTTTAAACGAAGTGTTAGATGGTATAATAGGTTTAAAATACCAGTTGTAGATAGTGTATTACAGAGAGGATTTGCTCATGTATTCTTTGTTAGACCAAGCTGTAACATATTCAAAGACGATGGATATAATCTCACAGATGCATTATTATCATTAGATACATTCACATATATCTACAATGCATCACCTTGGGTATTGAGAGAATTAACTGATATGGGTGGGCAAGATAACGATTTTATGTTGTCATTATCAAATGCTGTTCAGGGTTTCTCATTACAAGATGAAGTATTAGATGCTGATACATACGGTAAGACATATACTGGATATAAGATAGCATTTGGTAGACATAATCTTGAATCTCGTACTGCAAATAATCTAACATTAACATTTAGAGATGATAGAAATCTACATATATATCAGATATTTAAAGCATGGACTGAATATATATCAGGTGTTTATAGAGGTTATATTAATCCTAGAACTGAAGATATCTTTAATAAGGTATTGGATTATGTTGGTGCTATATATTATGTAGTAACAGCAGAAGATGGTGAGACTGTATTATTCTGGAGTAAGTATTATGGAGTATTCCCAACATCAGCTCCATCTACTAATTTAAACTGGGGTTCTGGTAATTATGTTAACCCTGGTCCAGTTGATGTCACATTCTCATATTCATATAAAGAAGATTATAACCCATTCCAGATACTAGAATTCAATTATAATGCTAGATCTGAAGGTAATATGGATGCTGGGTTTGCACCAACATATGATAAAATTGCTGGACAAATGGGTGTTACATGGGTAGGTTGTCCATTCATAGCATCTAATGTTAGAGCTGCTGGTGGATCATTAGACCATGATACACCATTCACATTTAAACTTCGGTATAGACCTAATGATGATACCGAAGATACAGCATTTACACTTGCAAACAGGATGAGGAATATCACAAATGGGCTTGAGCTTAAGCTAGACCCTAGATACAAATCAATCAAATATGATACTGGATATGAGAAGTATAAAGAACCACCTAAGCCGAAGCCTATTGCTAAAACGAAATCTAAACCATCTCCTGTTGTACATACGCCAAAGAGTGCTGCTAGTAGAGGTCTTGGTACAAATGTGCAAAAAGTTGGTAATAAGTATGCTATTGTTGATAATGGATACAAACATAAGGGTACTACTACATATATACAGGATGCAGTAGTAAAAGATAACCCATCTGATTACGATCTTGGTGCATTGGTTGATAAGATGGTAGTTAATGCTATTAGAGCTACGACTACTGATGAGATGGGTAAGTCAATGCAACAGATTCGCACATACTTCCTTAAGTATAAGAAAGACCAAATGATGGTTAATGGTACATATTTAACCACCACTATGATAACTAATTTGATTACAAATGCACGAAGGGAGATAAAAGGAAAGCGACAGCTCGGTAAGACATCAAGCATGTATCGTAATGCCGAATATTTGTACAACAAAGCATTTACTGTTAAGGATTTAATATACCTTGCAAATGTTTACCAAGAAAAACCACCAAGTACTCTAACACCAAGTACTACTTTGAAGTTTGGACAAGCATCAACATATCTAACAGGTGATAATCACACATCAACAACTTCGTATAGTGGGGCTAGACCGGTTGTACCAAACCCACCATCGAATAAATCTAATAAGTCTGCACCACCACCTGTTACACCAAATGATTATGGTACTAATAAAGGTAGGAATGGTTTTGCAGTAAAGAACTAATAATATGAAAACTGAAAGGATTCATTAATTTTATGGTAATCGATGATGAGAATATTCCAGTTATAACTAGTGAATATATTGATAATGCTGCTATAAAAAAAATGGTTACTGAAAGTTTAATCGATAAATATTTTCCTGAGATAGATGTTAATCTCAGAAATATTGGTATGGTTGGTTATGTTACTGAATTAATAACCAATAGTACTGAAGATGCTTTTAATACAAGTGCTATGCTCTTTAGGGAAGCTTTCCCTAATAGAGCACAGCTTCCTGAAAGTATTTACAGTCATGCTGGTATATATCGATTAAGCGATGTACTATCAAAAGCAGCTAGTTGCAAATTCTTATTACTCCTTAATTCAGAGATAATAAGAGAAAATATAAAGAATGGTGGATTAGTAGATGATCCATCTGATGATGGTGATAATTATTTCTATATCAGTAAGAATACGGTATTTTTCGTAGAAGATATACCATTCTCATTGGATTATGATATAAGAATCACTGTAATAAAAAAGAAGATAGATAATAAAGATACCTATACATATACTGCTAACTATATACTTGATGATTTTACCAATAGTATATCAGGTATCAATTATCCATATATAAAGCTTAGAAATTCTGCCAGTAATATATTGGCAATGGAAGTACAATGTCACCAGTGTGAAAGAGAGATAATTGAAGAGACTATAATGTCTACAAATGATATCAATTATCCAGTAATTGACATTGAGTATGATGGTCAGCTCGGTGGATTTGATGTATTATATAAACCACCCGGTGATACTAAATATACACAGTTACAAACTATACTGGCGTATTCAGAACCATCTAAGCTCCCATTCTGCTATTACCAATTAATAGAAGAGAATAAAATAAGAATTACATTCAATATGGTAGAAACATATTTCAGTCCAGAATTCAATTCTGAACTCAAGGTAATCCTTTACAAAACACTCGGTAAAGATGGAAATTTTGAAGTTTATGAGGGTGACGGTATAGATATAACACCTGATGAAGAAACTTATGTTTATCCTGATTCAGGCTATGTAATTGCTGCACAACCTATAACTGCAGCAATCGGTGGAAGTAACGAAAAAGATCTGGAAACCATACAGGCTTTAACAGTTGAAGCATATAGAACAAGTGATGTACTTGCTACAGAGAATGACTTGCAGCTATTCTTCAATAACTATAAACTCAGATATGGTGATACACATATCTTGTTTATAAAGAAGCGTGATGATATCTTTGAGAAGATATTCTCTGCGTTCTCACTTATTAAGAAAGATGGAGATATTTATAAAACAAACACATTGGATTTGTTACTTAACTTATATGATATGAAGCAGGTAGATAAATCTACATACATAATTGAGCCCGGCACATTATTCTATTCAAATGTGAATGATAAGATTGCTCATTTTGTAATAGACGATGCTACCAATACTGCGGCTTTAGCTAGCTATAAAGCTGATGTGGCTGCGGGTAATGCTAAATTCATAACTCCAGAAAAATCAATTGGAGCTACAAATCCATTATACAAAGATAGGAATTGTTCATTTCCAGAATATAAAACCCGTAAGGGTATTGCTACAAGTAAATCTGTATGGGAATTAACTAAAGAAGATTATGCTACATTAGATGACCCATCAGCATCAAAGTTCTTGTATATGAACCCATTCCTTATCAAGTATTCAACAGACCCTAATTTGATGAGTACTTATATTACTTACAATAATAGTCAGATTACACTTGACTTCACAGACCAGAATTCTGATATGGTTGATTTCTTTACGATGTTTACCATGAATATGTATAGAGGATTCAGTAAAGATAAGAAGTATAATATCTCTATAAACCTTGCACCAGTTAATCAGGTAACATCTGGTAATATGTTGATTAAAGAGATTGGAAAAGATTCTGAAAATAATCCAATATACAATCTGAAAAATAAATATAAGTGTAAAGAGAATCCACTTAGAGTGGTTGTAGTATTTACACTCAACCATCAGAATTATAGTTGTATTGAATTGGTCCCTACTGAAATAAATAAAGAGAACTTCAATATGAAGTTTGAGGCTACAATTAAGACCTATGACAATATAACATCTACAAATAATCTTGTATTAGATGATCATCGTATATATCATAATAAAACCAATGACCAGTACTACAAGATTCAGCTAATAGATAAGACCAAATATGATTTATATGATAAGAATGATAAGATAATTGAGCCTGATGTTAGTACCGATGAGGTTACTGCGAAAGTTGCTGATACTGCTGTATGGGAAACATGGCAAGATATACATCCAATGGTAGCAGGGGATAGAGCTATTGTCCCTATCAATGGAGTTGGTGTTAAGGTATATACCTTGTACAACAAGAGATATTCTGTACTCAATGAACAGATTGAAGATATCCCGGCTGGTGCAGGTGTCAATATATTCAAAACGATTGACCCATCATTATCATCATATACATGGACTAATGTATATACATCACAGACAGATAACTGTGTATTCATTCGTTCATTAAATAATATTCGGTCATATGTGGAGTTTAAAGATTTCACATTACTGGATGGTAGTGGAGCATTTGTTAATGATGTATTAGATATGCAGATTGACTCTATACCATTTATGAGAGCAGCTACAGTTAATGATGAAAGTAAGATGAAGTATTTCTTCAATGCTTTTATTCAGAACTATGAGGCTCTTAATGATATTATAAATACACGATTGAGAAATCAGTCAGGTATTGATTTGAAGTTCTACAACACATATGGACCTAGTAAGGAATTCTTTATTGGTGAACAGAAAGAAGTTCTTGCAACGGTTAATATTAAATTATATTTTGATATGTGGTTTGTTAGTGGTACTGACACAGTTACACTTATACCAGATATTAAGAAGTTCATTAAAGATACCATCGAATCTCTTAATGCTGCTGGTATGAATACACTACATATATCAAATATGATACGAAAGCTTGAAGATAGATTTAAAGCAATTGACCACATAAGGTTCAAGAATATCAATAATTATGATACAACATATCAGTCTATCAATAATCGTACTGAAGATATTGATGACTTGACTGTTGAAGAGCGTAGACATTATGTACCAGAAATGATAGTGTGTGATTTAGATGATATTGTAATAACTGAATACATCTTATAAAAACAGACACTTAAGGGTATATAAATATAAATGAAAGGATATGATATTCATATGGATACAAATAAGACCTTTAATCAGAGTGAAGATAAAGTTCTAAGGTATATGGATGACATCAAGGATGATGAAAAAGCAAAACTTCAGGAAGAAGAATTCCAGAATAGTGATATCTATAAGATTAGAACCATCGAAGCTGATGCTAAGTGTGCTAAGACTGCTTGTGTTGATAAAGTCATGTGTGATGTCTATAAAAACGCATTACCTTTATCAGATGACTACAAGTGTGCATATAGTACAGAAATCGATGATAACTATAAGACACTCATGAATGACATGACTGATGGTGTTGATACTCAGTTCTATGTCAGAGAAGCTATCAAGAAGAATAATAGGTTTGCTAAGCACTTAATGGAAGAAGTTGATAATCTGGTTGACTCTGAAGTTAATGCTAAGGAACTTAATCTTGATAAGGTTAATAAAGATAATATCAAGATTGATATCGATGATGAAGATAACTCTGAAAGTCTTGATATCATTGAAAAGGATTTAAGAGTAGATGAAATTGCCGAATTAATCAAGAACAATGTTCAGAATACTGCTAAATCCGAGATAATCAGGGCAAGAGAAAAGAAAGAAAATCTTAAGGCTGTTGAAGCAGAACTTGCTCAGGATGAAGAAATCAAAACTCCTGAACAGGTACAGGAAGCTCTTGAACTAAGAAATCTTCATAAGGGTGATTATGAGCCTACTCTTTTCGAGTCTATTCTTTTAAAGAATACTGAAAAGTTCACAGAGGCTAAGGAACATGGTGATTGGGTAGATATGCATACATATGATGCATTACATCCACTTGGGTTCACCAGTGAGTCTGTTCACGCTACACCAGATGAGTTAGCATATATTGCTACTATCTGTGAATATACCATGATTGAGATGGTTAATGTATTAAACTTAGAAAAGTTTGATAAGCGTAGAATAGCAGATATGATCTATGAAAATAGCTTAAAATAATAATTAATGGACTACATGAGATACATTAAGTTCTCATGTAGTCCATTATTGTATTATAATCTCATACTTGATAAGTATTTTTTATTCTTATTTTTATATGTAACAAAGTAGAAAGATACATCTGGTACTCCATTAACCGTACCAACCATTCTTTCACTATGTTTTGGTTCCCAGTTATCCATTTCATCAAGATTAGGGAAAAATCTATCTGCTTTCATTTCCTGATGGAATTTGGTAACATATATAGTATCCAAGTATGGTAAGAATGCTTCATATATAGCACTTCCACCAATTATCATAATATCACCTGGTGGGTGTGTCATAATCTCAGCAATCAATGATGTTGATGATTGACATATTTTAAAGCCTTCCCAGTATTTTAATGTAGAAGATAGTACGATATTTTTTCTACCAGGCAATGGTTTAATATCAGGTAAACTAAGCATAGTCTTTTTACCCATTATCACTACTTTACCAGCAGTTAATTCTCTAAAATGTCGCATATCTTCTTTGCATTGGAATAATAGTTTATTATCATATCCAATACCCCAATTACTATCTACTGCTACTACTGCTTTCATATTATATCCTTTCTTATTATACCGCTACTGGTATATTCTTTATTTGTGGATGTGTTTCATAATCAGTAATAATAACATCATCTGGTGTAAAATCATAGAAATTTGTTATTTCTGGATTCAATGTGACAATAGGTGCTCTGAGACCATCTCTGGATATTAACTCATTAGCAATTCCCTCGTGCCTATCATATATATGACAATCTGCAATTGAATGTATGATTTCACCAGCAATCATATTAGATACTTGTGCAACCATCATAAGTAATATTGAATATTGTACAAGATTCCAATTGTTAGCTACTATGAAATCATTACTCCTCTGGTTTAGTATCATATTAAGTACATCAGTACCATTCTCATTTTTTGTAGTGACAAAGTTTACTGACCATGCACAAGGTTCAAGAGTCATATCAATAAGTTCACTTGTATCCCTCATATCAATGAGTAATCTCCTACTAAATGGATTTGCTTTAAGTTCATATAATACATAATCCATTTGTGTCATTTTAGCTGTTTTACAATCATCAGACAGTTCAACAGATTTACATGTATCAGTAATAATATCATACATATTATCTATCTGGGTTATCTTCCTTTTAGATAATTTACCAACCTGATATCCGTATGATTTTCCTATACTACCGTGTTCGTTTGCCCACGCATCCCATATTCTGGTTTTTAGGTCATTCACATTATTTGAATTTTTCTGGTAAATCCACAATATTTCTTCTGTTGCAGATTTTATACCAGTCTTTCTTAATGTTAGTGCTGGAAACTCTTTTCTCAAGTCGTATCTATTAACAACACCAAATAATCTTTTAGTGTGTGCTAGTTCTTTAGTATCATCCCATACTGTCCTAACATTCTCACCTATATCAGATGTACCTTTTGTGAGTATATCCTTACAGGTATTTTTAAAAATTTCATCTACTATTGCCATTCAATGTCTCCTTTTCAAATTAGTTATATATAAAGTAGAAATTATAATATTAATTAAATATATAGAAATCCCTTTAAAAACAGTTAGTTAAAATCTTAGATAAGGAGGAATGTAGGACTTGAGTCTGATAGATGATATCAAAAAACTCATGAGGTTTGGTCCTGAGTTGACCAATGACCTCAGAGAAGTGAAGATGAATACACGCTCAGTCGCTAGAGGAGCTAAGGATAGCACATTTCAGTTTCCGATGTTAGTTGACGATAGTATTCCTGTTGATATGACAGGTACTATAGGACGCACATTTGACTACATATATGCTAACTTTGCTCAGAGTTGGATTTCAATGAATTCAACATATGATATGACGTTAAATCCATCCCCGTTCTCATACTTGAAAAAGCTTCATCAGAATGTTAAGTTTGAAGGACTTGAGGTTGAACCAAATGATGTTGAATCATACATGGAAAAAGTATATGATGGTTCATATAGATTATACATGAATGAATCAAATACGTTTGGTGTATTATTCAATGTTGCTGACAAACCTACCAAGCTGATGTTAGAAGCTAATAGAGACCAGCTTAGAGACCCACATTCAGGTTTAAACCTGAGAGAAGTTGTAGATGTTACAGCAAAAGCTGTAAAGGATTACCAGGATGCAGTAAGTCGTGAAAATAAAGAATATAGAGACCAGACGATGCACGAACTCAATTATGCTAAAGGCATGAGAGATTTAAAATATGGTGATCCAAAAGCAGCAAAAGGTCCTAAGTTGACTAATCAGAAAGTTGAAAAACTTAATGACATGACACCATATGGGCTTGAGGTAAGATTGATTGCTGTTAATGACCAGAATCAGTTTGTACAGTATGTGGACATAGTCCTTGGTATTAAGACAGTAATCCACCCAGTTCAGGCGGATGATTTAATTGATAATATCGGAAGAGCTGTTCAGAACAAGAGCTTAGCATTTAAGTTCTTAAGATGGACTACCGGTGAATTATCATTGATTAAAGATCTTATTCTTAATATGAATGAGATGCGTAACGATGCATTCAATAGAAGTTCTAAGACTCCATTCTTTTCTAAATTGAAAAGAATTAAAAATAGAAGATTTGGAATCGATATGTTCGGTTCACCTCATTTCGTAATCCCTAATTCAACAATAGTTGTATCAACTTATGTGGTTGATAAATTGAATGAATCAATGGGTATCGATTTGAGGAATCCAGCTACAGCAAAGAAAACTGTAGACAGTCTATTTTTAATGGGTCTTGTTATTCTCGATGAAGGTACCGGATTAGTGAGTGTTATGTATGACGGAGATACTCAGTTCCAGAATTATACAATCGATGGACTTGAGAAAGACCGTATGCTTAATTCTAACAAACTCGGTAATGAAATCGGTAGAATGATTGCAAGATAATAAATATAAAATTTAGGAAAGGGGGTAGTTAGAAATGTCGTACAATCCATACTTTGAATCCATTAGAGTATTACAGGATGCAAATCCTGATTTGGGTTCAGGGGATATTAGACTTTTATTGGAAGATGTTAATTCTCCTGTAACTCGTCAGTTTAATACTGATATTTTACAGGCAGTAATAGACAAAGGTCACATTGACTTCGGGGATATCCCAAGGTCAGCAGGTGACATTACAAGATATAGTGGATATACCACTATGATGGCAACACTTGAGACTATCAACAAATTAGCAGTAGACCAGAAGAATGCGACAGTATTAGGGTATGTTAATACCATAAAAGATGCTGTTGGATTTTTGCGTGAATTATCACCAGTATATCAGAAAGGTTTTAGAACTAAGACTGATTATGTTGCACTGGAATACAATTCATTTGTATACTTCTGTGTTCAGGCAACAACTGCGTTGATATATTCATTTGTTGAAATCATCAAATTCCCTGATAAAGATGGAATGAATGTTGTATTAAGGAATACTAAAATAAGAGCGGATGAATTCTACTTTGAACAGCTGGCAAACTATATTACTGCACAGAAGAGTCTTGGTGGTAAGTATGCTAAGACACTTGATGCTTTATGTGAAAACGGTACAAATAAGTTTACTGGTGTAGAACTTGTTGGTTTATCTGCTATTATGATAGGAGTTGCAGCAATCGTTCCAATCACAAGAGAAATTATTTATCAGATATATAATATAAGAACAAAGGTTTCTGAGTTCTTAGAGGTACAGGCAAGATTCTTAGAAGCTAATAAAGCTTGTGTTGAAAATAATGCAAACTTGACAGCTGATAAGAAGAAAGACATACTTAAGAAGCAGGAGAATCTTGCACAGAACCTTAGGAAATTATCTGATAAGGTTAAGATTAAGGCTGCGAAAGCAGTGTTTGACAGTAAGAGAGATATTAATGATGATAACAAGAAGTTATCTCTTAATAACATAAAAGATGAAGTATCTACTTCGGATTTTCAGATAATGTAAGAAAGAAGGGGAATAAGATGGATAACTTAGAGATTTTTAATGACTTGGAAACCCATTTCAAATCTTATAATGAGTCCGAAGTAAAGTCTGTAACAAAACTAACAGAAGCTTTATCTTATTATAAGGAATGCATTACTAAGTTCTTCTCACAGAATGGCGAAGCTAGTGCCATTCGTGAAATGTACAAGAAAATAAGAGCATTAATTGAAGATGGACAAGAAATAATGGTACCTTGTATAGATATCGACGAATCTTATCGAATCTATCAAGAGTACCTCGACGGAATGAGTCAGTTTATTAATGAAATTAACAATAGTAATTGCTGCGTAGATGAGACATCTGTACCTATTCTCAAGAATAATCTTGAGAAAGCTATAGGTAATGACGAGACATTTGTTAATTCATTATACAATGGTAACCTGAGTAAGATAACAGACAGATCAGTACAGGAAGCAATATCTATGGTGGAATATCTGATTGATTTTATCCAGAAAATGGAAGAACTATCAATCAAGTGTAACAATGTAAGCAATACTGTTACACAAACATGTGAATGTGATACTAAAACTGAGTTAATCGCACAAAGCTTTTCAATGTTATGTGGTTCAGTTAACAGATTCTGTTACTGCACTATCAATAATATTTTTAAAACATACTTGGAAATAAAGAATGCTATTTACAAGGATAATGAGATATCTAATACAGTCACCGAGGAGGCAGTATTGCTTTGATAAAGGTGACAGAAGGGAAGAACTAATATGACCGAAGATTTCTTACAGATGTCTTTCGGGAATTTTATTGATTATATTAAAAACGAAGTATATGGAATACAGACGTATGTTGATGTATTCTATCATACAACCAGAGAGATGCAGGAGCAATACAACGGAATAAAGAATGATACTGTTAAAAAGTTATTGAAATTAGTATTAGTAAAGCATAATGAGATACTGCTATCAAAGTTTATATCTTTTACGATAAATAATGAGAATATGGTGTGTTCTAAAATTGAAACTTTGATTCATGGTATTGATAATGTTATCGATAACTCTTTCAACATATCGTTTGATGGGTTCTTGCATTTAAATGAGTGCATCTATGATGCTATAAATATAAGAAATAATTTTAATCCATATTCCCGAACAGATATCGATTTTGATTTCGAAAGTTACCTTACTAAGAAATTGGAAGAGATAACTAACAGGAAGTACGAAAATACTGTAAAAAATATAACCGGTGATGAGTTGAAGGAAGTTATTAAATTAACATTTGCTAAATTATCGGTTGCAATGTTACAGTTAAAGAGATTGATGGAACGAAGTCAAACTATCAATACCTCAGCAACTATAGCTAAGGTTATGATAGATTTGATGCTTACCGCATACGTAGTATGTAAAACAATAATAATCGTAGAGTAGGTGAAGATATGAATGAATTAATCCCAATTATGATAGACCTTCAGAAAAGTTTTACCATGTTTGAGATGGTTGAAATGAAGGAATATATGATGTGTATGGAAGCTGAGTGTAAAGTATATGTAGAATCAGGAACATATGAAGATCTTGAATATCTTTACAATGAAGCAGTAGAAAGCACATCTGATCAGAAGAAGAATATTTTGGACAAGATATTCAAGGTAGTGTCCGAAATAACTAAGAAGATATTTGGTAAAGTCAAGGAAGCACTTGGTTTTAAAAATATCGGAGAGAAAATAATTAAGTTTCCGAAGAAACTTGCTGGATTTACAAAAGATGTACTTAAGAAGATACTTAATATGTTTAAAGCTCTCCCTAAAAAATCAATAACTAAAAAAAGTGCATTAGTTGCTCTTGGTGCAGGAATAGCGGGTATAGGTGTATATGTGAAAAGCGTACAGGCGAAGAAGCAGCTCCAGGATCAAATTAATAAGATCAATGCTGCTGACTATTCAGAATATGTTAAGATGATTCAAGAAATAACTATGGGTATCCAGGAACAGACAAATATACTCGAGGATGTGAATGAGAGAGATAATATCGAAGATGATTACGCTAGCTCAACAGAGAAAGATGCAAATGATACTGTAGCTAAAACTACTGATGCTAGTGCTAATAAGCGTAAATATGTGATCAAGATGCGTTCTAATAACGCCCATGTGATTAAACCAACAGTCAAAACAGAAGGAGTTGACAAGGTAGTATCTGGTGCTGCTAACCTAGCTTTGAAGTCTGTAAAAGCTATAATTAAAGGAATGCTCATGGTTATTTCGACAATTGTTCACACCGTGAATGGTTTAATAGCATTACTTGTGAGTGCTGTTAGTCTTACCGGAGCAATGGTAGTCGCTACTGCACGCGATATCGCAACTGCAAATAGGACTATCGCTAGCATGTAAAATCAAAAAATGAAAGGATGTATAGTAATGAATGCATTAACTTACAATGAAATTGTACACAATGTGAATTCTGAAGTCTTAACTGAGACAGTTAAGATACAGAAACTTGATACCATGTTCGATATGGTATTAATGAAGGAGTATAACCTTTGTACAGAGGCACACTATAAAGTATATTCTGAGGGTGGTGATTCATCTGATCTTGAATACTTATATAGTGAGGCTAAAGCTGCTACAGCTCCTGAGAAGAAGGGTATCCTTACAAGATTATGGGATACAATTATGGGCATAATTGAAAAAATCACTGGATTCATTGGTAGTATTTTCGGTGTAAAGGGTGTCGATAATGAGACGATTCCTGTCGAAAAGAAGTATTCAGATATTAAACTACTTGAAATAATTCAGCGTGGTTTAGATAATATTCCGAGACCAATCAAAACTGCTTCAGCATTAACTGCTGCTGGATTATCTATTGGTGCACTTGGATTTGAGGTGAAAGCATATCTTGATAAGTTTAACGGCAGCGACAAAGACCCAATATCAGTTAAGATTGGTAAGACTATTATAGAGAAGATCAAGGGATTGATTGATAAAATATCCAACTTCATCAAAGATCTTCGCAAGGTTCAGGATGATCCTAATATAGAAGTTAAGCCTGAGGACACCAAGGAAGAGAAGAAGGATAACAATGGTACGTCTGAAACAAAGGATGCCGATGGAGATTATATAACAGACCACTCAAAGATTTCACAGCTTGTTTCTAAGCGTGAAGCCCGTATTAAAGAGCTTGAAGCTAATTTAGCTAACACTAAGAAAGAGAAGAAGAAAGCAGCAAAGAATGAAGAGATTGCCAAGCTCAAAGAAGAAATCGAAACACTTAAGAGTGGTAAGGCATCTAAGACTGCATTTACCGAGAGTGTTGCACTTCTTATAGGCGGAAGTATGTACACTGAAGCAGATCAGTCAATACTTGATAAGGCTAAAGCTGCAGTAGGTAAAACCAAGGATGCTATAATCCGTGGAATACTTGTTGGTCTCAGTAAGATTGTACAGTTCTTCCAGGCTGGCGTAAATATGTACGCTAATCTTATTGCGAAAGCGGCTGAAAAAGTTAAGAATGGTGCAGGCAACGCAGTAGATGCAGCGAAGGGTGCTGTTAATAATATCAGAGGCAAATTCAGAAAAGGTGAAACTGCTGATGATGCTGAAGAGAATACTACAGAAAGTGCTTATTGGGATTTCGATTTCAATAGCCTGTAATGAAGTAGATTATAATGTAATATAAATTTTGAATCAGTGGTGTGAGACTAAAATTTATATTACATTTTATCGGAAGGAAGAGTATAATGATGACTGTAAAAAGTTACCAAGATTTACTGGAATCAGTAAATCAGAGGGCAATGAAAGATACTATTGCTCTTAATAAAATTGAAACTCTTTTTGAGATGGTAGACATGCATACTGAGATGGCTAAATATGATGCTGATGTTGCTGTATATACTGAGCACGGTGATAATATAGACAGAGAATTCATGTATACTGAGGCAGATAATACCGCCAGCACTACTAGGAAGAATATTTTTCAGAAAGCATGGGACTTTATTGTCGGACTTTTCAAGACAATAAAGGAGAATATTGCTAAGATATTCAGTAGCAAGAAAGATGTTAAACCATCTGAGAAATTAGTAGTACCTGAAAGGTATGGTGCAGATAAGTCTATCATATCTACAGTAAAGAGTGTTGCTGCTACTATACCGTCAACAATAAAGAATAGAGCAGGACTTATTGTTGCTGGGCTAGGGTTAATAACCGCAAGTGGTGCATTAAAGATGAAGATTGACAGTAAGAAAGGTGATGCGTCAAAAGTTATGACAGCTGAGCAGGTCGAAAACGATATAATTGCACCTGTTAATGAGGTATTAGATAAGTTTGAACAGGGTGTTGAGTCTATGAAAAATGCTTCAGAAGAACTCGATCCAAATCAGACATCTGATGCAGCTGATGACACATCAACCAATAAGCCTGAGGATAACAAGTCTTCTGAGAAGAAGGATGATTCTAAAGAAGGTATATTCAGTGGTAAGAGTAACAGCTCTATCATTGGAACAATCACAAGTAAGTTATCGTACATTATCACAAAAGTGAGAGGAATTGTTGACTATGTTGCAGGATTATTCCTTAAAGCTACTGGTCGTGAAGCTAAGGGATATGAAGGTAAGACAGTTGATAATGAAAATAATGGTAAAGAAGAGTCCAAAGAAACATCTGAGGAGAAATCTGAAGATAATAAATAGTACGAGGTAGATATGGATATCCTAATGTCGAAAGAAATGGAATGCTTGAAAAAAGAAGCATACTGTAGGTCTTTTATCGAATCTACCTCAGATGAGTTAAATGCTATCATACTTAAAGAAGAGGTTGATAGATTGATATGTGAAGCAGGAGGTGATTCCGTTGGACCACCTCCTGGGACACTAGCATCTGAAGGATTGTTGATAAAAGTCATCAACGCGATTAAGAAGATAATAATGATGACTGTAGAGTATGTTAAGGATGTCCTTGAGAAAATCAATACATATTTTACAGGTTTAAAAGTAAATAAAATTACAGATACAATAAAGAAGTTAAGTGCTGAAGATAAGGCATTCGCTAATACTAAAATAACTATACCAGATTACACATTTGCTGTAAAGAAGTACGATGGCTTATTTGCTAAAGCTGGGGGACTGTTTAGTCGTGCAGTGAGTACAAATGGTGTATTAAGCGATAGCGATAATGCTATTCTTGAGCAGATTAAAGATGAGACAGATAATGTTGAGGTGGCTAGCTCTAAATATAGTAAGGTTATTACAATCGGTGTTGCGGTTGCAACATTAGCCGCAGTGTATGCTATCCTTAAGGATGTACCATCACAGCTAGCAGAAAAAGCACAGGAAATGCATCGACTTGCTCTTGCAGGCAATCCTCAACCAATAATTAATGTTACTCAGATGATGACTTCTATAAGAAGGAGTGAATCAAGATTTCTTCATAATATAATTAAGAAGATATATGATGAGCTCAGATATCAGGTTACTGGGTATGGTGATATCGCCAGACCAAGAGGAATGACTCCAAGTAAGTTTCTGAATAACAATAGAAAGTACTACCCACATAGTCCATCAGGTAAGGCATTTGAGTCTTATGATGATACATCAGATACACCTATGGATTGTGAAGTTAGTTCGTTTGAAGAAGCTTACAATTCAATACTGAATTCATTGGAATAATCCTTACATAAATAATAATGAAAGGAGAATACTATGGATTTAGTGTTAATATATGAAGAAACTGGTGCAATGTTAGACGATATCCAGCATCAGATAGATGCATACAATATTCATGATGTGTATGAATCTATATTCGAGGAAAAGACAGCAAGTGTTAGTACACAGCTGGTTCGTAATAACAAGAGCAAAGAATCCGGTGGTATTTTAAATGGTATTGGTAAAGTTGTTGAAAAGATACTTACCACTATTAAGAATATCATTGAGAGTGTCGTGAACTTTATTCAAGTGCTCACATTATCAGGTAAAGATAAAGAGCAGTATGAGGCATTTGTTAAGAAGTGTTCAGAACACCCTAAGCTAAAAAACCAAAAAATCACAGTAGCTGATTATAGGAAATACTACGGTGACTATAAGAAGTTACTTGATGAGGTTAAAAGAGCTGAAAAAAGTATCTTAGCTGGTAACAAAGATCCAGACCTTGAAACCATTGAAAATAAGGTTAAATCCTTTATAACAGGTGGTATCGGTGGGGCTGTAACCGCAGTAGGTGTTGGTGTGGCGTTACGTATGGCAGCATCATCAAAAGATATTGCAGCTATGATAAATAAAGATCTTAAGGAAAACCCTGAACATATGGATATGTTGAGGAGTGCAATTGGTGATAAACAAGCAAACAAATTTGCAAAAGATGTTAAAGGTATGACTCATTTCATAAATGCTAAGCGTATATGGATGATGTTAACCGGTTCAGCATCTCGAAGTGTTGAGGAGTCTGCTAAGAAAACTTTCACTGATGCAGCTAATGCAGTAAATGCAGTCAAAGATTTAGGTATGCCAGAATATGACCCAAACCACAATATACTTGTAAATACTGCTAAGAAAGTTGGGCATGTTATAATGCATCCAGTTAAATCAGCAAAAGTTGTTAAGGGATATCTTCAGAATAAAGATACTATTGATGCAGCTATGGGTAATAAGCAGATTAAAGATGCTGTTAAGGGTGCTAAGACATTTGTAGACAATAAGCATGACGCTGAGCGTGGTAATGTACTTGCTAAACGAGGTATTGTTGGTAAACAGAGTGCACTCGCTTCTGCGGCAGGATTCAATGATCCTAACTCTTTAACAAGTAAAATAGTTGCTAACAATGAAAAACGAAAAAAAGACGAAGAAGATGAGTTTTTAAATTACTAATCCGTAATGGATTACATTTAAATAACATTTTTATACGAAAGGATATTATTATATGGCTACATATGGTGATTTAAGTTTTGATTCTCTCATCAATTCATTGTCAGAGAATCATACAGATGTTACTACAGAAGGAGCATTTGATCCGGCTGATGCATTCTTTAGAATGTATACTGAATCGGAGGAAACTTCAACAGATGATGAGACTGTTAAATATAAAAAGGTTGACAGTGGATTCATCGCAAAGGTTAAGATGAGTATCAGAAAGCTCGTTGACACAGTAATTGCTTTCATCAATGATAAGATTGATTCTCTTAAGCAGACTATACTGAACAAACAGTATGAGAAAATGCTTAAGGCTGCAGAAAAGAATAGCAATACTATCGGTGAGGGTATTAAAGTTATCGATTACAAGGATATCAGTAAAATGATAGATGAGCTTGAAAAGCTTGGAAATGAGGCTGAGAGCATTATACATCTTGCATCCGAGAGTCCTGAAAAGATTGATAATGAAGGTGAAGGAAAACTTGCTGAACTTGAGAACAAGGTAGATAAGCTGATCGACGGTGCTATTGTGTATGATAAAACAATAAATATTACAATGGGTGCTGGTCTTTCAGCAACACAGATGCTATACCGTAAAGCACTTCTCCAGAATAAGTTTAAGTTCGACTACAACTATATGGAGAAGCTCGAGTATGCTGATCAGGTATCATTCTACACAAATGTTATAAAGCTTCAGATGCGAATCCGTAAGGAGATAATGAAACTCCTATATTCATCATCAAAGAGTATGTTCAGTGCTGTAATCGCAGCTGTCAAGTCAAGTTCCAGCATGTCAGCAAAAGATACAACTGATGCTGATGATAATGCCGATATTAATCTTAGTAAGAATTTCGACAGAGCACGTACTCTCAGCGAAAGCTTTTTCCTTGCATCTGATATTTCAGATGAGGAAATCTTCAATGAGGCAAGCAATGATGCATTTTTGAATATGGATTTTTCATTTTAATCCGTAATAAGATATATAAGTAAAATTGGATAAATTTTATATGGTATGGATATTAATTTATCCATACCATATTTTTATACCAAAAAACATAGACATAATCACATATTAATATAATATAGAAAGGATTTGATAATAATATGGTAAGTTCATCATTTATTAATAATAAGATGAGTTCATTCCTTGACCTCAATATCACAGAAGCAGCTAATTCTGATATAGATACTAGAATTAGTATGTATACTGAGGCAGTAAATGAATATGAATTCATGTTAGATTTAGGTGGAAATGGGAGTTTGACAGAAGATTATCTTGTCACTGAAGGTGGTGGTATTCTGGAAGCTATTGGTAAATTTGTTATCGGCTTAGTTAAGAGAATTAAGCTTTTAATAGAAAAATTCTTCGACACCTTCAAATCACAGAAAGCCCTTGATAAAGAGGCTATTGATATTGTAAATGATATCAACAAGAAGAATCCGGGTGTTGGTAAGAAGTTATATCAGGCATATAACACTGGAAGAGCTAAGCTATGTGACTTAAGAAGAATGAAAGAACTTGATACTGGCTTTGATGAAGTATTAGCATATGCTAATAGTAAATCAGCAGATCCAAGAACTCTAAAAGAAAAGTTTGAGTCATTTAAAGGTAGAGTAGCTGATATGTCTTCTGGTGATGTTCTGGGTGCGATAGCTGTTGCAGGTACAGTTGCAGCTAGCTTTACTGATATAGGTAAAGTTGGAAAAGCTATTAAAGATTCCATGAGTAACATGCGTCTGTTTGGTAAAAAAGTAGAAACTGCCGGTGATAAGATAATAGAATCATATGATAAGCTTCAGGTAAAGAATGGACAGGGTAAGAATTATCTCGACCCACACTCATTAACTAAAGAGCAGATAATGAAGAACCTCTTCCATTTCTACAACCATGAATATGAGCGTATGGTTAAAGCAGAGGCTGGTGCAATCACCAATCTCAGGAAAGAACTCAATGATTTAGTTGCTAAGCATGCAAATGCTACCAGTGCTAAGGAAAAAGATAATCTTCAGAAGAAGATTGACTCTAAACAGAAAAAGATTGATGATGCGACTCAGACAAGTCTTGATACACTTAAGAGACTTAACGAGGATCGTAGATTATATCGAGATAGAACCGGTAAAACAGACGGTACAAACTAAGAAAGGAATAGACTAATGGCTTTAACAACAAATAGTAAAGTGTATTTAATCAGTAATGCTGATTATATGCACAATATAGAGAAAGCTTTCTTTAAAGATGGTCAAGAGATTTTTCTTTCTGGTAAATTACCGGGTAATTCATTAAAAATAGATGCGGTATATTATTCTAATATGCTGAATAAGTCTCTTGATGAATTTAAGAAGACCAATTTATATAATTTAAATATATTATTGGATATTAAAAACAACAACATATTCGACCATATGGATATTACTATCCCTGATGTAAACAAACTTGTTGTTTCCGACATCAGACCAGATTATGTGATAGAGTATGTTGATAATTGTTATGATAATATACTTAAATTATTATCAAACGCTAAGAGTGAATTAGGTAAACCTGATTTCACTGTACCTGATGTAACGACTGAAGTACTTTCAGTTATTAAGAATACATTAAGGTCAAGCGGAGTATTCAGTAGCTATAGTGCTGAAGAAACTATTAATGCTGGATTTGATGAAGTTCCATTAAGTGGTGCATACTTCATTCAGTATGTTAGACCATTTTTGAATAACATCAAGCAGAATAGAGATACAGAAATCATGAAGATCGCTAAAGTTGTTGAAGCGGTTGATTATGCTGAATCTTTCATAGATAAGATATATAAGAGAGTATATAATACAGTTACATCTGGTACATTTACTAGAGTAGAGTATGCTAATCTTATAAAGTACATTTATGTACATATAAAAGGGTTATTGACAATAATGTCAAAAATCACATTCGTTAGTATGCATGAATTATGCAGGTTCGACAGCTTCTTCAGTAAAGTTAACCAGCTTTCAGTATACGCAGCTAATACAATGGGTACAACTGTGAGTGAGTCTGTTGATGCTAGTACGGTATATGATGCACTGATTGAATATGATTCAAATCCATTTACTAGTGATGTGAATAAGCTCATTGATATGTACGGAATTAAATCAGTTGGATATACTGGCTTAGATACAAGAGATATTGATAATCTTTATCCGGGTGAAATGGTATATCCGTTCATGAGACTCAGGGATATACTCAGAGCATTCAATGTATCAGATATTGATGCACACACATATTCAGTTGAAGATATTAGTAATATGCTCAGAGATGATATTCTTGTATCCATAAATGATGGATTATATGATAGACATAAGAGTATATTTGAAGAATCTTCTGACCCATATGATCTTGCTGCATATACTTTGGAGAAGTTCATTGGTACTGTAGAAAAAGCATCTGATGCTATCCATGAGATACATATTTTGATGACCAATCTAGTGTCTAAATTCAGTACAGATGAATTCGCTAACACTGTATTCGGAGATGAGGTAATTAATACCCTTAACAACTATAGGGATAATATTATATTACCTGCAGTTCGTAAAATTAGTGAAGTTTTCATAAAGGTATTTATGGACTTATCTGAGACAATTGCTCGTGATAAAGAATATATGGAAGAATCTACCATCAATTATGATGGTAATGATTATCTTAACATGGCTTTGGATTATGAGTATGAATGTGTTAAGTTCGACAATGCTCAGGAATTTAGAATACTGGAAAATGAATTCTTTATCGCTAAAGAAAATATGTTACATGGTCACAATGTAATATTTACTGAAGCTGATGGTAACGGTAATAATAACGGTCAGAATAATAATGGTAATGGTAATAACCAAAATCAGAACAACAATGGTGGAGGAAATAACCAGAACCAGAATAATTCAAATAACAGCAACAACAATAATCAGAATAATAATCAGAAGAACGATAAAGCATCTGCTTCGATTGATACTGATAATAATCCTGATAATAAGAATAATTCTAATGATAAGAAAGATGGAAAGAATATTTTCCAGAGAGCTATTGAATTCATTAGAAATATCGTTCAGAAGTTTATTGACTTTATCACTAGTAAAGCTGGTGGTAATAAGAAATTCTTTGAACGAGTTAAACCTGATGTATTAAACATGACAGATGCTCAGAAGAAGGGTCTCTCAATAAACACTTTACCTTATGACCAGTATCCATATACTAACATAAAGGCAAATATTGAAAAGACCAAGACTGCTGTACAGGGATTGGCACAGGGCATAGTTCTTAAAGATAAGAAAGCTATGTTCAAGAGATTATTCCCTTACTTCTCTAATGGTGCTAATAAGATTGAGGATGATGAAGCATTAGCAAAATACTTTACTAATTTCAATAAGATAGGACCAAAGGCTGGAGCAGGCGACCCACAATATGTTTCATTAAACGGTATGAATGCATATAACTTCTTAAGTTCAGAAGTCATTCCTTACTGTGAAGCATATATCAATGGAAACTATCCAACTGACATATCAAATGCATTAAAAGAGCTCACTAATATAATCGAAGATAAGGGCGTTAAGGTATCAAATAAAGATGTTGATGCATCTATGCTCTGTTCAATGATTAATAAGTTCTCTGGGGCTTGTTTAAATGCTATTCGTGATAGGTTCCAAGATCACATTACTCTTCTCAAAAATATCTCCAACCAGATAAAGAACAATTCATCTCAAGGGGATAATAATTCTGATAATAATACAAATAATAATCAGAATAATAATAATGAGAATAATAATGATAAAAATACAAACAAGTAACTAAGTAAAGATACCTCCTATCTTTACCTCCAGTTGATAGAGTTTAGATCTCATGAGTCCGGTGTAGATATAATATCTACACCGGACTCAACCAGCACAATTGCCAACTATTTCAATCGTTTAAGTATCATTCTACTTGTTGCGTAAAATGTATTTTTTTCTTTCTTATTGAAAGTATGAACAGCGGATGCTATTACATATGCACCATTATATTTCTTAGTATATTTACTATCTTCAAATATCAAATTAAATTTTTTATTTGGAGATATAAACCTCAAATCATACATACCAACATCAACACTTACTACTAATGATTCACTAAGTGTTTGCATTGCATATGTTTCTGATACATATGAATTTTCAGTATTATCTTCAAGTATCTGCACATAATTCTCTTTCTTAGAAGATGCTTTAGATTTAAACTTAGTAGTATCTCCACTCTCTTTATTAATCATCTCTACTTCATTTGATGTGATGTAGTTGTTAACAATAGCTTGGTCGACTATACCAAGAGTATCATATGTAGCAACTATATAATTATTATTTTTATCTTCAGGCTTTCTTTTTAATTCACCTGTGAAATTTCCTATTTTACTATTAGGACCTTTCGGTATAATAATATTAGTTACTTTCTTCTCACCTTTATCCCATACAGTACAATCGGGAGTGTATGGTTTCACATATGTCTTTTTAAACCCAAACCATATCAAAGAACCGAACTTGTATATACCATAGTACATATCTATGAACTCTAATGCTCGCATTAGTGGCATTGGTGGTATAAGAAGTTGCTTATATTTTTTACTATTTGTTGGTTGAGCCATATATAATGCTTTAACGCCACCTTTACCCATTATATATGCAATAACATCTGCAATAGTAACATCGGTAAATACCTTGTTTATGATTGTCTTCATTCCACCCACTATTGGCTTATATAAATATAAATCAATATTGATAAATGCCTCATTATCTAATATATCATCTTCATTCTTCTTCTTTTTCAGGTTTAATTTACTCTTCTCTTGTTCAAGGGCATTAAGAACATTTTCGTCACTTCTTTCCATAATAACTTCAAATGTATCGTCAAGATATTTTGTCTTTTTATCAGACCATTCTTTACTGCCCTTTATACGAGTATTACCTCTAATAATTAGAGATATTAGTAAATCTTTCCTATTCTCAATTATTGTATAAATATCATCTTTGTTTAATGAAAGAGTTAGTTTAAAAAAAGGATAATAATAATCATCATAATTTTCTTCTATACTCATTCCAACTACTCTCTCAATAGGTATATTTTTAATAACACCTTTATTCTTTTTAAATGTGAATACGAGACCATCTATGATATATCTCCATTCTACCATTTTATCTTTTTCTTTTAATACACCCATATTCTTCTTACTTCCTATCTACTATATCAATAATCCCTCCAATATAAATGGGTGATTATAAAATTTAGTTGAATTTAATTGCTGTAATGTATTAACATCGACTCTATCACTTATTTGACCACTTATTGTAGCTATCTGACCGGGTGTTAATTCTTTATACATTGGAATCACCGAACTACAATAGTAATTATTGACGAATTCTTCTTTTTCATCATCCTCATCAAATATCTCAGATATAACTACTGGATTAGTAGATGTTTCCTGAATAGATGATGATGCTATCTTTGATGCTAGTTGCTTATATAGGGTTTTTAACCCATATCCAACTATACTATCAATACTTCTTCCTTTATTCCCTAGTACTGATAATAGTGTACAATACATTCCGTAATTGTTGAATATATCCACAAAGGAATCCGAGTAATCCTCGTCATTTTTAAGTATTTTTTTAATATAACTCTTAACATCACCAAATACAGACCTTTGGTTAAATCCTGTATTTATATGATGATTTGCAAAATTATTTATAAGACTATATTGAGTCTCATAGAAATCACTACCTATAATCAAATTCTTCCTATTCTTATCTAATTCAGATATTATATATGGTATTAGAGAACCTTCGATATCTGTAGAAGATATGTAATATACATTAGGAATGAACTCACAATATGTCTTTACTTGTGGTAATATAGAAGCTTTCAATCTATCTGATAATAGTGTGAACTTTGGGTTGTTGTTATACTTTAATAAGTAATATGACCTAAAATCTTCGTTATATTTTATCTGTGTGAATTCTTTAGATTTTAAGTCTGTATTATATATGAACACCTTTGTATCCAACCCATTTGATACAAAGAATCTTTTGTAGTGTGCAATAATATTCAATATATTACTAATCATTATTTCTTCAAAATCTCTTTGGATAACTATTTTCTTTTCTAAGTCCATAATCATTGATAAGTTATTGAAAATAGATTCCATATTTATGAATAAATTTATTCGGTCATGTGGGTTCAAAAAATTTAATTTTGTGAGCTCCTCATCATAGACCGAATACTTCAATTTCAATATGTTAAAACAAACCGAAAATGGGTCATATGTATTATAATCTGCCATATTACCCTCCCCTTTCTATCTTATCCTAAATTGGTTATTTTATAGTTTTGAGCCGAATATAATTACAATGATTATATTGGTGAATAAAAAATAATTCAATGACAACATATAAGTAATGGCATTATGTCACTATTATATGGTGATAGCCATTATGGAATATAGTTGAGTCTCGTTACTCATCATATTTCGGGGGTGGATGCAGCCCATAGAAGCATCAGGTTGGGTCTGGGTGGGATGTGACATACATTGAATACGCCCTTGTATTAGGGCAGAGCCCCGGACATAGTTACTCGCCGAACGGTAAAGTTTGTGGAGCTTAATCCACACGATCCAGACATTAGAGTCTAGTGATGAGAGGTTTATGCAACATTTGTCCTTAAAAATGTGGAGTTATAACCGATTGATTCTGGCGTATGGTACAATTGGGGCATAGGGAGAACATAACTAAAATACTACAGGGTACGTAGATTTTTTAGTTATAGTTTCGCCGAGTAGAAGACTCCGACACAATCGGAGCATGTGAGGTAAGGTTATATAACCTTACCTCACTTATTTATTATACAATTATTATTAACAAACTTTTATATAAGTATGGTACCTGATGTTTTTGCAATGGAGGGCAAGGCTAAATGGTGTAGTCCACGGATGTTTAGTGGTTACTATATAACTACCATACAAGTCTCCGATAACTCATAATGTCGGATCTCCTTTTGAAACGATGGTGTGGTACCTGGCATACATGGCGTGCTAGGTACCACATCTATACAAAAAAAATACAGTAGTGTGTAATATATGTTATTACACACTACTGTATTTAATATATATTAAGAATGGAAACCGAATTAACGATTAGTTAATCTTCATGATCTCGTAATCTTCATTACTCTTTCTTCTGTTTCCTTTGTTCTTGAGGATTCTTCTCTTTATTGTATATGAGTAAAGTCCTCTGTTGATTTTCTGGACATCTTCCATTTCAACTATGAATGGTCTATTTGGTCCACCCACATCTACGAGCATATCATAGAATACACGGAATGGGTCAAGAAGAACCTTAGCCTGATGAATGGTCCTACCGTCCTTTGTTGTGAACTGATAATGTCTTGGTTCAGTGAGCACAATAATATCTCTTAAGCCACGACCCTCTTCAACGCCAGCACCTCTTCTCCACTTAGGGGACCTGAGAATATTTCTATCTTCACTACTGTATAAGAATCTATCATTCCTATCAGTACCGAGGAAATGTCTCAGCTGATTCTTGAGTGGTGCCTTTGTTAAGTAGCTGCTCTCTTCAGGATTGAAGATTGGGGCGACATTCTTATTTTCATTCTCTGCTTTAGTATAGCATACCTGATTGTAAGGTAAGATAAGCAGGAATGGGTAATAAGATTTACCCTGCTTTGTCGATAATAACTCGACTTTACTCAAATCAAGATCTTTGAGCTCAGAATCCTTCTGGGATATAAGCTGAGCTAAGCCTGATTTGATGTAATCCAACACTTGGTTAGTGTTGATTGTGAATGTTAGTACATCCGTATTCGGTGAACACCCTGATTTCGTCTTTAATACGTCAGACATGGTCAACACGTTGTCACATTATCTCAAATGTGACTCTCCTTTCTTATTAAGATATTTATATATTAAACTCATAAATGAGTTTAATATCATTATAAACCAGTTACCTACTAAATACATTTTTATTCAGTATTCTTATCTCTTTAACTTTAGCATTCCAGCCATCAATATAACTACAATCTCCCATTCTTTTTACCATTCTTGGAAGACTTTGTGTGTGCACAATAAACTCACATACACCACCATTGGCTCCTACTGAATTATTGTACAATGTATCTCTATTAGCTTTACAGTCACCAACTATACATGGGAGTATTGTCCCATTGTATAAAACAACATCAACATATCTACCTACATCATGTGTGTAGTAACTACCTAATGCAACACAATATCTTCCATCAACAACACGTATACCAGTTACATCGGTTGTAGCATAGTAATGTTGTAACTTATACTGTGGTGAATTTCTGGATGTGATAGTCCTATAATCCATGTATGATTTATTCCTATCACCAGACCATGCTGGCTTCACAGTATAATTTAGTTTAGATTTACTTATGTCTTTAGTACGTATAAATATTATATAATCTTTATACATACCAATATACCAATCGTCATTATATTTAGAGTACTTAATTTTAGTATTGATAGGCAATCCATCAAGTTTAGTATGTTTTACATTTGGTCGAGTGAAGCAATCGATATTCGCATTAGTATACCCCACTTTTTCAAATTCATAAAACTCTGCTAACTCCTCATCAGTACCTACCAGTAATTCATTAAAATCATCTACATCATCAACTTTCGCAAGTAATTTATCCGTTGTTGGTTTGATTACTTGTGGTAATAATTCATACTGCATATCAGGAGACAATGCCACATAATCTAACACTGCAGTAGGTGTACTATCTTCATCCACTACATTGGCATATACGGCTTTTTCAATTGTAGTATCTGCTAATGTATTACTGATATATATCTTAAGTGTTGCTGGGATAACTACTATCATCATGGTTATTGTTAGCATTGCATATATTACAATACTATGCATATCTTTAATCTTACGCTTAATACTTCTTTTTCTCATAACTTATTTTTTATATCCTTTCAAATTCGTTTTTATACATCTAATATGTATGCAATATCTGATTATGCTTCACTAGGTATTCTACTAGGATTACGTACCAAGTCATCTATTGTTGATTTTATGCTATGTTGAATATCCTGATGTGTGTCTAATTTAAACCAATAATTGGTTGTTTCAAATTTATCATCCGTAAAATGTGTATCCATTATATTGACAATATATCTTATCTGGTATACTACAATACGTATGACAGTATCACGATCAGGTGTATTATCATTAATAATCTCACATGATTCGTTTCCATCAGGTACAATGAGTACACCTAGCAGCCGCCTAAGTCTATGTATAATAACTAGATTAATATATGATACACTCTCTTCCATTAATTTCACAATATCATTGAGTATATCAATCTTAGACTGATCGTCTATTGGTAAATCCGCTAACTGCTCAATAGCATAATTATAGAGGTCTATGTCACTGAAAAGTAAACCTAATACATACTCAAATGTACTTGAAGAATCCTTACCGTCGCCTTTAATAATTGCCATAATTTCAGGTACTCTAATATTTTCAATAGCACCTGTTATATAGCTACACAATTTAATCCGTTCTAGTTCAAAATCACTAAATTTCTTATGAGTTCTCATATTAATTCCCTCCTATAAATATTAATATACACCAACAAATTACAGAAAAATAGTATATAAATATTATACTTCATAAAAAAAAATGGAAGTAACTACTTATTCAGTAGTTACTTCCTCAATACAATTACAAATTGATATACTCACAGTATTATCAGATACATCAATATCAGTATTGTCTAAAAAGTCAATACTTGCTGATAGTTCTTTTATAATACTTTTACTTTTCTTTTTTGCAAATGTGCTATTGACAGTAAGAATATTATCATCATGATAGTATGATAATGAATCCACATCATCAAAGTATGATTCAAGTATTCTATATATCTTAATAAACTTGATATAGTGGTTGGTGAATATCAATTCGAGATTGTCAAAGTCATTATTACTTAAAGTATTTAAGTAATCTGGAATCGTTTTCATATAAATAAGTACCTTTCGTTTTTAATATTAAAGGTATTATATTTGACTAACATTTTTATTTTTGTAGTATCTGATTACGTGCCATTTCCCTTTCATTCTCTTTCTGTTGTTTTTCGAGATCTTTTTGCTCATCCAACAATCGCTTTAATCGGATATCTCGTAATTCGATTAACCTTTTTTTGGGGAGTTCATCCAGTATCTCGTGTAAGGATAACTCCCCTTTAAATAAAGCTAGAGTTTCATCTATAAATCTTGAATGTTGTTGAGATCTATTTCTGTACTCATCAAGCGATTGTATGTCTGAAAAACCAATTCATCCATACCAACATCAAGGTTGTTAGTTATGTGCTGGCAGTGTGGGCATACTACGCGACCAAATGAGAATACAACATCATACTTATTCTGAATCTTTCCTGTAAGAGCTGCAAGCATCTGAATCTCGCTTGGTGCAATACGATATAATGCATCAAGAATATCCTTATATCCTTTACATACAACATATCCATCATCACTAGGAACATAGACAGAACGCACTGATGTGAGGAGAAGAATATTATTCATATATACCTGATTCGTATCCTCACCAAATGCAGTCTTAAATGTATTTTCATCCATGAGAGGGATAAAGTTATAAATGAAGTCATATGCTGATGCAATACCCATTTCACAAATAATCTTACTCTCAGGAAGTTCCACATACTTAGACTGGTTAACAGCAGCCTCTTCTTTAATCTTATCATAGCTCATAGCTGGTGATGTAGCAATATCCTTCATCTTATCAAGGAATGTATCAGCACATCTATCAAGCTTCAATAAGTTACGAGGAGCAAACTTCCAATCAAATGATTTACCGCAATCCTCATTACCACACTGAAGTGGGAGAGAAACTTCTTCAGGTTCAGTTGAGCAGTATAATCCATATAATGCCAACGGAATATCTGTGTATGCGAAATTCTTCAAGAAGTCTTCGAAATCCTTGAATGCTCCAGTTGATATATTAGTCATCTTATTATAAATAATAGACAACCTCTTGTAGTACTGGTCAAACTTAACATTCTCCATTGAGAGTGTTACATCTGCATATTCACCATAAGTTAATCCCTTCATCTGTGCTCTAAAACCAGAAGCAGGGAAACAAATAGTTGTTCTTGAGCCACCGACATCATAGGTCTTAACTATATCCTGAAATGTCTTGTCGCTCTTCTTAGCAAGTATTGTCCTGATATCGACAACCTTAACTTCGTTAAGTTTAATCATATCAGCTTCTACCAGCTTATTTCTTTCTTCTTCGGTGAATTCAATATTAGCACCGAAACCGGTTTTATCAATAAGAATCTGAACAGTCTTTCTCTTCTCTTCAGACATCTCTTCACCAGGTTCCTTTGCTCCATCATCTGGTTCACCATCAATTACTTCGGTATCATTATCATCAGTCTCAGCAGATGCTGCTTCAGAATTATTCTGTAATTTAGCAGCTCGCTCCATCTCTTTGCTGAATACCCCGTCGCCTTCTTCTCTAATACGGAAAAACTCTGGCTCCATTGGTTCACCATGATTATTCTTATAATCCATAAACCACTTACCATTTTCATCCTGCTTAACAGATGATATTTCAAGTAATGCCTTGGCATGATCAACATCATTGAGTGGCTGTTTTATGAGTGTTAAGTGTTCTCTCTTAATGAGCTCATCGTCCATATTATTAACAGCCTTATCAAATAATGCCTGTCTCTCTGGTGTATTTACCATATCACCATTAACTGCACCAAGTGTTCCTTTATTCAACTCATCATTTGACAATGTCATACCAGTGGTTGAATTTTCTTTTGCTCTTCTCAATTTATCAAGAGGTGATAAGTTATCATCTGAAGCATCAACTAACTCCTCCTCGACTGGTTTATCACCTATCTTTGGAGTATTATTATACTCAGCCTCAATAGCTGCCTCATCAGAATCAGATGGTTCAACTTCTTCTGTCTTTTTTGATTTGATATTGGTGAGTATATCATCAAGTGGAAGACTATCGTCCTTCACTATCTCACCACTAAACAAGTTCTTTTTAGTATCCATTTACCCTTCTTCCTTTCTTATTTAGAATTTTCTTTATTCATTATTTCTTGGAATTTATAAAGAATATCACCATTTGTACCAGTAGTAATACCTAATGCTAATGCATTACGGTCGTCAGATACATCTGGGAATATTACAATTAACATAGTTCTTTCTTCATATTCAGTTACCATAATATCGAAACTGTCAGAATCGATAACATCACCTAATTGAGAGCATTGTCTGACTAATTCACTTTTGATAGACTCAGTATCTATATCTTCGTCAAACATATATAGATATCGTGAGATATCTATACCTAATGTTGGAATCGCTGGATAGAATCCTGGTTTACCAAACAATAACATCATTATGTCATTTGCAAAAGTTTGTGTTTCAGTCAGTATTTTAGGTTGATTGAAATCATTGATACCAAATGTTGGATTTACACCAATAGCACCATCTTCCATAATCATCACCTTTCTGTAAGTATTTATGATAATGTGATAAGTAATAATAAGTTATTATATAGAAGGAACATAGTAATCCGTAAACTCCCCCCATATTTATATAATATTTCTGCGTAAATAATAATAAATCAAAGACCCATGAATAATCATGGGCAGAAGGAGAAAATTATGACAGGTTTAGTAAAAGGTGCGATAGTTGTTGCAGGTACAGTTGTAGCAGGAAAATTGGCTCTTAAAAGCCAGAGAGTGAATAATGTGATTGGTTGGTGGTTAACACATCCAACCAATAAGAAGAAAGAGGAGAAAGCTGACAAATAGTCAGCTTTCTTTTTTTCTTTTAATTCATCTCAAAACAGCAATTTAATGCTAGAATATAAAAGAAAGTAGGTGATCGTTTGGCTTCGACCAATAAAAGAATATATTGTAAATTTTGTAATTTTTTTACAAGAGATATTGCTAACTATGCATCACACTTAGAGTCAACACATTCGGATTTATTACCAGAAGGAATTAGTGGCTATCAGGCTATTAATTTCATCAAAACTGGTAAGCTACACGGTACATGTATCATATGTAAAAGTGATACTGATTGGAACGATGTTACTCATAAATATAAGAGATTTTGTAATAATCCAAAATGTAAAGAAACTTACATCAAGACTTTCAAAGAAAGAATGATAGGTAAATATGGTAAGACCACATTACTCAATGACCCAGAACAACAGAAAAAAATGTTAGCTAATAGGAGTATTAGTGGTACATATCTGTGGTCTGACCATGTACACACTACCACATATACTGGTAGTTATGAAAAATCTTTCTTAGAATTCATTGATAAAGTAATGGATTATGATGCAAGTGATATAATAATGCCATCCCCACACACATATTACTATGAGTATGAAGGGAAGCAATTATTTTATATTCCTGATGCATATATCCCATCATTGAATCTTGAGATAGAGATTAAAGATGGTGGAGATAATCCAAATATGCACCACAAGATTCAGGATGTAGATAAGGTTAAAGAGAAATTAAAGGATGATGTTGTTATAAGTAGTAAAATAAATTACTTGAAGATATATAATAAGGAAAATAATAGATTCCTAAAATATCTCAATGAAATGAATGATAATATCTATAACAACGATAAAGAAAAGCAAATAGTAATGATATAAGAAGGAAGGGGATATTTAAATAATGAAAGCAAGTGATAAATTACCTAATACACGAGAGTACCTTAAAGCAAATTGTTATAATTTCATACCTAGTGTATTAGATGGGTATAATGCGATACTAAATGATGAACAGACTTGGCATATGCTACCCGAATTAGCTGTGTTTAAAGCTAAATATGTTAACAAGTATCCAGGATTATCAGCATACTTCAATAGATTAACCTATACAACTGACATACTGTTCAATATCGATAATATGGTTGTAATGTTCACAAATTTGTGTGATGGTAAAGATTATGGTGTTGAATTTGTCAAAGATTTCATCAAACATGTGCTTTTGACAGCATCTAAAATATATGATATTATGAGTGGTGATTCAATTAAATCATTGGCTACACGATATCTTGATATTTTAATAAACAAATTGGACGAGAGTAATGTATCTACTGAATTGGTTAATGCTATAACTGTTGCAGTTTGCCCTAAATTACAGATATCAGCAACATCTATGAATACACTCCTGACACTGCTATTTCCAAATAAATTTGATAAATTAGCATTAAATGATTATAGCAATACTGTCGGTAAAGATTCAGTAGCCACATCAGATAGTATATCTGATATTAGTGAAAATAATACCACTGTATTAGATGATATTGTAGATATCGACGATTCAAGTATACCAGAGATAATGTACAGTAAAACAGCAACTGAATCATCTGAAATTAGTACTGAATTATATGAAGCGGTTAAGAGTACACTAATTAGTATAGAAACTAACCGTGAATATGACCTAGTATTAACCGAGCATCACGCTGGTGTATTACTTGAATCATGTCGTGATAATATATCACAAATCTATATAACAGAAGCAGATAAATCTGTTATAATATATACTGATGATATTAGTAAGTATATATTATGTGAGAAAACAGGAGCAGATGGTAGTATGATATATGGATTCAGTATTGATCCAAGTAAGGATGATATTGAGATATCAACTCCAACAAATTATGAAAATTACCTAAAAGGTGATATTGAGTTAGATTAATAATGAATGGGACATGGATATATTAATCCATGTCCCATTCCTCGCCATTATAAATGGTCGCTGTGGTAAGGCTCTTTAATGATTTGCGAGAATTTTCTAATACCTGTTCCATTAAGGTATTTCTGTAATTTATTAATCTCGCTAGGAATAAAAGGATAATTGATATTAAGATAACTAGTTGCACCGTCACCACCTAATGATGTTGAGAGAGTTGTTGGTAACCCAAATTTCTTCTCTATGATTGCTCCATATTTTTTTACTTCATCTGCACTATCATACAATATCTTCACAGTTAATGCCTGAGAATGTGCTGATCCACCCTTAGTGAAAGGAGGTGTCTTTTTCTTATTAGCAATCATATCCCTATGTATCGGTGGAGTCCAGTTTGAATGTACCCTATTGATAAACCCCGGTCTATCAATCCATCCATTAGTCTTATATACAACAGGTGCATTAGAAGTCTCGGTTACTTCGGGTCTCGGTCTATCCATATCTGGTGAACCTGGTGGGTATACCAAACCATCTCTGTCGGCATATCGTCTTCCATTATATGGACTTGGAGTTGGTCCCATATCATCATCCATTCGGTCATCATGTCCTGCAAATATAGGTTCTGCCCCTTCCATAGGGTGAGGTCCACCAGGTATTACTGGTGTCGGTGGTACCTTTAAATCCCATGAGTCATATGTCTCTGATGATTCATCGTCCTCTTCAGGTTGAGGTATGAAGTCTTCATCTTTATAACCATCAGGGGTTATTTTAGCCAAGTCTTCAGTATCCCCATCATGCTCAACTTCGAGCTTAATATCTTCGATTTCATCTCGAGTCCAACCATCCTTGGCGTCTACTACATTATCGCCATTTACATCACCAAGAAGATTTGTATCTTTATTCTTCTTAGGTTTAGTTGTTCTTTTTTTTCTTGTTGTTTCGGTTGTTGCCGCTGCCATTATTGTTTCCATCCTTTCTAATATTAAAAATAATATTAAGATATTGTCGATAAAAAGTACAGTATGTGACCATATAAATCACATACTGTACATTTTGAGATGTATTTAAGGAGTAACTGCTGTAATCTTAATCTTTATGCCGACACCCTGCAATTTACGAATTGCTTTATTCCTGAACTTAACATCCTGGAAATTGTAATCTACTGAGATTTCTCCATGTTCTCCAGTTTTTGGTTTAAATCCAGCCCACTCAAGTCTTGTTGCTGCGGTTGTTCCAGTCTTAGCTAACCTAGGAGCATTTGTTACAACCAGTATAAATTTAGGTTTAGCTGGATCAACTTGTTCCTGTGTAAATGGTTCAACATGCTTTCTACCAGACTTTGATGTTGGTTGTACAACTTTGTGAGCATCTGAAACGAAGTCTTTAAACTTCGGAACAGCTGTAACCGCAATATCTGCTGATTTAATTTTAGCCTTGCCTACTTCATTCTTCTTACCACCTGCACCGCCACCACTTGTTGTTGTTTCTGGTGATGAAGCTGGTTTTGGTTTACCCGACTCCCCTGATGTTTCAGGTGCTGGTGACGCCGGGTGTTCAGATGCTGTCTCCGATGTTGGAGGTGCTGCTGGTACTGGATGCTCAGATGATGTCTCTGATGGTTGTGGTGTAGGTCTGTGAGTAATAAAATCATCCTCTCCACCACTTGGTAACTCATCACCTCTATCTCTCCTTAAATCTGGTGCATCACTACCTCTACCTATTCCTGGTTCTGGTGTAGTGATATCACCGATATTCGTACTTGGTTTTTTACCCATATGATATCTAACTTCCTTTCTATATTATTCTTGTATTTTTATTACTATAATGTCAGTAATTTTTTCTTACATAAAGACAAATTCATAAGTAATTCCAATCTATAGAAAGGATTAATTATGAATAAATATTTAAAAGCCGACAAAGGTTATATCGTACTAGCTAATGCCGCATATGCTGAAGTATATATCCCAAAGGATGATATTGATGGTAGTGGTGCTATTGGCGTTATACAGGGTGATATAATCAATATACTGGGTGTATTAAATATTTCTTTTTTTGACAGTAGTGGTAAGAAACTTGGTACTAGCTTACTAAAGATGCCTACATGGATAAATCTATTTGCTGTCAATAGAGAAAATAAGACAGTCGAGCTCCCAGGATATGATACACCAGTACCATGTGTTGTTGTAACATATATGACTGGTAATAAGTTAACAACTACAACCACAATACAGGACAGTGCAAACTGTATGGCATTCTTGGATGTAGTTCTTAAAGGTAAATTACCACCTACTATCCCATACAGTGAAGCCTATGAACTTCTATCATTAAATCAGGAAATCAATGGAGTAAATCTTGGCGTACCTGCTATGATACTTGAATTGATACTATCTGGTGTTTATCGTTATAAAGAAAACCCAGCACTCAAATATAGTATAGTAGCAGCTAAGAATCCTAAAATAAGTGAATTTGATTATAAGATGATGAATAGTAGACAGGTTTGTCAGTATACATCTACATTCACTGCTATGACATTTGAAGATATTGATTCGATGATTACTACATCAATAAATAAGACAAAAAACAAAGAACCAGAACCATATGTACCTACCGAAGATATAATAAAAATGTAGGTATTATACGCAAAAATCAGACCTCAAATCTGAACAATAATTTAAATCTATAGTTTTATTAATGAAAATTGATAAAAATTATAAATAATATTTAAAAAGGAGGATGCGAGAATATGCCTCGTACATCACAAATATTCCCTAAGTGGCAGTTTCCACATGTGGAAACCTATATGAATGATTATACGAAGATATCTGAACCTCAGTATCCTGTAGATGTTGATAATACCATAACTCAGTGTTATGCAATTACATCACCTAAGGGTCCTGATAATGTTTGGATTAAGAAGGGTTCCAGAACTGCCGCAGTACAGACTTTCGGTGAAAGCAATTTTGCAGCACATGGTCAGCCATTCATGCAGGCACTCAATGTACTTAACCAGGATAATACATCATGCTGGCTTATGAGAGTAATGCCTGAGGATGCTACATATGCTAATACCGTAGTTTCAGCATATTACAAAGCTGATACAAAAGATGCTGTACCTGATGCACATAAGAGAAAATTTAGAGTTAAGTTTGTCGCTAAGACTATCGAGGCTCTTAAGGAGAAGAAGCAGATTCTTACCAACTTAAACAAAGCTGATGGTGCAGAAACAACAGTTGATGACGTTAAAGCGTACAGAGACGCAGAGGGATTTACACAGGCTCCTATACTTGCAGCTAACTATGTAGGTAGAGGTGTTTGCGGTAATAAGTATTCCCTTAGAATGAGTCCTAATGCTACATATGAAGAAGAGTATGGTATCAAGATGTATAATTTTGATTGCCTTACTACCGATGGTGTTCTTACAACAGACGCAGCTTATATTGCTGCTATGACATCATCACCTAAGTATGCTAGTGATGGCTCAGTTCTTATCGATGATATTCTTTCAGACAAGGCAATTGATTCTAAGCCAATTGAGATTACAACATCTGAAGTTGGTATTGAAAGAATCTACAATGCATATGTTAAGTTCCTTAAAGAGCTTAATGTGGATGTAATGAAAGAGTATACAACCAAGTTTGATACATATGCGATTCCTGCTGAGCAGATGGCTGGTACAGTACCAGTAGCTCAGGAACATCTTGCACACTACAATGAACTTAAGGAAATCGCACTTGTTGCAGATATGACTAGAGTTGCCCCAGACTTAGATGAATTCGATTTCATCAGTGGTCTTGCACTCAGATCATCTTCAGATTCACTTCCAGGATTCAAGCTTGTTAAGAAGCTCACACCTGATGTGAATAAGACAGACCCATCATATGCTGCCGCAGATTACACTGAGACACCAGGTGTGTTCTCATTTGCAGACCTTTATGGTGCTAAGCTTAACGGCGGTACAGATGGAGCATTTGGTAATGCTGATGCAGACGCTAAGAGAGAGGCTGTTAATAAGGCTTATATTAAGGCTTATGATGGTACATATGACTCAAGAATCTTGTCTGCTAACAGAACAAGATGCCATGCAATTTTCGATGCTAACTACGATTTCGAAGTTAAGCAGACAATCGTTAATCTTGCAGACATTCGTCAGGATTGTAGAGTATATCTTGACACAAATATCGTTGACTCTATTAATATAGCTACAGTAAATGAGCTTATTAAGAAATACAGAGTTATTGATAATCATCTGGTATCCATTGATATTCATAATTATGATATCAAGGACCCAACAACTGGAAAGAAGATTCCTGTTACAATAACATACTTCTTATCCCAGTTATTCAATAACCACTTCAATTATGTTGGATATCATATTCCTATGGTATATGATAGATGCCAGCTTACTGGACATGTTAGAGATTCCATCAGACCTCATATTGAGGAGTATCATACTGATGTTAAGGAACTTCTTTACAAGAACAGGTTCAATTACTTTGAGTGCGTTAATGAAAATATTTTCCAGAGAGCAACACAGAATACAGCTCAGAGAACTGATACTGATTTGCTTGAAGAGAATAACTCAAATATATACTTCATTATTAAGAGAAGACTCGAAGCGGCAGCTAGATCTCAGATATATAACTGGGCAGATGAGTCTGTAAGAAACTCATTCATTCAGTTAACAAAGGCTTCCTTCAGCGATGTAATCGGAAGCATTGTTGAGAATTTCGATTTAGTATTTAAGACATCTGCATATGAATTCGAACATTCGATTCTTCACTTGTATGCCGGAATCACATTCCGTGGTCTTAATAAGATCGTTATTATTGAAATCGACCTTAATAAGAGACAGCAGGGAACTGCTGCTAGTAACTAAGAAAGGAGGAGTCGAATAAATGGCAGGATTAACAATTGGAACAGGTCGTCGTGAATTTGGTAAGGGTGGTGCCAACTGGAGAAAAGTACAGAACTATGCATTATTTATGGGTGGTGTTAATGCAACACATGAGTCCCTTCAGGCTTATGACCCATTTGTAAGTGGTAGAGCTAGACTTTTCATGGTACAGACTCCTATGCATATACAGTCCATTATCGGACCAGACCAGATGAATGGTTTCAAACATATTCTTGAATATGGTTGTACAGCTATCTCAGGTCTCAGTGATATCAGTGTTGATACTGACCCACTTACTGGTGGTTATAACGGATTATCTTTTGAAATTCCTAAGTCAGCTAAAGATGATACTAACAGCTTAACTATCACATGTTATGAATTTAGTGGTCTTCCAATAAGAACTATTCTTCATACATGGATAAACTCAGCGTTGGATATCCAGACAGGTCTTTCAACATATTATGGTGATGATAATATCGACCATATCCAGGCAAATCAGACTGCAGAGTTCATTTATGTAGTTATTGATAATACTGGTAAAAATGTAGAGTATGCTTGCTTATTTGCAAACTGCTTCCCTAAGAAAGTCGACACAGACTTCCTTAACTACAGCTCAGGTCAGCATGATCTCGTATCTACTCAGATAGAGTTCACCGCAACTAAGTATGAATCTATTCAGATTAACTATGTTGCTAAGGCACTTCTTGCTAAGTACAGAATTCTCTCTAACTCTCTCAACATGCATTCAGGTTATGCTGTTGAAGGTAAGTATAAGCAGAATAATACTATTGCTAAATCTAACGAAGTTGGATATAGTGCAAATGATGGTATTATGTACAACTTATCTGATGATAAGAACGCGAAGCAGAAAGACTTCATCGATATCAACAATACTGGTGGTATCTATGATGTTAATGCACCTAGAGGTCAGAGGTATAAGAAGCCAGCATATATGACTAAAAACTCAAATGACTAATTACTAAAAAACTATAGATTATGCATTAAAGAACCCAGAGTATATTATATACTCTGGGTTCTTCTTTTTTATTATAGATGAATATTATCTAATTCTGAATCAATACCGATATCATCACCATCATCACCATTCTCTGGTTTAGGTGTTAATTTCTGTTCGATATAGTTCAATTTAGCTTTCTCTTGTAATTCACGGATTCTATCGAAATCAATCATTGGTAAGCAATCTTCAGCATACATTTGCTTGAATATCTTAACTTCTTTCTTAATTTCGTCACCCTTATTAGGATCATCCTCATTATACATTAATCCTACAACAAAATCAGACTGTGTTTGATGCTGACTTATCAGATCTGCTTTAGTAGTGTTACTTGTTGCTTTAGGTGGCTGGAATGAGAATGCGAAATTCTCCATTACATTATCAGTCAAATTAGTAGACCATCTCATGAGTTTCTTATATAACTCAGTCATACCACTATTGAAATCTAACTGATAATTAACAACTCTTCCTAAGAACTTAGTGTTATTCTGTTCAACTACTTTAGCAAAATCTGCTTCATTTAAGTAGTTGACAATAGCAGCTGGAACACCTGTACCTAATATATATGAGTTCTTAAGCATCTCCATTAAATCATTATTTAACTGTATATCTTGTCCTGCTAATATATCAGTTTCAATAGGTCTTTCACCAGACCTACCTGTAGGTACATACATGGTATTACCATTACCTATTTTATTAATAAGAGCAGTATATGAGAATAAATCCGTAATATTTATCTGCCTACTCTGATTAATCCTTGCAATCTCTTGTACTTTATTAGCCACATTCTTATCAATACCTGACTGCTTGATGTAATTAATTTTCTGGTCATTACTGTAAAGAATGATTGACATGATTTTGAAAAGGAGAAGCATAAGATATAGCTTAGCATAGAACAATGATTTCTTAATCATTGATGTTCCTTTTCCATTCTCATCTTCATCAATCTTAAATGCTGTTATATACTCAGCAGGTATAAACTGGAATCTAACTTTATTTTCTTTAAGATTATAGTAATTGAAGCAGTTTACTATTGCATCTTTGAATTTTATATTATCTTTCAAAAATTTCTTATCAAAAGATGAAACTACTTTAGTTGCAATAGTATCTATTATTGTACTCTGTCTATCGACGTTACCATTATTACCATAGAGATTATTTGATACTGGACCATTTAATGGTGAAATAGTATCATCCAACACATAGTAGTATCCAAATACCGTTCCCATCACTTCTAATGGGATAAGTTTTGTACTATCTATGAGTTTAAAATAACAATCCGTTATATCTTTAAAATCATTCTTTCTACTGGTATATGATGAACCATGTATACCTTCAGCAGCTTTACTGAGTTCATCAGTAACATTTGTCTTATTTATCTCAGCAAATATATTCTTCGGTACACCATTATCTTCACCAGCTTCCATGGTAACTGATTCTTTGAAATATTCCATTGCACTCCAACCCTCTTCTAATATAGGGAGTGGAACACCATCATTACATATTGAGATGTTACCTAAGATATTACTCATATCTTTAGAGAATTCATCTTTTGTTACTCCAGCATTCTTTCCATCTGACATAAATTCAGAATAACAGCTCTCAATGAATACATCCAAACCATTGCGTACTTTATTATTCTTATCATTTACAGGTTCGAATGATTCCATAAGAGTAGACTCTCTATATATTCTATTTGAACCAGCCTTCTGCTTCATATATGTATTGAATAAGTGTGAGTATGGTATAGTATACACATAATACTCACCAGTTTCAAGACAGTGTGGGATTATGAAGTTTTTAGCTTTTTCTTGTAGCTTGAACTTCCTCTCCATATGTTCAATGACAGTAGTAGCATTATCAATTTCATCATCATCAATATTATCGAAGTCAAGTATTCTACTCATTCTACCTTCAACAACATCAGATGAAATAATAGCATCTCGTGTAATTAATATAGCTTCCTGAAGCTCTATTAACTGAGATGCTATTTCTTTCAAATCATTCTGCTCTATAAATCTATTTTTATATGCAGACTGGATATAGCTCTGTAATGCACTATTATCATTATCTGATAAATTGAGCATCTGTGATGATAATAATTCATCTAATGATGTTCGTTTGTTTGTAGTAGAAATTAGCTGTGATAAGAACGATGATGTATCACCAGTATCTCTATTGGTAATACTTCCAATCTCATTATTTAATAATTTTTGGAATTTATTATTCAATTCATCCATATCAGATGATCTATCTGTACCGTATAGACTGAGTCTAGACTGATTCAATAAATCATCTACAGTTTTAAACTTACGGAGAATTGACTTATTCTCAGTAAGTTTAGTCTTATTATTAACGAGCATTTTCGTACTCCTTTCATTAATTCTTACATTAAACTCATGTTTTTTGTGTGTTTAATAATATCAATTAAAAACACGATTATAATCATGAAAAACATAAGAAAGGGAATATTGTTATATGAATGAACTAGATTTATTTATGGCAAGTTTGTTTGAAGAGAGTGATAAAAATTCACATATAATGATGACTAATTTATATCCTAAGATAGAGGCAATATTATCTACTAAGCCTGGTGATATTAAATTTAAAAGAATAATTGGTGAGTATATGGATAGGAACGCAGAAAAATTACATACTGCTGGTCCAGTGTACTTAATACCATTTGCAGATACAGATAAAGCCATGTTCTTTAATCTATTTGGTGTAACTGGTAAAGAAATAACTGAATGGGTCAAGGAAGTAACTAAACAGATAGGCTCATCCTCAGATTTTAAGTTATTAAGTGGAAACCCTATATTCTGGGTATTTTATTGTTGTATCAGGTATTATACACTCAAGAAAGATAGTAGTGGATTAAATTCGGCATTAGCAATATATGCTATATCTGTATATCCATCAGTATTCACATTATTCTTTCCACACGGTGCAGATGAAGCAGTTATGCAGTATACAATAGATAATCTCAGTAATAAGTATATTATTAAGAATTCAAAGCATTTGTTTGCTGCATTATTCACATCTATAAATAATTCATATAAGTTCTTATCACCATATATGAAAGATGCAAGTGATTCTGAAATGATTAGGTTCATTCAAAGAATAAGGAATGACCAAAAGTCTATGATTAAGAATATATGTGGTGAGTATATGAAGAATCATAAATTAGGGAATAGGGTAAGATTGAATAAGAGTTCTGTAAATCCTAATGAAATACAGATAGATGATACTGAACAAAATAATACATCAAAAGTTGATGTTGTTACAAATAATATTGTCAATAATCTATACACAAATGGTCTTGATTTACAAAGAGTAACTCAGGCTAAAGATATTGCACAGATATCATTTGTTGATTGTAGGTTCTATTTATCTAAGATATTCATTGATAAATACACCACAGTAGTGTTTAATTTTATACAAGCATTACTGTTCCTATACTTATACGATGAAAATAAAAATAAAGAAGATATAAACTCATCTAATTTTATATTATGGGCAAATGAAACTTTTAAAAAGACTAATAGTAACAACCCTAATATTAAACTTATAAAGAGTACTCTTGATAAGTGGGGAGATGAGATAGGTATCCATTCTAAGTTTAAGAGAGAAGCATCTAGAGTAAATTACAAGAAAGCAATATATTGGTACATAATACTATCAATCCAATACTATAATAAATAAAAAATAAGTACAATGGTGATATACTACAAATCGTATCACCATTGTACTTTATTACTGCGTATTAATCATGTGCATTATTACATTCTCCACTGCTATTCTGAAATCATTCTCAAATGAAAATGATTTGGTGTATATTGCTATTATGTTATAGAACCTATTAAAACAATCATCCGTGATATCTGTTAAATCAAAAGCACTCATCATGAATATTATGTGGTCGATTGCCTTAATTACTTTTGGTCTCATGCTGTCGGTAATATAAGATGTGTTATATAAGACCAAGGTCTTTAACATAATATCTTTAAAATCAACAACATCAATCACTCGATCATCTTCTTCCAACATCATATCATGCCCCCTTGGTGTAAAAAATATAGGTACAGTAACAATATCCATATTGTTACTGTACCTGTGTATTTTCATAAATAATTAAATCACAACATTAATCATCACGAAATAGTATGGTATGGATTATAAAAATCCATTACTATACTGTTCGATTTTTAAAAATTAAATATTGCAACCAGATACATCTTCGGCACATACAAACACTACCTGCTTCTGGGCTAAATCCGTGTATGATTTCAATATATTATATGCCTTATTGTCATTGACAACATAGTCATTTCCTCTATTGAATCCTACTGTGATAAATGCTGCAACATCATCACATTGTATCCATCTACCCCTGTTTGCATATGCAAAAGTTTTACCAATATTTACACCGTTACTTGCTTCAGCGTGTGTCAATAAACAAAAAAAATATTTCATATGATAACACCCTTTCTATTAATTAATATTATTCATATGTGTTAATTATATAAAAAAATAGGGTTAGTTTTTACACTAACCCATGATTAAAAAGATGATAAAAAGGATAATCATACTTCAGTATAATCCTCCTCATCTTCACCATCTACTTCTTCGCCAGCCTCACCCATGAACTTCTGGTGTAGCTCATTCATAAGCTCATCAGAGCTTAAGCTATTAAGGCTTATTGTATCAGCATCATATAAGCCTACTGCATCACATACATATGGTAATACCAGCTTAACTGCAACTACTCCAACTACAATTTTTACACCTATCCATGCTAATCTATTCATAATGACTCCTTTTCTAAAAATACATCAACAGTTACAATATGTTACAGCATCATTAATATCTAATGATATTTTTTGATACAGGTCTTCTGGTACCACTGTAAGGACTAATTGACCCAGTAATTGGATTAATCTTCACCATCTCTTTCTTTGCAAGGAACTTGTTCTTTCTTGCATAGTGCGGTTTAGGATTAGTTTTATAGTCATAGAAATCCTTTAATGCACCAGCATCTGCTCTCAATGCCTCACATCCACATGCAGCTAATTCAAATATTAATGCACTTGCACCAGCCGCTAATGCTATTTTACCGATTTTACTTACTCCCATTAATGCTCCTATCATATGAACTCCTTTCATGTGCCATTAGTGGCACAAACCAGTTTATCAGTTACTTTTATATTGTGGTCACCAAAATCAATGTCGTTATCACATTGATAATATGGTGACCAATTTGTTATTTTTTATTACTATATATTGACCCATTCTTTATTCACCCGCCTTTGAGCTTACGCTACCATCGGATTTTTCACGACTCCCGCGGAATAGGTGTATGGGGTAGAAATTTGACAGTATCACATTGATACCCGATCGTTACGGTGCCAGTTATATTTGGCTAAGCCTACTTCGGTAGTCCTGACAGTTCAACCGAACCGATAACCTTCCCATCCTTATGGAGAGACCCTCTCGTTATATTGGAGAACCACTTAACAATGTAATACAACATCGCCAGGTTACCCGGAACCTTCACCTTCGGCTAGGATATAAACTTACGTCGTCATTTATACCCCGAGCAATTCTTATATTCGGGAAATTGCTCAATTACACCGTGTACCCAGTTGTAGTTGCCGTGTGCCCACGATACTTTCGCCCAGAATACACTATTCTCTATTTTCTGCCGGAGCATAGAGTTGGCTCCATCTTTTTGTTAAATAGAGTCCATCGACTCCTCGTATGTAGTATATAACAGTCCAGTATACTCTACACCAATTAAATCAAGTTCCGTTGATTTCACACAAATATTATATAATTGAAATATATGGTCGAAATAAAAAATAAGGTATTTTAGCATTATACTAAAATACCTTATTTATCACATATTAAAAATATGTGCCATTGCTCTGTTATATACGACAGTTAGCAATTTACTCAGTTCTATGTATGTGAATCCTTTTTCAATACTACGATATTCATCTTCTATATCCATTATGTCAGTATATACCGTATTCTTTTCTTTAGAACTGAGATAGTCATACACTTTAGTTGTGTCTAATCGACTAATTCCAGTGTTGTTTATGTAATTAACTGTCGTTGCAATATTACCATACACTGAAAAGTATAAATCATATCGGGATGATGTATCCTGACTAGTCCCATACTTAGCCGCCATACCCCTATTCAATTCATCAGATAGTGCTACACACTTTGCAGCAAATCTTATATCATCATTTGTTGTTGGAAAATGTACCTCCAAAAATTCATCGCTTAACGCTTGTACATATCTCATATTGTCCCCTTTCCATATAAAACTCAGATGTTTCCTGTAGATATTATATAATCAGAGTTTTATTGATTTTAATTTGATTTTATCGATAGGAACGCCAATATCTTTAGATATCCTATTGTAGTGAACGGTGACACTACCATACAAGTATTTTATCTTCTTAAATATGGTATTGAAATACTTTATATCCGTCACATGTACATTCTCCTTATTATTAAACTCTCCATCATTATCAGAGAATATATTTATATGTATATTTGAACCAACTATACCCATTCCTATCAATACTTGTAGTACTGTGGGATATAGCTGACCACCAACAGCAATGTTCATAGTATTAGGCTTATTATAACCTAAATTTTTATATGCTGATAGTATATCCATTACACCCTCAGATAAATTTATTGTCAATTCATCTGTAGTAAAAATGTTAATATCCGATGCTATTGAATAAAATATCTTTGATTTTTTACTTTCTTTTGTTATTGGATACTTTATCCAAGGCATATCTGTTGGTTTACCAGTAACATCTCTAAAGAGTATATATGAACTACCAAAACTTAAAAACCCTATATAGTTAGATTCTAATAGTCTACACATACTTTTTTCGAATGTTGTTTCTTTTATTTTATTTACAATTAAGAAATCCTTAAGAGATGTTATTATCTTCATATTAGAAATATCTTCTTGGGTTATATCACACCCTAATCTATCTCTAATATAATTTATCTTATTAGGATATCTCTGTACTTCAGGTAATACATAATCAAACATAATGATTTTATCATTCTTAAATGATACTTTTTGTCCCTCTATATTATCAGAGGTTTTATTTAAATATCCAATATTGGATTTCAAATTAATATCATCTATCTCTAATAAATTCATTAATTCACTATCTACTACTCCTTTAGCTTGACATTTGAAGCATTTATAAACCATAGGAAAATTATCATCTGGGTCTATTCTTATATAAAACCTCGCTTTATTCATATTGGTTTCAGAATCTCCACATATAGGACATCTTAACCTATATTCAACATCATCAACCTGTCTAATATATCCACCTCTATTATACAACGCATCAATAAATGCTTTCTTTATTTCACTATTAGTCATAATAATTCTTCTTTCTTATTTATTATAATATTATCATCATTAAAATATTTTATAATTAAAAAAATAGGTGGAAATATTCCCACCTATTTTTATACTTAGTTATTTATATCTGGTTTAATATATGATACAATCCTATTGAAGTATTTTAATATATCCCTTAATGTCATTATTGCAGATCTTAGATTTAAGTATCTTCCGTGTATTATGAGTTCTTCCGTATCAATATTATTTTCCAACAACAATTTCAATTCTTTTAAATGTGGTCTAAGATATTTAAATTGTGTATAAAAATCAAATACTGTAGGTGGTGTATCCTTTGAAAATAGTTCTGAATATACATCTCTATAGATATCATCAGAACTAGGAATCAATTTAGGTTCTACAACAAATCCATCGTATCTTTCGATTAAATCATTTAATTCTAATTCAACATTGTTCATCGCTCTATTATCTCCATATAATAGCGGATATTCTACTATCAAATACATGAGTATACCCTCTACACATTTACATATATTTGCATGTTCACCATACATAGAAGGATTTATGTAGCATAGCTCATTAATCATACTTGATAAATATTCCGACGGTTGCATACTAACAGTATGTGAAATATTAGGTAATATTTTGGAAGGTAATTCGGATTCAACCCAAAGCATGTCATCATATCTATCTCCAATATAATATTCATCAAAATCAAACTCATCAATATCTCCATCACACCACCACTTTAAGGTATCAATATATTCTAACATATCATTACTACCGATATATTTTTTATTAGATCTAGTATCGTACATCATAACAAAGGTAGTAACATAATCACCAATAATCGTGTATGGAGTCTTATCTTTACTATTTTCAGAATAAACAGTAACCGGAGTATCATACAAATCAACATACGTATCAACTGGTACATCTACCATAAATTTAACAGGAAGACTTGTTAAATGTGACGCAATACATTCAAGTAGCTTAATGTCTTCGGAAGGACATATGTTATTAATTTCTTGGCAATATGGGTATATACCAGGTAATGATGATCTTTTAATACCACCATATGCTTCATGTTGATACTCGTGTGCATTTCCAGGAATAGTTAATAGTTTATTCCCTTTAATTATCATAAAATCAAATCTATTTCTATACAAAACTTTACTATCTGTATTCTGTGATAGAAAATATCTAACATCTTCTACTGTAATACACATCCAATCTTTAATAACCTTAGATAAATTACTCATATTAATTCTCCTTTTTCATATATTATATTTTGATATATAAATATTATATAAATAATAAGGAACATAGTAATTTTACGCAAACTCCCCCCATATTTATATAATATTTCTGTGTAAATGATAACAATTAAAAGACCATGACTAGTCATGGCGGAAGGAGAAATTATGTTAACAATAAATTTATCTGATGGTGTCGTAGCTGGATTAAGACTCTGTAAATCGTCACTCGAAGAGTCGGTGAAGCTTGTAATGAACTCTAGTACTATAGAAGTTTCTAAGATACAGGCTGTTGATATACTTGAAGAACTCAGGTATACTGCTACACTCTGTTATGAGCAGGGATACTATAACGGAAACGATACCGATGGTAGGTATTGTCCATAAAAAAAGAACCTAGTATATACTAGGTTCTTTTTTTATAATAATTGAATACTAAACCGTATAACTCAGAAAAACATCAAGTTAATGATAAAACCTAAGTAAAGGGGGTACGATAATGATAAGTGACACTTATCTAGAGATGGGTCAAACTGTAGATATGTTTGATAATAATATGGACCATCTTATGGCTACAATATATACTGAGTATTGTGAAAATAGCGAAGTATTTATTGAAGGGAGTATTTTAAACGGAATTGCTAAATTCTTTACAAAGTTGATAGATTCTGTTAATAAGACATTGACAACAATAAAACTCCACCTTCAAAGAAGAATTGGTGAGCTAGTCAGAAAAGGTAAATTAGCTAAACTTAGAACAGAATTATCTGGAATGAGAGATAAAGGTATAAACACTGTAAAGGTGGTTGATTACTGGTATATCCGTGATAGATACTTCATTGCGTTAAAAGAGCTAAAAGACCTAGGATTAAGATTGTCTCGTGTACAGTATGAGTATGGTGAACAAATGACACAGGATTTAGCTAAATGGCATAACCTTAAAGCAAAGCATGATGAGATATTGAAGCGTGCTTTGAATAAAGAGGTTAAAGTTCCTATATCTAAAATGATGAGATTTGTTGATCACGAGCTCAGTAAAGAGGAAGGTCTATTTGATACAATAGATGATTTGACTGAGTTATACAAAGCTATGGAAGCAAATATCAATTCCCTTAGTACAAGTGCTAAGATAGTTGGTACTAATACAATGGTGAAGAATAGAGATAAGACTATAGCTCTATCATCAAATGAAGTGTTCTTAGTTAAGAATATTGCAACTGGTCTTGCTAAATGGGCTACAGATACTATAGTGTGGATCATAAATAAAGCACTATTATCAGTAATTGGATTATAATGAAAGGATTATTGTTATGGAAAATAATGAATTATATTATAAGATTCATGATGAAATACAGGGCAGATATGATAATGGGGAAATAACTCTCATGGAAGCAAATCGTGCAGACAAGGCAGCGTATGATAAATATGCTAATGCTGAGACAGTGGATATTATAATATCAAAATATCATGAATAAATATGAAGCTAGGTGTTATAATCACACCTAGCTTCATATATCCGTAAACTCCCCCCCATATTTATATAATATTTCTGCGTAAATAATAACAAATATTAAAGTCCCATGAATAATCATGGGCAGAAGGAGAAAATATGTTAACAATAAATTTGACACAGAATAGCAACGCATTTGATAGTGCCGAGATACTTAAAAAATCTACAGACTCAGAAGTATCTATAGAATTTGAACATGGTACTATTGCAATTACACGAGAAGCTGCTATGGTTATATTAGACAATTTGCCATTTATGTTGATGCATGCATACGCATCAGGAGTTAATGGTGATTACAGTCCAGTGTATCTAAAAAAGAACGCCTAGGTATATACCTAGGCGTTCTTTTTTTATTTTGAAGTGCTTCCAAACCCACCAACTCTTCGAGTATCAACATTTGCAGAACTACCTGTTGTACCATAAGGTTTAAATATTCCTTGGAATATTGAATCACCTCTCTTGAATGTTATATCTGGGTTTATATGATTCTTATTACCAGCACACAGAACTATCTTATCTGGATTATCTATATCGACTGTATTATCATCTACCCATTCAATATCAAATCCTTCATATACTAGTTCAGCCATTATATGTCCATAATTCTTAGCACCGTAATAGTCAGCATCTATAATACCAACAGTATTAGCCATAACTAGTTTATACTTTATACCTGAACCACTTCTAGGAACTAATTCCAAGAACCAATCCGGGTTATTAATCTTTACTCTAATACCTGTCGGAATTCTAATACACTGCCCTCTTTTCAATGTGAATGAAAATGGTGTAAAGAAATCATGTCCAGCTGAATCTGTCGTCGACCTCATTGGTATCTTTAGTTCATCGTACCATGTTTGCAGTGCATTATCAGATATATTAGTTGTCACAAGACTAATTATATCATTTTTAAACTGCTCAAATGGTACCTTTTCAAATTCTGCTACAATCGGTTTCATATTAAACTTCCTTTCATTGTTTATTATGATTCATGTGCGGAACATAATAAAAATATAGATAATATTATATATATTTGATTATATAATATTTGTACGTAAATGATAAATATCAAAAAGACCTTGTATATACAAGGCGGAAGGAGAAAGTATGATAGAATTAAAGATGTATGGTGATTGTAGTAATGCTTATGATCTTCAGAAAATTGTGTACGCTGCAAAACCTAGAGAGAGGTTTTGCTTAATCTATGCTGATGGTTTCTATGGCGATATAAAATGTGGTGCTCCAACTATGATTACTATACTTGAATGTATGAGTAAAGCATATGATAAAGGTCTTGACGATGGTTGGAGTGACCGTGATGATGAGCTGTCGTCGTAGGTAAAATAAAGAAGAGCCCGGGGGCCCCCTATACACTTGCTTCTTTTTTTTTTTTTTTATCTATATAATTTGCTAATGGAAATTTCTCTTTATCCAACTCAAAAGAGAAATCCAATATATCAACAGAATATGATGAGAACATCGAATTATGAGTAATAATAAAACTCTGTTCACCATCAATAACATCTAACTGGTGGTCCATTATATTTATAAACTTTTCACGCTTACTTATATCCAATGGTCCATCCGGTTCATCTAATAGCATTATATTATACTTATTTAATGCTTGTCTTGATAATGCAAACGATAATGCTATATTAAAGAAACTTAATTCTCCTTGTGATGCATATTTAACATCATCAACTCTTTTTCCTTTATTAATATATGGGATAGCAAACTCATCAGCAGATATATCGAACTTATCAATATATAGGTCTCCACCATATGCTAAGTCTAATATCTCATTAGTGAACTCTTCAGTATCTTTTAAGTAATTACTTATAAAATGTAACGGTATCCCTGTCTTAGATGTCAATGAATCTCTTACTAATAACATTTCATCATACATCTTCTGCATCTTCTTCAAATCTTTTTCAATACTATTGTACTGGGATAAGTTATTATCCAATATTTGAATTTGCTCAGCTAACTTGTCACACTTTCCTACATATTCAGCATATTGCTTACTATATGTATTTTTTTCATTAATTAGAGTATTATATGAATCATAATCATTCTTATATTTCTCATATGATTTCTTCACTTCATCATATTCAGATAATGACTCATATCTATCAGTGAATAATTCAATAGTTTTTTTATATTCACTGATTTCTTCATTTAGAACTGAATTATCTTTCTTCCATTTCTGTATATTATCATTAGATTCTGATATTGATTTATTCAACATCTCTATCTGTTCTGATAATACTGATGTACCAGAATCCCCAAAATTATTTAAGAACATTTCTTCTTCTCCATGTTTTACAAGAAGATTTGTATAATTCTCATGCTCGGTAATCAATGATAATAAATCATTCATTTCCTTATCTGGATATATTATCCTAAGCTTCTTAATATTTTCATACATGGTTTCTTTTTTGAAATATTCAAAAATATCTTTTGGTAATTTGGATATAGTTTGTGCCCGAGTTAATATTTCTCCGAATACAAGTGTGAGATTCTTATATACTGAAGTCATAGAATAATAATATTCACTATTCTTATTCTTATCAGTAATATTTGAATCATCTAGTAGTGCTTTCAATTGATTAAATATCGTCTTAGCAACACACTCTTCTTTACATGCTATAACCGTTGATATATTAGCAGTTTTTATCATATTAGCGTATCTATTTAAAAATACGGTACTTATATTAGAGACTTTCTCCTCGATATCTAGCAGATGTGAATTTACATAATTATTTACATCTTTTCCAGACTCAATTAAATTAAGTACATCTGTAATTACATCTACACCAAACTCATATGTCTGTCTTAATATATTCTGTATATTCTTGATAAATACCATAAATGATTCCAATTCATTCTTACTCAATGATGGTGTGAAATCATTCAATATATCTTCATACTCTCTCAATTTAAGAGTAGTTGCTTTATGATTATCTTTGAGTATCTTCAACTCTTTATTAGTATCTATAGCTTTCTCCAATTGAGATTGTAATATGTGCAACTGATTATAATCATTATCTAAATGAGATAATGTATTATTCATCAATATGATATTCGAATTAACTCTATTCTCATGTGATGATATTTTCATATCTAGTTTTTTAATTTCATCAGCATAATAATTAGGGTCCAAGCTCTCAAACTTATTCTTAGACTCTAGTGTATGTGTCAATTTATTATATTTCTTACTGATGTTACGATAATTAAAATCCAGATTATCTATATCATCTATCTTAGATAATGAATTATCTATTACTGCAATTGAATTTGATAAGTCATTACTTATGTTTTTATATAACTTTAAATCATTCTTAATACTATCTATATTATTCTGGTAATCAATAATATCAACTATCCCAAGCTGTTTTTCTTTAGTGATATTATAATTAATCATCTCTTGTAACTGTCTTAGTTTGAGATTAGTTGATTTGTAGTAGTTTAAGAAGATATCTAAATCTTCCATCAACTTACCCATGAAAGTCTTCCTCTCTGTTGTTGATGCACTTATTAATGACGATACATTATCACCCAATCTTATCAACTTAAGATAATCAGTTTCTAACGATAGCTCTTCTTTTATTATTTCTTTGAATGAAGTCACATTACCATTAGTATTTAACTCATTTCCATTTTTTTCAATGTAGCTTTTTACAGAATGATTTTTATCTTTGTGGGCTGTATAAAAATGCTTTATTATATATTTATCTAACCCATTTTCTATATGTATTTCTTTATATCCTTCTTTATCCTTTATTATTAGATTATTTCCATTCCTAACATCTAAGTTCCCTATTTCAGCAAATGGTTGTAGCATACTAAGGAATGATGTTTTACCAGACCCATTAGGTCCTATGAGTAGGCATATTCTATTCTTACACTTAGTAAAATCAACTTCAATTTCATCTGAATGTAGTGAGTTACTAAGTGATGCAAAGTTCTTTAATTTTATATAAGTTATTTTCATATTACTAATAACCTTTCTATAATTATGATTATACTTAAGTGAAATAAATAATAGATAAACATTAGTATAATCAACTGTATATGAAACACATATACTCATAAAAATTCCAGAATCAGCTGTTGGTTTTTATTACTATATATTATTATTTTTATATTTAAAATTCACAACATTACAAAAAAAATCATCCGACTAGTGTGGTTCTGTTTATATAGATTAATTTCGTTTAAGATTGTGCCTGTATTATTACATGAGTGAGATTTTTCTCCTATAAAGAATGTACCTCCTATTGAGTGTGGTGTCATCATGTTAAAATGCCGATTAACCTGATGATATTTACATAAAGTACTATAACGAACATAAACTCCAATAATAATTATGTACTGCTAAACGGTAGCTAGTGGCTACACATGTTTTGCTCACTGATGTATTATTTCACGCACAATTTTAATATATGAGAATAGGGATAACACCCTATTCTCTTTCTACCCGTAAAGTTATTATATATATTGATATAATATTTCTGCGTAAATAATAAACAAAAACAAAAAAGACCATGACTAGTCATGGCAGAAGGAGAGCAATATGATTAACTTAACAGTAATGAAACACGCAATGAAGGCTACCGCTATTATGGCTTCATCAGTAGCAATGACAACAATAGTTTCTAACGTGATGGGAAAGAAGTTTGGCGAGGAAGTAGTGCTCGCATATAAAGCATCAAAGAAAGAGGAAGAAGCTAAATAAGCTTCTTCCTCTATAATACAAAAAACAGGGTGCTTCGAGTTTACTTCAGGTGCCTTGTTTTTTTATTTAAGTTTGTATATAGTCTTAACCAGATTATTTATATACTCAAGGTTTATACATATATAAAATGTATAGGTATGATATAAACTAGGACTATTAAACTTAACTGTCATATTATCCCAATTCAAATCATACTCAACACCATTCGTTATGTATGTTCCTTGTTTTTTTACCTTGATATCAATGAATTCGAAATATCCTAATCCATTTTCTCTGTGGTAATCAATACATGCTTCTATTGAATTATTTAATAATTCTCCAATATTAGCAACATCATTAACATCATCCAACCTAAATGATGCTCTATTATATAATACCCAACCCTGTTGTAAATTAAGGTCTTCTCTTTCAAAGACATCAGTGTATACAGGAATAATATCAGAACCTTGAGTATCTATATCATACTTAGGTATTCTAATATTATAAATATTATCATTGAATATATAGTAGAATCCAGTTGAAAAATATTCCATCCTAACTGTGAATGTTATCTTATAATCAGACATCACAGCTCCTGTACGTTCACCATCATCTTTATCCAAATCTGTAATATTTGTTAAGATATTCACTGGATAATATCGGTAAAATTCTTTAGTTTGTGAAGACCCCTGTAATTTATATGTTATAGGGAACTTCGACATACCATTCAAATGATCCAAAAATTCTTTAGTGTGTCCAGCATCATCATGTATTGGAATATTTATTATCTGTGATAATATACTTAACATATCTTGTGGTAGATAACTTTCAAAGCATGTTGGTATAAAGAATGGTCTATTTATTTCAACAGCGTTTTGAATATAGTTATAGTAATCTAATTGCTGCATCAATGTTGCTAATATGATGACAACATCAACATACATAACTGACCTATTCAATTTATACTTAACAACTAAGTCATTCTTTAGATCAAGAATAAATGGTTCTAAGTCCTCGTTTCCCCACATACTATACACTGAATCATGCCTTTCAATCATTCTAGTACCCTCTAAGAACCTATCTTCAGTCATTTCAGGTATTCTAGGTCTAAATATTATCATCGGTTTCAATTTCTTTACAAATTCATGTGGGGTACTTCGTATCTGTCTATGTGCAATCTTAGAATTAACATGTGTAGTTTTAAACATATTATCAGGAAATAGTTTAATGATATAATTCTGCATAAATGCTAATGCGTTTCCGTATGTGTGTGCAGAACTACCCATCAATGATATATATCGTTTATTCTGTCTATTCTGTATTTCCTGCATAGTTTTAATCTCTTCAAGTTCTCTTTGTTTCTCATGCTCTCTCTGTGCTTTTTCTCTAGCAATTCTTTCATATCTATACAAAGGATAAACCTCCAATCTCAAAAGTATTTTCAATTAGTTATAGTTTTGTATATTGTATTACTACAATTAACATCAGTATAAACATAAATTTTTTTACACGAAAGGAAGACAAAAAAATGTATAAAAAACAAATATTCTGCTTTGTTGGTGAAACCAACTCTGGTAAAGATACAATAGTGAATAGAATATGTGAAATGGATAAAAGGTTCAGTACAGTAATATCATACACATCAAGACCTAAAAGAGATAATGAAACAGATGGTGTTGAACATCACTTTGTTGATAGTGATACTATTAAGGATATTATGACTAACCGTCCAGATGATGTAGTAGCATACACTAAGATATCACAGGATCTATCTAGTTCTGGATATGAATATCTTGCAACAATTGATGAATTGGATAAGGGAAATATTTATATTATTGACCCTCACGGCATCGAGTATCTAAGGTCTAAGTTTGGTGATATTTATGAGATAATAGCAATCTATATATACGCACCGCTTGAAATAAGGAGGAAGAGAGCAAAAAATCGTAGTGATTACACCGCTGAATTTGCTAAGCGTGTTGAGAATGAATCTGTTCAATTTGACCATTATTATAGACATAAGAAATATGACTATATTATATATAATATTGACGGATGTCTGGATGCAGCAGTTACAACTGTATATGGGTTATTAACATATATAATTGGTGGTGGATTAAGGAGAGAATGTACATCTGCACTCGGTAATATATATACAAAAAAAGAGATATATGATGGGTTGACATATCTCAAAATGATATTTACATATTACCTTAACAACTTTACAAGTAGGACATTGATTCTTGAAGATATTCAGAAAAAATATGAAATTATGAGGAATATAATACTATCACATCTTAAATAAAAAAAGAGAGGAGTTAATATATATTAACTCCTCTCTTTTCATTATAATCCTTTATCTGTCATACTGTTGACAATCTTGGATATATTCGAATCGTTGAATATGAACTTCACAAACTCCAGAGCATAAATACCCATAGTTAATTCTCTATTACGAGCACACTCATTAGCGAATTCGGTTCTAACTTTAGGGTCTGATGTGATGAATGCATCATATACATCAGTTATCTTTTCATTAATGATTGCACTACCCAATGATTCTACAAGTTTACTCAAATCATGTTTTAATGTTGCCCCTTGTACATATTTAAAATTTGGCAACACTTTATGATATTTGTGATTATTAGTAGCCCATACAAATCCACAGCCAAGTATCGAATGTATTGCAATATCATCATCAGCAAATACAACACCTGAAAATAGGTCAGGTTTAATATTTTCCAACAATGGAATCATATCATATTCAACATACTCAACTAATTTAGGCTGTTTAGTTTTCTTCTTTATGTATGCCATATATAACATGACAACAATTAAATCATTCCTATACTGTGCACCACTAATCATCAACCTTGTGCAATTCACAATACGAGATATTATTTCAGGTATCAGTAAATACATCTGCTCATCCATACTGTGCTGATAATATCCTTTTCCTTTCTTAATAACTCTCTTGGATATTTTCTTCACATTATTCAATAATGATAAGATAATACAGCTCATGAATCGCATCTTAAATATAAGACTGCTCACATCATACGTTGAACCATCTATATTCCACTTCAACTTTGAATATTTTGATATCAGATAACTTATAGTTTCTTCATCTGCAATATCACCATATGATTCATCATCAGGATCATCAACACACATAACATCTGGGTCAATGTTGTTAAGTCTTGCGAATAATGTACATAATACCGAATTCGCATATTTATTCATTTCATCCGCATATGACTCATTATCATAGAATATCTCTGGGTGCTTCAGTCTTAACCCAAAAGATTTGTCGAATGTATCAACTTCTCTAACTATATCATCAATAAAAATATAGTTATTACTATTTTTATTCTTACCAAGATATACTCTTTTTCTCTTATCCATTTTCATATTAATATTCCTTTCTTTAAATATTTAATAGGCTATATACTTAAATATTATATAAATAATAAGGAACATAGTAATTATCCGTAAAGTCAACACCTATATTGATATAATATTTCTGTGTAAATAATAATAAATCATAAAAGACCTTGGATAACCAAGGCGGAAGGAGACACTATGACAGTAATAGTTGATAATGAAGGTTGGGTTATCGACATCATCAAGGAATGATGTCAACCTGACCTTTTTGAGGGGCGATAAAAAAGCCCCTCTTTTTTTATTATAACTTAACAGTATCATCCCAGATAATAATGGGCATCTAGTCAACAAGATATAATGATGTGGTATATAAGGTATAGAAGATATCCATATACACAACTACCTGTAAAAATAACCGACCAGCTAATAGACTGGTCGGTTAGTATTTTATCCATAATATTCTTTAACGGTTGAGAATGGCTCATATTCAAAGTCATCATCTTTTTTATTATTTACAGATACTTTGTCATTACCATTCATTCTCTTCCGCTCTGTTGCATTAGTGCTACCTCTCTTATCCACTGTTGCAACAAATTGGGTTGCTAATGATTCTAATGCTAATGGTTTCTGTAAATAGATATCATCTAATAACTTAATTTCACTATTCTCAGCAAATGGTTGATTAAAGTATTCTAATCTCCTTAATTTTGCACTTTCTTCTATTGATCTATATCTTCTTTTCAATAATTTAAATGTCATAAATAACTCACCAGTATCTACCTTTGTTTCTGGATTTATTATTATAGTAACATCTGCATTCTCTTGTAATTCCCAAGCACCTGCAATATTATCTCTACCAACAAGTCTTGTAACATCTTCTTTTTTTGCTTGTAATGCAGCATCTATTACAGACGCACCTGCTCTATTAAGCTGCTGAGCTGTTATACTTTTATACCATATGTCTCCATATGGAATAGACTATATCATCTATCTATAACATATTACCAGTTATAAATAGCCCACCTTTTCGAATTGCTATTGGATGCAATCCTACTCTACTCACTTCTTCACCTACGTGTTTCTCGTAAGTTATGTTTTCGATAGTCGTTGAACCTTCCATATCGTTTTTTAAATTATACCATGATGTATTATTTTTTATTTTTGACACGAGAGACCTAATTCTATCATAATTGGTCTTTGTTGGAGAATATATTTTTTGATATTTGATAAGTGTAGCTATTGCTATATCTGGGGCACTCATCTCTTCGTTGATCATTTTTAATATATACTTAATCACTTTTTTGGGATGAGAATTCCACCCATGTGTTTCAGCTTGAGCTGCTAATCGGTACACTGTCTTATGTACAGTATTTTCTGTAGGAGTCACCCATTCTAAATTTTTATAATAATTATTAGAATGAATACCATCTGCATGATTTACGTCAAGTTCTGTATAATTTTCAGGCTGTCCAACAAATTCCCACGCAACTAATCTAGATAATGTAAATGTTTTACATTTGCCGTCGCATGTGCGTAGATTTACTCGATAATATCCATATTTGCTTAGCTCTGGCTTACGAATTTTTTCTCTGTTTTTTACTAAACTTATAATATCACCATATGTATTTATACCATATAATCTAGACTTTACATTTGGATATGTTATATAATAAAATATTTCATTATCAAAATCTTGGTATGTTATATTTGTAATATGTTTTGGTTTAGTCTTTTTCATATCTACACCTCCTTTCTGTTCATTTTTGAATATTCTCTCATAGTCATAATTTATATTTAAAAAACTATATAACTTGGATGCTGATTATCTCTATAGATAACGTTATCACTATATCTAAGTCATTGCACTTCGACCATATTAAATATTATTTAATATTAGTAGTTATCTCCTAACAAGATTTCCCAGCAGTTAAATGGGTTTTCGTAATCAATATTAATCGATTACGCCGCTATTTTGTTAACGGGTATATCGAAATATTTCGCTAATTCTTTAAGCTCATTCGATATATTCTTAAGCTCAGTCTTTTCATCATTTGCTCGTTCAGCAGGTCGTATTCTTTTAATATAATCCAATATTAAAGTTATTACTTCTGCACCAGTATCTGATAAATCATTTATGATACCATATAAATCATTTGTATCTATCTCTCTATTTTTATATTCTTTGATTATTATATCAATACCACTATTAGCAGTTAATTCTAATTTTCCTTCTTTCTTTAACTTCTTCTTTATCTGCTTTGCTGTATAATTTCTAATATCATCAGAATCTACTTCCATATTATATATTCTTTCAATAGTTTCTGCGATATCATTTTCCATTGTAATAAATAGCACAGCAGGTCTTTTATCAGGGTCTTTTGTTTCCACATTATTATACTTTTTAATATCTAATGCAGATTTAAGTAATATAGTTGATTTACCTTTACCAGGTAATGCTAAATAGATATATAGTCGTTTTGACAAATATCCAGGCGATAATAAGGTATTTAATCTCTGAATACCTGTTATGAATATTCTATTTTTATCTTTAAGCTTATTCATAACATCATCAACCACAACATCAAATATATCATCTTGTAATGAAAATGTTTGTTCTGACCCTAAGCTAACAACACTTCTTTTTATATTAATTATCGTTGTTGCAATATGATATAAATCATCCTGTATGGATTTATATGTCTTAATATCACATTCGTCTATACTATTTAGAATTTGTAACATTACTTCTCTTGCAGAAATAACATACCCAAATTCTAATGCATCATCTAATTTTCTTATTAAGTATTTACTTTCTTCATGTGTTATTGTCATATCTGGAATACAATCAAGAATATCAACAATATCATCAGTACACTCAACATCATCTTTCAAATAACTGATTAAGAAATCTGTAGATGATTCATATCCCTCATATAATCTCGCTGCAATAGTTTTTTTAATTATCCAATAACGAGATTTTAAATTTACATTATCTTCATATACCTTAGGGTCAATCGAATTCATTAACCTATATATATTTGATAAAGTCTTTCTTGTTCTTAATACACTATCTTTATATATAAATGCTATTGTCCTATCTAAAGTACTTATATCAAACTTAACTTTCAGTAATTTCAATTCAATATATGCTGTTTGATTTGAGTATTTCTTTAGAGTACTAGCTGGATTATCCATAATATCACCTCTATAAAAAATTTGTTATAGAGATGTGAAAATGACAATATAAAATCACCTAATGTGTGTCAATACACATTAGGTGATTTAAGCAATACAGTATTACTGTATATATGCATTTCGCACTTTCGCTTTCAAATCATTATTATCATCATATGCTGATGATTTAAACCATATACCACTATGCCTCTTCTTTTTAGGAAGTGCACTCTGTTCATCAACAGGATATGCACTAGCTTTAAGTATATCAGTACCTCCGCTACCACCTAGACTAAATCCGTCAACTTTACCACTAAATAGCGTTGTAAGTGTTATCGATGCTGGATTGGTACCAGGATCAATCTCTAATTCTGGTAAATTAACAACCACTTCATCTGTTGTTGTTATTGGGCACAACGCATATCTTTCACCATTAGCCATCTTAGGTGTATACATCTGTTGTGATATCTTCTTTTCGAATTCCATAACTATCCTTTCTATATCATCTTCAATATTAGCATGTATAAAATATTAGCTATCATTTCCGTTACGATGCAATATGCTCACATGATATATTACTATTCATTAATCGCTGTCCTAATATCAACTTTCTTTATTATTGGTGCACCCATATTTTTAATTTCTTCTGCTGTATACATCTTTGTACCAGTTGCTACAAATGCATATGGTTGTCCACTGAATGCAAGTTCATCAGGTGAAGATATTCTTGGACTATTCATAACATTTGCGTAGTTTGTAATTGGTAACATAAGTTTCTCTTCATTATTAGATGATTTAACATGTAATAATGTATTCTCTACTGTTAGCGGTTTACGCATAGTTATCTCCTTTCATCGGTAATATAGTCATATTACTATCCATCAATGTTAATCATACTACCCTGTAATGTCCTATCACTCTTACAATATCCATATGGGAACAAGTCAAGCTGCTCTTCAGTGAATGATGATGTTTGGTCTAATTTCACTCTGTTTTCATAGTTAATGTGCTTGAATTTACCGTTCTCCGCAATTTTTAATGGTATATATGATGTGACTGGGAATATAGTAAACAACATTCCCCGTGAATATTCCAAATCATGTAATTCAGCAAGTGACTCAATTTTATGTTCTGTGACATGATTATCAGGTATTTCTGTACATATACCATATAAATTCGATGAATATGGTCTACCCTCGTAAAAATTTAATACACCAACTGGTGAGTATACATTTGATGGGTCATTACGTGGAATATACGGATACTTGTAGTCATCATTGTCATAATAACTTGGAGATGTGATCATATTACTCCATGCACTAATAGTTGATAATGCTGCATTTTCCATATTATTCGCTCCTCTATTCATAGCAGTATCTAATGAATTTGGTAGAACATATGGTTTCGGTTCACCAACTACTTCATATATAATATCTTGGTCATTACCATTTTTTACAATATTATCTATAGTAAAATCTTTTTGTGTAAAATTGAATATTCTCTCATCTCGCATATCGGATGAAGAATACCCATCATATATTGTTTCATCGACCTCGGTTGTTATGTATTTATCAATCAATATATGTATACCTAACAAAATATATCACCTCCTATATATTATGGTGTAGGATTTATTACAAATTTCTTATCCCCGATATAGAAGCTGTGTGTTTCTGAATCCATTGTTATTGTTGCATTCTCAACATCTTTATACCCACTCAATAACATCTCTAATACAGCATACTCTTTATTAGTTGTATCAAGTTCTGTAGTAAGATTACGCTTTCCAATGTGAAGATAAGTACTAACAGGCTCAGCCCATACTACACCAGGCTTATACATATCTGCAGGTGGTTCTTCTTTGCTGAAAATAATGCTTCGATTAGGATGGGTTACATTGTTTATACTATCAACAAAGTTATTGAAATCTTTTTCAGCAAATGTTGTGAGTATTTGTTCATCTTGGTTAACGAAGATAGGCACATCAACTTCGCTATGGGGTTGATTCATAAGCCTGTTTATAAAATTTGTACTATATAGTACACCGCCAAATGGTGTAATCGATGAGTCCTCACCATCAACATATCTATCAATAAACCTACCTATTGAGACATATTCTAACTCAAGCGGTTGTGCACCATATTCAAAATTAAGAGGGCGAGATGATGATTGAATAAATACGGTGCTGGATGTTATCTCTTTGAACTTAGCTATGGCTCTGTCATCAGAAACTTCCGGATCCTTATTATCAATGAAATATTTTTTAATATTATTGAATTTAGGAAATAATATGTAATTTATAACAATGAAAAATGTCTGACGCTTTCCATTCTTTTTTACATAAGTCTGTTTCATTTTTCTCACAGCCTGCTCAGGTAGCATCACACAATTCATCTCATTTACCTTTATAAAATCAGTAAATGTGAATTCAGGTGTCGTATCTGGTGCACTGTATGATTTACCAGTCATATCATCTGTGGATTCTTGTGAATACAATGTATAATTCAACACTGCATGCGAATTTTTCCATTTTGGTATACTATATTCACTCATCACTATATCAACTTTGTTATGTACACCCTTTTTCAACTTATTTATCGCGGTGTTACGAACATCTTCATCGGATGATTTTAATTGTGTTAATATATAATTATATAGATCAACATAATCATATACATTAGCCTTATACACATTAGGAGTTTTCAACTCAATAAAGAATCCATTTGAGTTTGCTGATATAGTAAATGCTAAATATTTACTATCAGCATTGATCTTTCCATCTTTCTTGTAAACCCAATCAGTGGTTGACATATCAAACTTATTATCATCAAATAGAGACATTACATCTATTTGTGAATTGATATACATGCTATCATTACCACTCTGAGAAGGTCTAACGAATTCAGGATTACTCCTTAGCTGCATTGCTAATCTAAGCATCTCTGAATCGATGCTAGTATTTGTCTGGGTATTATTCAGTACTCTACCATACTTATCTTTTATGAATACTTCACCAGTTGCTTTATCTTGTATTGCTTCACCTTTAATTGCATACTTTCTGTAGTCATTACTTAAAAAAGTAGAAGCAAATCGCATATTCGGCTGAGCCTCATAAAGAGGCTCCAGTTCCGAAAGTGAGTTTAAATATTCACTCATATTATTTACATCCTTTCTTTATTTCTGTTTATAGTAAGGAGTTTTAGTTTCTGCTAATACAACGCTATTATCATTTAAGATAGGAGGATAATGGATCTCCCCAGTATGCCCTAATGGGAATACAACATATGGACTAGTTCTAGATAAGTTAGGTTGTTTCGCAATATGCTTCAGATACTTGTCAGGGTTTAAGTCAATTACAGTACCACCAACATTAGGTTGGTAATTATCCATAATTACCTGATACATATCTGTCATTTTATCATTATTAAATTGGTTTGTATTAGGGTCTTTTGCTTTCTTAGGAAGAATTTCACCCCAATAAAAATCTGGTACACTCTTATCAACAATCTCAACATCTTCAATATTATATTCGGGTTTGGTGTCATGTATCGTACTAACATCCTGACCATTTGGTGTCATAAGTTTCGTTTCACCTATTAAAGTGAATTCAATATACTTATCTAATGTATATTTTTTACCTTTATATGTTATGACACCATCATATTTAGTACCAGTTAGCTGCGTAAGAAGCGTTGATGAGAATGGACCAACCAGACCAATTGGTATATTGTCATAATTGTACATATCTATCGCACTTCTTAGTATATCAGGAGTTATCTGATCCTGATTCTTGTAGTGATGAATTGTATTCATACACACTGGTTTCATTGCCGTAGCATTTAACACACGCTCATCTCTGACATGTTTAATGTATGCAAATATACTCTTATCCCATCTAGATTCAAGTGAGATATCTTTCTGGAATATCTGTACATGCGAATTATAAATTATCGGCGTTGTTATATATGCATTCTCAGAATCTACTCTGTGGAAATCAAACCTACTCAATTTCCTACCATTAACATATACATCATAATACTCCAAAGAGAAGTCAAGTGGTAGGTTATAGAATATACTCTTTTCATCTACACCTGATTTAACTGATGCACTGTATACTGACTCAACATCTTTCCAACTTGATGTATTACCAATAGCAGTTCCATAATCTTTATAGATATTATAACGACGTCTATGTGTTGCATTATCCATTATGAAATCTTTATTATAAGCAACACATGTATACTTATAAGGAGTAATATCTATAAATATCTTATCACCAATTGAAAGTCTATCAAGGAATGTCAACACAAATGAACGATATTTCCTATCAATTCGATATGTATCCTGTGGCATAAGCCTACCATTCTTGAACACTCTCAAATGGTCAATATCTTTTTTCTGTAATGCTGTACCAATACCAACTGATGGATGTCCATTAACAGTTGATATGAAACGAATTGATTTCGGCTTCTTGTATATCTTAAATATGAAAGAAGAGCCAGCCAATTCTTCAGTTTTAAGTCTAATATAGAACTTATTTAATTTCTTTGCTGGTGAAGTTATTACACCAGATTTCTTTAACAACCTATCATACTCAGTAGTTATTTCAAAATTAGATACCGGTATTAGTGTAGCACTTCTTGCATTTGCATTACTTTCATACCTAATAAGGAAGTTCATACTATATACATTGGTTGCTGGTAGGTAGTTTGTAATCTTTGCAGTCTTAGCATTGTCAGGTATAGGAACTTTAGTGTGAACTTTCCTAACCTCTTCCAACGGATTAAAGTAAAGATTGTCATAACTTGTTATCTTCTTATCATTAGAGTCAAAGAATACAACCGCAAGATATTCAGCTGAATCAATATCATACTGCATTGTCAAATCTATCATATTACAATGCTTAGGTATATCATATGTATATACTTCATATAATACTTCATCAAGCTTTATTGCTCCAGATTTGAGTATTTTTGATGTTTGCTGAGTTCTTGTTGGTATACTCTTAACAACTTTTTCAATTGTAGTATCTGTTTCAAACATGATGTCACTCACATTAACTGGGAGTGTATCAGGAGTATCAGGTAATTCAACTTCATATGTGGTAGAAGTATCAACAAATTCAATATTTTGAGTATACTCGAAACTATCAAATCTCTCAATTTCTATTACTGAGTTCTCCTTGAAATACCTGCGTGGGATGTATACATATTCATATAGGTTAGTCCTATCTTTATAGTAATCTGTGATTAGAAACCCATCAATGAATATTCGTAACTCCATTAAATCTGGATACATCAGATTTGAGTCTATTACGAAGAATACCATTTCCTCAGCAAATCTGAAAGGTCTATCAGGGAATTCGTAAAGAGTATCTGTTCTAGTCGATGATGCAATATATGCATCAAATGAAATCCTATCAACATCCCCACTTATAGATGTATTATTATAGAATCCCAATGTCATCACATTATCTCTGAATTTAACTTGGTCTAATACCACTCGCATATATGCATCTGGATTAGCTAAACCAAGTTCATATAACTTATACAGCTGATATTTATATCTATCAAGTGTATCATCATATGTTGCAATAGCATTCTCAAGATTTGTACTATCTAAGAGTGCCTTAACTCTACGAACATCTGACTCTGCGTTGTATTCCATACTATACATATTTCTCATATAATATGGTAACGCCGCAGAATATAATAGAGTCTGTATAATTTTATTTACTTCTGCATTATCACTATTTAATATCTCACTGATTTCTGATAGACTCAGACGTCTATCATCCTGATCACCATATTGGCTCAGTAATCTTGTTAAAAATGTACGTCTACTAGGGCTGTTATTAGCCAGTAATAACTTCAGATACCCGTAGAAATCCTGCTTATCATAACCACCCTCTATACTACCAATAGATGACTCACTGTAGAATGAATCAACCCCAAGTATCAATTTGCAGATATTATTTGTTGCATATTCTTTATAACCAACATCATCGATATTTCGATTATAATAGAATGCTTTCACATAAATTATGAATTTGACATTCGTTGCTGAATATGTATTTTTGAGTTTCTGAGCATCAGCAATTATATCATCAAATGCACCAGGTTTACTACATAAATGTCCCAAATCATTTTCAATAAAGAAATCTGATGCACTATATTTAGCAAATGTACTATATTCAGGAATAGATATAATATCACTCACACCCGGCTTTACATCAGTAGTCATATACATTTTTGTACCAATACATATATTCTCAATTGGTACAGGGATACGATTGAGAATAAATTTAATATCGTCTCCATCACTCTGTTGCTTAGTGTGTATTGTGAGTGTACAGTGTGTGGCATTCTTAGCTGGTATTCGTGTTGGATCATTATCACCATAGTATGCAGCTGTTGTTGTAATCAAATCATATACATGATTATCATTTACAACACTACCACTGGTGGTATATATTGTCTCACTAGTGGTTGTGTCACAACTAGGATAATATATCATAAATATACTAACCCTCTCACTTTTCTCGTACCTTTCAAGTGTACCTGGAGAATTATAAAATGTGACAGTATCACCACCACGTCCCATATCGATAAATATATTAGTACCACGATGACTATCTGTTGCTGTAAAATCGGAACTCTTATATATATATTTACCTGAATCCTGCAATCCGACGTATAGTGCAATATTTCCATTTGGGGATAGACGTTTGTGCATATCAGTATTATTACTTATATTTGTTATAATCGACCATCTATTCTTTTTAGCAGTTTTTAATGCAGCAACTCCATCTGCAGGCAGTACATCAACACTAGCTACACCATATTTTTTACAATATCGTGCATTCATTCTAGCATCGAATTCAACCTTAACCATATCTTCAATATCTTCTGGGTTATTAGTTGCAAATACTGTAGCTACCGGGGAATATTTTCCGAGTGCTGGTGCTAGAGCATATTGCTCAATTTCAGCACCACCAGAACCTTTCAATGGTATACTATAACACTGGACGAAACTATTCTCAATGATTTCGATTCGCACATTGTGTTTGTTGTATGTCTTATTACCAGTTACTTCATCAACTGTGTATACGAAAAGATGATTGAATGGTAGTATGACTGTAGTACCATCATTATGACATATAAATCTAGCATTAAATATCATCTCTTCATCTATTGTAATAATAGGTATAGTTGAGAATATATCCGGATAATCACATAAGTCCATATATTCAATTTCTTTATTATAGAAATCGCTTCTTCTATATGCTTCAATATTACTTGGAGAAATAAGCACATAATCCAACTCAAAGCATATTTTGGTTACATCTTTAACATATAGATCACTTATTGCTGTAGACCTATCTTCTGTTGGTATATGCCACTCTCTTCTAAATAGTTCATATGGACATAATGTCCTCTGTAATTCTCTTTGATATGCAAATGAATTCTTCCATTCTCTAGTTAAAGACTTATCCAACTGCTGCATATCAATCGAACCATTTCTTATTTCTTCTAAGATATTTTCATTTAATTTGCTAATATCTGTTTGATTTATTTTAGAGGATTTCTCTAAAATATCTTTGTAACTATTCAAGGATGATAACACTCCTTTCTCTATAATTTCTAAGCTTAACCTACTGTTTTTGGGCTGTATTAACAATATATACTATATATTTCTACAAAAAACAGACACTTAATATAGTTTATAGAAAGGATGAGTATAATGGAAGATAAATGTATATTTACAGAAGCGTCATTAACTGACTCTGTATTATATAAAGCATTTAATAATAACGCTGATATGACTACTCTGTTAATTAGTGCTACTAAAGAAAGTACTATAATAACAGAAGAGTATATTCAGGAACAGCTTCTTCAGATTGGTAGAATGAATATATCACCTCTCGTTGATACTGTATTAAATGCGTACAAGAAGGGTAAAATAATATTATTATATCCGAATAAAGTAAAGGTACCTATTGGTATACCTTTCTTTGTTACCAAGCTTAATGGTAACCCTGTTGGTGTTATATTTGTTAATAATTACGGTAAAATTAATAAATCTGAAAAAGGTGGTGACGAGAAATATCTCGATATCCCTATGAAAGATTTATATACCTTAATGGAGGGAGCATTTATAGCACTTACATATGCAACTAATAAAGAACATATAAAACGCTCTCTTGGATTGATGAAGATATCTGCAACAGTATATGTGAATATGCTTCTCAGATTATTCACAAAAGAATATCAGGTATCACTTGAACCTGATTTGTATAACAAGATAGTTGTTGCATGTGTTATGTTCTACCTAGATAATATCTGGGAATCAACAAACAAGAGTATCAATGCAAGTTATGCTTTGAGTAATATTCAGGCAGGTGTTGATAAAGCTACATTGTTACCTTTTATAGATGAGTACAATTCTAAGAATATTAAGAATATCTCAGAATTAATCGATTTTATAAAGGGATTATCTACAAGAGTAGCTTCCTTAAATTTCAGATATTTCACCCAGTGTTATATTAACACATTTAAACCATCAGTGCTTTTTGGATTAGAAGTATTACCTTACTTCTTATTTGCAGTAAATTCTACAATGTTAGGTAGTTTTATTGTTAATATTCCGATGATGTCTGATGTTGTAAAGAATATAAGCGGAATTAAGGCATATTATGCTGAATTAGCAAAAGCCGTATCAACAACATAGTGAGGTGATATAAATGGGAGAATTAAATAAGATAGAAATTAGATCTGGTTTTATGTATGAATATGATAAGACAATGAATGCATATAAACCATATTTTTTGAAAGTTAGAGCCGAGGATATTATCGGTACAGTGAGAAGTGTTGGTGAAGGTAGAGCAGGTACAACCCCATCTACTATTACAATTGAAGATGTTACAGGGTTGAAAGAGAAACTTGATGCTCTTAGTGCAGCACCTAATATTCCTGGGTATCACATTGCGACAGAGAGTGAGAAGACAGAAGTTGAGAAGTTTATGAAACGACTGATGATGTCAACAACAAAGTATAATCCAAAAAAGATTGATGTTGGTAATCTTCGTTACCAGATATATAATAAGTACGGTATATGTAATCTTGACTTTATATCAGGTACGCATGTTGCTATATATAATATACCTGTGAGAGATTTTTTTACATATATTAATACTAGGAGAATCGATATTAAGTTTGATGGTATCATGGCATCAATGGCGTTTGCACCAGGTGAATCAACATACTACACAGTTACAACCGGTTTAACTACAACGGTATCATCAGCATTAAAGAACTATACAATCACTCATACTGGCACTGATCAGGATATGGGTAGAGCAACTTTTACGATATACACAGCAGATGCATTATTTTCACATATTAAGACGGATTCATTATATGATGACACAACTCTTACAGTCGAATATAAGGCAATTTCAAAAGTTGCATAATAGTAAGATGGAGATTATGACTAACAATCATAATCTCCATCTTATTTTCATCACGAATTATCAGTTTCCCAGATAATGAAATACTTTTTACCATATGAATCAGTTGCAATATTTGTTGATTTATTAACAGATATTGGCGTCTTATATGGTAATGGATAATCACTAAGTACTTCACCATCTTCGTTCTTAGCAACGAATTCATAATTCTCAAAGTCATCATTAATAATAACAACATACACTGAGACATTCTGGTTTTCATACTTAAGATATCTATTTGATTCACTATTAGCATCGTCATCAACAGACTCACTGAGTGATAATGAAATTTCATCATCATCATAATCTGATATGGTTACATCGCCATCACCACCTCCAGTAAGTAATCCTCTACTGCTGATAATCTGCTTGAGATAATTTGAACCAAAATCACTCATATTATCCCCAATACCTGCACCACTACCAAACTCTTTCTTCTGTTTAAGTGATAAGTCTGCAACTTGCTTCTTAATACCAACCTGCTTATCAACTAGCTGCATAGCTAATGACCTAGCACTGGTGATATTCTCAACAAGTTCTGATATCTGCTTATTCACACCTCTGTTTGTACCTTTTACAGATTTAATATTATTATACTCATTCTGTAAATCCTGTACAAACTTAGTCTGGTCAATGAGGAGGTTTTTATATAATGCTGATTCAGGTGCAAACTCTTTCTTGTAGTCTACTAAATCAACACCATCTTTATTTTTTTTCTTCTTCTTTTTCTTCTTCTTATCGTAATTAATTCCAGCTTCACTGAATAGGTCGTTTTTACCACTGTACTTATTCACTTTAATATCCTGTGAATTCATTACTTCGTTGAACCAGTCTTCTGCATCATTTATCTTTTTCTTCTTTTTTTCTTTTTTAGATTCTTTAGATAACATCAATGCTGACGGTAGGAATGAACTTGCTGTCTGTTCAGCAACTTCATCAGATTCATACTTCTTTATATTAAGTATCAAATCTTTATGTTTACCCATAATTTAATACACCTACTTTCTACGATATTTTTACTTTAAAATTGTGTTACTTTGTTGATAATTTACTTCTATTACATAAATCACAGAGAATTAAACATTTTTAATTATGAGGTGTATAATATGAAAATTACAGACAATAATGCTATGTTGTTAGATATCCAGTATATTAAACCAAACAGAACTGCTGGAACTAACGATTATTTATATATAATATGGAAAGATTTAAAAACAGGAGAAAAACATCTGGAAGCAATTCCAGAACCAATGATGACAATATATTTTGAGAAGCCTGAGTTTAGGACCCATGAGCATCATACAAAATATGCATATCTTGACCAATGTATACCTAAAACGGTTAAGTATAAAGATATTATGTATGCAATCGCTGAAGATATCGGTGAAGAGGGTAAAGCGTTTCTTAATAATTGCTTCAATACACGAAATTATAAAGATTTAAAGAGATTGGGTGTGTATAAGTATGTGTTCAATAATGACATTGATATCAGAACATGGTATAGATATCAATGGTTAAAAAGTCACGGTGAATCATCATTACCAAGAAAATTATCTAAGGGATGGTTGGATATAGAGGTGGATATCATGGAATCAAATGGTCTACCTAGTCCAACACAATGTCCTATTGATTTGGTAACAATAATTGATAATGATGGTATGCAAGCATATACATTTGCACTTATTGGTGTAGATTGTGTACCTCGTGAATATAACAAAGTATTGCATCCATTTAAATATAAAAAAGAAATGGAACGACGCAAAATGTATGCCCATAGGATGCAGGAACAAGAATACTACTCAACTCATATTGATGAGATTAAGAAAGCAGCTCATGATATGTTTGATGAGAGATATCCTGGTATGGAGTATAACATTTATTTTTATACAGATGAAAGGAAGATGTTAGTTCATATTTGGCAGTTGATAAATAAATTAAAACTTGATTTTATTGAAATATGGAACATGCCTTTCGATATTCCGTATATAAAAGAGAGAATGGAATTTCTTGGATTAGACCCTATGGAAATAATGACATCTAACGATTTTCCAGTTAAGCAGTGTTATTTTAAGAAAGATACACGAAATTTTGATATCAAGAATAAATCAGACTATTTTCATTTAACATCATATACTATGTTTGTTGACCAAATGAAGATATATGCAGCAATAAGAAAAGGTGGTAATGAATTAAGGTCGTTTAAGCTTGATGATATAGCAACTAAAGAAGTAAAAGATAAGAAACAGGATTACTCAGACTATGGTAATATTAAAACTTTATCATACAACAACTATCTGATGTATATTCTGTATAATATAAAGGACGTTCTTCTTCAGAAAGCTATAGAAAATAAAGTAAACGATTTAGATTCATATTGGTTTACTAGTTATCAGAATATAACCCCATATGAGGGTATATATAAGATGACAGTTCTTCTCAGATGTGTTCAGTATAAATCATTTACTGAACAAGGATTAGCTGTAGGTAATAACTTAAATGGATACTTATATAATCAAGAATTAGATGAGATTCATGATGAAGATGATGATGAAGAAGATAAGGAAGATTCAAAATTCGAGGGTGCTGTAGTCGGTAATCCTAAATTGATAGATAACGTAGGTGTAGAATTATTTGGTAAAAAGACAAATTCAATATTCTTCTTTAATATTGATTTTGATATGAGTGCTTTTTATCCAAATACAATACAGGCTTGTAATATAGATGAAAGTACATTATATTTTAAAGCAATAATTGACCCATCTCAATATGATGTTAGGGGTGGAAAATTAAAGTATAATGGAATAACGGATACTCAAGTATTAGAATCAAACAAAGATTCATTCTCTGAAGATATCGCAAAAGAAGTATTTGATAATTTCCAGACAAATAAGATTATATCATTTGCACATAAATGGTTAAATTATCCATCTATATCACAAATAATATCAGTATTAAATAAAATAAGACGATAAAAGAATTGATGCACATGAGCTAAGGGGTTGCTCATGTGCATCAATAGCATTTCTAATCTAAAGTGTAATAGGTGTGACAGTAGTTAGAAATAGCCCATAGTGGATTTTTTTATTTGGAACTGAAATACTAATATAAAAAGGGACCTTTCTTCTTATATTTTTTAGCATCAGTGACCTATATGGTGCTTACCTTTATGTTTTTACTTTTTTTTATTAAAAGGAGCTGGCTGAGGTTCTTTATCTTTTTCCTCTTTCTTATTGTCCTTTTCTTCTTTCTCTTCCTTGGTGTCCTTTGTTACAGGAGTAACAGGTATGTACTCTCTTCCTTCAAGGAATGCGAGTTCTCTTTTGTACGCTTCATATCTGGTTGTCTCAAATACGATGTTATCAAAATTCTCAACTGTAACAGGAACTCTTTCTGCAGTATTGAAAGGGTTAACTCTTTCAAGAGAATAACCTTCTTTAATCATTTTTAATGCATATAAATCCTCGATTTCAACAGGTTCTACAACAGGACCATTGATACCGAGATATGGGATAAACCCAGTATTATTTATAACATATCTTTCCATTCTAATATCCATCCTCTCTTAATTAGATTCTTGTGATTTCATCAAAAGTGATGTCTTCATCTCTTCTGGCACTCTCAAGAATCCTATTGATTTCAGTTGACTCACATGCAAGTTCTTCATTAATATCAATCATATTAATGATAGCCTTAGCCTCAGTGATTTCACTCTTAGTATCCTTGGTGCCAAAAACTTCATTCTCAGCAACTTCTAAACGATTATCTATTACGTCATCATTTACAATATGCTTCTGATACTCTAAATCTAATGCAAATTCAGCATTATTACTCATAAGAGTATCTAATGGGCTGTTATTAATCATAATAATCATCCTTTCTATATTTATTAAGCTTATGACTATGTTTTTATAGTGAGACTAAAACAGACTTAAGGTCTTCTTTTGTTATATTGAATACCTGCATCTCACCATCTTCAGTCACAATGAAATTGACACTTTTAGGAAATATCTCAACACTAACATTTTTAGTGTTAAGTTTGGCTTTCTTAACCATGTCTCTTTCTTTACCGTAATCATTATTTAACATTTCCATTTCCCTCATACCTCGATTCTTGTTATATTTATAGATTTACATTTTCGTTTCATAACATTAAGTATTCGTTTAGATGCTTGATAACACTCATCAATGGTAGTATCTACTGGATAGAATAAGTATGTATCAAGTGTACTATTGTATTCTCTTAATCTACCCTGAACTTGGTCTGCTAGTAATGGAGACCCAATAGGTTCAAGATTGATTAATACTCTTAATCCAGGTAAATCAAACCCCTCTCCAACCGACTTAATAGTTGATGAAATATATTTATATCTCTTATTATCATCGTTTTCGTCTTTAGTATTATCACTAAATATTACACCAACTTCTTCATTGGTAAACTCTTTTAACTTATTAGCAATAAACCTTACACTATCCTTAGTTGGTGACAATACTAACACCTTACCTTCAATATCACCTATTTTGATAAGGATTTTCTCGAGTACTTTCATCAAACTATTATTAGATTCGTAATTTAATTCGTAGTCAATATACTTATATGCAGACAATCCATATTTATTCTTTATATTAGGAGTCATACCATATTCAGGTTTACTATTGAAGTAGCACATAATGAAGTTGGTATGCTTTCTCTTTTCTTCAGAGTTGGCTGTCTCTTCACCATATCTAACTAAAGAAGCAAATGCTTTCTTATATAAAGCAACTTCTTGTCTATCAGACCTACCGAAAGTTGCTGTCAGATAAAATGATTTTTGACAATTAGAAAAGCAGTCCAACATAAATATATTTTCAAAGAATTTATGTGCTTCATCAACTACTTTAATACCAACCTTAATCTTTTTAAATAAATCACGAATAGCTAACCAACCATGTGTTTTAGCATATGACAACAATGTTTGATGATTAACTAAGTATATATCACCGCTTAGTTTACCTTTCATTATTAAATCAACTTCATCTGTACCTGCTATATTTACTATATTTTCATCAGGTAATGATGTTTTATCTTTGAAAGTCTCAATCCACTGTTGTTTTAGTTTTTCTTGGTGCGTTATTATTATAGATTTTAGTTTCATCTTCATAATAGCACTAATGGTTCCATATGTTTTACCATCACCAGTACCAAGATTTAAACCTAATTGTGAATATCGTGCAGTATATACATACTTATCTTCTCCACATAAAAAATTTATTCCATCTCTTTGAATATCACTCTTAGGTGGTAATAATGCGTCACCAACCTTAAACTTTTGAGCCTTATCACATTCATACATCATAATAGGCTCAGAACTAAAATGTTCCGATAGTACAGCTGTACTTATACCTCTTGGAACATACAAAATATCACCCTCAATATAAAAACACTTAAGCGTTGTTATATGGGTTTTATAGTTGATAACTGATAAATATCTTTCTATGTATTTATTTTCACCTTTCTTATATGGTGAAATTTCAATATGTGAATGAAATATCCTTATAGTTTTATTTTCAATCATAATCATATAAAAAAAGAGATGATACATAAGCATCATCTCTTTCCTTTCTTCTTTTTCTTAGAATCTTCCACCAAATATACCATATGATGATGAAGTCTTTTCTTTGTTTCCACCACCTGATACGTTTGAAGCTAATTTGGATAGAGCTTCTGATAGGATGGCAATCTGGTCTTCTAATGGTAACCCTTTGATAAGGTTCTGTACATCTGACTTAATACTTGCACCAGCTTTACCACTCTGGATTCTTGCAATAATTGCCTCTACAATAATAGTACTAACATTACTCAAGCACTTGTCTCTTTTTTCAAGCTGCTCCTCAATTTCAGTTCCTGCTTCCATAAAATTCTTAGCCATTTTTAAACCTCCATATATTTTATTTTTTCTAGATTATCTACCTGTGAAAAAAATAATAAAAAGTTACTTAACTCAAACACTATAGTAAGTGTCATAGAATCTTCTCCGATGGTAGACACAATTTCTTTATGATTGAGGATTAGCATTTTAATGTGTATGGTATCTGAAGTATGGTTAGGCTTCAGATACCATATTCCCACCTTTTTACATATCACAAGTATGATCAATCATATACTGATGGGCATCAAATAACCCATCAATATCTTTAGATTTTGTGGAGGTTGATATGTTGACCCAACTAACCCATTTATCTGTTAATTCCATCACAGCACTTGGGTCATCATCTAATTCATCAACATTTATCTCAAAGAAACTATTCCTTGTATCTTTTGATAGTGTATCAATTATCCAATCTAACTTTTCTATTATATTGGATTCAGCTACAGATATCAATGTTTCAACACGATTATCAAGATTTCTAGGCAGTAAATCAGCACTTCCGATGTAGTATGCTGGAGTGTCTCCACTGTTACCATGAGCAAAGTAATATATTCTAGAATGCTCTAGGAATCTACCTACTATAGATTTAACCTCGATATTCTTTGTTGGTACTATTGAACATATTCCTCTACAGATTATTTTAATCTTAACTCCAGCTTTCGCTGCTTCATACAACTTTGATACTATTCTTACATCCGATAGTGAATTCACTTTTATGAATATCCTACCGTCTTTACCATATTTCATTTCTTTTTCTATACGAGATTCCAACCTCTTTCGTAAGTTTACTGGAGAGTAGAATACTTTCTCCATATCCTTACCCTGTTTTGAATGCCCAGATATGATATTAAATACATGAATCAAATCACGGCATATTTTTTGTTTAGATGTGAGATACGATAAATCAGTATATATCTTTGCAGTTTGCTCATTATAGTTACCAGTACCAACATGAGCATACAACTTCATCATATCTCCAACTTTCTTTGTTACAATACACATCTTACAATGTGTCTTAAGGTATTCATCACCTAATACAACATTAACTCCAGCATCTTTTAATTTCTTGATTATCTGGATATTATTAGCTTCATCAAATCTGGCTTTGATTTCAACTAGTACTGTGACAAATTTACCATTTCTACCAGCATCACATAATGCATTTATTATAGGAGAATCAATACCAGATACACGATATATCGTATGTCTAATAGATTCTACATCTGGATCATTTGCAGCGTGCTGTATGAAATTAATAACTGTATCATATGAATCATATGGATGCTGTAATAATACATCCTCAGCATCCAACACTTCAAACATATCTTTTCTATTCCAAGCATTAGTATACTTGAAAGGTTTGAATGGTTCATATAATAAGTTTGGAAGAATCTTTTCTCTACATAATGCTTTGTAATTTATAAGACGCTTCCCAGTATATACATTTTCTTTCTTGACTTTAAACCAGTCAATCAATGTCTTTTTCATCGGACTGCTGCAACCTTTCTTTATTTCCATAAAGATTGGATCAGCATTCTTCCTCTTATTCAGAGTTCGATTCATCCTATCAACAACAAATGTTGATTCCTCATGGTCAAGTAAAACTGAACCATCTTTTATCAATCTGAATACTGCGTGTTCAACAACATTCTGATTGATAAATAGATTATCTTCCATAAAATAGGTAATAATATCTTCAAGCTTATATATAGTCTTACCTATAATATAGAAGAAATCTAGTGATGGTAATAATGGAATAACTACCAATCTATCAACTTTACTTGTCCTCACTTTAACTCCGATGTATGATAACCCATTAATCATATTAAGGTCATTACTGTCCAATTCTATCGGAGTCAATATTGGATAAATCCTCTTATCAAATACATCTTTAAGCATATCAATATGCTTTCTACCAGCTTCCTCTATTGACTTGAATGCTATCCCGGTTTCTTTATTCATTACTCTCTTTAACTCTTTATAAGTTAATTCTTGTAAGTGTAAGAAATCATGAACCCCTTTTAATATCTTTCCATATGGTTGTTCATTATCAGGATTAGCCGCATATGGAAGCCTGACGCTAATGAACTCGTCAAGGTTACTCTCACATATCCCAAGGAAATTCAATCGTTCTCCTAATGAGATATGTGAATTATTTGCACAATACAATACTCGTCTATTAAAACTTAACCATGATAATTCACGGTTAATAAACTCAGACTTTTTAAGTTTTGTGCTTTTATTTATTACCATTTCATATCGGTCAAAATCGACCCTCATATCAACCTCCCCTTTCCAATAATATCTATATAAATATTATATCAATACTATGGATAGGAATATTAATACATTCCTGTTACAGCATCACCTGACTGTTGAGCTATATCAAAGATACTTGTTGTAGTATCTTTAAGATTCACAACATAGCTATTATCAGGGTCAACTAGTAATCCGTTTACACGCTTTCTCATCGGTGAAACGATAACTGAATCTTTCATAACTTGATCGGTGTAATTCCTATCATATATGAAAGCTCTTTCAATTGTACCCTGAGAAACTCTAGCCAAGTTAAACTCGTCATCGAATCTGTCTTCTCTGTATTCACCATTAAAAGACTTATATTCTTTTATGGTAGAGAAGTTTATTAAGTCGATATTCTTTGTCATTTCATGCGGTCTCTTGAAACGTATACTAGTAATACATCTCGCAAACTTGTTAATTGCAAACTCCATGAAATCAATACCGTAGGCAACAACTTTATTCACATCCGAATGCTGGTATATCTTTAATCCAAATCCGATATCCAACTGTGTCTTGTGAATGTGTCCATCCATACCTAAATAATGTAGGTCAAGAAACATGTTTAATTCATCGGTATGTAACCCAGACCAATGATTGTTAACAGTCTTCAACAAGATAAGATATGGTGGTTCATTGTTAGCACTATTTTCAGCCAGCATAGATTCAATTGCATAGTTCTCAACAATCTCATCATTGCATTTATAACATGAAAATCGCAAATCAGTTGTTGGGAAATATTTCATCTCACTGTCGGTTAAAAAGTCGGTGAACCATCTTTCGATGGCATCACCGCTTGCTTTATAGTTACTCTTAGGTTTACTAGGAGCAACTTCATCATCTTTTTTCTTACCAAATAAATTCCTGAAAAATCCCATGTTTTATACCTCATCTTCCTCTTCTTCTTCATCTGCAGTTTCTTTAGGTGTGAAAGCATTAATTGGCTCATACTTTCCGTTTACAAGTTCTGATACTCTGATATCCTCAGATGATATTGCTATCTTATTCTCTAAAGGATATTCATCATTTCCTTCTGTATTATCTACAATTATCTCAAATTCACACTTGAGAAGTTCCATCCAATAACAGAAGTATGTTACAGACATCTTTGTTTCACCGATAAGTGCTGACTTCATATTCTGTATGATATACTTGGCACTCGTACGGTTCTTTAATTTGTTGATGTCTATACCCTTCTTAATGATGATTCCCTTAATTATCTTCTTAAGGAAATCGTCACTCTCTTTTATAACAGGAACATAGACTTCTGCTGATGCGTTGATGTCATTGATTTCTTCCTCATTGAATAGCTGCTCATTCTCCTCAGTCTCATTGATTACTCTTGAGAAATTTACAGAATAAGCATTGTTAATATCATACTTCTTGAGGATCTCTTCAGATGGCGATGAATACTCTATTTCATCATTTTCACCTTTCCATATATATGGATATTCATCAACGAATTTAGGCTTAGTTGTGGTATATATCCACACAGTACCGTCATCTTTAACATAACCTTTACCTTCAATGTAATCAGCATCATCACCAATGTGTCCGACGACTCTAAGAGTTTCGTGATTACTACTTAGATACTTCGGAAAATCAATAATTTTCGACATAGCTATATCTCCTTTATATTTTCATATTAAATCTACTTAATTCAAATTCATTGTACATTGCTGCACTGACTTTTAAGGCATCTAGATTACCTGTGATAAATTTTACTATCCTTTCCAGCTCTTCTTTACGCCCTTCTTCGTTATTGATAATACCTGATATTATTTCACAGATATTACTTATTGAGATATCCTCTTTCTGTATGAGAGTACTATCAGTATCACGAAGGCGTATCAGCTTACCATACACATTCATGAGATCATCAACATGATCGGTTGAAGTAACCCCATCTAATGGTACCATAGATCTAATACGAACTATATCGGCAGCTAATCCACGAAGAGCTTCATCAGATGTTGCTGAATCTATTTTCAAATTAGATACAGATGTTCTGATGATATCATCTAGCATAATACCATAAATAATAGCATGTACATAGTCCATACCAGTATCACCATATAATATTGATAGGTATCGTTTGAGTAGAACCGTGAAAATATTTGAGTATGTGGCATCTAAAACAGGACTATTTCTAGCATACACCATCTCATCTAGTATCAATGTACTAAAATCTTTTATGGTGTTACTATATACGACAATGTCATAGTGGTCTACGGTCTCCTGTAATCTACCATGTATATACTTTAACACATCATATATGAACAAGCGTTCATACTTATTCAATATACCATTTGCCTCCCAGTGTAAGTATATGTCAGCTAATCTAGGACACACATTTTCACCAAGAAGTTCCTCAACAACTGACAACTCACACAAATTGTTTGTACTCATATTATCTTACCCCGTCTTTCTTAAAAATATTATTTAAAGTTACAAATAAATATTATATAAATTAAAAAAATCAACAGAGTATATGCTACGAAATACTCTGTTGATTTTATTTTAACAATCAAAGATTGTGAATATGTTATTAAATGCTAGGATATAGTCAGTTATAGCTCTCCTATTAGCATCCGAAAATTCCTTAATTTTTCTAAGTTTTTCATTGATATCTTTGCTACTGTCATTGTGATAACTCACAATCATACCACATATCCCATCTGTATATGGTGGTATTCTTGTAACAATGGTTTTATCAAAATTCTGTACAACATCCAAATCTGCTTCAATATATGCAGCATCTTTGGATAATGATGATATTGTTTCGCCAGTCGCTTCATGATATAAGTCGAAAATATCAGAGTAATACTTACCTTTTTCAAGTTTAGATAGATATGTCATATCATACTTAACAAGCAAGTTTGCTTCCTCTACGAGATTACATATCTCAAAATAATCATTCAGTAGTTCTAATGATATTTGGTATTTCGAACATGCAATCTCAAATAATACACGCCCAATATCTCTAATCGGTTCTATGTATGTCATTTTAACCAATGAGACTTTTGAAATCATAATTTGCTTGATTATGTTTGTATACATATCATTGTAGCACTTTTCATCAGGTACCCCATTCAAACTATCATACATCATAATTTCAATGAAGTCTACCACTGATTTAGAGATAAATTCTTTGTATATCCATATATCAACTATATGTCTATACTTACCCTTAGCTGCAAATATTAGATCAAGTTTATCTCTATTATATACTAATTTAGTATCCATATCCTTCTCCTATCTATATTTCAGGAATTGTTGATTCCTGAATGTGCCTTCTAAGTGTTGGTGTATTCTCTCTACTGGTATCATCAACAGTTTCAACTGTAACTCTACCCGGTAATACTTGAGTTGTTACACTATTCATTATATCTGGTTTACTACACACATCTATTAATAGCAATGATAATGAATTCATATCTATATGTGATAATTCATATATCAAATATTCAAGTTCAACATATGTAAGATATGTGTAGTAATCTGGTGAATTAATCACCATAAATAATCCTTCATATGACACCTTGTCTTCTTCGTTAGTTACAACACATGGCTGAAACCATAGTGTTTTATTACCAACGCTTATGACAACTTTGGCGTTATTTGCCCTAACACCATTAACTACTAACTCATTCTGCTCATTATAATAGAACAAGTCTTTGTCTTCACTGAATTTCTTATAGATACCTTTCAGTGAGAGTATCAACATGAATAAATCTTTTCTATTCATGGTTACAGAAAAATTAGCGTTCCATTCTTCATATTTCTCCAATCTACCCATAATATCAATTGTTATAAAAGGGTATGGAGATATACGAATATAATCATTACCATTAAAGCTAAATTTATTTATTAATTGAAAATTCTTATTGTTTGGATTACTCTCATCCTCTTTCAATATCAATCCAAATTTAACTTTAAATGATTTGTGTATACGGAACAGCTCGATAGATGCTTTCACCATATTATCACACCTTTTTTGATTTTACATTACATATGACCTTACCAATCTTCTTGCTATGTTTAACCTTGTTATATGCTTTTAGATATGATGTGTGCATGTCATACATCTTCTTCTTAATTGATATTTTCGTAGCATCTTTAATCAATAATACTGTCGACATCGCCAATATTACGCTGATAATAAGCATATGAAGCATCATATCAGGTGGAGTTACTCTATGTGACATCATCATATGTAACTCAAACATGACAGCAATATACCCAATCATCGGTCTAGCTAATAGCCATAATAATTCTAATAATGCTGAGAATTTAAGTTCTCGTACGGTATTGAGGTACGTCTCCTCCATCCCATCAGGACCGAGAACAAGAAGACAATCCTCTTTGATGCTGTCCACCATATTGTTAACCATGCTGTCAATTTTATTGTCAGTGACAATATTTTTCATGCAATACTGTAATGCTGGTGATATAAGCACCTTTATGTCTTTATTAGTACCATCTTTTTTCTGAGCACTTATATCCATTTCTTTGAAAACCATCATGTCCTGTGTTAGCATCTTTACACCTGTCCCTTTCATGTTTTATTCACGGTTACATTCATTTCTTTTTACTTTCTCATACAACCTAACATCTGCAATTATTGCACGACGGGTTTTAATGATATTTTTAATATTAAATATCATTGCAGCAAATCCGAACATAGATGCTGTGGTCATACTAAATAATATTACATAATCAGCTATTCCAAATGATGTCATATTCAATACTAGACCGGCAAATAATATTGCCATCATTGTTATTGTACAACCCATAGTAAGAAGTGCTCCTAATATTGATGCAATTAGTGCCAGTAAGCTTGCATTTTTAAAAATCTTCCTTGTTGTATATAGCTCTTTCTCATACTTAGGGCATGTTGTTATTGTGAGTTCGTCAATGTTGTCAAGCTTAATACAGCTTACAATCTTATTCATGATTTCAGGACTCATGTCCCCATACTTAACCATGTCATCAGTAAGTTCACTGATATTTACAGTTACATCGTTTTTACCTTCTCTCTTAAGTACAACAGTTCTCATAATATTAACCTTTCTCCCATTTAATAGGTTAGACCCACCAGCAATAACAACATATTCTTTGTTTGTCTTTTTATTCAGTTACATCATCAATAGTATCATTGTCAGATACACTCTCATCAGATTCAGTTCCTTCTGTTTCTTCTGGGGTATCTTCAACAATTTTACCATTAACTCTTTTCTTTTTAAGTAATCCAACTGTTTGTGGTTGTGATAAATCATCCATATCAACCAACTCATTTATGACTATATCACACTCACCTTCTCTACTTGTACCACTAATTGAAATATTATCATTAGTGAACCTCTTCAGTTCTTCCAACCCTTTATAGAAATCGGATGGGTTATCATAATGGCATATGATATATGTGCTATCATCTTTTTTATGTAATTCTTTCAAATCTTGTATAAGATTATAGTAGAAATCTGAAGGTTCTGTGCTCTCGTCAAAGTGCATACTCTTCATAGAGTTAAATGGTGTTAGTACACCACTCATACCTGGATCACTATTAGAACACACCAGTAAATCAACATATCCAATCATACTAGGGTCAATATTTCTATATTTGACACTAATATTATTACTGTTTGTGTTTCCAAGAGAATGTGGACCTTTACTAGTGTATTTTAGCTTTGTCCAAAATGTCATATCATTAACGACATCATTTGATCTAAGTATACCACTCTTATGTAAGAGATTTATAAATAAATCTCCAGAGAATTTGAATATTTCTTTAATATTGTCAACAGTTGCTTTCTTACCCATACTAATTATTCGGTTAAGTCGCCTACTGAATTCTTTTGTTAATAAGGCAGACATACATTCATTACAACGAAGTCTCTTATTAGCCATATCACAATTATCCTTCAATCTGTATTCAGGATAATTCTGCATTTCAACTCTGAGTACATCATATATGTCACCCTTATTATAATCATCCAATTTGAGAATACTCTGAGTAATTCTATCAAGCATTCTGTTAAAGTAAGTCAACACGCCCATACCTTTTTCAAGGTTATCCGGATTAGCTATTTTCTTTATCCATTGATTTGGTGTATCTAAGTACTCTAATGTCACTCTGTTATTAGTTATTTCCATAAAGGAACCAACCATAGATTGAATGAAGAAGTGCTTTTCAAACAAGTGTCTATTCACTTGTAACCAACACTTCGTTGACATTGGGAAATATAAATGTTCCAAATCATCCGGAGCATTTTTAGGTAATTTATCTATAAAAGTAATAACATCTCGTATACCTAGATAATCAATACACTGATGAAGTCCTTTTGATAGATAAAAGTACAATATTGGTATTGACCTTTTGAATGCTGTTACTTTAAATGAAGGCAACGAATATGATGTTTCGTTTATGTCCTCACATTTATATGGTGTAGCCATAACATCAACAGGCATCAACGATTTAAGTGTAACACTATTCGATGATGTATATGTTGACTTCTCAAGTAACTGATATATCATATAGAACTTCTTGTTCTTCAATATGATATATCCCTGCTCATCTGGTATCGGTATTAATAAGGTCTTCTTCTGTGGATGTACCTGTACAGTTTCTTCACCAGTTTTAGGGTCAACATCGTGCATCACAATATCAAAATATACTGTCAATGCACCACATCTATCGTTTTCAATGAACTTAACTTTATGCCTATCTTTTTTCTTTTTCCTTTTTTCTCTCTTAAAGATGTACTTCTCACTATCTATAGTAGATAGCGTTGTGTTCCATTCGAATCTTTTGATTTTTATTTGTTTTACTACTTGAAGCGATAACCAAACATCCTTGATATATTCAATAAGAGGTTTATCATACTCTTTATTGATTATAGCCAGATTTAGTCTATCTTCATAAGGATTTCTATAGAGATGTGTGTATTTCCTCATTTCTAATCTACCTAAGCCTTTCTTTATGGTGCTAGTGTAAAAAATAAAGAGTGATAATATAAAATCTATCTATCACTCTTTATCATTTTTACTTATTCTTCGGTATCTTTGCCAGCCATTGAATCATCCTTGAGTAATATCTTTGTATCGATATTTGGACGAATTATTATTTCATCCGGTCCATCCAATGATTCTCTTGCCGCAATGAAGAAACAGGAAATGAAATTTATCTCTTCCTTGTAGTTCTTTGTCTCACTTCTCTTAATCTTAAGATACGATACCAGTGATTCATATGTCATTATGAATACTGGGAAAATTAACTCAGATAAACCGATGTTTATCTTGTACTGCTGTAATACTTTAACAGCATTTATTGCAATATCATTAAGAATTCCACTGTTCTCAATAATATTCTTAGAACTCCATTCAACCGCTCTTTGTGCTGCCTTTGCGTATGGATCATCACTTTCATATGTTGGCTCTACATCAGCTGCGGTTAATGGCTTAATATAAATCATAAAGTTTCCAGACTTCTCATCATCTTCATTCTCATCATTGGTGTATCCGATTTCAAATCGGTTGCACACATTGATATGGAATTCTGAATTCTTTTCTCTGAGAGATTTAATCTTCTCCTTTATCTGGTCATACACGACCGACACTGTAACAGCAAGAAGTTTAGGGTCATCAAACTTAGCCCTAAATTTTTCCCAAATAATCTTCGATGCTGTTTCACAAACCAGAATAACATCTTCCCGGTCTTCCACACATATCATATCAAAATACTTCTGATATGATGGTACTACGTTTACGTCATTATCCATTTTCTGCGTTTCCTTTCGTGATAAAATTTACAGTTAAAAGTGAGTTAATCATATAATACATTTTTAATTCACCTTTTAAATGTACGAATAAATGATATATAAATACTTTATAATTCTACTATAACAATTTATTTAATACATTGCTTGATGTATTGCGTTTTTGCTTAACTTATTCATTTTTATCGTTGCAGTATCAAGGCTGCTGTAACAAACTCCTATAAGTGATACTTATTTGACCATGGTTGGCACTCCCAAGTCAACCATGGTCAACCCCTGTCAAATTACAGATACTTCTCTGTAATATAATCTTTTAATTTGTCTTTTGGTACTATAGCTGTACCATTTTTCTTAGCCTTATCTACTTTACCTGATGATGTGAACTCATTAGGAACAACTAATATGTCAGTTGTCTTTGTCAAACTATCAACAACTTCACCACCATTATCCCTAACAAAATCCTCTAATGATTCATCACGGAACTTAGTAAATACAACTGTGAAATCTGATTTAGTATTTGAATCATCCACTATATTAAATACATCCATCAGATACTTAATATCAGACATTGATTCTCTGATACCGTCTATTATCTTAGCAGAGGTTTTTGATTTAACACCAGGAACCACTTCTAATACCTCATTATTACCATCTTTACAGATATCTAGTAACTCATCTAAATGAATATACTTCAATACAGATTTAAATGTTTTTGTTGCAACACCCTCAATACCTAATGCTCCTAATACTATAGAAGCTGGAATTTCGGAAATCTTATTAATTTCGTCAACGAAACTATTGACCTTAAGGTCACCAAATCCATCTAACTTTATAATTTCATCTCTCCTATCATCTAGTGAGAATAATGATTTGATATCTGTTAGTATGCCCTCTTTATATAGGGTATCAATAATGGCATAAGATATATTCTTTATATTCATCTTCTTACAGAAATTAAGTATTCTGCCTTTAACTCTACATGGACAGCTCTTGTTTATACACTGGAGTATTTCTCCATTTGTCACTAATATCGAACCACAATCAGGACAAATAGTAGGTGCTTCTAGCACAGGTTCACCACTTCTTTTACATCTTGGGTCATCCTTATCATACATAACATATGGAATGATATCATATATTACTTTAATAATATCACCTTTACATAACTCCATATCAACATACCTAGAATATGACCCAAGTGATGCATTTTCAACAGTATTACCTTTCATCTTTACTGGTTTGAATTTTACTACTGGAGTAATTCTACCAAACAACCCAGTACTAAATTCAATATCAACTACTTCAGAATACGCTGTTTCTTCTGTAAATTTAAAAGCTACTTCTGATAGTTGCTTATTATTCTCTCTACCAAGAACATGTCTAATTACAGGATCTTTAATCACAATGACGGCTCCATCACATCTATATTTACCATATACATATTTGTTGTTATATGCAAACTCTCTAATCTTATCAATCTCTTTAAGTTTACATTCAAGATATGGATAATCAAATGCATCTGGACATATTTCCTGATCTGGCAACAATCCATCATAGCCTTCACCATATGAATACCTCAATGATATAGGTTTTAAATAATTAACACGATCATCGAGCTCTTTACTGTTTATAATAGAAGCTACTATACTTCTACTATTTTTATAATTAGTATGGTATGTCTCATTATATTCGATTAGGTCATCTTCGCTCATCATTATCTCAGTCTTAACACCAAATGGTAATGTGAATGAATTAGCCCAAGTAGGTTTATATAGTTTACCTAGAACTGCCGTAACATCAGATGCTAGATTCCTTTCAGTATCGCCTCTTGTCAATACTCTAACAGCATATGTTTTCGGTTCAAATTCATATATTGCAGACACACCATCAAACTTAGGGAATACTGTAACATCTTCATCCAATAGATTAATATCATTACCAGTTTTACTCTTATACAGTCTTTCTGTTTGAGCAATCCATTCTTCTATTGATTTCTGTGACTTATTCTTTATAACATCTTCATCAGTCAATTTATATACCTTATTTAAGGTACCTCTTAATGTGACATACTTATGAGCAACTTTATTTGATGAATCTGCTATCGTAAACGATTCATCGTTTGTTGTCGCTTTATAATATTCATACAATTTATCATAGTCACTATCTGACATAAATGACTCCTCTTCTGTATATGAATATATATAGTTGGCTACCTTAACTAGTACCTTAATCACAGCTTCAGTTGATTTGTCGATATTATCACCGTTATCAATCATAGATATTAATTCAGCTACAAATAGCTCACCCTGCTCACTTTTCATAACATGATTAATCTCAATTGAATTAGTATTATCAAATACAGTATCAACTTTCTCAAGCAAATAATCCATAATGTTAATTTTCATAACTAATTCCTTTCTTAATAAAATATTTAATATACAGAAAAATAATATATAATAATAGAATTTTATTTCATAGTAACATTATAATAAAATTAGTAAAAAATATTTTGCTATAACAATTAAATAAGTTAGTAAAATATAGTTAATAGTTCACCCAATTACAGGAGTAATTTAAGGGGGGACTATAGGGGGGTTAAAGGAAAAAGAACAATGGTAACAATAGAACAAGAAGAAAAAAGAAAAAAAGAAAGAAAATAAAAAAGAATAAGAAGATAATATAAGAAGATAGGAGAGGTTGATGCCTCTCATTTTTTTGCCGCCTTTTTGGGCGGTTTTTTGACGACCTTTTTTGAGCACCTCTCGTTACACCCTAGACAGCTAAAAATACCTGAACTCAATGATTTCTATACAAATAGACCATTTTTTAAAACTTCATCGTATATTATCTTAATATATAAACTTAAAATTTCAAAAAAAGAGAGAAAAAGAATAAAAAAATGCGAATCCCATCAAAATACTATCAATAATATTAATATATCTATAGAATACATTTATTTAGGATATAATATTAATAAAAAAGGAGGATAGTCATTATGGTAATTACGAACATGGATGTTATAATATCACCAATAAATGTAACCAAACTACATAAAAAAGGAATTAAAGTAGATATTGAATCAATATCAGATAAAGAGATGGTGATAGCATCAGATGTAGAAATTAATAAAAAATTTTTCTACAATTGCTTATTTAAATTAGGAAGTATGACTTATATCAATGCTATAATAAAAGTAAATAATCATACTGAAAATTTTAATAAGCATATATACTCAGTTGATTTACTGACTTTATCAAAAGAAGAAATATCAACAATTCGTACCTTTATGTTATTTAAAGATGAATTCCCTAAAGCTCAGTAGCTTTAGGGAATTCATCTATTATATTATGCTTTAATAAGTTTACCTGCTTTTAATAGCTGCAACATTCTGGTATTCTGTTCAACAGAACCGTGATATGCTGCTTCAGTAGATACAACATTATTCTTAGCTGCAATCTTTGCTCTGTGTGGCATACTTGTATCAGTAACACCAACACTAAGAAGAGCATCAATAACGCTTGTACTGGTTCCAGTATATCTTCCATATACATTAGGAGTAAGCTTCTCTTTAGGTGTAACAACCTTATTGATTATCTTCTTTACAGTTGTAGTAGCTTTTTCTGTTGTATTGAGATACTCTGGGCATCTCCATACCCATGTGTAAGCTGCTCTACTCATAGGAGTTGGTACAGCACTATTACATGAATAATCACTACCACAGTTATAGACATATCCTTTATTACCTTCACGGTAAGCAAATATCTCTGTGTGTGAACCAGGCGTAACAAGAATATCTCCAGGGAGTAAGTTCATTACACCACACCAAGGCATACATTTGAACCCAGTATTCTTCATAACAGGACTGGTATTACCCATTATACCTGTATAAAGAAATGCAGTTGGTTTAAGTACACCATAATACTGTAAACAAGCAGTGACATATCCAGAACAATCTGTTCTAAGTGTCTGTGTCACACCACCTATTGTAATTTTTGTCCAAGTCGTCTGACTATAGCCCATCTTTTTAGCAGCTATTAGTTTCTTGACTTCCTTACAAACATCGATCCATTTCTTATTCTTCCTCATAAACATTTCCTTTCCGTTGATATTATATAAGTTAATCAATTGTTGAAAATAATACATTATCATAATACTTAACATATGATGAAAGGAGTAAATATTTACATTATGGCTGATATACGTAAAACTAAACTAGGTGTTAATCCAGTTGAAACATACGACTTAGAGATAATGGATGCTGTATATACAGATGAGGATAACCTTGGGCATTTTAAACTCCACCCACAGACCAATTCAAACAATGTCGTTATGATTAAATCTAATGATAAATCATACCAGAACACAGCAGTTAAACCAATAATAGATAGACTGGTCACAAAATTATCCAAAACTGTCAATGAAATCACATTGTATGACCTACTTTCAGAACTAACACCAATTGCTTTCAATAATGGTGAAGATTTATTGAAAGCTGATGCTATAGATGATACAACTATGTTGGATTTGAGAGATGGTGTGTTTGATTTGAATGAGAGTGAAATAGATGATAACACTACAAGTGAAATAACAACATGGAGCTCTAAAAAAATAAAAGAATACATAGCAGCTGAACTTGCTAAGCGTCCTTAAAAAAATACCAGTATGATATATTAATCATACTGGTATTTTTTCTATTTATTTTTTTTATTGAATTTCTTATTAAACATCTTTGAATACACCGACTTAAACTTATTCTTGGAGTTCTGTATATGAAATCTTTTTACGTCATCCATTGTTAAGAGGTTATTCTTATTTGCTTCAATTGGCTCAATTGGTTTGCTGATGATAATTATTTCAGGTCCATTCATATTAAAACCTGTACTTGGTGCATTTTTTATTTTTCTTTTTCTTACCTTTTTTCTTGCTTTTCTTTTTCTTCTTCTTTTTACACTCGTCTACAGCAACCTTATCAACCAATTTACTTATCCTTTTCTTTGTCCTAGGAGATACATACTCATCATTCAATGTATCATATATACTCCTAGTTCTTCCATCGGTATATGTACCACATACCATTTTTTTAACATCTTTATTCTTTGATAGTGTAATAATAGATGTTGTCAGGGTTGTAATTATTTCACCTAATCCCATTTTAATGCCCTTCCTTTCGTTTTTGATTATTCAATACAATTAAATATTATATAAATAACTCAAAATCTTAGTCTTTGGTAAAGAGTTTCGTTATCTGTTTGATGTCTTTATCTTTATTATTGGATAAAATTTGCAGATGCTCTACAATGGTAGCTACATACATAAAATTGTAGTTTATTTTCTTACCCATACTATCAACCACCTGCTCCACAACAAACTTCATCTTTTTTGGTAACGAATTATTTTTATATAAGGTATATTTATCATATAACTTCCTGTACTTCTCACATAATTCAATATACTTTACAAAATGTACATTAAATCTAGGTCTAGCCAATAACATATCCCCAGCATCTACACTATCCAATAATGTAAAAATATTAGTTTCATATAAATCTTTTAATGGATTAATAATGAAATCTAATTTTTTTATATATGAGTTGATATCATTACATTTTTTAGATACTGTATTCAAGTCATCATATGTAAGAGGCTTGCTTAAATATACCAGTAATTCAGAATACATATCAACGACTGTATTCTGATACTTGAGAAATTCTTTTAAATATGCTTCTGTTGATATGACCATAGTTTGTATATTATTCATTTTCTATGTTCCTTTCATCGTATTTAATCTTAAATATATGTCGACTATAAATATATTATATACATTACAACACGATAAAAATATAAAATGAAATGAGGTATAACTATGTCAAATCATAAAGCTACATATCAACAGCAAGAGACTGTATCAATTAATAGAGCTAAGTTGATTGAAATCAGTCAAGATTATGAATATAATAAAACAGATTACAGAGTATTTTTATTACTATTAACACAACTGAATGGATTCGCATCACAAGATAACCCAAAAGCAAAAGACCCGTTAAATTATAAACTACTGGATATTGAGCAGATGAGCGAGCATCTAGCAATATCTAAGAAAGATGTTAAAAAAACTTTAAAAAAGTTATATGCTGATGGATTAATAGAAATAGGGTCAAATGACACCATACGTGATGGATATAGGTTTACATTCTAATTCGTATACTCTAAATATTAGTTAATATAATATTTATGCGTAATACCAATAGTGATATTACCAGTGTACGGCTGATTCGTATTAACAATGAAGGGAGACTTCTATATGAAAAGAAGAACTCGTAGAATAAGAGGTGTGCAGCACTTGTATAAGTGCTGTATCTTGTTAGCAGTGATAGTAGCACTACTAACAATAGCACTAGTGTTTGCTTTTGTGAAGATAACAAATCTCACAAAAGCAAATTCTACAACTGAGGTTTCTATTACCTCAGCTGTATATACTGAAGTAACCGACATCTCTCCTGATGAAGAGCTACACTTCATTAGAAGAGAGTACCAAGTTAGAGCCGGAGATACATTTTCCGCTCTAGCTGAAGATGTAGCATTGGAGTACTCAGTACCATATAATGTAGCACTGAGTACTCTAAAGGGGATGAATCCGGATATTAATCCGGATATCATCCATGTGGGTGATATTATTTATCTTCCACAATTAGAACAGGACGGGGGTGAATATTAATGATCGATATTGATATTGACCTATCGTTAGATGATACAATCTGTATAGACTAATTTAGTCTATGTAGAGAAGAATAAGGGTGATACTTAATATCACCCTTATTTTTTTATTAATGCTTTATTTAATTCTAATATACCAAAATCATTAGAATCATATAATAAACACCTATCGATATATCTATTAAGCTGCTCTCTATACTCATCACTCATTACATCTGCATATTTTTTTGTGAATGCATTTATGTCACCCCATGCCTGTTTATAATGTATGAATATATTTTTTTCATGTATCTCCTCATGCATTGTTGTTGATACCATTATTACACCAACTCTATTTCTCATATGTTCCTCGAGAACTGTGTCTGCTACAGAGAATGTACTTATTTTCCAACCTTTCATTATATAATACTCAAGTACTATAGCACATACATCATATAATGTAAATATTGGACCATGATGCATTTCTATAGACGCATCTTCATCTGTAACATTTTTCAATATTTGACATTTATTAAGTTTAATCTTCTTTTTTAAATAGTTGATGTATTTTTTATATCTATCATTATTTCTAACAGTGTGTTCGATTCCTTTAACAAACCCAACATAGTTATCATAATTTGATAAATAATCTTCATCTTTAAACATTATTAACTGATATGGTGCTATGGGAGAATCTATTATATTAGTAGCTCTAGTTTTATCGTATAAGATATTAGGTAATGCTTTAGGCATTGTAATACCTCCTTTCTATGTGATATATACTATTTAATTGTGTTCTGGTATAATAATATACTTATATAATATTTCCGTGTAAAAAATAACAAATTTAGTCCCATGACTAATCATGGGGAAGGAGTAGTATGGATATATTAAGAAAAGAAAGCATTATCACAGCATTACCACAGTTAAAGGTCTTACAAGGTACAAATGAGTTACCTAACAGATGTATTAATGCAGTAGACAGGTGTAATCTAATGCTGTCATATGAGAATGCGGTTAATAAGGTATTAGATATGGCAACTAAAAGACCAAAAGATTTCAAAGGGGTTGTTGAGTTGTTAACATCTCGTTCTGAAGAGTTGCTAACTGAAATGTTCTATGTTACATACGACATGGACAGCAACTACATCAAAAAGATGATGAAATCAGCGAATACGTTTGATAGTAGGTTCAACTACTATGTTAGATGTATGATAAGTTTCTCAAAGCTGATATTGAGGAATGAGGTATATAGCAAGACATTATTCGGTATATCTATTCGTAAACATCTCACTGCTGAGGATTTTCTATACTGTATTTCATTAGCACATATGTTGTATTGTGATAATGATGAAATACATGATGAGGTAGAGCGTAGTCTTCATAAAATACACGAAGTGAATACTAGAGAACTATTTGACTATGAAAAGACCGATAGTCCATATACAAAATGTATATCATTCACTGTAATGAGTACTGGATTAATTAATTATCTCAGCGATGAAATACTGATATATACAAATGATGATGGTAGTGAGTATATGATATCGGTTGAACCTAATAATACATTCTATGATGACGATGAGGACTGTTGTTTTGTTTCTCCTAATGACATAACATCAAACATTGAAGAGACAGTGTTCATCAGTATCGTCAAATGGCTGATGTCTAGCCACCCAATGCTGTATAAGTATAGAATATATACAGCTGATTAAATTGCTATTTCCATATATTTGTCTCCTATAAGGTGATGTCGGGTTATGGTATATACCATAACCGGAATCTCATTAATTATTCTGTTTACCTCAACCAACTGCTCATCGATCATGGTTTCAATCATCTTAATAAGTTCATCCTGATTTTTATATGTCTTGAGTACTGGGAACTGGTCATAAACCTTCTGTATTACAGCAGATTTTTTAAGTTCCCCAGCTTTCTTGTAATTGTCCCACTTAACTTCAGCTTCAGACATATGCTTCAAAAGTATAGGTTTGATAGCTTTAAGTGCAGCCTGAACTTTTTCCTCATCAGACATTTTAAGATACTTTTTAATCTCAACTGAAAGTAAGAATACGAAGCCTACTAATGCAATGATTGTAGACCAGTACTGGTTAATGAGTGCAATAGTATTGTTAATACCTGTCATAATATCACCATCCTTTACTCAGCCTTAGCTGTAGTTTCAACTATTTCTTCAACAAATTCTTCCACTGGGCGATTAGCTTTAAACTGCTCTCTTTCCAGCTTTATCTGCTCTTCCTGCTTAGTCTCATTATAAGCTTTAGCACAATAAACTGCAAAAGTCATTGCTTCACCTATAACTGCACCAATCAATGCTGTAAGAGCTGATAAATCGCCAAGGAAGAACATCGTAAACATGGCATATAGTTCAATTATAGCACAGTTCACAAATATGAACCACATAAACACCTTTGTTGTTGTCAACTTTTTCTTGGTTTTTGTAGTTCTATAGGCGTTCTTGATAGCATCAAGTTCCATAGCACGTCTTCTTTGTTCACATCTGAGAAGTTCTGCTCTTTTTGCTTTCTCGTAGTCCATCACATCATTTAATTCACGTGACTTCTCTTCGTTAGTCCACTCAAGAGATGAATACTCCTCATTTTCGAATAGTGGTGTTGTGTCACTCATCCGTATTTACCTGCCTTTCTATTAAAGATTATAAATATGTTGGTATTGTAGACCCAACACTTTGTATAAGATTAGTGCTTATATAATATTTTTTTGTAACTGATAATATATGTAGAAAGAGGTGGAAATAATGAATGGTAGAATTACAAGAAAACATAGGCTGTATGTTAAAAAGATATGTGAGTGTACTACAGTAAATCATGATACACTTAATAAGTTACTTACTGATATTGGTTGTGATTACGATATATTCTGTGACTCTTTTATTGTTAAAAAAGCATTGTATGATGTTTTGAAAAATGGACAGATTGATGACTTAGTGTATGAAGTAAATACATTAAATATGATATATGATAAATATGATATCGACATGTATCAATATAAGGATATAATACGTAATGTATTCAATGTATCACATGAACTGATATCATATTATAGTAGAAATCTGCAAGAAAAATCCGATACACTTCGAGGTATATGTTCTACGATAGCATTGATGGATCATGTCACTATACCATATACTCACCGAGAATATTTCAATAATCCAGCATTCTTTCCAATGCTGGTATCTGATACTATTAGGTCATTCACCGGAATCAGCACAATATCGAAGATTATAAATGATAGAGGAGGTAAGAGGCGTATCCCATTGCTTAGTCTGGAGCATATGATATACAATGAACCTGTTAAGTTCTTTATTATGTTGATATCATATTTATCATTACCGATAAAAGGCATAGATAATGGTATACTTGCTAACAGAATATTTAGTATATCAGATGCTGAAAATATGGAGGTACTATTTAAAGATTTTTTAGCATATGTTGTTAATGATAAATCCAATTATATATAAAACAAATGAGCTAGCTAATGGAGTTTATATATATATGATAATTAAAGATATATAGTTACCCGTAAAGTCAACACATATATTGATATAATATTTCTGCGTAAATAATAAACAATTCATACAATAAGACCTTGAATAACCAAGGCGGAAGGAGAAAAGTATGACAGTAGTAGTTGACAATGAAGGTTGAGTAGTAGGTGTAGTTGAGGATTAATCCTCACTGCTCGACCTTTTGAGGGGTGATAAAAAAGCCCCTCTTTTTTTATTATAATTTATTAGTAGTCCAATTATTGTAAATATTAGAAAGTGATAATTGGATATAAATAAGGATACCTAGTATTATAGGTATCCTTATTTTTTTAATAATTTAAAAATGAAATCATATTATATACTTGGAAATAATCAAGTACATATGATGTACAAAGCTCAATCAATTCAGATTCAGCTTTTTGTATATTATATGTAACATCATTTAACTTTGCTGGAGTTATGAACGGTAATACATTCTTACCAAATGATAAATTTGTAAGTAATGTATCTTTTTCTTCAAGGTCAATATCTTTACCTTCTTTAAAATCGTCAATCTCAGAATCAGTAAAAATAAAATTTTTCCAAGTATTAATACTATCATATTTATGGAGCATATTATTCAATACCCCATCACAATATGTTTTATTATAGTTAGTTAACTTAACCACATGATCAAGTAAGTTATTCTTTGCATTTGCTACATCTACAATATGTACATACTTAGTTTCTGGAAATAGTGAATTAAGTAGTTCACTTACTTCTGGATTAAATACAAGCACAACCGATGTTATTAAATCCTCTGATGTATTTTCACCAGCAATACAGTATCTATTATCGATTAAATATATATCTTTCCTAAAACCTGCTTTTATCTTAGTGATAACATCTTCTATTTTTAATTCTTTTTTTGCCATTATTTTATCCTCACAATATCATTTACAATAATTATCATTATGTAGATTTTACAATAGATAATGATTTATACTAAAAGACATCACTTTAATCAAATTATTAAGAAAGGATATGAAATATGAAAGTTGATTTACTTAACACAGATGAGTTTGTTAAAATTAACAACTTATCTGAAGTAACTTCACCCATATTATTTCAAAGAGGTGGTATTCCACATAGTGAAGGATTGATATCGAATGAAATATTTGGTATTAATACTAGGGATAGACGAAATACATATGCATATATTCCATTACATGCACATTATTTCCATCCTCATGTATATAAAGCAATCCGACGCATGTTTAGGAATATTGATAAAATAATAAACGGTGAAAAATATTTTAAAATAGACAAAGACGGAAGACTTGTTGAAGATGAGCTTGGTGAAACTGGTCTAAATTTCATATACAATAATTGGAAAAAAATAAACTGGAAAAAATATGATGATGTAGAATCAGATGGTATGAGAGCTGAAAGAGAAAGGTTGCTTAGTTCACCTATTAGTGAGATATTCACAGATAAGCAGATAGTAATACCAGCATTCTATAGAGATATTAAAACAGAAGATGGTAATAACGGTGGTGAAACTGATAATATTAATAATCTTTATATAAGATTAATACGATTATCATCTACCGTTAAAGAGCAGGCTATGTTTGACTTCCAGTTTAACTCAACCAATTATGTTATCCAAACAACACTTGTTGAAATATATGACCATTTTAAAAATAAGCTTGAGAAGAAGAAGGGTCTTATTCGTAAATATCTGATGGGTAAGAATGTTGATTATTGTACACGAGTTGTTATTACAGCTCCAGCATATCACGGTAATACACCAGATGATATGTTTGTGTCTTTCCAATACACTGCTTTACCTATGGCACAGATATGTAGTTTGATATTTCCTTTTGTACTTAAATGGTGTAAAGATTTCTTTGAGAGGGAAGTTATAGATAAACAAAATAACTTCACTTTTTATGATAAAGAAACCATGAAACCAATAGAGAATATTGAGTTAAATAATCCAGAAGCTTTCTATTCTGAAAAGTATATAAAGAAACTAATAGACTCATATATCAAAGACCCAGAATCAAGATTCAATAAAATAACAGTACCAACAAAAGATGGTTCTGTTAAATACCTCGCTATTAGAGGTATGAAGACAGATGGCTATAGTAATATAGAGGCATCTGCAATAGTAAATAGACCAATGACTGTCACAGACTTACTATATTTAGCATGTGAAGCTTGTTGTAAAGATAAGCATGTTAAGATTACACGATACCCTATGCTTGATGAATATTCAATGGCTATGAGTAGAATACGTGTAATGAGTACGGCTAAAACTATGCCTGTAGCAATTAACGGTACTATTTATAAATATTACCCAGTGGTGGAACCAGATATCGAAACTCGATTAATTGGTACACTTTTCAACGATGCTATTCAGTTATCTCATGCATACCTTAAAGGTCTTGATGGAGACTATGATGGTGACCAGATAACTGCTACTATATTCTTCACACAAGAAGCAAACGCAGAAGTAGAGAAGCTCATGAAAACTCCGTCATATTATATGACGATTACTGGTGGTAATATTCGTGTTGTTTCACATGAAGTAACACAAACACTGTATGTCTTAACAAAAGACCCAGTGAAAACATCTAAAGAAATCTCTAATGAAGATAAAGCTGTATTATTATCTCTTAAAAAAGAGGATTTAACTTTTGATAAGTTAATTAAATTAATTGGTACAACAACTTCATTGGAAGATAAACGTAAGACAACCAAACCACGATTCAATATCCATGATACATTAACTATTACAAAGAACGATTATCCAATATTAATGAAGGATACAACTGCTTATAAAACCACAGTAGGCAGGTTCTTATTCAATAAGATAATGATTGAATATACTGGTCTGTATACAATAATGGGATATAATAATAATATTATAAATAAGGGAGGATTATCTGCCTTAGAATCTATTATTATCGATAATTTATTATCTAGAACCATTGATACTGACCTAATGGTTAAATTCATAGATACTCGTGATTGGTTAGGATTACAATTTCATGCAGTTGTATGCTCATCATTCACACCAACTATAACTAAAATTCCACCAGAAGTAGCAGCATTGAAAAAGAAGCTATTAGCTGAAAATAAAGATGCTATTGCTAATGCAGATACATTAGTTATGGAAAAGATTGAAGCAGAGTTATTGAATAAGGCTAAGGAAATTCTTAAAGACGATATTGGTATGGACTTATATAATTCTGGTTCAAGAGGTGAGTGGGGTAACCATATGAAGAATATGTATCTATGTAGAGGTGCTGTTCAAAACCCAACCACAAAGAAGTATGAAATGATTGAAAATGCATTGGAAGATGGGTTAAAAAAAGAAGATCTATATAAAAATGCTAATACAATTGTATCCGGAGCATATCCAAAGGCAGTTTTAAGTTTTGGCTGCCTATAAACCGCGTGAATTGCTGGGAAACCGAGCATAGCTCGACAATCAGCATCGAAAGTTTAACTTTAATAAAATACTAACTCATGAACATAATAATAAATTATATTAATAAAATATTTATAAAAGAAAGGAAAGAAAAATTATGTTTGATGATGAGGTATTTATAGGATTTGATAGTGAGGAAGATATAAAAGAATTTAAGTATAATAAACGAGTTGGTTTAATGAATGAAAGGTGGAAAAAGGTTATAATAGAAGGGAAAGATTCTGGATATAGAGTATCTAATACTGGTAAATTAAAGAAAAAGAATGGTAAGATAATTGATGGATATTCCCAGAGAGATAAGTATGTACATGTTAAGATATCTGATAAGAATTACTCTGTGCATAGATTAGTTGCATATTACTTCTGTATTATACCTAAACGCCATAAAAATAAATCTTATGATGAATTATATGTTAATCATAAAGATGGTAATACTAAACACAATGCATCATTTAATCTTGAATGGTGTACACCTAAAGAGAATACTACACATGCATGGGAGACTGGCTTATGTAGTTCTATTCAAGGTGAAAAAACTCATCTTGCTAAAATGAGTGAAGCAACGGCAATTCAAATAATAAATCTTATTATGATTAAAAAAACTAATAATGAGATATTGAATGAATTGTCAGATTGTGACGGTATATCTCTTAAAACGATACAGCATATAAGATCAAAAGAAACATGGAAATATTTATCTAAAAACCTTAAATTCCCTAAATTAGGTACCAGCACTCCATTCAGTATATCTGAAGATACTATTCACGATATATGTAAAATATTAGAGCTAAAGAAGTATAAAGACACTGAAATAGCTAAAATGTTTAATGTTAAGCGTGAATTAGTAAAAGATATAAGAACCAAACGAAGAAGAACTAATATATCTAAATTCTATAATATTTAAAGTTAAAAGACGTTCAACGACTATCGAAAGCATAGTATAGACGAAATATCTATATGAAGAAGTGAGTAGAGTACATATCAAGTGATATGGAAGTGCGTGGCAATATATATTTGGTAATAGAGTATATATTGAAGATATAGTCTAATCTATATGGTAACATATAGCTGGAACATACAAAATGTTCGGTATAGTATGTAGCGATACTATATGAATAACAAAAGAAAAGAAAAAATGTGAAACTAAAGACTCGGGATATTTGTTTAAGAAATTCTTAGCAACATATCAAACAGAAATAACTGGACCAAGAGATTCAGATTGTGGTTCTCAGAAATGCTTGAAGATATTTCTTACTGAATCTAACATTATGTCGTTTATGTATAGATATGTTAAGAGTGGTAAAGGTAACGGGTTACTAAAAATAACACCTGAAAATAAATCGTCATTCATTGGTAAGACATGGGAACTTCGTTCACCTATGTTCTGTGCTACTGTCGGTAAAGAAAGAGGTATATGTAATAAATGTGCTGGTGATTTCTATTATCTTATGGATAAAAAGAATATCGGACTTATTACTGGTAAATGTGGTACAGTATTAACACAGATGAACATGAAGAAGTTCCATAGTAATAATGTACACATATATGAATTTAAAATGGATGATATTTTAGTATAAAAAATGTGGTGAGAGATGATTATTTGATCATCTCTCACCATATATTGTATTTATATAATATTTTAATGGAGCGGTACTGGTAATGACTAGAGGTACTGGACCAATATCAATAAAAAATATGAAAGGAGTGAAATGTATCAAGCATATAAAGTATAAATATTATTAGGGAGGAGGTATTACTACGGAAAATTTTTCAAAAAAGTGTGAGATATGCCATGCAACTGGCATTACTAGTACAGAAGATCTCGCAAATATAAATGAAATTGAAACCAAGGTGATGATTAATCACAAGTACAATTTCTTTGATATATCTTGTGATACAGCTCATGAGATAGATGCTACAAGATATATCATAGGTGAACCAATGTCTTATTGGGATTATGTATACTAAGAAAAGTATATGTAATGTTGGAATATGTATAGTGATGAATCCACCGATTACAATTAATAAGGAGGATTTTTACTCATGATTGAAAAACTTAATGCAAATAATAACTACATTTATCATATTGATAAAGACCTAAATGCTGTGCATGATATACAAGATCGTATATGGTTTAATATATGTGAGCCTTGTATAGGAAGGGGTTCAGTTACCTATACGGTTATTGTAGATAATGATTCGGATAAGATTGTCGAAACATTCAGCAAGTCTTTCGATGTCTTTATTTATTTACAAAGGCTCATCAGAGAGGGGTGTCGTGGGTTTCTTACTGGGAAGAAAAAGCTACATATTCGGTCAATAGAAATAGCCGATGACTTATCAAATTTAGAAATGATTGTAGCATATCTCAGAACACTACCTACTAATAGATTTGATGTATATACTCGGTTAATATATAAGGGTAAAATTTTAATATCAGCCCTAAAAATAAACCATATATTACCAACCATCAAAGACTTTAAGGAGAAATATGCATGTAAGGATGAAGCATTCTTTGATGATTTACCATCTGCTGATGTTGGTGAGGAGTATGAGATGAATCTTATCAAAGACATGTTCAAGAAAGAAGAATTAGATGAAATGTTGAAAAATAAGGGGGAATAGAATGATCAAAAAGCTCAATGAGACCAACAATTACATCTATCATATTGATAGCGAGTTACGGTGCCTTTATAACATAGAAGAGCACTTACAGTTGTGGATGAATCTGGATATGGCTAATTTCTTTAATTTTAATCATTCAAATATATATACAATTAATGTGGATGATGGTACGGATACGATTACTAAAATATTCCATAAGTCTATCGACGCCCATATATATGTATCTGAATTGGTCAGAAAAGGGCTTCGTGAATTTATTATTGGAAATAGAGAATTACATGTCCAATCAATAGAAATAGCTGACGATATATTAAATCTACCGATGGTTATGTCGTATCTCAACACATTGTCCATCGATAAATTTGATGTATATACTCGGTTAATATATAAGGGTAAAATTTTAACATCGTCACCTAACATACACCACATCATAGAAATCATCAACTGCTTTGACGAGAAGTATACATATATGCCTGACGAATTCTTCGATGATTTACCATCTGCTGATGTTGGTATTGAACATGAGATGGATATTATCAAAGAAATGTTCAGTAAAGAAGAATTGAATGAAATGATGGAGAAATAAGGAGGAATATCATGCCAAATGTAATGTGTAACAAGGTTGCGAAATTTATTATAGAGCCAGACTTCTCAAACATAGAACAACTTGAGACGGCTGCTATGTATAGTGACGATTGTCCTATTCATGATATAATATACACATTGTCAGACGGATCGACTGACACAGTTCGTAATACTGGTGGACCAATTATAACTACCACAATACTCAATATGGTAAAAGGTGCTGTTATAAGGATGGGTATTATTAAGAATCCACCATATGTGTGTAGATAATATGTAGTATGAAGAACTGGGAGGGTATCCCAGTTCTTTTTTTATTAAAAAAATATAATGTATATGATTCATTATATAAATTATAGGAACATAGAAATCCGTAACTCCCTTATATTTATATAATATTTCTGCGTAAATAATAACAAATCAAATCCTGTAGATAACTACAGGTAGAAAGAGGATACTATGAAAGATATTATTACTATAGTGATAGACAGGGATTTCAGTAACGCATATAGTGCGGTAGAAAAAATTAGTTTATGCGATGAATTCGATAAGTTCACAATAGTATATTCTGATAATATGAAATATGCATATGATTCTAGAGTTAAGGCAATAAGAGATATCTTATTTGCAAAACGAATTTTTGATGTAGTAAAAGGTGTGGCAGATAATAAGAAACTCTTGACAGTAGAGTAAAAAAAGAAGACCACTGATAATAAGGTGGTCTTCTTTTTTTATTTAATTATTCTTCATCAACATATGGTCTCTTCAATGTATCTGTTGGAATATCTTCCCAATATAATGGGTCAATATATGATGGCTCATCCCTCTCATCGAACAATTCATCAGACATCAGCTGTCTCTTTATGTACTGGAATGATAATCCCAATAATGGAGACTTATTATTTTCTAATGCATAATTCATTGTCACGATGTTATATGGTTCTACATCATCCCAACTATCTACTGTAAAATCAGGTCTATATAATGGATTTTCTACCGACCTAATTAATCTGTTAAGAAGTATTTCTGTACCAATTACATGAGCATCAATCTTAGCCTCAATAAGGATATCGAGTAATTTCTGACCCATAGCATTTATATCATTATATGGGCTATCTGCTGGTCTGTTCTTATTAAGAAGACCCATTAATTCATATAATGGCTTTGTTAACTCCTTATTCACTATTTCCATTTCGAACAGTTTAAAATCATCATCCAATTCTGAGAATGGTATGATTCCTTTATGCTTGTCCATTATCTCCATTGCTGCTGGAGTTATGAATACTTCTTTGTCTTCTTTAGGATATACAAGTATATCCTCAGCATCAGGGTCTTTCATATTCCTGATATATATCTTTCCATTACCAATACATCCGCCATCGTTTATGTCAATTTCGTCATCATCTGACATTACCATATCATTAGGATCAATGTATATAGCATAATCAGTTATATTTGGTACATATTGATTATCATTCACATTAGGGTTAATTTCACTACCACCAATGAGAACAAAGAAATTGTTAAATGGGTCTGTAAATTCTATAACTTCAGATATAGTTGTGAGCAAGTGTTTTTGTGATAGAATATTTTGTTCTAATACTTTAGACTGCTCCTCAGATTCAAAACATCCAATACCTTCAGCAATGTCAAAGTTAACATTTGCAATGGTACCAAAACATCTTGGGCAAACATAATCACCATCAAGACAACATGTTGCAACGGAACGCACATATATAGTTTTACCAATAAGATTGATATCTTTTCTGGAATCAATTACTTTGTAATCTTCATCCATTAAATCAGTCTTATAAAACTTACCATTTAGTTTCTTAAGATGCTTGGTAGATTTAACATCATATGTCATTAATATCTTGGTACCACAATCTAGTACATCAGTACTCATACCAAGTGATCTACCAAGAAGTCCCATGGTCTTACCGAAATGACCAGCCTTACCCATAGTTTTCTTATTAGCAACCGCAGATTTTCTTGCACCAGTAGCTGCAATATATAAATAAGAAGGTCTATCAAGACCACCTATAAGTGTACTATTTTCTATAGGTTCGTTAATAGTCTTACCATCAATAGTAGGTTTAAAACCTTGGCTTATTGTGAATTCTGTGAACTGCTTCTCTTTCATTCCAGATTGGGCTTTCAGTATAATACCCAATGGATTGTTAGGGTCATTCTTATATATTGTCATTTCTTCATTCTGAAGTTTACTGAGTTCATCTTCTATCTCATATGGTTGTAACCCGTGTTCGAATTTGGTCTCCATTATCTCCTTTATTCTAGGATATTTTTTATACATATTTATGAATGTCAATATGTTAAAATGTAATCCCATTATATTAGAGAAATCCAGAGCAATCGTTCTGAAATTATACAGAACTTCGGATATGTTCTCATTTATCTTAACTGATTTAATACCGTAATCTCTCAACACCTCAATCAATTTATAATTGATATAGTCGTTTATTTTCGGTATATCATTATAGCAATCAAGTATAAATGATTTATCCAATATATTCATCCCTGATAGTAGATGGAATGGTTCAAACAAGAATAGATGTAATAAGAAGTGCCTAAGCTCACATGTTAACTCTTCTTTATCATTACTTCTAAACTTGAATCTTACTGGATATGTCCTGCATTCATATATTGGATAGCAGGCTCTAAGTAAATTTCTTATCTTTGCCATTTCTTCACGATATAACTTAATATCTTCAAGCATATCTTCAATGACATATATTGGCTTCAGCCAAAATTGTAGTTCTTTAGTGTTGTGGATGAAAGGCACACCCTCAACTAAGTTAAATTTTTTTGCAGATAAACTCATTTTCTACACTCCTTTATAAAAAATAAAAACTGTTATAATATGGTGGTGATATCAATAGAATATCACCACCACATATGTCATATAAATAATATATGACTATTATGAAAATACAGCATTGAGTGTAATGAAATCTGCATCAACATTATCTGTTGTAAGAATAATGGAATCCATATTCTCAAGAACTCGTTTACTGCTTGTAATAACTTTCCAGCAATTGGCTGTAACTGATGTATCTTTCCTAAGAGCTTTAGGCTCAAATGGATTAAAGATAACATCCTTAGCCTCAACTCTTATTGAAGCATCCAAAATGTCACCGATAATTCTTCCAATATACATCTCATCATCTGTTCTGTTCTCAACTTCTCCATTCTTAATATACTTCTTATCAGGAATAGCAAGTATTAATACATTGATAAATGTTAATGTATGCTTAATCTTGCCAGTAGCATCATTAAGATAGTAGAGAACATCAGGAACATACAAAACATTCGTTGAATCTGATTTATCTCCGTTGTTTAACTCCTTCCATCGGTCAGCCACTTTTTTGTATACCAATGGGAAGAAAGTTGTTCTGAGAATCTCTCCAAGAGTTGTATCCTTGAGCATGTCGAAGCTTTCTGTGATATCACTCTTGTTCATTGTAATAACAACAGTCTGCCTTTTTGCAGTATATCCGTTAAGAGTTTCAAGTGCGGTAACTGTTTCCATTGCAGTAGCAAGGGTAGTTGTTGTAATTGATGATTTCAATTCAACCTTATCAACCACAACATTTTCCTTGAAAAGCAGGTTTTCAAGTTTACCCATCTTGGTCTTTTCAACAGATGCGTTCACATCGTGCTTAAATTTGATTTTAGCACCGTCAAATAAACGGAATTTGCATTTACCGAGTATGCTAAGATTTTTCTCAGCATTCTTCTTAATCTTCTTAACGATATCGCCCACAGTTTCCCCTCCAATTGTTAAACTTAATTCAATCATTATTTTTCACCTATATCTTTCTTAAGGTCTATCTCAACAGCTGCCATACATTTAGCCTGTACTTCAGCAGGAGATACTTTAAATTTCTTAGTATCTTTAACATCTGGGAATATTTCTGAGATATCGAGATTGTAATACTTACAAAACTCTCTAGTCTCTTCATAATCAAGCATTCCCATTTCAAACTGTAAATCAAAACGACCGTGCCTTTTGATAGCTGGGTCAAGTTTATCGTAATAGTTTGTAGTCGCTATTACGATTGATACAAGGTACCGGACACCATCTTTTGCTTCATAGTAAAAATTTGGTGGATTATCCAAGAACTCAAGTATCTTGTTCATAAGCTTCCCGTTCTCAATACTTGTATCGGTTTCACGAGAATTAACAAAACAGTCCAAATCATCCAAAGCAATTACCTCATCGTTATATGGACTATTAAGTCTATTTGGTCTCCTACTAGAACCTCCTTCTGTATTATTAAAGAAATCCGCACTTATTATACCGACATTTGAAATATTCAAATGATTCGCAACTGCTCGACATAATGTAGATTTACCTGTTCCTGGTGGTCCGTATACGAGAATAGATAACTTAGGTATCATATTATATTTATACCATATTGGAATACTTTCAACCCATCTATCAATATATTTGATGAGCTTATCCTTATCCTTTATTATCATATTATCGAATGATTTAAATGGAGTTTCTTTTGACTCCGTATCAGCTCCGCCATTTTTGTAGGTATTGATGTATGTCGTGTTGTATCTATCAAGAATATCATTATATCTCTGGCGTTCTTTTTTGATAAATTCCGCCAATTTATCATGATATTTACCGATGATATATATTTCGGTAGTGGATATATAATCATCATCAGTACGTGTTTCGGTTATCATATATAAGATATAATGCTTTTTCTTTTTGAATTTGAGCGTCACTGGGTATATCCCTGGGCGTATAACATACTGTCGTAACTCAACGATTTCAGGAATATCGTTGTAATATGTTTTGTTATAAGTATCATCAACCAAGAATTTCTTTAACGATTTATCATTATCACATAAATACTTGGTCAATATCTTATGTAGTGATATGAGAGTCTCAGGATACTCAGTAACCTTTATATGTGATGCCTTATCATTCCTTACTAGAAAAGGCATCTTCTTAAGTATGTGATCATAGCTCTCATCAGTTTCATCGTCAATCTCTTCGATTAACTCATTTATCTTTATGAGAGCTTCGGTCTTACTATCAAAGTCACCCATTAATATTTCCAGCCTTTCTTATATTTTTTACTCTTGTCCTTTTTCTTCTTATCTTTCTTTTTGTTCTTCTTTTTGTCTTTCTTCTTCTTTGATTTCTTAGATTTACTAGAAATCATTGATGAGATATCGCCATAATCATATGAGCCGATTACTTTGTCACCTTTCTTGACTTTCTTAACGCCCATATCTACCAATACAGGTGCATTGACAACATTGACCTTTGAAATCAATGCACTCAGTAAGTCAACAATATCTGAGCTATATGTGTGCCCAGTGTTGAATACGATTGGGGCAACAATCTTCCCAGATTTCAATCCTTTGAATAGGTGGGACAATGCATTTTCAATTGCAATATGGTTGAAGAAGGTGTTATCATCATCACCTAATACACAAATACCAACTGGGTTTATATTCATGCCTTCAATCTGTGTTATCTCTGGTGAACTAATTATGTCTCCCAATACAGCATTTTCCACCCCAAATCTTTCAGCCATTTCTTTACGGCTTAATGGAACAACAAGTATGATATCATCATACTCATCACCATATGTATTTCGTACAATCTCAACCCAAACCAATGGGTTATTTCCTGCATACACAAAATGTGTATCCGCGTTACAGTACTTGATGTTCAACTCTTTCATTTTTTCGTATCCTTTCATTATTTATTTAAACCTATTTGCAAATAGGTTGCAAAATAACGCAACAGTATCAATAGTTTGGACTCTTATACTGCTGCGTTTTATTTCTTCTGTTAGGCTTAATATAGAATCTAAATAGCGTTGCTTTAATGGGAACTTTTTAATATTCTTATCTGATAATTTTATTATATTATCCCATTCCTCACCCAATATAAAATACTCATCAGGTGTCATAGGAACAACGGTATCAACTACACCGTTATTAAGAACTTCCCCGATTAATTTAATATTATCGGGGAAGTTCTTACACTTCTTGAGTTTGTACTGGTACACATCGCCTCTTAGATGACAGTACCACTCCGCTAAGTCAATATCATCTGTCCATGCGACAATATCTTTCTTAGCATATATCACATACACTTTACTCATCAGCATCACCTAGCTGTTGTTCTAAGTACTTAGCATACCTCTTTCTGCTAAATACCTTATCTGGTCTCCCTTTCCTTAAATTCTCACAAGCCTCTAAAACTATCTTCTTGGCTTTTTTGACATCCTTTTCTCTTGACCCTTCCAGAATGAATAATGTTGTTGAAATATTTACATACTCTTCTAGATGGTTCGCTAATTCCTCATTTCGTTCTTGGTCGTACATTGATGGTATCATCGTCTCACCCCTTTCTAATGTGTTATATTAAGATATTATATTACCAAATAAAATATAACATATTAATTATTGAAAAAATCCTTTGGGAAGTTCTTCCCCATCACATATATCATCTAGGATAGGTTTAATCACGTCCCCGATAGTGTTAGACTTGGTGACTTCGAGTATATCTTCTTTTGAAATAGTGACTTTCGTATCCTTATTGTGTATACTAGCCACCAAATTATCCAAAGCTTTATTTCCACGAATATATTTTGTCATACTACGTTTACCAGTTGGGTCCATAATAAATGCCTCATCGTGCATACCATTGAATTGTTCAAAGCTATAGTTGAAAAACTTTTCTAGCTCTTCATTTCGACCAATACTATCCATAACTTCGAAATCTTCATCACTACCGCACGCACCACCTTCCTGTTCTCCTATCCATATAATGGCACCGTTTGGATTTATTTCATGATATAATTGCATTGTATCTGCACCGATAGATGACCCAAATGGTACCCACGACATCATTAAAACATCACAATCTTTACCATACTTCTTAACAGCACTAATACAATCGATAGATTCATCGCGTTTATATATAGTATCAAAGTGATCAGCCCATTCATTGTTATCAGTGGATACGATATCAATGCCGTTATTTGAAAGGATTTTACCAACATACCCAGTACCAGCCATAACCTCAAGAACTTTACTGTTTCCAATAAATTCTTTAAGATTAGTTACATTTTGTTGGTTTATTATCCAGTAGCCATATTTACGAATAAATACATCTCTAACAGTAAGTATGGGTTAGACCACCTGCAATATATGATAATGCCACTGTCATTACACCATAATCTAATATGGTATTTTGCATATAAACATTTTCTAGAAATTCTCCGGCGGCATCTTCAATTTCATTATATATACTGCGACGCTCACCATGTGGCGAATTAATATATATCATACTATTCATAACCACGCTATACGGTATCAACCTCATCATATCTGGCATTAAATAATATGGTGTCGTACGAAGAATCCCTACATCATAATCGAAGCTTGAGAAGAATCTGTCATCAAAGAAGTCTTTATATTTTGGATCTTTTAGTATATCTAGACCATCATCACTATAGTATACTTTGGCTTTCCCATCATTTAGTAATTCTACATCATGAAGTCGTTCTTTTATCGCATACATGACTTCACGGTATGATGTATATACCCTTTTATCAATACGCCTTTTAGCGTATATATTTATACATTTCGTCATCCACACATCTCTACCAATATAATCTAATAGATGTATGATATGTGGTAACAACCCACTCTCGAGCATTTTGATATACTCGGAATCACCAACTAATATCCTAAGTATATCTGTCGGTAATAAAACATCATTAGAGATAATGCTGTTTACAGTATCACGAATCAACTCTTCATTTTTATCACTATTTTCAAAAACCATAAATAACACCTGTCCCTTTCTGTAATTGTAAGATTAACTTTTCCGTATAAATAATATATAAATGTGGCTTATAATATAAGATATCCTATTAATGTAAAAGACATGAGTTTAATGAAAAGAATATAGAAAGGAAGGATATCAGTATGCCATTTCTAGTTAATGAAAGAAAACTAGTAGAAGAAGCATCATTCCAATTTGAAAATAGGATAAAATCTCCTGCTAGTAGATTTATAGATACTACACCAGTATTCGTAACATACTATCATCTGGCAATGGATGAATCCACAGTTGATGAAGGCTTTCTTGATATAAATAATACGGTTGGAAATAAATCACCGTTACGATTTAACAAGATAGAAAATTTCCCATTATATGGGGTAAATCAAATAGTCCTTAATTTACAGGATGATGACCAAGGTTTAGATTCATCATATGAAGATGATGCAATCGTATTACCTAATACAATAAGACCATTAACAAACGATTACTTTACAATACCTACACTAAAAGATTCATATGTGTTTAAAGTAACCAATATTCAGTATGACTCAATAATGCCTGATAATTATTATAAGATTGAGTTCAAGCTTGAGTATATCGATACAGTTAAAGCTAATGAGTTGGATAATCAGGCAGTAAAGAATTTTAATTGTATACTTGAGAATATAGGTACTGAGAATACATGTATCATAGAGAACTCATCATATGATACAATTAAAAAAATAGAAAAAATGTATCATAATATAGCTGAGTTTTATAGTGGTATGTTTTATAGTGAGAAGCATAATGTATTCTTAGGTATGACAGAAGAAGGTAGATATTACTATGATCCGTACCAAACTGAGTTTGTTAATAAGCATAGATTATTCACAGAAAGAAATAGTCTAACATCGTTGATATTGACAGACCAAGTTGAAGACCCTAAGAGAGCAATAAAATATGCTAGGTCAATATACAGATATTTTGAGTTAAGAGATATGCGACTTTTATCAAATTTCACATATCTTGTTCGTTCAGGTATGACTGAAATAGAGTCATCATTTTATAGATGGCATGATACAACTGTCGATATTATTGATTATTGCCCTAGAAAAGTTGGAGCAAGAGAATTACTACCAGAAGAATTTAAAGTTGCAATAAAAACAAATTGTCCTGTTGATACAACATATGCTGATTTCATCAAAAGGTATCTAAGGTCAGAAACTATAACGATTAATGATATACCATTGACACTTGATGATGATTTGATGTATCTTAATAAAGACCTTGAAATATTCTTCTATACACCATTGATAATGTATATAATACGCACTATAGTCAATGATGAAATGAAAGATAAAACTAAACACATTTAGAAAGGTGGTGAATATATGAATCTATCAGCAGTAGTAACACGAATTAAACTTAATCTCGGATTGGTTAATATAGCAACACCATTCGAAAATGTTGATGATGTTATAATTAAGATAATACGAGATATCACAGTTCCGACATTTTCAATATACCAACCATTTAAAGAGCATATGGTATTTAATGGTAATGAGTTGGAATTGTTAGAAAGGACTGCATCATATACTAGGGTATTATTACCTGATTTTAAAACAAGAAATCTATTATATGTATTTGATGTCAGTTATTATGATGGTAATACATCTGGTGCTGGTACAGCATCATATTTCTTGGATTCATCTATGGTGCTAAATGATTATAAATCATTACAGTCATTATTAATGGCTAATGTGGGAATGAGAATGACTAATAGTATGACAGCTAAACCAACATTCCATTTTGAAGCACCTAGAACCGTGATATTGTATGGGCATTATATATCAGCTAATCTCAAATTCTATTTAGGATTTGAACATGATAAATCTCTTGCATCTATTCCTAATACATGTCAGGAAGATTTTATTAAACTGGCTATGCTCGATGTTAAGGATAATTTATATGCGACATTGAAGCATTATACTGAGGTGAATACTGCAATCGGAAATATCAATCTTAAAATAGATGAGTGGAATGATGCAGATAACCAGAGGAAAGATTTATTGGAGAAATGGGATGATGTATATCATTTAGATATGCAACCATTCTATTATCTATAATTTAGAAAGAAGAACTATATAGTAGGTACGAGAATATATCAAAGAAGAGTATGTCTTAATGGCATACTCTTCTTTTTTCGATTATTTATATACTATTTACTAGTATATTTAGTGTAATATACCGGTAAGTAGCCGATCTACTATAATAAGAAGAAAGAAGAGGTACCAGTATGGCGAATAATAAAAATACCATGATCAAACTTGATGAAAATGTTACTTGGGTGTATGACATAACAACCGATATGGTTCATCGTATCGTAAAAATAGTCAATGACTATTATATATTCCGATATGATTTCATGGTCCAGAGATCTAATAAGGCATTAATATATCCAATAACATATCAAGAAGACAGATGTGCTGATACATTTAGATTTCCAGGAATATACCCATATTCTGAGGATATGACCAAGGCAATAGATGATAAGAATAAAAAATTTCTAGAATTAGTGGTTGAATCGATTATCCGTTTGCCTGTAACATATGTAGATATTGATGGGGAGCCTATGAGAGCTGTACGTAAATATAGCACTCCATATGTCTTAGATGATGGGGTGACAGGTAATAAGTTCATCATCAGCGGTGAATTAGTAGAGCTACATGTTTTCGCATATGACAATTCTCGCTCACGATATATCTCTGACGACGACATTGATTCTAAATCAGAAGATTTTAGTTTCTGGGAAGAAGAGTATATTGCTAATTTTGAAATAAAGGACTCGATGTACGAGAGCTCACCTATCAGGTATTATTATAGGACTGATTACGATGATGGATCACTATGGGTAGAATTTGAAACACTTAGACATACACATACTTGGGATAATATATGGCATACTATCAATGACAAAATAGAACCTAGATTCAGTCGGGCACGTATTATGTATTATCCACTACACTACACAATTGAAATGATTCATGAATTTATGTATTTTAACCCAGCGATGTCAGAATTCAATTCAAATATATTGAAATTGATGTCTGATATATTGGCACATATGTTGATATGTTCTGCTATAGACGATGGTGCTAAATTGGATGATTCTATAGAGACCATCTTCAAAAATCTTATGAAGCACTACAACGGATATAAAATGGTGCTAAATAAAGATATATCACCAGAACGTAATGTGTATTATTGTAATACTGATATAAGCGGTCTGTTTTCTTCAATGGACTATAGTAAACCAATATTTCCATCTTCTATCGAATTCTATAACAAAATTAAACCAGTTATGGATATATTCTGTGGATTATTGACATATATGGAACAGAATAGAGCGGAAGATATTAAAATGTATGGTGAGCTGTTTAATATGTATATTGCGATACGTAATATATCATATACGTTTGAAGGATTAATTCCAGCACGTATGGTTAAGATATACGGAAAGTATTCAGCTCAATGTGAATATGAGGATATGAGATATACTAATATACTAGGGTTGGTATTATAGAAAGGGGTGATAATATTATAACATTTATAACTGTAGATGATAGTTGTGCTAATATCTATTCTGTAATCGATTATATAGAGACGGAACCAATATCTACCGAAAAGTATTGCATAACGTTCAGTAGAGCTGATCGGATGTACCTTGCTAATAGTAAAGAGGATGCCCTTAATGTACTCCATATAGTAGCATTGTGCCTAAACTAACTCAATGATATTTCTAATATTAAAAAGGAGAATAAATTATGGAAAATTTAATGAATAATATAACAAGAGATTACTTTGATATTTTAGAAAGAGGATGTGTATATAATGGTGTCCCATATGAACTTGTACAGCATCCAACTATGCCTGGTGTATTATTACGCAAACGATACGACTTCGTGATCTTCAAGAAGGATAAAATCCTAATATATCCTAAAGTATACGGTTCACCTAACGTAATGCGGTCGTTTGCTAGCCAAATGCACTATAGATCGTTCAAGCTTCCTGGTCACTATGCTAAATTATTACAGATGCCTATACCAGATGATTGTATTAAAGAAGTAGTAAAAGCAGACTATTCAATTGATGTTAAAAATGTTGTGAATGCAAATACACCGGACGTTGAGTTGTATAATAGACCGATTGTGTATACAACTATCGGGGGTAACTTCATAATTGCCGGTGATTATGTTGAACTATACACAATGGAATATTCGGAAATAATATATAGGGAGTACATGGACGACTTATGTGGTGAAGATGACGACGATGAAGAATACATTACCAGAACTGCTGATATTTGTGCATCTGCTATATGGGCAGAGTATTCTATACTCGTCAACCCTAGATCTGCGTGGCATGAAAGTATGATAAAGGTAATTGAGGACTATGTTGTTAAACACGATATAAAGGATTCACTCAAAGCTATCTCTATTGAACTAGAATCAGGTGAAACAGCATACACCCGAGATACAATAACAACCGCTGTAGAAGAATTAATTCATGAGTTTATATTTGATAACCCTGCATTGGCAGATATTACTCAGGATAGAAAGACCACAATGTATAATCTTTTGAGAATGGTTGCAGTTGAGATACCTACCAGAACTGTACTTAGACCGACTGATGTTATGGCAATAACAAAGTATATTCTCAAGTATTTCGATGGTACAAATATATTATTTGATACGAGTAAGATGTTTGGACTGTATCGACCATCGATGTTTGTAGCTTCTGACTATACCAGATTATCTGAGGCTCTTGCAAACAGTTCATATCAGACTATACCATCATATATGTTCTATACAGAATTTCAGGTAATAATTGACCTGATATATGGTATCATGGGTGTATTGGACGATATGATGGATGCAAAATATGACCCTGAGATTTATGAGATACATAGATCATTAGAATTCATAACCAGCACGTTTATGTCAATTATTCCAAAAAATACTGAGGTTATTGGATTAATAGGTCCATACACTATAGATAGAAGTAAGAAATATAAGTATATTAGTACTAAGAGACCTATATCATTTTAGTAATAAAAAGAACCCAGTGAATAATATTATTCACTGGGTTCTTTTTTTTAGAATTTTATTATATTTGATATCTTATTTGTTTTTCGTCCATTAGAACTCTTTCCAACTGTAATGGTTCTAATTTTAAATATTTCTAATACTGGAACAAACGGCTCTGTGATATTATTGATAATTGAATCAATATCAATATATGGCTGCAACCATTCAGGTATATCTGTATTTAGTGGAATACCTATGTTTTGTAATCCTATTTTTTTATATACCCATTTACCAGAATCAGTTGCACCTGTATTAGAATATTCATCAACGAATTCATTCCATTTAAGTGCTCCAAGTTTCTTATACTTAGTTCTATATTTAGATGGAATTTTTGTATACCATTCCTTATCTTTTGGTGATACATAATCTATTCCTGGGTCCCATGTTTTCTGTACATATAACCCAGTCGTATCATTGAATATCTTCTCTATGATTGTATTATATATCTCAGGTTCTTTATCCTTTAAATCCGCTATATCTTCTTCTTTAAATATATTCAATTTTAAAGAAGATATCTTTGCTGGATACTCTATCATATTATCTGGATATATTATATTCCATGCTGTTGACGCTTTAACAGATTGCATACTTGTTGGATTTTTGTATGCTCCCCATTCTTTTGCAGATAATATTGGAAGATATTTACTATCACCACTCCTAATACTATCTTCAAGTTCTTTTCTAAATTCTGCTATATCTTTACTCATACCTACAACATCAAGAGTATCACTATTAAGAATTCTATTCTCGATAATCTTAGAATATACTTTCTCAGCATATTCCGATGTCGTTGATTTCTTAAAATCAAATCCTTTAACATCAAACTTAGGCGGATTTAACAGATGACCCTCTCTAAGTAACATCTGTGATATATATCTCTTTTTTGTTGCTGCTATGATAAGTTTCTTCATAAAGAATTCATTCTTCATTCCAAATAGTGGTCTGAATTCTTCTGGTATATTAGAATGCTTACCATAGAATAACAACATATCGGCTATCTCAGTTGACAATAGGTATGCTATTGTATTAACACACTTGAATATACTATCATTATCATCTATTGTGTATTTTGTATTAGCTAATACATCATCAAATATAAAATTTATCAAGAAATCTAACGATAATATATTTGAGTCAGTATCTATAACTGTAACGGTTCTTCGTTTGAAATTCTTTATTCTATATACTCTATCAAACGATAAATACCTAGGATATACATACTTCACAATACTATCATTGAATACTTTTAACATTTCTCTGATTTCTTTTGGTGGGTCATTTGGGTCCATAAATTGTTCACAACCATCAAATATAGATATTATCATATCTTTTATATATTGATGTTTATCTATGAATTCTATTAAGTTATTTCTATAATATATTGATGTTATTGTAGCATCATCTAATACTGATAAATATGACCTGATAATCTCAGTATCAGAATCTTCATAATTTATTATCTTTTCAGATAATCTTTCAACAACGGAATCAATGGATACTTTTTCTACCCACACATCTAATTTATCATCGTCCCATTGTTTAATCATAGCTTCACACCATTCAAGGCATTCTGTAACATCTAAATATAAATAATTATCTGCTAAGAATCCTTCAAAGAACTGCTCAGCTGTTGCAATAACTGATTGTGCAGTTAATGTTGTTGCTGGACCACTCCATTTACTATAAAATGGTGATGATGGTGCACCTGAGCCGCCATAATAACTATTTGCATTTCGCTTCTCATTTAACTGCATTCGGTCATATTCTATATATTTATATGATGACTGGTCTTCTATATTAAACAACATCGATTTAAATTTTTTTCTATTACTTAAAAAATTCTTTAACATCATCGCTATTGGATTCATAGCAATATGTTGATTTTTATAAAATGTACCATTTCCTGCAATAATTGGTTCTTCATTTATAATCCAATTAAGTACTGCAGTTAATGAGGTTTCTCTTTGTTCACCCGTGTAGTTATTATCTAATGTAACCCTTGGGTCCTGACCTTGCTCTTCTATTAATCTCTTTATAATATCAATAACTTCATCCTCTGGTATATCAGGATGGGTCTTCTTGACTATTTTTAATACTTTCTTGATATACTTCTTTTCAAATAAATTTTTCATTCCCATATATCAATAACCTCATTTCTGATTAGTTAAAGTGATGTAAGGTGTATCATTCATATTAATTTATAATAAATCCGACATTAGGATAATATCTTAATTAAAAAAGGAGAATTTTAAAAATGGTTGAAGAAATTAAAGATGTAAATATACCTGAGGTAAGTGAATCAAATGACGATAAAGAAACCTCTGGTAGTGCTTTATCTGATTACAAAGCAATTATTGAGGTTATAAAAGAGATGGACTCAGGTATGAAGATGCTTGAATCTATGGTTGAGAGTTCACTTAGAGATAAATATGGTCTCAAGTTTGAAATCGTAGACAATATTCTCCAGTATACAAAAGAAGATATTCCTAATATGGATGCTGATACAATATTCGCAATATTGACTGAGTATAGTATAAGTGTGCCTAATCCGAATATCGATGACCTTGATCATGCTGGACTTATTGAAGCATTCTTAGATGTAAAGGATTCCAGCTTATCTATACTCTCTTCAAGAGAAGAGGTTGCTGAGGTTAAAAGAGACTCATCCGATACATTACATGAGTATTTTACATACCTCTCATCTGATAAAGTTAAAGATGCTAGAAAAGCCAGACTTGAAAAGATGGAAAAAATGTATGAAGAAGTTACAGATACATTGGAGAAATCCAAGCTTAAGAAGCAGATTGATATCCTTAAGCAGAGTTTCAGCTTTGACTTCATTAAAGAAAGACTTGCTAAAATCGGTGATAAGGAAGTTAAGAGTATCCTTGAAGCTTGTTATGGTAGAGGTAATTCAAGTTCATATATCATATCCAAATATGAATCAAAAGCTAAAGGATTTGGTTACAGCAAAGACAGCTTCAAGTCATTCTTTAATATAGAAGATGACTTCCTTCCAGATGAGTATAAACCAATGAACAACTTGTTCTTGTTTATATATATGAGATTTGTTGCTCATTCTGATCCACATAATAAGAATGATAAGCTACTTGTATACTCATTAACATCTGCATTATCTGATTTGAAATACCATAGATTCTCTCAGACCAGTGAGGTCGAGTTTGTGAATGTGATCAAAGAAGTTCTTAACTACTTTATGCCACATATAGAGTATATTAAAGAAAAGAACTTAGGATGGAGAGAGCATCCAGTAAACATTGAGAGAGTCAAGGAAATGAGAATTGCTGCAATTGCTAAATTAGGAGCAGATATCAAGAGACTTGATAAAGACTATATCATCCCAGATGATGTAACAGTCGAAGAGCTCAAAAATAAGTATGATGAACTTAAAGCTAAAATGACAGAGTCACAGGTTAAATCATATAATGCTGCTAAGAAAGAACAGGAAAAGAAGGATAATGAGAGTGATGAAGAGGTTGATGAAGAAATAATTGTAGACTCAACATCTGATAATGTGGATGATGTTGAAGATATAGTTGACCCTGATCACATTCAGGATCCAGATGATGGAAGATATGTAGAGGATATCGATGATGTCGTCATAAAGTAGTGAGGTATTAATATGATTAATACATACACAAAGAATAAATCATTTATTCAAATGTGGAGATATCTCCAAGATATGGATGTAGAAAACGCTGATTTCATGTTACGATTAGATGATGAATCATTGATAGATTTCAGTCCATCTGATTTTAGTAATCTTGAAAGTAAGGACGAAATAAATGAGTTACATGAAAAAGTCCAGCGTGAATGTAGGAATAATATATGGTTTTTCTTTAGGGAAGTCGTAAATGTTAATATGTTTGGGCTTTCATATAATTCTCCAGTTCCACAGCGACATGTACCATATCAGTTAAACTATAATGCATTATGGGCAATATACTTGTATAGCAATGGTGTTAACTTTGCAATACCAACACATGATATACATTGTGATATTGATGGTGTAGAAAATATATACATCGATATTGGTATGTATTTAACATATATACTACTTAATGTATATAATGATTACATAAACTCTAAAGCTAAATCTAAAATAGATTTGGTTAATATGTGTAATTTTTCAAGTAAGGTTCATAATTCATTAAATATGTTTGTATCAATATTAACAGCGGGAAACCCCAGATATACTTCATCGTTATCTGATAACGTGAGAACTACAATAGGTATAGATAGTTTAGATTACAATAAATTATCTGCATCCGATAATTTGGTAATATTCATCAACGATAGTAAATCATTAGATAATTTGGTATTATTCAAAATAGTAAGTGAGTCGAGCAATCTAAGACCTAATATAATGATTGGGTATGGAGTTGGTGAAGATTTCACATTGTGTAATTTACACAATAATATACTCGATAATATGGTCATTGGTCGGTTTATTGAAAATATAAATATCAATGATGGCTTCATTGTAGATCGTAAATTTGATACAAATAGGTTATATGTTTTAAAATAAGTAAATAAAATGAGTAGACTTGATCATCAAGTCTACTCATTTAATATATCAAAATCCATTTAAGTTGTCAAAAAAATCCAAGTCGATTGATCCGTCACCATAATCATCAACAACAACTTCAGGTGTTTCATTGAATATATTGTCAACTACTCCGGCTTTATGCATAGTGTATGATTCTCGTTGAGCATTCGCTATTGCTGTTTTCATCATACTATCCCAATCCATGACGGATGCAGCCATCTGTTCTTTTTCTTTCTCTTCTTCTTTAGCTCTAATCACTTCAGTATTCACTAATGTAGGGTCAGCAAATTCTTCATGATTATATAAACCGTTATTAGTAAGCTCATCATCTCGAGCACCTTTATCGATTCCAAATATATACAAATTATTTCCATGATAGTATACATATAATGCAATAAGATATGACATAATACTATCATCATGAACTATTTAGACTATATCTTGTACTATTTCTAGTACCCTCCCGTTTCGGATTGTTTCATCCTACATTTCGTCCTATTATTGGACCTACTCGGTTCTATCTACTATTAGATAGCCTTTCCCTAGTCGTTGAGCCCATATCCACTATTGGATACTTTGCTGCGTCGATTGTCTCAGTTTATAACCTTGATTACTATACCTTTGGAGTTACCCATTGCCACTAGAATATTACTATCCTAGTTTAGTAGTTACAAACTATTGAGAGTTTCCCGCAATTAGAGAGGTTTAATGTGGACCTCATGATGATATGGAAATATATATTTTTTGATCCACTTCCGGCAGCGACTTTTCCTGAGGAAGTCCTTACCAAACGAGATAAATCTCGTATGATATTTTCAGTTTTAAATTTCTCTTTATATTCGCTAACATGTCTTGATAAGATTGCAATCATATCATCTCTAGACTTGGATGATGTATATACACCATAATATGTCTTAATAGATGCTTGCTTCTGCAACATAGATGTTACTGTGCTATTAGCCTTATCCCTATCTTCAACATAATTTAACGCTTTATCATAATATAACCTAGTGCTTATTTCAGAGTGTAATAAATGGTCTATTATACCATCACCGACAGAGTTTCGCTCTATACATAATACACACCTTGGAAGAACTTTAACGAGTTCCTTTATAAGCATCTCAAATTTAGTTTCACCAATGTATGAACACTCAAATTCTGCATCAGGTTCAACTGTATATGGATTTAGAATAGTTATCGCATTATTATCACCACCACTACCAGTAGAACAGTCGATACCGACGATATATGGTATATTTTTATTAAGTTTTGTATATATATCAAACTTATAGTAATCTAATAACCATAATTCATCAATTATTGCATGTTTAACCGATGTAATATATTCGATATCTTCCTGTGGATATGGTGATAATGATGAGCCGTGTAATCTCTGTAAAAGAATCTCTCTTCGTACAGTTAACGGATCACCTATTTTAGCAGATATTTCTTGCAACCATTGTTCAGTTTTACCTATCTGAATATATGAATACTCGATATAAAGAATCTTATTGCAATCTTTACCATGTGCATCTAAGAATTCATGATATCCTTCTTCATCATAGTCGTATATCTTCTCACTCCATTTAGCAGTTCTATCAAGTAACTCTTGTGCCTGCATACCAGCTTGTGTATCAAGATCTCCCATATCATTCATATATAGACGCTACTCTATATACAGTTCATATTAGAACTTCTATATGTCTCCATATAGTTTAGACTATATCATCATCCTTATATAAAATAAGGAGCTCTGTTTTTCCAATATCAATAGCTTATATTGTACTCTACTCAGTTCCGAATAATTTCACTAATTCGTCTTTTCGATAGTCGTTGAACAGCTTATGCTGCTGCTGATTGTCTGCGTGAGATGTTCCAGCAATTAACAGAGTTTTTCTTAAAGATGTTACCATCTTTCACCCCCAGATTTCTTGATGGGTTAGGGGTGCAGGTAAATATACGTCCATACATCGCATGATTTCGTCTAGCATTTGCTGCAGCTGTTTCATATGTAGAAACTGAGTTTGCTATTATTGTTTTAATATGCGGTGTAAATTCTGGTTCCATTATATTAGCTATATATCACTATATAGATTAGACTATATCTTCATCCCATTCTCATGGGAGCCTCCCGTTTCGGATTGTTTCATCCTACATTTCGTCCTATTATTGGACCTACTCGGTTCTAGTAACTATTTACTAGCCTTTCCCTAGTCGTTGAACCCATATCTGCTATCAGATACTTTGCTGCGTCGATTGTCTCAGTACATAACCTTTTTACTATACCTTTGGAGTTACCCATTGCCATTATTATATCACTATAATAATTTAGTAGTTATATCCTATTGAGAGTTTCCCGCAATTAGAGAGGTTTTATTCCGACTCACCATATGTGTGGCATATAGAATCCTATTTATCATATAGGCTGTCAATCGGAAAACATAATTGGAGCAGTCATACCTCGAGCAATTGATAATGCTGAGTCGTATGATGTAGCTTTTGCTTTAGTTACAACAGTATTACTATTTACTGGATTCTTTAATGTTGTTGCATTCTTCTTTGCTTTGGTTACAACACCTTCATCTGACATTATAGAATCACATCTCATGTATTCTGGTAACAGATCAACAATATCTCTTAAACGCTGAAGGTTTAATTTAGAATTATCTCCATCTTTATTTAAAAAAATAAAGGTTGAGTTTGTTGTACCAAATATATATGCCCAAGCTAAGAATGCTATAGCTGAAATGGTTTTACCCTGCTGTCTTGGTAGACATAGCCATGAGTCATAACCTTTCCAGATACAAAAAGCTTGTGCAATATTTCCACGGTTAGCTCTATATGGAACAGCGGTACCACCTTGGTCAGGTATTCTTACGATTTCTCGTAAGAAATACCAAGGGTTTCTAGCACACTCTGTCATTACTCTACTAATCTGGTCTCTACTTAATGTTGTATGCCCATCTTTATCACACTGGTATGGGTCAATACTAAGGACAGATGGGTCTTTGATTTCTAGCATAAATAATGCATTATTAATCCCAACTGTCTGTAAATCCTTAGCAACTTTTAAGAAACTCTTATTATTAGTATGAATATCATATAGCTTACCTTTAACTTTAGCTATTCGACTTTTATTCATCATAATCTCCAGATATTAATGTGATGGTACCAGTAATTTTTGATACGTTCAATGCACCTGATCCAGAATTCTTTACCTTGATCTGTATATTATTTTTTACCAATATTGGGGTTGTAAATTCATATGTATAAAACCCTTTAGCATTGTTATTATTATCTACAATATATGGACCATAATTAGGTGTGAATATTGGATTGATTTCATGTGATGCACCGTCTACCATAATATCAAATATAAGTAATCGTAACCCAGCATTCGCTTGGTCAGTAATAATAAATATATTACTAATTAATGTAGGAGTATTAACGTCAGCAGTGTATAGTGGTTCGTAAGTACCACCGGGTGTACTGCTTTTAGTATTCTGCAAAGTTCCAACAGTAATCTTATTATCTTTCGTTATCACTAACCCTTCACGCATCTTCTGTATTAAACTTTTTACCATAATTATTTCATCCTTTCATATAAAAAAATAGTTATATTAAAGTCATATATTATTAAAAGATATTTATTGGTTACCTAGAATGGATTAACTATTTCATGGGGTGAGAGTCGTCAACACTCTTTCTAGGTAACCAAAAAGGTATTCCACTGGCGAATGGAAACCATGGGCTGTATGATCTGCTTTCATCATACAAAAATATATTATATAACTAAAACACTAATGGTATGTCTTATATTAAAAACAAACTCTTAATATCAAACACATAGAAAGGGGATAATTATATGCATCCTAAAATGGTAGACTTCTTAGATGGCATTGGATTTGGAACAGGTTTACTTATAGTCGGTGCACTAATATCAATATTGATATTAGGGTACAAGTATTTCAAAGGATTTCGCAAGACTATAGATGATCAGGCTGAAGAGCGTATAGCTGCTAGAGAAACAACCAAAAAAATTCAAGCATCTATCGAAGAAACAAACAATACGCTCAAAGAACTAACTTTAAAAATATCAAATGTCGAGAACAAAGTTACCGACCTTGATACGAAGTATAGTAACACTATACGAGATATTACAACAGATATGTGTAATATGACTAATAGGTTAGAAACTAATATGCAGGAAAGTAACAATGCTGATGCAGTGCTAGAAGCCAAACTTAATGAATATAATCTGAATATAGAAAAAGTTGGCAATAACCTGTCAGATTTAACAGCTAAGACAAATCGATTGATTGAGTCTGACAGGGAGAGTATCAAGGCATACATTGCAGGTATACATAAGACTGCAACAACTGATGGTTATATTGATTTTCATATATTATCAATTGTCGAACATCAATATGAAACCTATTTGCGTGAAAACGGTAATACATTTGTAGCTAAGCTCATGGAAGAGATACATACATTACCGAATTCAAAAGAAGAGATGTCCGATGATGATTATGATGATGATGATGATGAGCCTGTTGTTCCTGTAAAGAAAACAACAAGAAAGAAACCATCATCAACAACAAAAAAGCTACAACTCGTAAGAAGAAATAACACATTGAAAGGATATTGGTAAAATGGATATCAATAATGAATTATACTTGGAATCCGATGGTAATAAGTTTACTGATACAGTATACACATCGGTAGTTTCCCTGTTTAAAAAAGAGACTGTTGTTTCATTAACAGAAGTAACTAAAAATGTAGAAGGTTCTGCTGAAAGAATTAAGGAATTAATGAAAGCAGGTACAAAAGTTTCAACTCTAATGAGTAATGTCTATTCTAAGTTCGGAAATGATGTTGATACTGTTACAAAGAATAAAATAAGTAAGATATCTTTCAAGAGCAGTGGTGAACCTAAAGTTACATACACAAGAGTGGGTAATAGATATATCATGACATATGTAAGTGGTACCATGATAGTATTCCCATTCAGACATAAAGAAAATGATAATAAAGCATCTTATACAGAAAAAGGTGCAGCTAGCTCATATCTTAAGAAAATGCTTACAGAGATAAAGAAATTAAATGTGATGGATGAAGTATCATTTAAGCTTCAGCCAGCAGATTCTAAATCTCCTGATATGATTGGATTATACGCTACATTCAGAGTTATTCTGGGTGCAGGTAAGAATGAGAAGAAGGATGATAAGGTAGCAGTAGCTACACAGAAGAGTGTTGCTCCTGAAGAAGTTAAGAAAGATGCTCCAGTTGATAATGAGAAGACTGTTAAGACAGAATCTTCTCTACATGAATCAATATATGGGTATCTTTTTACTGAAGCAGATGATGAAGAAGTTAATCCAGAGCTCAAATCAGTTAATCTTGAAATTAAGAGATTGGATGAGTACAGAGCAAGGGTTGCAGATGCACAGCGTAAATATGATGAAGCTGAAGCAGATTACATGAGAGATTCTAATGCTGAAAATGAGAAGAGAATGAGAGGTTGGGGTACTGTACTTAGTAAAGCAACCAAAGAACTCAAAGAAGTTGAAGATAGCTTAGAAGATAGGAAAGATGCTCTTACAGAAGCTGCTATGATTTTAGAAGCTAAGAGGAATATCTCAGAAGAAATTAAACCAATAGTTGACATATTTAACAAGAAAGGTTATAAAGTTAAATATGCATCTCCTGGTTATGTAGATGAACGAAAAAAGAATGACAGAGATAAAGATGCTGTATATTATGGAAAGACATACTCAACAGCAAGAGTAATGTTTGATGGTCCATATACATTACCTACACCACCTGAAGGCTGGCATATAAGAGAAGTTGATGGTTGTACATATCTTGATGTCAATCCTAAGAATGTAGATAAGCCAGATAGAGAGGATTTACAGGAGATTCATGATGAGCTTCTTGCAAGCTTACAGAAATTTGCTGAAGACCTTGAACCATATAATTCTGATAAAGTATCAGATACAAAAGAGGATGTAGTTGGGGCACCAACGAACGAATCATTTGATTTCGATAATATGATAGATAGTATTGAAGATATCAATATGGATGATTCAAGATACAAAGAAGAAAGGGCTTATACAGAAAGCATGGTATCATTTATTGATTCTCTAGATTCTGTATGTCTTTAAGTTAGTTACTGAAGGATTCATTGAAGATCTTATAGATAAGATCATAGGTAAGAAGAAAAAAGGAAATAAAACCCGCACAAATACTCAATCCGTAGATATGGATAAACATGAATTCAGTGAAATAGCTGACACCGTTGATTTTTCATTAGATACAGAAATAGGTAAGATGAAAAAAGTTGGTAATAAGTTCAATAGAATATTAAATGAATATATGAAAAACATAGATTCAGATAACATATTTAAACAGAAATTAGTACACTCATCTCCTATAGAAAAATACTTTCATGATTCTGAATGTACTAAGTATTATTTCATGTATATATATGGATCATCGATTGAATATGTATCTGAAGAAGACGAAAAGAATATTGTTCTATATAAGGTATTGAAGCACCTTGCTGATAATACAACTGAGGATGATAGGAAATTGTTGAGTATACGTGCAGACGTCATTGATACTCGCGATACTTCAAAATTAAAAATGGCAATCATCGGATATAGAATGGTTGTGTTATAAGTACATAGGTATACTAGGTGATACTAGTATACCTATTCTTTTACCCTAAAAAACAATACCCTAAGCGTATTTCGCAATAATATTAAGCGAAAGGAGAAGTATTATTATGGCAAGTCCTAGGCATAAGCCCACTACTGTGAGACCACGTAATGGATTCTCACCGAAGTGGATACAAAATGCTATGAGAAGCTTAGGTATTACAACAAAAGAAGTTTTAAAAGATATAACTCCAAATTTATACCAAACAACTTCTACTGTAAGTAATGCAGCTGTTGGATTGGTTAAGGATATACGAAAAGGTAATATGTCAACCTCTCGTATAATGCGAGCCCTTAACGATAATCGCTATATGCAGTATGCTAATAGAGCATACAAAAATGCTTTATCAGACATCAGAACAGGTAATCTCAATAATAAACAGAGAGAAGGAAACGCTATCAGTAAATCCATGGGAATGGACGATTTTGATAGCGGATTTAGTTTTGGTGATGCTGGTGGAGAAGATATAAACATAAACATGGACGAAAGTGGTACAGTTGATGCAGTGATGAAGTTATCATCACAAATGGAAACTTCCACTGTAGCCAATGTTAAAATGCAGAAAGCTAGTATGGATGCTATCCTTGCAGCTAATGCAACAATGATGAATCTCTCATCAAATCAACATAATGAAGTAATAGGTCAGCTGAGTAATATCAATAGTAGCTTGGCTGCACTCGTTGAATATAACAATGAGAACATGAGTAAGTTTATAGAGGCATCTATGACTTACTATAGTAAGATAGGTTCAGCACAAGATGCCGCAGCAAATAGTAATTCAAAATCAAAAGTTGAAATTAATGATATATTTGCTAATAAAGGTACTGGTGGTATTAATTTTGATAAGTATAAGAGTCTTATTAAACAGAACTTGAAAAAGACTGTTAATGATGACCCTAACTTGTCAATGTTAAAAATGGTACTTGATAATGACCAGATGATGGACGCATTAGTATCTAATCCAGTGGGTATGGCAAGTAAGATGATTCTTACATCAGCTATTCCTAAAATGGTTACAGATACACTTAAGGGATTTGAAGAAGCTTTTTCGAATGCTATTCCTAAAGCAATGATGTCTATCACAGACATGCAGAATTCAAATAGTCTATTTGCTAGATATTTTGGTAAAATATTCGGATTAGATTTATCTAGAAAAAGTAGTTTCGATAAATCTAGAATCGATAAAGGACCTATCCCATTCGATGCTGAGACTAAGCATGCTATTACCCATGTAATAACTACTGAGCTTAGTAGACAGACCGCATATTTATCAATATTGGCAAAAAATGTTAATCCTAATGCAGATAAAGAAGCATCTGATAATAGAAGATTCTTTTCATATGCTACTAATAGTTGGACTAATAAATCTGGAGCATCTAGAAATATCACAGATGAGATTGTAAATGCGATAAGTAATGCATTCAACAGTCAAAACTTTGGAAAGAGTTTGGACAGGTTTGCAGACAAATATGAGAAGGAAGAAGATAAAGCTGAGGTTAGAAATACTATACAGGAATTATTTTACGACCTTATTAAGAGTGGTAAAAAAGTAGAACTTCCTGTATTACTTGAGCTTGTTAGTAATAGTGGTGCAAGTAGCCAGATGCGTGCTGACTTAAAGAAATATCTTATAAGTATGCACTCAGTAGATAAGAGGTCATTTGATACCACTAATTTATCACTCATAAATGGTACAGTTGCATATAAAGAAGCTGTTAAGCGTATACAGGAAAATGCATCAGATTACAATATACAGGATTCCCTATTTAAAGATAATGCAGATATAGATGAAACTATATACAACATTATGAAATGGGGTAAAGAGAATAGTTCTTCTCGACATACTGTCAGTAAGCAAAGTAATGCAGGGCACACTAATGCATTGAACGCTGCAGAGAGTGAAAAAGTCTCAATGTATGCTAAAGTTACAAATGGCTTTGCAAACTTCTTTAAGACTTCACTTACTGATACTAGAGCAGCTATACAAAATCTTGCATCAGGTATAGTCAATTCATTGACTAATAATCTTTCCCATTTAGGTGAAGTTGCTAAACTTAAACTCTTTGGCGAGAAAAACGAGAATGGTGCTAGAAAGGGTGGAATATTTAGTGACTTAGCTAATAATTTCACAGATTTAAGTAATACTATTAAATGGCACATTACTGGAAAAGAATACACAGATACATCTGGAGTTAAACATGAAGCAAACCAGAATTCAGTATTCGGAGCACTAAGGAATATCGGAAGTAATATCAAAGATGGTATTATGATGAAAATCTTTGGTAAGAAGAAGAATGAAAATGGTGAGTATGTAAAAGAATCAGATGGATTATTTGATACAATCAAAAGTGGTCTTTTAAGTGGTGTAAATGCATGGAAAGATGCTTTTTTTGGTATAGATTCAGATGACCCTAATGCGGAAAACCTTAGAAAAGAACACACCAAGAAAGCAATGGACTATGTAAAGAATTCTGTCCCTAATATGACATATGGTGCTGCTGCTGGCGGTATAGTCGGTATCGGTGGTGGTATATTAGGTTCACTCATAGGTGGTCCAATTGGTGGTATTGGAATAGGTGCTGCTATAGGATTGGCATCTAGAAGTGAGAAATTTCAGAATTGGTTATTTGGTAAAAAAGATGAAGAAACTGGTGAGCGTGCTGGTGGTTTAATAAGTAGTAATGTTCAAAAGTACTTCAAAAATAATAAAGAGTATATGATAGGCTCTGCTGCTATCGGTGGTATAGGCGGTGCTATTACTGGTGGTGGATTATTAGGTACTCTTGTCGGTGGTCCAGTTGCTGGTGCCTTAATGGGTATGGCAAGTGGTTATGTATTGAAATCACAGACATTCAAAGAATTCCTTTTTGGTGATGAAGAAAAAGGAAAGATGGGCTTAATTAAATCTATTCAATATAGATTTACTCAAGCATTTAAAGGAAAGAGTAAAAAAGAAACCGAATCCATGATTGGTGCATCCGGTATGAAGTTCTTAGGTACTGGTGCAGTCGGAATGGGAACAGGTGGTCTTATCGGATTAATGTTAGGTGGTCCATTATTTGGAGCATTAGCAGGATTAGCGTTATCTGCTAAAGCAGCAAAGGGTACACTTAGAGAATTTTTATTCGGTAAAGAAGACGGATTAACATTAGCAGATGGTACTAAAGTTAAGAAACAAGGTTTGTTTGGTATTGTTGGTAATTATGTAAATGCCAATATCATCAAACCAATGAGTACGCAGGTTAAGTTTATAGCAAAAGATTTCATGGCAACTGTTAAGCATAGAATGTTAGCACCATTTACATTCTTAGCTGAATCTATTGCTGGTAGTATTGGTGAATTTATTGCAGATAAGTGGAATGCTGTCAAAGGATTCACTACTGATATATTTGCTACTACAAAGAAATTATTTTTTAAAGCCATATCACCAGTAACAAGTGTTGTTGGTAAAGCAATGACAATGGCAACTGGCTTCTTGTGGAGAAATACAAAGTTCATTATGTCTGCACCTGGTGTTTTAATAACATCGGTACTTAAAGCATTAAATATTAAGAAGCTCATTGGTAATATGCCAATAGTTAAATTCATAAGAGGTCTTGGTAAAGATATTAGACATGCAGTCCTTTCAGGCATCAAAGGCTTATTTAAGGGAGTATTCCATTTAATAAAAGCCCCATTCACAGCTATTAAATTTGGTGCCGGATTAGTGAAGGATGCAGCATCTAAAGTATGGAATAGTAAAGCTCTCACCGGTGTTCGTGACGTAACTCGTGCAGTTGGTGATAAGATTAAGAGTACTGGAGCATTTCAGGATTGGAAAACATGGTGGGAAGGCTATGGTAGAGATGACGATAGTATTATTCAAAAGATTCGTCGTAACCAAAGAGAATACCGTGAAACCCAGAATGAAATCAAAGAAGAGCGTAAACAAAATAAAATCCATGATAAAAATGCTAAAATTATAGCAAAAGCAACCAAAGGTCAGTTCGGTGACGATACTGATGCAGCAAGAGAGTGGTTGCGTCGACATAAACCTGGTGTACTTAGACAACTTGAAGGGGATAGTGTTGATACACATAATAAAGAAGCTAGAGTTAAGCGAGAAGGTTCCGATGGTGATGATATACCATCAGATAAACTCGCTAGACCAGGTACAAAGTTATCATGGAAAGGTAGAATTTTACAACTCCTTCACAGCATTGATAAATCTACTGAAACAGTTGCTCGTGGTGAAGCCGGTTCCGGATTTGAATCATTTACTGGTGAAGGTGATAAGGCTGAAAAGAGGGAAGCAGCTGAGAAGGAAAGAAAAGAGAAAGAAGAAAAGGAAGCCGCTGCTAAAGAGAGAGAAAGATGGAATAATCTCAGTTGGTATGAGAAACTTTTAGAAACCAGTAGAGAAACTGGTGCTGATGAAGATATTGCAGACGACCATGTGAAATCAAACACTGGCTGGTTCGGTCAGATGGGGTTGATGGGTAAAGCTATTAAGGATTTCGCTAAGAATGACTTACTCAGTAATACTAGAAAAAATATAGCGAATGGTTTCAAAGGATTCTTTGTAGATAATGGAAAAGAAAATTTCATACGACGCTGGACAGGTGGGAGGAAATTTGATTCTACCGATGAAGCTCTCGAGTGGTTGAGAAAGAATAACCCTAGAAAATATGCAAAATACATTGATAAGTTCGGTGGTGCTGGTAATGTTGAGAACCACTTCTTAGGAGGTATGCTCGGCACTGGATTATCGCTTGTTGGTGAGTTAGGTCCAGAGTTATTACATAAGGATGAAAAAGGAAATACTAAGGTATTACCACATGACCAGACACGGAAACTTGTCAGTAGTGGATTAAAACCAGGTGATGTTGCAGCAGCATTTAGTATAAATGATAAGTCGGGCGATGATGCTGAAACACAGGCAGATGAAGCCAGAGCATCAAGAATTGCAACACTTAGAGTCAAGGCTGCAACTGGTAAAAATAGTGATGCTGAAATCGAAGAGATGAAAGCAGCTAAAATGGCAGTTATTGATGATAAGAGAAGTGATAGCTTAGAATTATCTAATGATAGAAACTACACTGCTGCTGAACAGCTTAAAGATAGACAGGAAGCTAAGTTTAGAGAAGAGCAATTAGCAGCAACACGAGCTGGTGCAGATGCTACTATTGAAACAAAGAAATCTGTAGATGGTTTCTCAAGTATGTGGTCCAGTATCTTCTCGAATAAAGGTATAGTGACAACTGGGTTGCTCGCATTAGGTGGTTGGTTATTGACTAAAATGCCTAGCGTAGTTGATATCGTTAAAGGTATTGGTGAACTTGGTGTAAAGATATGGGAACATATCCAAGGTCCTCTTATGTCAGTTCTAGATGGTATTAAAACTTCAATTGGTGGTATGGCAAAAGATGCAGCCAAGACTGAGGAAGAAGGTAGGAGAACTAACGGAAATTCTATAACCGAGCAAGCTGGTAAATATGTTCAGGATATATATGACGGTGACTTCTTAACAGATGAGCAGGGCAGAGTTACTGCCAATACTAATCTTAGAACTCGTGGATTGTATCATACATCTCAGAAAGCTATGAAATTTTTCGGAAAGATGTTCCCTAAAGTCGCTCCTGAAGCGGCTTCAGAAGTGGCTTCTGAAGGTGCCAAAAAACTTGGAACAAAAATAAAACTTAGTCCTAACTTTAAAGAAGTGAAATCTACATCTAAGATAAAGGGTGTGGGTAATGCGTCATTCAAACGTGTTGCTAGTGCTGTTGATGATAAGATTGATGATGCTGCTAAAGTTGTTGTAAAGACTGCATCTAGTGCCGGTGCTAAAGCTGGTACAGCCGCACTTGAAGGTGCTGCTAAGAGTAAGGGACTTGGAATAATTAAAGATATACTTGTGAAAGGTTTTGACTTCCTTAAGAAAGGAATGAGTAAGATTGGTGGTAGTAAAATAGGTAAAGCTCTTAAGTTCTTAAACCCATTAACTATCGTAAATAGAATTGCTAAAGCGGGTGCAAATAAGATTGCTGGACTCGTTACTAAACTTACTAGTCGAACTGTTGCAGATACAGGTATCGCAGCAATGACTGCAGGTATAAGTATATTAATTGAAACTGGTATCGGTGCAGTTGATGGTTTAACTGGTGCTGCTAAATTATTCATGGTTAGTAAGAGTGAAGTAACTCCAGTAATGAGAGCTATATCGACATTGTTCGGTGCATTGGCATCAGCACCTATTGGATGGCAATTTATGCTCATAATGCAATTCGTTGATGATATATTTGGCTTAAATCTTATTAAGAATATAGCCACTGGATTTTATGCAGCAGTTGCAGATAGTGCAGATATTGAAGATCTTAAAAAGAAACAAGATGATTGGGAAAAAGAGTATTCAAAATATCAAGATGAACAGATACAGAAAGCATATAATGAGCAGAAAAAATCTGGTAAGATTGATAAGAGCATGGACTACAACACATTCAAGACTAATGTACAAGGACATGTTGACGGATTTGATGCAGAGTATCAATCATTTGCAGATTGGAATGCTGATGAGAACGCATCACTTATTGATAAAGCTGGTCAATTTGTAGGTAATGCAGGAAAAACTATTGGTAAAGGTATCGGTGCCGTAGGAAATGCAGTTAGTGGTGCTGCTGGTTGGGTTGCAAAAACAGCAGGAAACGTATTCAATTCTGTAGGTGATGTTGCTAGCAAAGCATGGAATAGTAAATGGATAAATCATATACCTGGTGTAGGTCTAATTAAAGCTGGCGAAGATTTCATAAAGAATGGTGGCGATATAGGTAAGACAATGGAATCTGTTATGGCTAGATTTACTGGTAAAGTAGATGATATCCTTGGAGTATTCGGTACCAATACAGAGAATCTCAAGAAAGGGATTTCTGATGTTGCATCTGGTATAGGTAAATTCGGTAAAGATCTTGGTGAGAAAGCAGCTAAAACATGGGATAATTTCAAAAAAGGTGCTGGAGAGATTACGGATGGTATTATCAAGAATTCAGTAGAATTTGGTAAGAATATAGGCAAGACAATAGACGGATTTAAATCTGGAGCCGCTAAATTCTTCGAAGGTGCAGCTAAAGGTATTGGAGACTTTATAAAAGACCCAGGTAAGACAATATCAGATGCTGCTAGTTGGGTTGGAGATAAAGTCGGTGGAATATGGGATTCATTTAAATCTGCAATAGGTTTGAATCAGAGTTCATCATCATCTGGTGGATTCGGTGAACATAATGGTGCAGTATATTATTCACAAAATGATCCTAGATGGAAGAATACAGCATATGGTTCTGATGCTAATATGGGTAATGCTGGCTGTGGACCAACTGCAATATCTATGGCAATACAGACAGCAAAAGCAAGAGGTATCGGTGGAATGGGAACAGACCCTGTATCGCTTGCAGGAATGGCACAAATGACTGGTGATAGAGATGAACTTGGTACAAACTGGAATTTCGTTGGTAAAGCATTAGCAGCCAGCGGTATGGGTGGTACTGAATCAATCAAACCATCAGCAACATATATTGCAGCAAATGCTGCCGCAGGAAACCCAGTAATATTATCTGGTAAAAGCAAAGGAAGTTCAGACCCTTATACAAGAGCAGGTCACTATGTTACTGCTGTTGGTATGAAGAATGGTAAAGTATTAGTTAATGACCCTAGAGGACGTAGCTATTCTAAAGCATTTGACCCAAGGAGTCTGAGTAGAGCCACTAATGCAGCATATGCAGTCAATACAGGTGGATATGGACCAACTGGTTCAGGATTAAATGATAATGAAGTTGCAATAGTTAAAAGATGGCTTGGTATCGTAGCAGTAGTTAAGACAGCGATTGCTCAAGCTAAGGTTGGATATAGTCAGAAGAGATGGATTACAATTGAAATTGATGGGGTTAAACAGAAACTCCGTACAGACTGTTCAGGTTTCGTTACTGCTTGTTTACAGTACTACGGTGTGTTACCTCAAACATCATATCTAGCATCAGGTACTATGGGTGCTAGTTCAGGTGCAATGAGAAATACAGGATTTACACATATGAAATGGAACGGTGTACCAGCACTTCGTTCTGGTGATATTCTTGTAACTCCTGGAAAACATACAGAGATTTACTCACATATTGAAGGTGGTAAAGTGTATGTATATAACTGCGGTGACGATAGTACATGTAATAGTCCTAATGTATCACAGTTATCGTATAAAGAATACGTTGATGTATGGAGACCTAATACAGGTAGACCACTTGTACAAGGAAACAAAATTGGAACTCCGATAGTAGATGGAGTTAGCCAAGGTGCAACAAGTGGACCTGCTGCAATTGGTGATAAACCACAGAAGGGTTGGTCTACAGCATTATCATTTATTGGTGAAGCGTTCTCTAGAATAATGAATAACATGTTCAGTGGTAATCCTTTTGAAGGATTTACTGAATGGGCTAATTCATGGGGAACTGAAAACGCAGGGGCTAATGATTCCGGTGCAGCAAGTATAGCATCGAATGGAACATATGCTGACTTAGATCTTAATAATATTCCTAAAGGAACTGGTCCAGCTCCAGTATTCGATATGAATGCTAATTGGGTTAAAGAATCAATTTCTAAAGCAAGAGCAGATAAGTCTGGAAAGACAATAGAGATAGGCAGTTATAAAAATCCGGACCCACATGCATATATTGGTAGTGCTGATGAATTTATTAAGATTGCAGGTCCTATAAATGTTAAATTAGCTAAGAAAAATGGATATAAATTCCCATCTGCTATTGTTGGTCAGAAAGCACTAGAGTCAGGTTGGGGACAGAGTAAACTTACAGCATTAGCTAATAACTTCGGCGGTATTAAATCAACTAAAAGTTGGAGAGAGCAGGGTGGTAAAACCGTATGGTTTAGAACTGGTGAAACCAAAGACGGTAAGAGTATATACTATGATCTTCAGCCATTCAAAGTTTACGATTCTATGGTAGAAGGTTTGGCAGACTATTACAATGTCGTAGGTTTACCAAGATATGAAAAAGCCCGTGCTGCAACTACACCATATGATTACTTGAACGAATTACATAAAGCAGGTTATGGTGGATTAGACACATACGCTGCGGATATCATGAAGATAGTTAATGACAGGGATTTGGGTTCTCTTGATGCACTCATGGATGGTGCTGATACAGACATCAACATGGATGGTAAAAAGAAAAAGAAGAAGAAATCTAAAGCCCCTACAACTAAATCTGATCTTAAGAAGTCTACAGCAAAATCATATAAAGCTACATCTACCGATAATATTACAATTAGCGGTATGGGTGATGGTCCTTCTCGTAAGAGTATTGCAGCAAGGACACCATCATCAAGCAATGTTAAAATAAATTACACAGCAAATATACCATCAAGTATAATGGCTGCACAAAGTAGATATGTTAAAGCGATAGGTAATAATAGGTCAATCGTCAATGTATCTCCTGAATTACTTGTATATATTGCAGAAGTTCTTACACGAATATCTGTTAATACAGGTGAATCTAATGTTAAACTTGATTGGCTTAAGAATATTAAGAGTGGTGGTGATACAAAGAACATCTATATGTCACCGGGTACTCCTAAAGTAAAACCAGTTGCAAAACAGAGTGTACCAATGAGTACTCCTAAAGCAGAGATATCTGCTAGGCAGATTGCACAAGGTGTGTAAGTTATTATGAAAATCAACAGTAGAATAAGGCTTTTAACAAGCCTTATTCTACTTTTAAGTATTTTAGGAAGGGGGTCCATAATGGGTCAGACAAAAGGCGATAGAAAGAAAAATGGGACTAAAGCTCCTAAGAAATCAAAAACAAATAAAACGAATAAAAGTGCTAATGGTTCAAAGACAGGTAGTAAATCTGGTAACTCCAAAACTACCACAAGTAGGAATCATACACATATTAAAGATGAACCTGGTAAAAATAAAAGAGCCCAAAAAAAGAAATCAGCAGACACTAAGGCTAATTGGAAACCAACGCCAAAAGATTATAGGAAGAATGTGTCAAACTTAACAATGAATCTTTTCGGTATGCCACATCAGTTTCCACCAGCAGTAGACCCAAGAGTTTCAAATATATCTGAAATAGTTGGAAAAAGGTTTAGTGAGAACTTTTTATTGGAAACACCGTTTATTACTATTATTCCGGGTAGACCAACATATATGCCAAATATAAAGAAAAATGTTAATAAACACTCTTTAACATTAGGACTTATAGAAGCTCAGGAGAATAACTTTAAAACACTCACAACTATGCTTAAAGAAATGAAAGGTGATGATGTAAAGTTATATGACTTTAAAGCAGCATATTCAGAATATATGACATATGTGAATGTATTATGTAGAGCTGGAGCAGCATTCCTTGAGTTAGCAGAGACGGTGAATGTTGGTGGAATGGAATATTCATTCCAGAAGTATGATTGGCGAGCGTATAAGTGGAATACATTAGCAAACAAAAGTACTATAACAAGAACATTGACTGCCTTATCACAATTAGGTCAGAGAGTAGCCGATAAGGCATTTAGAAAATCTAAAGCTGGTAAATATACTACAGCATCTAAAAAAGGTATTAATACTACAAAAAGTACACAGTTTCAGCTTGAAAGTTGGGATGATGGTAAAAAGACAGAAGCTACTGTACAAGAATTATTACGTAACTATAATTATGTGCAATTCTATATAGACCCTGAATCAGGTCCTTCTGAAAGTATCAGTAATGAAGTTGGACAGCCTGGTATAAAGAGTGCTATAGAGGGTGGATCTAATCAGATGAAGGATTTCCAATTTATGGCAAATGCCGCAGGGGAGAACTTCATAAGTAATGCATTGAATGATGCACCTAAAGCATTATCAGATATACAGGCAAATGTTGCAAGAATTATTGGTGCAAATGATACTAATAGTGGTATTATGAAATCAATTGGTAATGTATTAAATCTTGGTACTGAAGTAATTGCTGGACATAATATACTTATGCCTAATATATATCAATCATCATCATACAGTAAATCCTTCAGTGTAAATATACATCTTAAAACACCTTATGCTAACAAATTAGCATGGTATTTGAATGTGTTTGTTCCATGGATGCATTGTCTTGCTTTATGTGTACCACCACAGGAAACAGCAAACTCATTTTCAGCACCATTCTTAGTAAAAGCATATATCGATGGTATTTATTCATGTAACCTCGGTTTAGTAACAAGTATGAGTGTCAATAAAACAAGTGGTTCATATTCTATTGATGGGTTACCGTCTGAAATAGATATAAGTCTTACTATAGAGGACTTATATTCAGACTTAATGTTATCACCATCAACAGACCCACTGAAGTTCTTATCAAATTCATCTTTGATAGAGTTCTTATGCACATCATGTGGTATGAGTATTATTGTACCTAACCAACTTTCTAAGTGGGAAAATACAGTTAATACTGTAGTAAATAAGTTCTTAGATATCCCTAATCAGATTAAAGCTGGTGCAAATGCTACTATCCAGAATGCAGTGGATGCAATAACAGGACTTGCAAAATAAAAAAGGTAAATACAATGAAACTTGAAAAAGAGTATTTAGAAAAATATGGAGATGTTCCATTTGATAATATCAGTAGAATTGATATGTTATTAAATAACTCCAACCTATCAAGATATAAGGTTGGAGTTATTCAAACTATTAAGAATATACTTAATATTAAATGGAAAAAAATTAATTTTACAATATACTTAGTACCCTCAGCTACTCCACGACCAAGGTCATCTAATGGAATTTTTTATGTTAAGGGTGCTAAAGATAACAAGAAATTCTTTAAGAAACACATGGCTGATGATGTTGAATTGATAACTACACCATGTAGGTTCAAATGTATAACATATGCACCAATACCTAATTCAATGAATACAGTTGAAAAGATATGTGCTGAGCTTGGTTTTATATCACCAATTAGTAAACCTGATTGGGACAACTTAGCTAAGACATATTGTGATATGATACAAGGTTTGGTGTTGTATGATGATAGTTTAATAGTGGAAGGTAGTCTGATAAAGAAGTATTCCACTAAACCAAGAATTGAAATTGAACTGGAATATATGGAGACATATGATTCACAATTTAATAATAAAAAAATGAAAGGAAAAATTGATAATGGTTGATAATATTTATCAGGTAATAGATGATACTATATATAGTATCATTAAACCACAATCATTGACTAAATTCAATCTACCACGAGAAGTTGTACATCTTCCTTCATATGAAGCTGATTCAACTGTATTGATTGATAAGAGTGTTAATTCATTAGCATTTGCAATTACTATCAATACTATCCCTAATACGGATACTAAAGGTAATAATGCGAAGTATAATGAACTCGTTGAATTTATCAAAGAAAAAGAAATAAAGGCGGCTTCTAATATCGGATATAATTACAAGGTGATTGTAGATTACAGTGTTTTCGATGATGAGAACAGAGAATCTAGAGCAGTTGTAGTTAAATCAGTAGATGGAAAAGATCTTGTTAACTTAATACCTAACCCAGAAAATAATAATGTTGATTATAGGAGAGTTAAGTTAGTTGAGACCGTATTCAATTTCTATGTTAATCAGAGTTATAATCATAAGATTATAACTGGTGGTGCTAAAGAGTACACTATTAGGATAAACAAAGTATCAGTATATCAGAACTTAACTGATTTACCTGATTCTCATGAATCCAATTACAATGTAGCTCTTGAAACGGATAGTAAGGCGGTTACATACTTACTAACTAATCATATCAAAATATATGAGTCATCATTGAATGCTGTGAGATTTAATGAAGTTCGCACAACAATAAAACCAAATATGTTGAGTATGCATATAAAGGTAATAGTCGGTGGATTCACAGATGTCTTTAATAATGAGAAATTAAGTGAGAACTTTAAGAAAGGATGATACATATGAAAATGAGCAGTGAAAGTCTCATAAAAATAGATGAACTATTTATGAGATTACTTAATGACCAGAACGATAGAACATCGCTTGACCAGATTGCAATGATATTGAGTAAGGAATTAAATCTGAAATTTAATATCGGTATAGATAATTCTCCTGTTAAAACTGGTGATATATACTTCATGCGTGTAGAACCTAAGAAGTCTACATTACAGAAGATTGTTGAGGCATCAGTTGTCAAGAGAGACTATAACATGGTTAAGACTGTATGGGAAAAAGAGAATGAGTGGTTTATAACTATTCAAAGTATAGCTTTAACAGGTAAAGTAGCTCAAATCACAAACAGAGAACTTACTGCATTGCTTCTCCATGAATTAGGACATGTTATTTATACAAATAGCATTCCAAATAGAGCAGCTCGTGTATTCCAGTATGAAACAAGTGCTATTGGGTATACTGTATCACAATTCCTAAATAAGTTCATATTATTTGATGCTATAAATACACTTATGGCATCACTCATAGTTACATTGTGCCAGTGTGATTTTGATCTGACTTACAGTTCAATCAGAGAGGAAATTAATGCAGACCAGAATGCTGTAAGATATGGATATAAGGCAGAACTTCTGTCGCTCTTAGATAAAGTGCTTAAATCAAGTAGTATGAAAGCACAGGTTAAGTATAATGCTAAGAATGGTAGCAGATTTGATAATCTTGTACATATGTCATGTGCTATGATAAATAGCATTAAGATAAGAAAATTCTATATAGCTTTAGACTTCTTTGCGAAGATACAGTTATTACATACAAGCTTATTCTGGAATCACTGGTTTGGTTTCATACCAGTAATTAAAAACGCATTCGGTACCGGTGGTATATTCCATGAATCCTCAGTCGAGAAGATTGAAGAAGAAATTGATAGTGAGTTTGTTAATGAGTTTTCTGTATTTACAAAGAAGCTTGACAGATTAGAACCAACAATGTTAGACTACATCAGCATCAAAGTAGATTCAATTGAAACTAATGATGATAAGTTAATGATATTAACTTATATTCATAGTAAATTAGACTTAGTTGACTACTACATCCATGTTGCAGAAAATCCAGGTGGCTTAGTTAAAGTTGTGGTTCCACATTCATTAGCTAATTTACAAGCAATAAGAAAAGAATTATTAAGATTCAGGGAAAAAGCAATGAATACTAAGGTTGAGAAAATCAAGTATGGTATTTATATAAATTACCCAGATGGTTTTGGCGATTAATAAATCGTCGGTATGAAGATACGCTACATATTACTGTAGCGTATCTTCACTATATATTGAATTTAAAGAGGTAAAAAAATGGCTGAATTACTTTCCGCTCATCTTGTTTCCAATCTTACTGAGAGCTTCTGACTTAGATTTCTTAAGTCTCATGAAGTAAACCTTCATTCTCTTAATTGCCTGGTTGTGGAACTTCTTATCAAGCTTAGCTCTGAGAACCTTTCTTACTTTCATAATCTTCTTAAGCTTTACATAGTCAGGATCATTCTTAGCTGCTGCACAAATATTTACTGCAAGAGCATAAAGCTGCTTCTTCTTTGCTTCTGCATCAAGTCTGATAAGCATTGGCTTTGTGTAATTACTTTCCTGAACAAGTCCGAGATCGTAAGCCATCTGGTTCACATCTGAATCTGTCATGAATCCTTCTGCTACTGCTGTGGAAGCATCATTAGCAACAAAATCTTCCTTCTCATCATTATTGAGCTGATCATCAATAAGAACTGTAGTTGCTGCAATTGACATTATGTCATCTGCGTGCATTTCCTCTTCAGGATTAAGATCTGTGTCATCTTCATCATCAACATAATCATCCTCACCAAGGTCATCTTCATCGATACCTAATGCATCTGCAAGAGCTTCAATATCATCATCCAGCATCTCATCTACTGTATCAAGTGCTGAATCATTAGCCTCGCCAAGATCTTCATCAAGAGCAACATCATCGAGTTCTTCTGACTCTGTAATCATTCTACTCTTAGATGGTAATGGCTGTTTCATTAATTCATCAAATTTAGACATATTAATCATTTCCTTTCGTATTTTACTAATATTATTGATTTGTTTTTATATTTAGTGTTGAATTACTGTGAAATCATCACTAAACATATCAACAGTATGTAGACATGACCGTATTTTATCTAATATACAGATATCGACATTATATCTATAATTTACTTCATTGTATATATTTAGTAAATCTTTTAATATAATATCATTACTTATAATAACAGTATTCTGTATATTACTATTACCACATCCTATAACAACTAATAACTCATCTAGATTAGATGCTGTAAGTATATTAGTCTTCATAATGAAATTCTTCATATATACTTGGTTAGCTATCACATCTAACTTAGATCTATTATTAGGATGAATATATTCTCTGGTATCTGACCCAAACAATATCACATTCTGTTGGTCATCCTTCAATATATTTAAAATGTTCATATTAGGTTCTTGAAATCTCTTTGACACCCATCTTTCCAATGACATATCATAATATACGATATGTTTTAGTGCCTCAGCATTATTCTGGAAGCATTTATCCTCCATGTCAGGTAATATAGGTTCTACTGTATGAAATGAATACATTTTGGTCGTTGTATTGAATAAATTATCCAGAATATTTAAAATCTCTTTAAGTAATTCCATACCTTTATTAAGGTATTCATCATCATCAGTTAATTTAATATTAACTGACAATCTTCTATTCTTCCGATTTTGTTCATCCCAATATGTTACAATATATAATCTGTTTAGCTTGCTCATAAAAAAAATATCCTTTCTAATAAAAAAATGAAGCACCTAAATTATTATTAGGTGCTTCATGTAATCATTTATTACATATAATTCAAGAATGACATGAGCTCGACTTTAATCTTACCCTCATCATATAGAATTTCTGTACCAGTTAACTCCTGATTTTCATATGTAACATATGTGAACTTTGTCTTCACTATATTATTGAATAAGTTCTTGATATACCCAGGCTTCAATAATTCAACCATAGCATACTTAACATGCACAAGTTCCTGATAATCTGCACTATCTTCTAAATCACTTGTAGTAGATGTTGCTCTCATCATTCTTGGTGATGCTTTTTCTGATATATTACCAGTAAGTATGTATGGTAACGCAGCATAATGAATCTCACTTGTACTACTATCAAATCCTAAATCAATTAATAACTTCTTCTTTAAGATAATAAGAATAGTTATGTACTGCCTGCGAGTGATGAGATTAAGATCTCTGTAATTACCGAAATACTTGGCATAATATGAATTAATTAAGAATATCTGTAATGGTGATGGAGTATGATTCTTCATATAGTAATCAATCTCAGCATCATCAATTGGAACATCAATCTTCTTCTTAATTCTATCAATTGTCATTTCGATATTAATCTCAGACATTGTAACATCGCCTTCATTTAGCTTATTTTTATTCATAAGCATCTTATCGACACCACTAACACCTTCTTCATCCTTGATATTGGATACTTCTCTCATATTCTTGTCATACTGCTCTTTCAAGAAGTAGTTTAACTGAAATTTGAGTATGGTCTTATTGAAACCGATTATATTCTCCTTATATTTATGGAGCTTGTTGTCCCATATCTCATTGAATTTGTACTTTACAACATTCTCTGATATAAGCACACGCCTTGTGAAGTCACGGACAACTGTCATTACATCAACACCCATAACTTCTCTCTGACCGAAGATTACACCATTTGTGCTATTTGAATCCTGTACCTTTGTCTTACAATATACATACAGCTTATTATGCATATTGATATATGTCTTGGTAAGATACATGACTTCTCCAGTCTCCTCATCGACGCCACAAATATATCTCGGTACATTAGGTTCTTTCTCATCTCTAGATTCAACGAGATTACCTTCCTTAATTCTAGCTAAAGCATCTTCCTCTGGTATCCCTTCTTCAATGGTATCACCGATAGAATTATCGATTTCCCATGTACCAGGGAACCCGAATATCTCAAATAGTTTGGTATAGAATCTGAATATTCTACCGTCATATTTTGTCAGCTTTATGTTGTTTATTTTAAAGAAGTGAAGCATACAAGGTGACATCATCTTCATTGCAAATGATATCTCAAGTAATATCTTAATATGCTCATTAGTAAACTCAAGTGATTCAAGATGCTTCTTCTCAGAATTCTTATACTTATGATTACTATCAGTCTCAATGTCATCAAGATAATTCTCTTCAACCATCTTCTTTATCTTAGCAATCATTTCATCAGTAAAAAGTATCTCATATAAGAAATCTATATAAGCATCCATATTACTTTCGTCAAACATCTTCAGTTTATCTACCACAAACTTACATTCAAAATAAGCTGATGGTAACTCATTCTCTTTATCATATACATTGATAAAGAAGTTTACATACTTGATTATATCATCAAGTATATTACAATAACTATCTTTACCAATCATGAACTTATTGTAAACAGATGACTTCTTATCATGTCCAAATACTTTTTCAAAATGGAATATAAAAAGTTTACCGTCTCTTTCAATCAAATCTTGTTCTTTGGTAGGTTTCCATGTGTGGATTAACGCTACCGGTCTTACATTATTATTCTTTCCTGAACTATCCATTTTTAACCTCCTGATATCCAATCATAGTACCGTGCAGATAAATAATATATAAGCACTATATTATTTTCGTCTACCGTGAATTTTTCCAACTTTATGCCCACCTACTATTTTATTTGCACGATTCTTTATAGCAGTTCTTGACAATTTACTAGTCTTAATATTAAGACCAGTCCTACCATCATTAAGGTCTCTATTTTCAGCTTCAATTTCTTTCATTACTTTCTGTTCAGCTTTAATAAGTGCTTGTTCAAACTTAATAGATTTAAAGTCACTTATACCGTTGAAGAAAGTATCAACATCTGTAAGATGTGACAATATATACCCACTCTTATCCAAATGAGTTGCTTTTGTATCTGCAAGATATCTACAAGCACAATAAAGACTCTTATCATATGACATCTTCATTTTCTCATTTGATATATTTGGTGGTGTATTAATATAATCTGCATCAAGCTTACTATATAAAGCTTCTATCAGATATTTATTCTTATTATACAAATACGCATATTTGTATATAAAGCTAGGGCTATTTGAAAAGAATTGTAAATAATAATTTCTAAGGTGAGCATCAGACTCAACCTTTTTATTATCTGTAAAGAATTTAACCACCACATCATATAAAGAACCACTAGTTGATTCAGATGCTACTTTAATATGTATAAAGTAAGAATCAACTACTTTACAAGCGTGGACAGCTTTTATCTTTCCTTCTGAGCTCAGCTTATTGAATGTATCTTCAAATCGCTGCATCTCGGAAGCATCGCCCCCACCCCTATTGAATGGGGACGATATAAATTGTGATATGGTCTGATATTTTCTCATATCAAAATAACCTCATTAATCTTCAAAATTGTGCTTCTGGGTAACTACCATCTGATTACCTACTATAAGTAATCCAATTAAGTCAATGGTAGCTTTAAGAACCTCTCTATCAGTCTGCATTGAATTTATTACCTTACCAGTGTATTCATTGGTTGATAAATCATATACAGAATCTCTTGATAGTGATTCTTTAATAATATCATCTGGATTCTCAACACGACCATTTGTCAGCACTGTACGATATACAGCTTCAAATCCATCTTTAAGTATGTTGAGAAGTAAGTAATCAAGTGCCTCAGGGTTGACCATTTCGATAGTCTTTTCAATAGACTTGATAAGGTCAACATTACAACCTTTAACAACACCATATTTATATGCACTCTCGGCTGCTTTAATAGCATCATCAACAGCATCTTTTAAGAATGCCTGAGCTAAATCACTGTCAGCACCAACCTCAATAATTCCCATTTTAAGTTTTAATGCATATAATCTCTCCTGACACATACTAACTTCAATATTAAATGTGCCGAGCTTCTGATACTTGGCTTCTGTTTCCATAAGGATATCTTCAGCTTCTTTAAGTACAACTTTATATCTATCTTCATCATATACCAAATCAGTAAATAATGATTCAGTTAAACCGAGAGATGCTTTTCTAACATAACCAAGACCGACATGATTATCTGCAAGACCATCGACTTCTGTTATATTTTCAAAGCCTTCTGGTGGAGTATCTACTCCGTAATTATATAAAGCATATTTTGTACCTTCTTCTGTTGTGTTAACTGCTACACACTTAACACCCTCAATATTTCTACCATCGATATTGATAAGTGTATTTATTGTGTGCTTGCCGCTTGTTAAGCTATCAATGATATATGCTTCCTGAGCTCTGTCAATAATTGTTGTATTCATAAGAACAGCAAAATCATTAATCATCTTTCTATTATGAGCAGTAGCTGCTCTATATGTAGAAAGAATCATGTTAACTTTCTTTGTGTTCCTGTACTCGATATTGAGCTCAGGTGCAATAATCTGACCAAGTGCAAGCTCATCATATGTAGGTGCACACACAAGAAGTCTTCTACCACGAGTAGAGCATTCATAGTTGAGCGGTTTAAGTATATTCTTGTAAGTTGATTCGGTAACCTTTGTACCGAATATAATGACATCACAATCTTCAACATCACAAGTCTTGTTGTCATTATTGATATATAATCTGTCGTTAATTACCAAAGTACTCTTATATCCATTGATAAGAATCTTTTTGGTAATTCCATCAGCAGCCTTAGTACAAGTGATGGCTGGTGCACCAAGTTCCTTGTATAATTCAGCAATGTATTTTGTAATAACTTTATCAGCATTACTTGAGATATATACTACATCATATATTCTCTTGTAAAGCTCATCAAGGTCATCAGTTCTAATAGGAACTGCTCTATTCTCTAAGTGCCCAAGAATAATATCCTTTAATAGATCAAATCTCTGTAGAACTTCTCTTGGGAGTACATGCATCTGCTCCAATTCAGCAGCTTTACTCCTATATTTCTGATATATTTCATTTGTTGCAATAATTGCAGTGGTAGTACCATCACCAACAGAGTAATTGAGTCTACCGCAAATATCACCAGCCATATCAGCAATAGCCTGATCAACATTTGTTTCTGCAGCATTAAATGATAGATTTTTCATTATAGTATATCCATCCTTAGTAATATGCCTGAATGGATAATTACAAATTATAGTAGGAGCACCATATGGTCCAAAGGACTTCGATAATGTCTCCCATAATATGTGGAATACTTTCTCCACTCTTTTTTCAAATTCATCATTATTGATGACATTTATTTTTGGGTCATCTTTGAATGTGTAATTCATAGTCTTTTCACCTCATATTTTTATTTTTCATAGAATTTAATTTGCTGTTGAATATATAATACACTTTTACCAGTTATTCCCGAAATTCACCATAAACGAGTCATCGATATTACTGTATAAATTTTCAACAGAATTAAACTTGAAGCAAGTATCTTCCATCATAGCATATATATCATATAGATATTCATCATCGTCATCATAATTATACCCATATTTCTCAACAAGTGTTACGGATGAATATTCTAACATATTTAACTCTTTCAATACTGGAATCTTAGTCACATCTGAGAATACGAATGTCGTATTATTAGTTAGATTTGCCTTTGTAAGAGTTTCTCTGAAATCCCCATGAACATATGTTGCTTTCCCTTTGAATATATCCTCGATATCTTTTTCGATAACTCTATTATATTCTTCGGTATATACATAAATCTTATTAACAAGATTTTTTGTATATGCAATATAGTTAGCAGCTTTCATGAAATTCAAATCACTGTTACTATTTACACACATAGGAATCTCTTCTAATTCGAAGTTTAAGATATTATCTAACCATTCATTTATGTTAGCTTTTCCACCAGAATCTTTATCGAGTGATTCTCTAACACCTGGTTGTAGTGGTAAGTTCTTCAACACATTCCTACAATCTCTGTTGATATACCATTCATATAATTCTTCCAGTGTATAATGTGATAATGAAGATATATCAAATATCTCTGACATTATACCATTATTATATACTAATGATAAAAAAACAAACCACGGGCATTTTAATACATCATGATACTCCATGAATATTGCTTCATCATTAGTAAATGTAGATGTGTCTGAAAGTATTATTCGCTTCTCGTTTGTACCCATTGTTGAAATATTTCCTTTCATTTTTTTATTTAAAAATACCACCCGTTATTATCTAACGGGTGGTATTTATTATATGGATTATTTAGAATATATTCATATTATCAAATCCACTTGAGCCGTAGTTGTTTGTCTGTGCTGAATAATCATTAGCTGCTGGAGCACTTCCACTATAGCTGCTCTTATTAGCATACTGACTCTTTATGCTATTGCTGTAATTAATTGAGTGAGCTGTTGCAGATGATATAAGAACATCTTCAATCTTCTTAATGAAGTTCTCATAATCTGAATTAATTATTATCTTCTCACCTGTTCCATCAGCTGGATTGTAATTGAGAGTCAAATCCCTTGTATTGAACTTGTGGGAAAGTGTGTTACCTTCAGATACTGAATTATCTGCATTAATATTCACATGAATACTCAGAGTTACTTCACCATTAGCTGTTGCTAATGTGATTATCTTCTTAGAATCTGCTTTCTCTGCATTTACAACAATAGATATGCTTGCTGTTTCTTTCTTATCGAGAGCCGGCTTAATAACTGCCTTATTACCCTCAAGTAAGGTAATTGCATTATCAGGTGTAATTGATGTGATGATGCTGTCCTTAGCATCAAATGCATACTGTCTTAATCCATCCTGATTTACTCCTTTAAGTGGAGATAACTTCAATGATATCTTATCATTCCATAATGATAGTGTTAATGCTGCTGTGTCCGAGAACGATGAATATGTCCTCGTATTAACATTAACGGTATTTGTGTTGCTCTGTCCTGAATTTCCAAACATAATTTCTATTTCCTTTCTTTATTTGAATTTTCTCTATCACATGTTTCTACAGGTACTATACCTAATTATCCTCATTTAAAACTTCTTCTACTTCACTCTCCATTGGGGTATTGATACTAGTTCTTTTAGGATATTTCTTAAGTATCCTATTTCGTACTTTGGATTTAATTGTATCCAATAAATCCCTGTTAACTCTCTCAGTATACTTCCTGATAAAGTTTCCACATATCTTGAACTCAGTAAAATACTGCTGGGATAATTCAAGATTAATATTAGCACCACCATCAGAAGTACATAGTTCAAAGAACTTAATACAATCATCAAGATTTGTTGAAATATCAGTCATGATATAATCAACAACTGGTGATATATTTGACAATATTGTTATATCCAATTCATTGTCAATTTCATTCTTGAACACTGCCTTTGATGCAGTTGATGCATCTTTGAATCTGTCATACAGTGCTTCTTTATTCTCATCTATGTAATTTAAAATGAGATTTGTGAAATTCCTCTTAATATCCATTAAGAAGAATCTGTATGTATATTGTATAATGTCATTCTGCTCAGCATCAGGTGTATTCTCTATATCGTTAAATCCTAGGCTGAGCCATTTCTCAAACAGCTTCACTATTTCCAATACGAAGCGTTCTCTTCTTTCATCGAGTTCTGTAATATCATCATCTTCATCTAAATGTTGCTTTGTATACTCACAATTATCAATGAACGCCTGTACAAAATCATTATTTGTAAATTCTTCAGGTTCCTCAAACTGCTTCTCTATTGACTGTAACAGTACCTCCAACGGCACATTATTGAGGAAGTCCTCATCATCGGTACCACCGAGATTTTCGATAATATCATCAAATGACGAGTACATTCCTCCATAGCTTTCAACTTCTTTCATCCTTGACACGTCTAATTTTCTCCTTTGCTCTAGTTTTTTATTTTTTAGGGCTTGAAAAATGATATCTACTTAATAATATTTTTATCATTAAGTAGATATCATAATTGAAGTTTACTTAGACGTGTTGATCAATCTTTGGCATACTAACAACTTCTGTTATTCTGTTACTAACCCTGCTGTATTTAACTTTCATCTTAAATGCTTCTGCACAGTTCTTAAATGGACCAGCATATAAGATACCATTATGGGTAACTATCGGACAATTATAATATTCAAATCGTTTAATAATGTCTCCCGGTAATCCTCTTGTGTCAATGAACTTTAAATATGGGTACTCGCCTTCTTTAATAAAATCACTCATAAAAAACCTTTGCCTTTCTTAATATAACATTTATTCGAGTTAAGATGTTGTTAATAAAATACAACTAACACAACGAAATAAGAATAAATATGAAAGGAAGATTATTATGAATTGGAGTATGATATTTGATATTTCTATCAAAATAGCGATTGTGTTAATAAGTATAACACTAGTTGGTCTAGTATTCAATTTACTCGGTGCGTTAACTAGTTGGTTGAATACTAAGAGTAAAAGAGAAGACCTGTATATCCAATTAGAAACTAATCCTAATCTGGATAAGAAGGAGCATATTACATTCAACACAAAGATAGAAGTTACTGTGGCATTATTAAATATAATAAATATATTAATAGATGCTGAAATCGGAAGAACTATTGAAAATATCAATGTGTTGGGTAATAAATATGAATTATTAAAGTTCGATGACGATGCTAAACGCATATCTGATTCGGTATTCAATGCATTCAATAAAGAGGATACATTCCTCTCAAACAAATTGATGATAACTGATTCATATATCATGAAGTATATTATGGAAGAGACCATAACTAGATTACTCCGTAGAGTTCAGGAGTATAATGTAACTATGATAGATAATCGTTAATAAAAAAGAAGAGTACATGTAATATGTACTCTTCTTATCTAACGAAAATTTGTAATATCGGTATTATGATATTATCATAATTATACCTGATATTTAGCATATCGATATCATCGATATAATTTTCATAAAAGTCGTCAGTATCAATCCTAGTATATAATGACCTAGAATTAAATTCTCTGTAATATGATATTGGCAACTTCTTAGCTTTATATTTATCAATAAAGCTAATTATATACCTAATCACATCTATTTCCGTACCAGTTTCTATTGTACGGAATACTTTTCGTATGAATTCCAATATACCATCACCATGTAATTCAACCATATCATCAGATATACCTTTTATATCTAATCGTTCTGGGCTGTAATACAATTCAACTTTTTCAAGTCTAATATATGATGTATATGTATTCTTTACTCTAAAAAGAATATTATTGAGGAACTCACAATTTTTACATCTTTTCTTTACAAATAATGCATCCTTCTTTATAGATATGATGTCATTATCTTCAAGATTATTTGATGTGATGAATTGCTGCCTACAATCAACAAATCCAACCTTTAATCCATCACTTAAGGTTTTATCCTTCCTTTGTATTTTTCCTATCTTAATGGCTCTGTCATGTTTACTCATAGCCTTAAGTTTATTTATAGTATCGATATCTAGAAGCATATAATCTTTTATTATAGAAAATCCAGCTTCTTTCATATCATACTCATATATGAATGTGTTGAATATATATGGAATATTATCATTCACATACAATTCTTTCTCCCATAGTTCCTTCATATATATTAACCCTTCTATATGTAATGATGGTGTTATATTTATAACAAATCTTTCACAATCTCTAACATCTCATTCTTAGTTAATTTCTTAGAATAATATCCTAATTTCTTAACCTCTTTAATTAGTTCACTCTTACGATGTTTGAGTTTCTTTATATACTTCTTTCTATATTCTTTAGATTGCATATTATATGCTTTTTCATTTTTCTTTCCCTCTTTTATATAAGGACGAATTGCCTTTAAAACCTCATCTGAAGAATATTCTATCAGAGGAGTCACTCCCTTAGCGTAATTATCATATTCATAACACGGATATCCAAATCTAATATATATAAACTCACTGAGATATTTCAAGTATGCAGATTTATCTTCTTTCTTAGTACATATGAAGATAATATTATGCTTTTTCTCTATAGAGTCTTTTATTAGATATGCTATAAATACGATGTTCTTTTCAAGCTGTTCAAAGTACCTATCTCTAAACCCATCACTATCCCCAATAAACACATTGGATGATGGAAATAATACAGAACTAGCTTTTACAATATTCTTATACTCACGAGTTTTATATATCCTCGTTGATGCTAATACATATTGAGCATCATGTATAGTTTTATCGGACTCATATCTCAAGTAATTATCTCTGAACACTTTTGAGTTCATGTAGAATAGCATCTCCAACACCCTTTCAATCTATTTATTAAAAAATAAAAAACCACCAGCATCATATATGCTGGTGGTTCCTACTGTATTAATTATTACGTCTCACTGGTGTAAATACAAAACCACCATCCTCGGAATCAAGATCATCTCCATCAACATCACCACTCTCTGGGATAGATTCATCTTCATAATCATCACCAAGATCGAGTTCAATATTTTCATCATCATCAACATCGATAACTATGTCGATTGGTGCCGCACTGTGAGTATCTTCAACTTCCACTTCTACCGGCTCATCATCAGCTTCCACTACTTCCACATCTTCAACTTCTAAATCAGGAACAACATTGTCAATGTGTTCAATAACTTCACCAACATTCGGACCAAACGCATCAAGAGATACTCTTGGTGTAATTGGTTTTGAATACATGAATGTTGTGAGCCTAGATGCGATATTGTCTCTGATACTTTCAAGTGTTAGTGCTTTTGTGTGTGGAACCTTAGCCACAATACGCTCAGATGCAGCCTTGTACTTCTCATAGAATTCCTGAGCCACCTGTTTGTATTCACTAGCGTCGTATAGCTTGTCAACATCAATTTCTCCAGGAAGATCTTCATTTAATAATACCAATGAATTCACAATATCTCCGCTCATACTAATGGTACTACTACATGGGATAGCGGTTGTGAATGTACCAAATACTTCAGGATAATCGATGAAATATGCAAATACACACTCTTTAAATTCTATGAATGTGCAGAGCTGTGATGGTAATGAATTGAGCCCTTCAAATTTCTCTTTAAAGTCTGCTTTACTATATATTGCTGATGGTATAGCTGTCTCGAGAATGTAATCAGCAACAGTTTCACTGGTAACACCAGTATCAACATATGTATCTGGTTCTTTCGTTATATTTGCATACCTAGGAGCAGGCTGTGATATATACTCCTCATCATCTTCAGTATCATAATTGAAACCGCCTTCTGGTTTCATGTAGAATCTTAATGCTGGTTCGTTATCTGTCTCCACTCCAAGATCTTCAATTTCATCATAATCATTTACTGATGGCATGAGTAGTTTGGTTTTCTCTCCAACACTTACTGTTGCCCAGCTAGTATCGCGTAAATCATCAATAGGGTCTTCCATTTTAGACATATGCTTAAGTTGCTTCTTTGTGAGGACATCGAGCACAGTAGGCTCTACATTATATCCTTCTTTTTTAAGATACTTCATGTACTCCTTGTCGCTCATGTCCATTAAGTTCTCATACTTCTTTTTCTTACCCATGGTTAATATCCTTTCTGTCTTATTAATAATGAAAAGTACAGAGATTAATCTCTGTACTTTTTCATCTGTTTCTTTTGTTTCTTGAATTCTCTCATTACAGCATCATATTCCTTCATCTCTTCAGATTCCTCTTTCTTTTTCTTCTTTTCGATAAAAGGATCATCAGGTTCAAATTCAGGAACAACTGTAACTACTTCTTCTGGGTGATGTAATACATAACCAACCCTAGTTATGTCTCCTATCTCTTCAGCCTGCTGTTTACGTGTAATTCTTCTTCTTATATCACCAAATGTATATTTCTTTCCACATGCTGGGCATATCAGATTAACTCGGTTCTTATCATATCGAAGCACTCCTTCATCCTCACAATCACAAAGGAACGTACGAAATGCTGTTGCATAAATATATGCAAAATCCAATATGCAAATAGAACCATCGTTTCTTATACCCCAATTCACATAGTTCTTTGGGGATATACCAACATCACCAATAAAGAAATTCTCAGATATTCTCGTAAGAATCTCTAACATCTCTTCTTGATATTTGTGAAAATCATTTAATGTAAATATACTAACATATTCACATACTGCAATCAATCCATTTGGGATACATTCATACACCTTAATTACATCAGGCTGTATTGCTTTTGTATACAGCATCTCTCTTTTATTATCAATCATCCCATCGTCATCGAGAGCTATCTTAAACACATAGCCGTCTATCAACACACCCATTCTATTAGTTCCATTACCAAGTCCGGTGTACGGGATATTATATTTTGTCAAGAGTTCTTTGATATAGTAACTCCGAGTGTTATTATCTATTTCACCCATTAGTGTTGTCTTAAACACTTCTAAACAAATGTCTGGGGTAAAATATTTTAATATCAAAGAGCGTTTAGATGCCGTCTTTTTATTCACATCTTGCATACTCATTATGACTCACCTTTCTAAACTACTCATCGCCAAATAAAAACTTGTCTATTTCCTTCTTTCCCCTCTTTTTCAACTTCTTCAATTTCTTCTTACTTAACTTCTTCTCAGAGTCGATATCTTCACCCATCTCACGCCTCTTTCTTCTAGTCTCAGCTTCAGTAAGTTTCTGTCTAAGAAGTTTCTCTCTCCGTTTTTCACTCTTACGAATAGCTTTAAGCTTAGCTTCTTTTTCCTTATTCTCGTATAAGTTTCTCATATTCCAGCCAGCTTTATCCAATTCAGTTTTCAATTGGATATCATTAATTTCTTCAGGAGTCTTAAGCTTACCATTGTAATTGATTTTGATATTTTCATTCTCCCATTCTTCTAATTCATGGAGATACTTGTGGTAATCATCATCGTTGGTTAAGTCTCCCTTAAATTTCGGTATGTCGTCAGTATTCATATACTTAAGTTCATACCTAGATATATTCTCTAGACTATCTCCACCCATTTCATATACAAATCGAGATAATCCAGAACCAGCTCTTCTCTTCCTCTGGAAATCTTTCATAGCTAACATGACTTCAGGCATTCTCTTTAATATCTTACCCATCTTCTTTTCAGTCATGTCATCATCTTCATCTGCATTTAAGTCAGGTAATTTTGGACCATGTATAATATAATCGATTTCCTCATCCGATAATACATGAATATTGTCCAAATTATCCATAAGAGTTTCTTCGCTTGTATCTTTTGGAAGTATTTCTTCAGCTGGTTTATTTGACATAATGAACTCAAATAGATACTCTTTAGATAAAGATTTCTTATCTCTACCTTTATATTGTGGTATGAATAATCCACTGATACTTATCTCTTTATTGTAAAAGAGCTTCTTAAACTTATCCGGTGGATAATATCCATTATTCTCTGCAACGATATTTAAGCACTTTATTGCTTCTCTCATTGCTGTAACATACTGGTCTAATTTCTTATACTTATGCTTGCATAAAGAAAGCTTCTTAAACGCAGTATAGAATTTATTCTGGGATATTCTCTCTTCTTCACTTAAGTGATAAACATCTCCAAAATCATGTACTACTACAGAACCATACTCTGCTAAGAATTGTGCCTCTCGTTCAGGTCTAAGCCGAACAGGTTCAGCAATCATCTTCTTAGCCCGAATTCTGGCTTGTTTTTCTTCTTCACTTAACGACGAGTCTATTTCATCCTGATACTCATCGTCAATGATGTTAATCATTCCACTCAACTTGTCACCCCTTTTATTATTTTTTAACGAGTTACACAAAAATAATATATAAATAATTAAATAGTATTTATTAATAACATTATGGTAAGGGTACTTTGACTAACAAAAAATTACTCCTTAGTTATTTTAATTTTGTTTGATGTCACACGATATCTGAGAGGTTATTAATATTAATAACCTCTCAGATATCTTTTAACCTTTTTAGATAATCTTAAAGTCAGCATCATCCATATTGAGCATAGTCTTCAATACATTGCTGTCAATGAATCCTGTCTCACTGTCCAACTTTGTAACTTCTGCATACACATCTTCAGCACTCATTATGTCAGATGAATACTTTGCAAATCTATCTGCTATTTCATTGCCGACAATATCTGTGTGACCTTGTACTTTAATGAAATGCAGGGTAATCTTGTCTTTTACAGATAGACAATATTTCTGGTATTCTTTTGTACCAGTCTTATTTGTCTTCCATAAACCAGTTGCCCAGTTTTCAATGCCTTGGTAATCATACAAGATAGTCAAATCTTTGATACCAGCATCAATTGCAGCAGTAATTACAATTCTAGCAGCCGTAATTTCACCAGCAATATTACGCATTGATTTCATTTCTTCATCACAATCACACTTAGTAAGGAACATATATCTGTCATGTACCTTACCATCTTTTGTGGTAATCATAAATCCACCAGCACCGACAATATCACCATTTGTGTTAAATGAACCATCAACAAATGCAAATGCTGGTAACGCCATGATATCAGTTAAACTTAACTGAATCATTTCCATATTCATGAATGCATCAGCATCCTCTTCAGATTCGAATTTCTTGTATACAGCTCCATCGAATCCAATAACCTCTTTCTTACACTCATCCCAAGTAGCATAAATCCCAGGATTCCTTCCGATACGAACAGCATAATAAGCCATAATGGCACCTCCTATATTTTTTATTTTTTTTATACACAAACCTGTTTGGTAGATGATGAATATCTATTATGATATTCATCATCTACCTTAGTTACGCAACACCTAGTGCATTTTCTAATGTCATTCTCTTGACATCTTCAACGCCTTCTACATCAAGATATGTAAACTCTCGGCATATCGCATCGAATGTTTCCGGCGTAATTTTCTCAGTCATTTCTTGCTTTAATTGGAGTTTCTCGTAAAGGGAGTCATCTATCCATTCTTCATACTCTTCGAAGAATTTAGAGTATTCTCCATAACACATTGTAAGTGGGACAAATAATTTACTTGAATTGTGAACCATTTCATGTGCTGTTTTTGAGACTGGGACTAATCCGACTTTATTCTCATAGTGTAATTTCATAACTTCTTCTGCTATTACTAGGTCATTTATTGGTTCACCTGTATCCTTATACTTCTGATATACTGTATTTGTTATATCATATAGTGTCAGGGGCTCATGGTGAATCTCTATATGAACCTTACTTCTATTGCCTTTAGTGCTGTTTGAAGTTACGTTCTGAAAGAACACACAAGAATCTAAACCGATGAATTCTTTCAGGTATCTAATATACTCCTTATATTCTAAAGAAGTCCTAATGACACCCTCAACACGTTTTATATATTTAACTCTATCTTTATCGGTATTTAAGATTACATTATATTCCATCTCTTCCGCTTTTCCAATTTTTAGCATTTTCTTTGCTAACGACATTATAACATGTCACCTTCTTTCTTAATTAAGCTTATTATAATGTCATTATTTTTTATCATGATGATAAAGTATCACCATATCTGTTGATGAATATACCAACTTCATCTACTGATACTTCTGGATATCCATATCCAGATTCAATATTCAATACAGTAGCTCTAAAACGAGGATATTCTAATATACCCAATGCTTCTCGTATTTCAGATGTATATAATTCATATGGTACAGACACACCCCAATTCACATCAGCATTTTCCATTAACATTATTGCGTGCTCAGTATCTGTTGATAGATTTGCTTCATGTAAAGGAACACACAAATGAGCCACTTTATTAGTCAGCACGCCAGATTCTTCATCTATTTTAGATGTAATCATATCATGTTCCTCGATAATCTTATCCCTATTAAGATTACATATCTCTTGTACAAATGAAGTATCTTCATCAGTAACAATTTTTCTAAATCTACTCATATCACGAGTCTTCTCAAACTCTTTAGCAGCAATCTTATCTATTGCCAATGCATATAATTCCTCATCTTTATATACATCATCTTTTGCTGCTTTCAGATAATATCTCCATAATTTCATATATCATCACTCCTTTAATGTGTATCCATATAACTTAACGAATACGTTTACTTGGTCAAGATAATCTAGGTCTTCATATGTATACCCTTCAGATACAGTATCTATTCCATGGAAGGCATCACATCTGAATGTTTTATATATGGCATGTCGTACCTTCTTATTTAATAAAGGGAATTCATCACTTATATGCTCAGCTAATTCAAGAACTATATCGTTCATACCAACACACTCGATATATTCATACTCCCCATCAGTTGCTGGTAGTGTAATATATTTAAAACATCTTTTCCCATTCTTTGTATCAGCTGTTTTAAATTTATATATACCTAATACAGCATAATCATATTCTGCACATATTTTATCACATTCATCTTTATCCTCACAGACATATGTTTCCATCTCAAAAACACGCATATTTCTATACTTACAGAATAAATCTCTGTCTTTTTTGGTTAAAGCAATAGCATATGGAGCACCTATTCCTCTACTTAAATCTGATGTTATTTTAGAAGGTAAGAAATCAGGTATATTCTCAATATTTTTAGGAAAATAATTAAATATGTATATTTTCATATTACTCAACCTTTCCATGAAAGAAATATTTAAATACATATATCAGAGCCTCCACTTCATCATATGTATCATTTGGTATCAACTCTAGGGTGTCTCCTTCTGCAGATAACCCGAAGCTATTATTATATGATGCAGCGTCTGCTTCATTTGTAGTACCGTGATACCCATAATATGCACTAGTATACCCCAATACTTGTAATGCGAGCCATATATCACTTTTTAATATATATGGTGGCGTTTTATCACATAATAAATCAGGACGAAAATGTTCTTCAAAACACTCAACAAATTCCGCTTTGATTACCTTGTATTCATCTAGAGTTGTCAATATACCGAGTAGAGTAACTTCATCATCACCATATTTTATAAATTTATGGATATCTAATTTAGTTTCTTTCGTCAATGTGAACCTATCGATATCTTCAAGCTCATCCTCATCATATGTTTTAAGTGTAAATACATCATCTGGTCTAACATCTTTAAATTCAATAGCATATTGCTTATTCTTCGTCCAAGCATATAAAATGTACACCTTATCATTTTTAATCTGATAAGATGCACTTGAATTAGTATTACTTAAAATATATTTATAAGTAGTATCAAAAATATCTTTAGGTATTTCTGCATAAAATACATAAATTTTTCCCATTTTTATCTCCTAAAATTTGTCTTTAAATGTATCAGCATACATATCCATGAATACTGAAAACTCATCAACCTCCATACTACATTTATCTACTCCAATGTCATCATCAATAATCCGTTTATTCCTATCTGAAATAATATTATAACATTCAGTATATCGTAATACTTCCAATGCATTTCTTATTTCTTTATTAAATATATCTGGATTATCCCAACAACATTCGAATATTCCTACAGTAGATAATCTTACAGATGAGTTGATTGTATATAGTTGCTCTTCTTTAGTTACAATTAACTCAGCATACTTATTTTCCTCCATTTTAAAGTGGTATTTTACAAGAAGTTGTAAATTGTGATTTAATTGTAATTCTCTTAAATCATTTGAATCTAGATCTTCTTTTATTACTTTGATTTTAGACATGTCTCTATACATCTCAAATTTATCTCTATATTCAACTTGGTCTGTATATGCATATAGTTTATCTTTATAGAAATATAGCCAGTATTTCATTTACATTTACCCTTCTTCCGTATCATAGTCTTTTAAAATTTTATATAGTCTGTCATCATCTATATACTTAATCATTTTCTTAATATTATCAATAGCATGCTTTAGTTCTTTCCTATTTACAAGAAATCGGGAAGCTTTCAATAATTCTTTAAGATAATCATATAGTTCTTTAACATCACTTTTATTCATATTATAAATTCACCCCTTTTTAATACATATAATATTATATTTAAATAGTATATAAGTTTATATTTAATGGCACAAATACATAAACTTTCAATAAAAATAAGGAGGAAAGTATGATGAATGATTGTAAAAATAATTATGAAACAAAAGAAGAGTTTGATGATAAATTCATGAAGGATTCTTCTGAAAGTAGAAATTGTGCTAATTGTAGTCATTTTGTAGAAGATGGTGGAATATATTACTGCGATAAATTCAATGATTAACGAAAGGAACATAAAAAAATGAGAGTAGATAGTTTAGTATTAAACAATGTCGAACTACTATATGATGTGATATTAACCATATCTGAACAGAATGGTTCAAGTGTGCACGATATCAGATTTGATAATCAGTATGTAGAATTACTTGAACTGATGAATATCAATTTCAACATAGTAGATGCAAATATGTTTGATTTTATATATCTTAAAAGGAATTATCCAGTTGCAATAAAAAATTCAGAAGTAGACTACTGCACTGATACAGCTTATGCTGAATTTGGTGAAGTATCAAGCGAAACTTTAGCTGACTATGGACATTTCATACTTGATGATGTCCAGCCATCATATCCTAAGGATATTAAAGCATTTATGATTCCTCTTGGATTACAGAGATGCTCTATTGGAATTGTATTAACAGGACCATCGTTAGCAAACCTTATTGGTCCAGATCCAGTTAAGTTCTTTATTGATGCAACTGGGGGCAAATGTGTTAAAGTCATTGAAAATGATAGAAAAGTCTTCTTACAACCAGAAGAGTATAACTTCTTGGGAGATGAGGACTTCAAAATATATGTCGTAAGTAAATTCGTTAAAGATTACTACAAACATATGTTAGATTCCCTACTTAGAACAGACCTATCTTCAGCATATGGTTTATATACATATATGACTTCGGTTGTTGAAGATGATAAAGCATTTCAGTTATGTACACTCTCTTCACCATTCGGTGTTGTTGAATTTAACATAATGGAGAATGAAACCATAAAGGAAATCCTGAGTGATATTAATGAGAAGTCAATTAAAATGGGCGATCCTAATTATAATGCAAAGAATACAGTATTCACATTTGTTATGAATACAGATGTATCTGTATATGCAAAGATTGTTGAGCTTCTCCCAAGAAAATGCATAATTGCAACTGAACCATTAATAAATATAGTTGGTAGAGATTACGAAGTTGAGAACCTTGAATATCCTGCTGTTCTTGATGAGAAGTTTGAACTTAGGATAAATAACAAGATATCATCAGTGGTTGAATCTATTAATAGTATTTATGGTAACAGAGATGATATCCTTAAGAAAGCTGCATTACTTTTTCCTAGTGAAAAGATTATGTATGTAATTAAGTTATCATGCGAGGATGCTAATATGTATTTATACGACATATTATCATCAAAAGATGAAAACTTATCATATACTGATGATTTGAGTAAGAAGATATTAACTGATATGAGTGGAATAATGGGAAAACTCCTAGCAACACTCGATGATACCCATTAATCATCGGTTATATAATATTTTTATGTAGTCATTAAATAAAAATATTACAGGAAAGGGTGTAAGTAATGATTAAGAAAGTAATGATTTCACAACCGATGTCAGGATTAACCCATGAACAGATTTCAGCTGTTCGTGAGAAAGCTATGAAATGGATAGGAGATAATGGGTATGACTTTATAAACTCATATTTTCCAGATTATAATAATGAGGATGATGAAACCATTATACATAAAAATGTTGACTATCTCGGTAGAGCTATATCTACTCTGGGTAAAGCTGACATATTGTACATGTGTAAGGGATGGGAAGATGCAAGAGGCTGTGTTGTTGAGAAGTTTGTTGCAGAAACGTACGATATTGAGATTATCTATGAAGAAGATTAATCTCGTTGATTTGGTACAGGTGGATTTAGTTCTACCTGTACCCTTTTTAAGTTCATAATTATTATGATAGAAAGTAGGTACACATGAATGTCAAAGAAAAAGAAGAAAAAGAAATTAAAAATTAAAAACAGATCAACCAGAATCCTTAAGATGATGGATAAGACCTTGAATATCAACAAAGATGAAATCATTAAAGAGATAGAGGATTTACAAAATACACTATCTCAAGTAGATATCATGTTGTATAAGAAAGGGAGAAAAAGAAATAACAGTAAATATCTAAAAGCTGTTGAAGAGAAGAAGAAATCTGTTAGATTAGAGGTAATTACTAAGATGGAAGGCTCAAATCTATTAGAAAGGATAATATCTATATTTACAGCAGTGAGCCCTATCATAGTTATAATATCAAGGTTAATAGCCGCCTTGATAATAGGAATATTATCAATACCAAGTATTAAAGTACTGATTAAACCTAAAACTCTTCGTACTTTGAATTTTGTATATGATAAAGCTATGAAAGTATCTGAAGTTATACCATGTTAAATATACATATAAAATTGAATATAATATATATAAAATATACATAGGCATTTTTAGCCAAATTGATGCGAACGCTGAAAAATACAAGTGTTCGCATCTTTTTTTATAAATTTCTGAGCCCACATGCTTACCCTGGCATGTACAGAAATTTATATCTTCTTAAAATTAACAATCAAAAAGTTTTACAGTATATTTATTTAGTATAATATAGGAGTAAAAAATTAGTATCAAATAATCTTAAACCCATAGAAATTACAGTCTTCACATCAACCAATAGCAGTCTATGATTTCTTAGAAAGCTCTTCAAAAGGTCGTTAAAAAACCGCCTAAAAGGCGGCAAAAAATGAGAGGCATCAACCTCTCTTCTATCTTCTTATATTATATTCTTCTTTTTTCTTTTTTTATTTTCTTTCTTTTTCTTCTTGTTCTATTGTTACCATTGTTCTTTTTTTCCTAAACCCCCCTATAGTCCCCCCTTAAATTACTCCTGTAATTGGGTGAACTATTAACCAAAAAATAATAATCATTACTTATATGTTATGATAAAATTATTTTTAATTTATTCTAATTACTATAATGTTAGTCTATAATAATTTTTCATTCTACTAGTGGTATTTTAAAAAATACAATTATCTAACATTAGAAAAAATATAGAAAGGAAAAATCATGGATTCATCTAATTTTTACGACAAGCGTCGATATGATGAGAAACTCCACTATATAGTACGAAATAAAGGATACTATGATAATAGTGGTGTATGGAATTCAATATCTCAATCAAGCGATGGTAAGATATTTAGAAATAGAGTTGAAACTCTCGTAATTAGGGATAAAAAAGTACTTATCAAATTCCATAAAGATGGTACATATAAGATACCCGGTGGGTCAGTTGACATCAATACACCTGATATTGATCAAGCTGTAAATGAGTGTAAAGAAGAAGCTCGTATAATAGTTAAAAATATATATTATACTGGGTTTACTTATAAGAAGTTGAAGCCAGTAGATAAAGTAGTTAAGAACGATAAGTTCATAAATTGGGATGGTTCAATAAATAAAGTATTTGTTGCTAACTATGACTCTATGTCACCAGATTATATTGAACCTGTAGATAGAGATAATGATATGCTTAGTGGTGAGTGGTATAATATAGAAGAAGTGATATCTAAACTTATACCTGAACATAGAGAGGCTATCATACAATATCTAAAGTTTCATAAAGAACCCGAACAGGTGTACGCTGAAGCGTTCTATTATATAAATTCTATAAAGAACCTGTTCCAAATATATGACCAATACAAGCATCCAGACTTCAATATTGAGTTTGTTATGAAACTTTTGAAAGCTATAGATGAGGAGCATAAAAATATAGTTAAGTCTTCTCATTTCAAAAAAGCATTCAAACGTAGAGATGTTATATATGAATATAACATGATATCATTGAAATTTAAATCATTCAATATTATAGTCAGATTATCTTCATTAGATACTGCTGGTCCGGCTGAAACATATTCAGTTAAACCTGAAGGTTCCAATGAATTGGAATATAGAGTAGTCTTACATGAATCATTCTTCACACTTACAGATGATATGAGAGCATTTATTATTCTACATGAGATAGGGCATGATATGTTACAACATACCAGATTGTATAATGTAAGATTGGTTGATGTTGTTTTTAATGGATGGTGGAGAAATATAGCATCATCTATATTTAATCATGTTACATTCAGAGAGTATATGGCAGATTTCTATGCTGTATGTAATGGTGCTTCAATAACTGGATTACTTAAACTGAATAAGGTTGATGGTAAATATAGTTTAAAGAAATATCCAGATGTCCAACATGAGATAAATCTTAGATATAATAAGATTCTTAAATCTTATGATTTATTTAAGAAATTATTTGGTGAAGCTGGTAATAAAGATATAACATCTAATTTACCTAAGCTTACACCAGAGGGAGCAATATTTAATCAGATTTATTGTAATAAGAAGCTAGATTACTTGACTGAATCTGATAAGTTTAATTTGTACCATATAATATCTAAGACTATGAAAGGTACATGTGAACTTGATGATGGTAACTTGATAAAAGAATCAGTTACTACAATATTACCAGAAATAAACAAGTTGAAGTTTAAGCATGGTGATAAGTATAGATATATAGAAAGGATATGTGAGTCATATGTAAATTCATATTTAGATAATTTATCTGATGATGAATATGCTATTTCATCACTTAGAAAATATCCTTTATATAACAAAGAATCAGTTTTAGATGTTATTGATAATTTCAATAATATATCTACTGATTACAGATTTGAAGTAGTAAATAAAATACTTCCATACATTGAATCATATAATATTGATATTAAAAATATTCCACTATATAATAATATTCATAATTATATGTAAAATTGATGCGAATGCTGGCTTTTAGTAGTACAGCATTCGCATTTTTTATTTTCTTTCTTTTTTTTGAAGTTTTAAGTTTATATATTAAGATAATATACGATAAAGTTTTTAAAAATAGCGTTAACATAAGGAAATCATTGAGTTCAGGTGTTTTTAGCTGTCTAGGGTGTAACGAGAGGTGCTCAAAAAAGGTCGTCAAAAAACCGCCCAAAAAGGCGGCAAAAAAATGAGAGGCATCAACCTCTCTCTCTTCTTATATTATCTTCTTATTCTTTTTTCTTTTCCTTTTTATTTTTTTCTTTTTCTTCTTGTTCTATTGTTATTATTGTTCTTTTTCCTTTAACCCCCCTATAGTCCCCCCTTAAATTACTCCTGTAATTGGGTGAACTATTCATAAAAATAACCATTACTTATATGTTATAATAAAATAAAAAATTATTCATCAATATTTGGTTACTATACTGTTAGCCTGTAATAATTTTTTATTCTTATATATTATTTATGTGAATAATTATTTTATATACCACTAACATATAAAGTGATTTTTCAGATTTAGGATTAGAAAGGATTTAAAAAGTTATGGCGAAACGAAAAAAGCAGAAACAAAGAGTAAGATTCAGACGAATGAATTGGGATGCTGAATTTTACAAGGACGTTCAGATAGGGCAAGGCTTTATTATTACAGAACCTGCTGAAATTACTGTCGATGGTGTTAGACAGAAGTCTATGTATGGTGCACAATCTCCATTATATGGTACTGCATTTGATGATGAGCAGTCATATACAGAGAGATTCAGATGTGCATGTAAAACTGGTGGACTTAAAGGTGCAGTATTAGCCGGAGAAATATGTCCAGTATGTAACAAACCAGTCATGAGTAGAGATGTTGATCTAAAGAAATGTGGCTGGATATCATTGGGTGAGCATAAAATAATAAATCCATATTATTTTAATTTACTCATGGGAGCTATAGGAAAGACTGTGTTTACTGATATAGTATGGGGTAAACATAAAGTAACTAAGAATGGTAAGAAGTTGGTTGCATTTGTAGAAGATTTTGATATTAAACCAACATCACCATTTCATGGTATAGGAATACCAGAATTCTACAAAAATTATGAAAAGATTATAAAGCACTTTATGAATGTGAAGAAGAATAAGACAAGAACTCTTAAAAAGTTACTTGCTGAGAAGAACAGAGTATTCACATCGCATGTGCCAATATCAACAACTGTATTGAGACTACAGTCAATAACTGACGATAGTTTCTATTATAATAGTGCAGATAAGATAATAAACACATTATTCTCTTTATCGGAGAATATCAAAGATTGTATGGATATTGAATTAGAATATCTATATGCACGAATTCAGAGTAAAGTAAACTTGCTCTGGGATACATACTTTACTGAGATTAATGGTAAAGAGGGATTGATTCGTGGTGAAATATTAGGTGGTTCACTTAATTTTACATCACGAAATGTAATCGTACTTGACCCAACATTAAGAGACAGCGAAGTCGATGTATCATATTATGCATTACTTGTATTACTCAAATATCAAATAATTTACTATTTGGTTAAGTTATATGATATAAATGTAAGTAAGGCAAAAGATATATGGAATAATGCAATATATTATGATGAGATGGTATATGATGTAATGAAACATATCATCACAAATGATAATATATATTTGCTGATAAACCGAAATCCAACATTGAACTACTATTCAATGCTAAGATTAAAAGTTAGGGATATACATCATAGTAAAAGCGACTATTCATTAGCAGTACCATTGGGTATTCTTGATGGATTGAATGCAGACTTTGATGGTGATATTCTCAATATCATAGCACTTGAAGGTGATGCAATTGCCAGAATATTTGAAAAGTTTAACCCTATTAAGAGAATGATAATATCAAGAGATACTGGATTATTAAATGATTACTTTGCAACAAAGAAATCACAGTTAATTGATGTTGAGTATTTCTCAGTTATGGGAAAGATGGAGAATGATGCTCCTGAGACATTCCCGGTTAGGGATAATGATACAAAAGAAATTATCTATGTTCCAAGAGAAGATATTCCAAAGTATAAATCAGGTGAATTAGATTACCTAGATATATATGATGATGCTGTTATTGGTGAATATGATAATACAAGATGGGACAAAATTCAACAAAAAATGGCAATTTAGATAATTTGTTAAAATGGTCTAATATTTGAAAATAACATTGAAATTCAATTATATAACATTTCGGTGAATAAATAAAATATCATATATAAAGACAACCCAAAGTCTATAAAATTGGGGAAGGAGAATAATATGAAGAATATGAAAAAAGCTATTTATGCACTCATGTTTGCGGTTATGACAGTATTCGTACTGAATCCTGTTACAGCATCAGCGGCTAGTCCCAAGATGACAGAGAAGTATGTCCTCAAAATGGTAGACAACGTCAATAAGTATAATAAAGTGTCGTATACCCTTGCAAGTACCAGTGTCAATGAAGATGGCGAAATGTTTATGGTTGTTCTGAACATTAAATACAACCATAAGAAGAGAAATTTGGTTGCTGATGTCAGCGGATATGTGGTATATGAGTTACCAGACAATGATGCAGACGGTGAGGGTGAAAAAGAACTAGTGTATTCATACACATTTAAAAAGAATATGAATACAGGCAAATATAGCTACAAGCCGACTGATGATATCGGCGAAGCTGATTATGCCGACTTAGCCAAAAATCTAGATAATCAGTTTAAGCAGGAAGATTTTTTAACTATGGGTACTCTCTGGATGAATCATATGCTTGGTGGAGCGGTTGATTCATTAGCGGATATGCCAGCACAAGATTATACTGAGTATCCAAAATTCTGGAGTTGGTGGACAGCAGTGGATGTGAATGATTATGATGTTGAAAGCGGCTATGTTGTAACAGAGGCATCTATGTATGTATCAAAGAAAGGCACATTGCCTGATGATAGTTATATTAAGTATGTCAATGTTGCAACCGATGAAGTGCTGATGCTCGACACCTATAATATAAAATTCAGTAAGTAGACTTCATTAAAGAGAACACCATGTTATTTGGTGTTCTCTTTTTTTATGTTAATTTGATTAGTAATTTAGTAACAACAATTATGTAAGGTTCCCAGAGTCTTATGCTTTTCAATGCCTCTTAGAGCCTTTCTTATCCTGAAAAATCCAAATCATGGGAATCGGAGTGTACTATATATCTTAATACACTCCGATTCTCCATTAATCTACTTTAATATCGTTGTCTAAATTTTTTTCGAAATCATTTGTAGCTTTTTCCTGATTTTGTTTTGTTTTCTTTTCATCAGGTTCTTTTCCCATTGTCGTATCATTTGCTGCAGGAATCTCCTCTTCTGATTCGGTTATAAGTTCACGCTTAGCTTTCATGACAAGTCTTTCCCTCTCATCAAATGATAATTCACCAGCCGCACATTTCTCATATAATACTTTAACAAGTCCGTTATAGAAATCTTTCTTTGTTTTAGACTCATAAATATCACGAGATATGATACCAGCTAGATACTTGGTGTCTTTAATATCCTGAAGTTTCTCTTCTCTTTCATATATGGTAATTGTACCATTTGCACACTCGTTATAGAGTTTTTCTTTAACTTTTTCCAGAGATATATTATCAACACTCTCAATCACATCATCAAATACTTCTCTATCTAATATATCCTTCTTAGCTTCAAATAAAGCATATATATTATCAGAGAAATCTCCAAGAATACCCTTGAAATCAGTGATATCGTGTATAAGCTTATCCTTATACTTGTATACAAATGGGTTTGATATCAAGTTATTTTCTGATATAATATCAAACTCTTTTAAATCATCTTTTAAACTCTCATATAGAGGCTGTAATGATGATAATGTTAGGTTGCTGTTATTTCTAACTACTGTTGTAAATAATGCAACTGTTGGTATTATAATATCACGAAGCATCTTATTATAATACCCAGGTTCACAACAGTCAGCATCATTAATATTGGTTATAAGCACATCAAGTGTCTTAATAGCCGCCAAAACATCCTGATTTAGCTCGTTGAAATCTCTGTTTTTTATATGCTCCGGTATATTACTTATAGATGCACGCATACTGTTAACCTGTGAAATAATTTCATAATTTATGTTACCAAAACTATGTATTATCTTTGAGTCATCTACAGCATCAAAACACTCATAGATAAACTCAAGAGTATCTGGTGCAAGTAAGTCTGTATATGCTTCACCATAGAACTTACCAGTTGCTAAATGATACACTTTGTCTCTAGCCATAGTGATATCATCAAGCTGGGCATTATACCCAGATACAAGTAATTCCATTTTATAAGCATACTGGTTGTAAATCTCCTCGATCTTATCCTCAGGTTTATTCTTAATTTCATTAAGAAACTTATTGTAAAGCTCTTTAGATTGTGTCTCATCATACTTACTCAATCTTTCAGCAGCTTTTTCTGCACGATTAAGAAGTGATTCAGCATTCTTCTTATCATTAGGGTCTTGAATCTTACTGATGTTTGATTTAATCTCACTAATTAAAGCTTTACTTGTATCATTACCTCTACCTTCCGATCTACTAGATGTTACTAGTTTTTTGATTTTATCTGCAAACTTTTTTGCAGGTCCAAAAGCTTCTAACATAATGGCTATACCATCCTTTCTATTATACTATTCATTATACTGCTGTTTTTTATTATATATTAGACTTATATATCATTTTCCTGTAATAATTTATAATAAGTTGTACTATTAAGTAATTAGAGAGGTTCATGCTATGACAAAAAGAAAACGACTCTCTTTTAACATTGAGTCATTCCCAATTAATGCTGTATTACAGGAGGTTGTCGATATATCAGATAATCTGGAATCATCAGAAAACCAGGATACAGAAGTAGAGGATATTGACTCGGAAGAGTACGACTAAAAAATTTTATTTTTTAAAAGGAGGAAGCTAAGTTATGGCTAAGATCATGACAGTGGCAGAAGCTATTGAAAGCATTACTGCTAAGAAGAATGCGAAAGGATCTGTTGTACTTAACAGATTCTCAAAGAAGAATTTTAACAATCTTATGGTTGCAATTGCAAACGATGTAAACTTCACAGACAAGATTGCTAAGAAAGCCGGTGATTCTTTTGAACTTGAGGATATCATGGTTACAAAGGAATTCAGAAAATGGTGCAGAAAGCTTGTTGAAAAGGCAGGCGTTGATTCTTATGAATCAGAAGTCGTTATGACAGACAACTTTAAGATCGAGGATATGACTCCTCTGTATGATTTCTTTGCTTCAGCATTATTTAAGTATATTGAGGCTGGTAACAAGTTTGATTTACACACCCATGAGAATTTCGAAGGCAGCATCTTCATTAAAGAGATGGCTGAAGAGAAGAAGGTGTATCCAGCAAGGAATCCATCTACCGGTGAAAGCCTCGGTAATTATGAGAGCGTTACCAAGAAGCACAACAAGCTTCATGTTAAGAGCGGTGCTCCTGACTGGTTAAAGTCAAAGAGAAAAATATCATAATACAGCTTGTCATGTAGGTTCATGATATATCAGAAGGGGACCCAGCAACAGAATGCTCGGGACCCCAAAAAACCCAAAAAAGCCCGCCGAGAAGGGCACTAGTAGAGTCATATCTACTAGTTATTTTTTTACCCGTAAAGTTATTATATATATATATATATTGATATAATATTTCTGCGTAAATAATAACAAATATTAAAAAGACCTTGTATAAACAAGGCAGAAGGAGAAATTATGTTAAGTATTGTAAAATCTATAGCTCTTTGTGTTGCTTGTGTTATTGGTTCAGATGCACTTCTTACCATGGGTATAAACCATGGTAAGGATGCATATTACAAAGGGAAGGAGGTATACAATGAAAAGAAGAGTGCTAAGTAAGCACTCTTCTTTTTTTATTAAATAACGATAACTACAGATTTACTAGCCCGTGTTATTCCAGTATATAATAACTTCTTATTATCATCACCAGATAAGAATGGTTCGTGGAAGTATAATACATTCTCCCATGAACTACCTTGACTAGAATGTGTTGTTATAGCATAACCATATTCAAATTTATCATATAAGAAATTATATGGATTTGAATCGGTCTCATTAGTAGTACCCGGAACACTATACATATGCTTATAATCAAACTCTATACCTCTAAATATTTTTTTACTAAAGTCTGGTCTGAAATCCATCTTCATCGATTTCTTATTATAAGATTCTCTATATATAGTATCAACGAAACCGGTTAATCCATTCATAAGATATATATTATCTCCAATGGATTGACCCCAGTTATTTTTTTTACATATAACTTTCTCATTTACATGTGGATACTCTAATTTTTTTATACCCTTAATAGATTCTCGCATATACTGATTGATATTATATCGTAGCTTATTAGTACCAGTTATTATCATATCTGCTTTTTTAAGATTAAAATCTGTAATATCAGATTTTTTAATAACTGCTGAATTACCATATACACCTGGTTTTAATTCATTACCATCCAATACTTGATTTGCCAACCATACTATAGGGTCATTCTCAGCTTGTCTCATTATTTGTTTGAGAATGATATCAGGTTCTTTTAAAAAGAATGGGTCACCAAATACTGGTGGTAGCTGATTTAAATCACCTAATACTACAACTGGAATATTGAATGATAATAAATCTCTACCTATATTAGGGTCAACCATAGAACCCTCATCCACTACAATGAGTTTTATCTTTTTAGATAAATGGTCTTTTAATTCAAATCTATGAATTATTTTAGGTTTACCATTAGATTTAATAATCATTTTACCATCTTCATCTCTAGCTATACTTTCAACATAGTCATATATAGCCGAATGAATAGTTTTAGCAGGTAATCCTGTTCTAGCCATTTGTACTGCAGCTTTACCCATGAATGCGACAAATAATACATTTTCCATCTTTAATTCAAGTCTATCTATAAAATACTTGATTAATGTGGTTTTACCTGTACCAGCAGCACCAGATACTTCTATAACTTGTTTGTTTTGTGTGTTCCACCAATTCTCTAAGTCATATAATGCATATACCTGGTCTGTATTTAAATCTATATTCATATTATGAATCCTTTCTATATAAATTATTTATTAAAATGATGTGATTTTATTTATAATAAATAACATAATACAAAATCTTAATTGATAATAAATTGTAGAAAGGAATTGATTATATGCGTTCACGATTATCGCTGCACGCAGATTTAAATAGTACAATGGATGCTATTCTATTAGATAAGGTTGAATTACATACTGGTAAAAATATACCAACTAAAGTATATGTACCAGTATTAATGCCTCTTATAAAAAAAGGTAAACCTAAAACAAAAAAATGTCCAACTAAGGGAAAATCCATACTTAAATCTGCAAAAAAACCAGCATTATCTGGTAGCACATTAAAAGAAGTGAATTACTTAGATGCTACTAAATTTAAGAATGAAAATGGTAGAGAATTAAGAAAGCTTATGGAACAGCTTAGTAGTTATATTAGTTCCAATATAACTAAAGTTATTGATAGAGTTACAGTACATACAGTAAATCCGAAATCATTTAAGTATATACTTGAGAAAGACTCTAAGATAAAAGTTACAATGGTTAATGGTAAGATATCAAACATACTATATGATGTGACTAATGATAGTAAGCTCACATATAGTATGATATAATGAAAGGATATATAATATGAATGAAGAAATTCCTTCCACTCTCCAAGAGTATATAGACTCTATTGAAGATTTGGATATATCATATAGGAAACTACATTTACCAGGGGCAATATATGCTCCTAAGAGAGGTAGAGTTTCTATGGTACCAATAACATCTTTATTTAATAAATATAGAGATGTGTTATCATCTATAATACTAGAGATAGAGTTAGATGAAATTGAGAGAGCCCGATATATGTATAAACCAAAGATGGTATCCGAAGAGTTATATGGTACTGCTGAGTTTTGGGATACATTATTGATACTAAACGGGTTTAAATCAACATCGACATTTGTACCAAAAGTGTTAAAATTCTATGATCCTCGAAAATTAAAATCATATATTAGTGAAATGATGATAATAGAAGAAATAGAATAAAAAAGAAAGAGTAGCCAGTATTACGCTGGCTACTCTTAAGAAATTGAAATTTAGATTTTTTAACTGAATACTACATTTGAAACACCATATACTGCAATTACTTCTTTATTGCATTTAGTACCATCCGATGTATATTTTACAATACATAACTTATTTTGAGATGTTGCGGATGGTTTAAATCTGTCGCACATAATATAAATATCTTTATTGATATCACTCATACGTCTATATAGATATGTATCTACAACTTTTAATACATTACTGCTAGATGTAGTATGACAAATTTCTACAGCGTAGATAGTCTCAGCTGGTTTGTTATCAAAGAGATTATCCCACAATACAGAATGGATGTTAACATTTATAAATCTTCCAGCCATTGTGTATATTTTCAATACATAATCAAGTGCCCCATATTTTTTGATTGGTATCATTTCTTGACGCACATACGTATTTGTAACTCTATCATAGTTCATAAATATAAGTCCAACACCTTTAGACATACATACTTTAGCTACGCTAGCATTAAGGCAGTTAAGCCCTGTTGTATAGCATAACATACCTTGTATGTATTCACCATTAGCAGATACAATATGTGTATCTATCCAATCATTAACTATCCTTTCCTGTTCAGCATAATCGAACATCAATGATTGTGATACAGGGTTAGTGAAGATAAAGTCTGTTACAGGCATATCATGTCTATCTGAGCAAAGTCCAACCTTCCTAACATAGCTACAGTTAGGTATGGAAACAAACCGTTCTCTCACCATATCTTCAAATTTTTCTCTTATACTTTTTTTGTGATTCTCCTCCGCAGTATCATCATCAACTTCAACACCATCATCGTAAGCATTAATAAGATCATCACTGTCAGATGCTTCTTGATCTTTTTTAATAATATTTCTTATCTTTCCAATTGTTAAATCTGTGGCATACGCCGTCAATTGTAATGATACACCAGAATCAATAAGGAATCTAACAGCATCTTCACCTTCATAGTTATTCAGAGCAAGGTGATGCCTATACACTGCAACCATAATATCACGGCGTGTACATCCATATAGCTTAGCAATATCATTGCAGATCTTACTGTTAACATTATCGAATCCGCCTATCTGATTATAGATATTCTCATTTTCAAGTCCATTGAATATCTTTATTTTACTTACTTTTTTTACTGTCATAAAATTACTCCTCTCCTATGAAACTGCTCATGAATATAATTAATATTAAATCATACCCAGTTAATTTGTAGTTACATTTAGACTCAAATGCTTCAAGTACCGACATCATCCAACTAGAATAATCCTGCAAGCTCTCAACTGTTATAGCCATCATTAAGTGCGTAATCATTACACTTATGAAGAAAGCAATACGACTTTCTGGATAAATGGGATTTTTATCCTTCATTGTTTTTATATACTTTACAACAGCTGCCCAACCTATAATAGGGTCAAATAATACAGCATATGCTAGATGAAATGATTTTGACACTGTATCTGCTATCTATGCACATTCTTTTTCAAATACATTAGCAGATGTTTCAAAATACTTTTTTATTATCTTAACATCAGGTGTGCTTTCATGTATTTGATTTAATACATCTAGATACGTGTAGACATAATCTTTATTCTGCAATAAAACCTTTTTCACTTCATCGGTTTCGATTGCATCATAAATCTCAAAGAACTTTCGTTTTACATCATCGTCCATTTAGTATCCTCCTTTCTAGATATTTTTCATTGATTTGGTTCATTAAAATATTATATAAATGACATATATTATTAGTTTTATATATTAGATATCACAAAATACTAACAATAAAAATCATAATGAAAGGAATTATAATAATGGCAAAGAATGCACTTATTGCTGCACTTAGAGCAAATGATGCTTTAAAAGGAAAGAAAGCAGATAATTATTTCGATGCAAATGCATCAGTCATTTCTTATAGTACAGGATTCCCTGTACTCGATTATTATTTGGGATATAATGTCAATGTATGTAAAGAAGATGGTACACTTGACTATACGTATCCAAGTTTAGGTATTACTGCAGGTTCATATGTTTTGTTCATAGGTAAACCATCAACATCAAAGACAGCAACTGCGGTAAAGATAGCTGCTAATATAGTGAGAAATTTCGATAATGGGACTATAATCCATTTTGATTTAGAGCAGGCTATAAACTACTCTAGAATACAGGCATTAACTAAATTATCAATGGCTGATATGGAAGCAGGTAAATATATTCTTAGGCAAGAGAAATGTACACTTGACGATATGAAAGCTACTATAATGAAGTTGTACCGAGAAAAAGTATCTAATCCAGATTTATATAAATACAATACTGGATTAAAAAATGAATTTGGTCGAGAAATATCAGTATACGAGCCAAGTGTTGTTATACTAGATTCCATAGCAACGATCACAATGTCATTAGAAGGTGGTGATGCTAAGACATTGGAGAAACTTGAAGAAATATCATCACAGACAGATAGAATGAGATTAACTTCTGAGATAGGTAGATTCTTTAATGAGATAATGCCATATCTGAGAGAAGCAAATATAACACTAATTGCAATAAATCAGATAAAGACTAATCCTCAGATGGGAATTGTCAAATCAGCATCAGATATGCTTGGTTTGAAACAAGATGAGACCCTAAAAATAACAATTAATATCTTGGATATATTGATAAAGTCCGAGATATTACTGGTGGGGTCTATAAACCTCTTTAATTGCGGGAAACTCCAGATAAGATATAACTACTAAATCGATATAGTGATATATCGATGGCAATGGGTAATTCCAAAGGTATAGTAAAAAGGTTATATATATGGACAATCCGCAGCCAAGTATCCAGTAATGGATAAAGGTTCAACGACTAGGGAAAGGCTAGTTAGTAATAACTAGAACCGAGTAGGTCCAATAATAGGACGAAATGTAGGTGAGATAACATCAATAATCCGAAATGGGAGGGTACTAGAAATAGTACAAGATATAGTCTGGTAATATAGAGATATATTGATTCACCCCAGCCAGGTGGTAAAGCTCCTCAGTTCTTAGCACATATCTTATTGAGATTTGTTGCTGTTGGAAGTGAGAAGTTTAGTGATGATGATGACGGTTTCTCAGGATTCAAAGTTAATGTGGAGATTATAAAATCTAGAGTTTCTGCAGCATTAAAAACAGTTGGTCTTATATACGATAAGAATACTGGTATAGATATGGTTAGGTCTACCGTATCATATGCAAAAGATATGGGATTGATTGGTGGTAATAGGAATGGATATTATTTCATATCTGATAAAGATGAGAAATTTACATTGGCTAATATGGTACAGGATTTTAGAGAAAATCCTAAATTATATAAGATAATGAAAGATAATGTAATTCCATTACTTGAAAAGAATTTATCTGGTATTAAACCTGAAGAAATGGTTGTACCTGATGAAGAACAGAATTTTTACAAATTATAAATAAAAAAAGAACCGAGAGGCACAATCCTCTCGGTTCTTTTTATTTGTAATATTAGGTTAAGTAATCTCCGTGATTTGGGTTATAAATAATATTTCATATCTGTAAACACGTCACACAAACACTCTATTTTATCCCCGACATGTTTAACATTCCCACTATTATTATTTATAGCATCGGCGACATTATTAAGGCTTAGTGCTATTTCATGTAAACCGTCGTATACCGTTTTTTCTTTAGGTATACGTTTGGTAGTTGATGTAGTATTTTTTCTTAGTTTTTCCAAAATAATGCTATTCCCATTTTCTAAATTATTATCTAATTTTAAAGTCATATTATACCTCTTTCTGATTTTATAGTCTTTACTGACTTTATATTGCTTATTTTTTACATATAAATTATATATAAATATTGCAATAGAGTAGATTCGTATTATAACCCTCACAATATTTATAAACTAAGGATTTTATTCAGGAACACAGAAATTTTTATCTATTTATATATTATTTAAATGGATAAATTCAGGAAGGAAGGTTACTACAATGAGCGTACAAAACAAGAGCTTTGGTATTACCAATAGACTGAAGGACACCAATGTAGAGTTTAAAGGTGATCCAGCAGTTTTAGGAATGTCTGGTATGACATTTCCGATGTATGTTGATGCGATGAGATCTGTAATGTATACAGGTCATCTTAACCAGTTCTTAAATATGATTGTGACTGAACCGCCTAAGGTAGCAACTCATATGGAGAATATAGTTGGTGAACATAGTTGTGGTCACAAGGAAGCTAAAGAGGAATTGGTTGTAGTAAAAAAGATAGTTAAATTTGATGGGTTATTGGAACACCCTAATGTATACACACTCATTGTATATGATGCAATGAATGATGTATATGATGTAGTAACACGTAATGTATTCGAAGATTTAGTTGAGAATTTCGGATTCATGTATGTTAATACTGGTATTGATAGTTATGGGGAAGGTGATGTTATTAAGAAAGGTAGTGTATTATACCACTCAACATCATATGACCCTGACACAATGGATTATGGATATGGTCAGAATATGGTAACAGCATATATGACTGATTCATATACATCTGAAGATGCTGCAAGTATATCTGTAGATGCATTCTATAGAACTAAAGCACCATTTCCAGAAAATATTGTAATAGGTCTAAACTCAAATGAATACTTAATGAATTCGTTTGGTGATGAGTATGAACATCTCGGGTTACCTAAAATAGGTGAGCCAGTAGATAAACATATTGCAGTAGTTAGACCATTATACAACGATCAGATATTAAGTGATTTTAATAATAAAGCACTTAAAGATATTCGTGATGGTGATATTGTATATAAAGTAGATGATAATACTATTGTAACCGATTACACCATATATGATAACAACGATGTCCCAATCGAAAATCCATTTTATAACCAGATAAACGAACTCATTCATTATCAGGACAAGTATTACAAAGAGATAGTAGATACTTGTGTTGGGATAATGAACGGTGGAGGTAAATTATCATCAGAGTTAGATGCTCTATATGATAGAGCAATGGATATGATTGATAAGGAGAAAAAATGGAAAATCAAAGACTCAGTATTTGATAACATGAAAATTGAAGTTTCATGTTACAGATTGGGTTATGGTGAAAAGGGTAACAAGTATACAGGAAGATATGGTAATAAATCAGTTATTGCTAATATCAGACCAAATGATGAAATGCCATATACCCATGATGGTAGGCGTGTTGACTTGATAATTAGTTTACTGGGAATTGTAAACAGAACGACTGGATTTGTATTATATGAAATATTCATAAATAATGCATCATACCAGATAAGACAACACATGCTCAAACAGAATGGATTAAAGACTAAAGAGAAGATACTCTTTGATTACATCAATATTCTCAATGAAGACGAGTGTGTTGCGATGCGTGAGATATATAATAACTTATCTAAAGAAGATAAGGAAGATTTCATCGAGAGTGCAATTAAAGATGGTATTACAATATACCAGTCTCCAATGTGGGAAAAGAAATATATCTGGTACAGAATAATCGACCTTCTCAACAAATATGATGGAATAGTTGGGGATGTTGATTTATATGTAAAGAAATGGAATAGAGAATATAAGATACTTACTAAGTTTGTCATTGGTGAGATGTATACTATGAGACTTAAGCAGTCTGATAGAAGAGGTTTCTCTGTTCGTAATACAGGAGCTCTTGATGCAAGAGGATTACCAACAAAGAGCTTTAAATCTAAGTATCATTTAGAGAAATTCTCATCAAACTGTATTAGATTTGGTGAGTTTGAGACATTGAACTTCTCAATTGGTATATTACCAGCAGACATTGCATTATTTCATGCATTGTACAGAACTTCTATTAAAGGTAGAAGGGATTTTACTGCATCGTTATTTAAAGAAGAAGGAGTATTATCACTTGATAAGAGTTATAAGTCTATTGTTGGTGAGATATTCAGAGTTATAATGAAATCATTAGGTGTTGAATTAGAATTCATTAATACTGATGAAATTATTCAGGAACTTGATGATGATTCATTAGAACAGTTTGATTTGAATGGCGAAACTATTATGTGTTCACCATACCAGCATTACTTACTCGAAAGATATGAGGAAGTAAGAAAGGATATTCTCAGTGAGAATCCAATTATGTTGGATAGTGAATTAGAAAGAGCTATTGAGAAAGAACTTAAAGCTAGGAAATATATCAATGGTCCATTACTCGATGATATAGATGAAAATCTTAAAGAAATGGTGGATAAGGAAGTTGATGAAATACTAGCTAAGATAGCTGATGAGAAAGAAGCAGGTCAATAAATATATAATGATAAGTAGAGTACCTAAAAAGTACTCTACTTATCATTTATATAATATTCAATAGTGGATAATCAATATTATTAGAGAGGCATACTCTATAAAAGCAGAAAGGGTGTATTATGGTAGTTAATAAGAAGAGTCTTATGTATATTACTTTCCAACCTATTACAGATAGTGCGGAAGGATTGCTTGAAAAGTTAGGTTCATTAGTGCTCCTCTCAATGTCGAAGAGAGACTGTGTATTCTATAAGATACCAGATATTAATGGTAATTGGAGATATGTACACGATACAATAGTTGTTATAGATAATCTATATACCCAATACATCAATGCTGGAGGTGTTATTGAAAATTACAATGGAGATCTAATACAGCATGGTAAGCGTATCGGTAGAACACGGAGAAGAGTTGGGTACATATATAATACCCCTGCAGAAGATGTAATTACATGCAGCATAATTTATTATATCTTTCATAATAAATTACCTATGTCATATATAAATAAGCTTCAATATATTAATAGTGTTACTACCAACAAATTGGATACTATAGGACACTTATTGTTGGGTTGGATGTATGGTAAGGATTATAATGAGTATGATGACCGTATGATTAAGTTAAGTAAGTATCTTACTGGAATACCTAAGTTAAATACATATGTTAAAGTTGATGCTGTTGAGGGGGTACCCCAGTCTAGATCAGTATTGGTTATATAGAAGGAACATAGTAATCCGTAAACTCCCCCTCCATACTTATATAATATTTCTGCGTATCAAATAACAATTTAAAGACCATGACTAATCATGGCAGAAGGAGAATTATATGGAAAAGACAATTGTGAATCTTACCCCACACGTAATTTGTATTATGGGCGATAATGGAAACAGAATCGCCAAATTTGAAAGTGAAGGGATAGCTCGTGCTGACAGCTCTGAAACTGTCGTAGGTCATCTCAACGGTATACCAGTCGTTGAGATGACCTACGGTGATCCGGTAGGGTTACCAGA